ACAGAGCTACTGGTACAAATCGCCTGGCAGATCTCCCGGTGCTGAGGGTGATCCCGGACGTCCCGCTGATGCTCTTGAATATCTAGGAATGATTCCCAAGAAGCCCGAAGAAGGCGAGGAAACATCTTCAGACTAGTCTAGCCGATTCTTCATTGCATTTTCAACAATTAACTGTCTAATGTGTGAGTCGTCTTGATTTCTGAAGTTCCTTGCGTCTTGCGCGACATTTGGGTTGTAAGTCTTAAAAGATCCACCGTGACCAAGTAGAAAATGGCACTCATTAATACTCATACAAAGCACAATTAAATTTGAATCCACCAATTCAAGGTCAGGTCGATTAGAGAACGGGATTATGTGATGAACCTGGAGTTTTTCTGAGGCGCCACACGCTTCACAATAAGGATTTACTTCAATAAATTGATCTCTAATATAGTTCCAATGTGTGGATCTTTTTTTTGATTTTGAACTTTCTCGTACTAAAGAGTGTGCGACTCTCGAGAAATGTTTTATTTGGTTCAGAATCATATAAAAGATAAATATAAAATTGTACAGTTCAAAACTTATAATCTAAACTTTATAGTTAGATTCATGACATTTCCTGAAAAAATTTCTGATAGAGAAAAATATATTTATGAGCAGGTCGTGGCAGGTAATTTTGATGCGCAATGGGTTCCTCTTGAATATTCTGCATCAGGAAAAACAATTCGATTTAATGTCATGCAGGATGCGTTGAAGATCGACGGTATTAGAGTGAACGTATCAGCAGAATTACAGCAAAAACTTGCTGATATTTTCAATGCATCACTTTTGACGGCTCACGTAGCAGACTTGATGTTTATAAATGCTGTACATCGCGTCGAGCCTTGTCCAATGACGATTTCCTCGACAGTTGATTCCATGATAAAGCATAGTAAACAGGTAGATAAAAAAATTGGATCCACGATTAGTGGTTTGGTCGCCTCTCCTGGAAAACACTGGATTCTTGATAAAAAGCTGGACATGAACCCTAAAAAATCTTGCAATTATGGGTGGCATTTTATTGGAACAAATTACAAAGGAATAAAAGGACATCCAGCTGCATCGAAGCAAAATAATTTAAATGGGGTTGCCGTATCTGTTATTCAGCCGAATGCATGTGCTCATGACATGAAACATTCTGATTACTCCCAAATTTGTCAGCTTGTTTCTCAAGAATGCTGGATAGACGGAGTTCCTCGAAAATTTTCAGAAGTTTTAACTGATCCTAGTGTTTGTCATCTTGCATCATCAGGAGGCACATTGTCAAATGTCAGACAGCCTGGTGTACCACCAGTCTACAGTCTTTCTGTTATTTTTCCCACAAAATTTTCATTACCGAGTAGAGAAGGATCAGTATGACATACGATTATTTTTGCAAGAATTGTGAAAAGAAATTTGAAATCGAGCAGTCCATCAAAGAAAATCCTCTCAGTGATTGTCCGAAGTGCGGCTCAGAAAGATCTTTAAAAAGATTGATTTCTGGGGGCAGCGGTTTTGTTCTTAAAGGCGGAGGATGGGCTGCAGATAACTACTCATCAAAAAGTGACTAATAAGTTGGAAGATCTTTCTTGATAGCACAGTCAGACTTATTTCTTGAAGATCTCGACGCAGAGTGACCTGGTTTGAGAATATTATGTAAATCTTCTCCTTCTTTGCTTGCGAAGACGGATTTAACTTCTCCCGTTTGACTGTTAAAAATAATGGTATAGCCACCTTTTGACATGTCCAACGGTTTTTTCAATATGTTCATGTAGTCAAATCTACCTGCCTTACCCATCTCTCTATCAAACCATGCCTCAAGAACAAAGTTTGAAACTGTGACTGGTGTACCATTGACATCAACATCGTATGAATCTCCTTGCACAGGATCACAGAGTTCTAATGCAACGAACGTGTGATCTCCTCTGTTTGACCACAGGTTGATGTACGGGTTATAGAAGGTTTCAAGTATTTCATGGGATAACACGGTAGAAACGGCATGAGTTCCTTTTAACACCGTTCCGCCGTGCTTCAATAGCGGGTCCGTAAAAACTCTACACCAAACTCTTCCGTCAGGATCTTGCGTATGGTATCCAAGAGCACCAGCAACATCTGGAGAGTCAATAAGAACAACGGGGAATCCATCATTACCACCTACCTTTATCTCCCACGGCATCCTTTCCAGGAGTGGGGCTGCATGTTGATTCAACTGTATTCTACAGGCTTCAACCATCAGGTTCAAATCTGCTTCGGAAACGTTGGTAGATTTGTTGATGACGTTGAACGTTCTCATAAATTTAAATATAAATCATAAATGATTTTTCAAAATTTAAATTGTGCAAAGTAACTTTGTCATAGTATAAAGTATAAGAGTTAGCCATGAGCAATTGGGAAGAAATTAGCGAAGGTTACCACAGTTATATCAGCGGATCTTGGACAATTTATCTTAGAATTGATGATGCTGGTGCACTTCTTGAAGTGTATGAAGGAACAGCATTGATTACCACTTCTAAGTGGGGTCCTGCGATCACATCGCAATCATCTGGTGAAGAGTGGTGTAAAAAGCAATCGCTCAAGACACTTGAGCAGGAACAAAAAAAGAGGAGATAGACTCTGTCGATTGACAAGCGAATGTTAACTCTTGCGGCAACAGTTGCATCAGAAGGGTGTAGTCGTCACGACAATAGAAGCTTTCACTTAGGCGCAGTGGGCATGAGAAATGATGGTGTAATTGTTTCAGCAAGAAATATTGCTGCGACTGATGTCACTCCAGAGGCTCATGCAGAGGCTAGAGTTGTGAGAAAATTAACACTTGATTCTCATGTTTGGGTTGCAAGAGTAAGCAAAGCAACTAGAGAATGGGCCATGGCTAGACCCTGTGAAAGGTGTCAAAGAAGAATGAAAACAGCGGGAGTTAGAAAAGTAATCTATACAATCGGCCCGAATGAGTGGGGAACAATTCTCATGTAATTTTTCCCCTATGTACAAAGTTTACTGTGTGTCTATTATTTTAAACAAACCAAGAAAAGGTAAAAATGTCAAAGAAGAATAAGAACAATCAGCAGAGCACCGAATCAACATTTCGTGGGTCCAAGACATTTCCAGCACCCGAGGTCGTTTGCATGGACGACATTGGATATTATTCAGATGAGCTTCTTTCTGAGAGAATGGTGAGGCTCGAGAACGAAAAGGTTAGAGTTTCTGATGCAAAGCTGGACCCTATGCTTTGGGAAGTTGAGCTCGCTTATCTTCAGCGAGAGAAGCAAATTAGGCAAACAAGGGCTGAAAAGCATGAAGCATATATGAGAGATTTTGTTGCTAGAGGTGGTGAGGTCTATGACAGTTCATTTGAAACACAAGGCACCGATGATGTTGAATCAAGAATCCTCAACTAATCTAATGTTTGAAAAAATAACAAATACGAATAGTTCAATTACGAACTATCTTAATTCTCTTCAATCCTACCCACAATTGACACACGAGCAGCTTGTTGATCTTTTTCAAAAATATGAAAAAGGTGGCAAGGAGTCTATTAGTGCTCGCAAAAAATTGGCTGAGTCCAACCTTAGGCTGGTTGTTTATGTTGCAAAAAAACAGAAGAGCCACAACATTCCGCTAGAAGATCTTATTCAGGAAGGAAATCTAGGATTGCTCAAGGCAATCGAAAGATTTGACTGGAAGAAAGGTTTTCGTTTTTCAACATATGCGACTTGGTGGATTAAGCAGGCAATTAGTCAATATGTCTTAAAGCGAAAAAAGATTATTCGATTGCCTGCTCATGCTGCTTCGGCTCAAAGGAAAATGATCGAAGCAATGAACAATTACAAGGATGAAATGGGTTCTGAACCTACGTCAGAAGAACTTTCTTCTATGATTGAGGTTTCTGAGTCTGTTGTAAAGGCAACAATTCATTCGGGTAGAAATGTAATTTCGCTTAATCAGCCAATTCTTTCTGATTCAGAAGACTCAACACTTGAAGATAAATTAGAAGATCTTAACGAAAATTTAAATCCATTTGAAGTTCTTGCAAAGAAAGAATTAATGAATGTTGTAAAAAATGTTCTTTCAAATTTGTCAGCTAAAGAAGCAGCAATTTTAAGACTTCGATTTGGTCTAACAGAAGATATTGAAGATACTTTGTATACAGTCACAGACACAGAAAAACTTGATATAATTTCAGGTAAAGGTTTGAGGTAATGTTGAGTCTAGTGTCGACTTTAGTTAATTTTTTAATTTTATTATGCTTAATTTATCAAATTAATATTCTAAGAAATATTACAGCGTCTTTGAATAATATCTTTCTAAAAATGGACAGAATTAGAAAAGACCCAGAGCAAGACATTCATGGTGATTTGAATAAAAGATTGTTGGGTATTCAGCAGAATCGTTTTGCCAAAACATTTAGAATTTACGATAGAGAGGACTAAAATGGTTGTAAAAAAAGGCACACAATTTTCAAAAGGATATGCTACAGTCGTCGAAGACGAAGGTGTAAATTATCGTGAAATTGCCGACATTATGACACAGCTAGGTTTTACCATGAATCATTCCTCTGCAAGGAATTATGTCCTGCGTGTGATGAATAAATTTGCCGAAGAATTTGATGAAAGGTGGAGCTTGGGTCTTTCAGACGAAAGAATTAAAAACGTCGCACGATCGCCTGAATTCCAGAGTGCAATTGCAGACATTTTGCATAGTCTTCAAGACAAATGTGACTAATACTTACTGTAGAGATCAATATGTCAAACTATACTGTTAGAGGACTACCCCCTATTAAATTAATGGATCTTCTAAAAAAAAGAAGAACAAGTCTAAAAGACTTCCTGAAAAATTCAGGAATTGTTTCCTACAACACGCTTCTTTCTATGTGTAGCAATATGGGAGTTGCTCCTCCCGACGAAGACTTATTTAAAAAGTCTATTGGTGAAAATTATTCTTCTCCACAAGAAGGTGTCGTTGTTTTGGACCCACCACAATTAGTTAAAGATTCTGGTGAAAAAATTCAAGTTGACTCATTTGCAGGACATGAGCAACTTTCTCCACAAGTAGATCATCAGGAAAAAGAAGAAGTTGAATCTAACGTTTTACCTGTGAAATATTACTCAAAATCAAAAAATAAAAAAGGAAACTTCTAATCAACAGCTTGACGTGCAATGTCAAGCTGTGTCATGTTATATTTGACATGTCAAAGAGGTTAAATGACTTCTGTAATTGAAATTTTGGAATTTCTTGAATCAAATAATTCTAGACTCTTTAAAGAACAGGTTCTTGAAGAAAATAGTAAAAATGAATTGTTGAAGAAGGTGTTTATTGCTGTAGGAGATCCTTACAGCAATTTTTACATCAATAAATTTAAAATGCCAATTGCTATTGCAGATTCAATTGGCATGTCTGACAATGATGCTGTTGAAGATTTTTTAGATTTTATTATTAACACTCTTTCGACAAGAAAAATTACAGGAAATACTGCAAAAGATTCAGTTGTTTCTCAATTTTCAAAGCTTACACAGCTTCAGCAAAAATGGTGTCAAAGAATTATTCTTAAAAATTTGAGGTGCGGTGTCCAAGAAGCAACCATTAATAAGACTTGGCCAAATACAATAGTTGGATTTTCTGTACAGCTTGCAGAAAGTCTAAAGACACATCATGATGTCACTACAGGTATTGTCATTGATGAAGTTATTGATTATCCCGTAAGAGTAGAGCCCAAGTTGGATGGACTTCGATGCATCATCGTAAAAAATGATGGAAACGTTACCATGTTTACCCGGAGTGGATCGGTGATTGAAACACTTCCTCAAATTAAAAATGCAATTGAAAAAAGTGATTGGGACAATTTTGTTCTCGACGGCGAGGTAATGGGATCAGACTGGAATGAATCTGCTTCGGTCGTAATGTCTTACAAGACAAACAAAAATGATGACAACATGTTTTATCATGTATTTGACGCAATGGCTTTCGACGATTGGCGTGATCAACAATGTTCTCTTTCTTTGTTGGACAGAATTGCTCTTGCTGCGGAGCTGATCGAAAAGACGAATTGCAAAAAAATTATAAATGTTTTTGGTGAGACTGTCGCCAATGAGAAAGAACTACTGCAATTTTACTCAAATTGCATGAGCAAAGGTTATGAAGGCATCATGATCAAGAATTTAAATGCAAATTATTCTTTTAAAAGATCAGATGCTGTCGTTAAAATGAAGCCCGTCGCGACGTATGAAGGAATGATCGTTGGTCATTATTTGGGAAATCGAGGCTCAAAGCGAGAAGGTTTGTGGGGAGGATTTGAAGTTGTAATGTCAAATGGCATTGTCACTCGGGTCGGCGGAGGTTATACCGACAAATTAAAGACAGAAATTGGAATTGATCCAAATTCATGGATTGGTAAAATTGTAGAGGTTGAAGGTCAACCTGATCCTATGACGAAGGATGGCCTGACAAAGGATGGAAAGGTTAGATTCCCTGTATTTTTGAGAGTGCGAGACTTTCGAGACGTTGATCAAAAGATTATTGCTGTCGGTCAGAATTATCTAAAATCTCTGGAAGTTAACAATGTCTCAAAAATTTAATCAAAAAGATAATTCATCAATTGTTTTGAGCAATAAGGATTCTTCTTATCCTATTAGCAGAATTTCTGCCAAATTTGAGCCAGTAAATCAACTAGAAGTCTATAAAGAAGCAGAAAAATTTCTATCTCTTGTAGAAAAAGCAAAATTGACAGTCATAGTCGATCAAATCAAAAATCTTCAGAAAGAAGCCAGAAAAATTATAATGGAATCACAAAAAAATTTTGACTTACACCGAGCAAGCTGTCAATTCATCAAAAGGCCAGGACACACATACTATCTCTATGATAGAGGTCAAAATGACACGTATTTTTCTTTAATCTCTCCTCAAGAGTGGGGAGAGAATTGTCCCCATAAATACGTCGGATCTTATCGTCTAGAAGACGACTATTCTTGGTCTTCTGTTGACGAAGAAACAACTTTAGAATAATCTTTAATAATTAGATGTTGCAATTATTACCGAATAATTCAATCATTATTCGTGAGTGGTTCTACTAGAAGTTTAAAGACCTGATGTGTCTTGTTATTTCTAATTGTGATGTAATCGCTTTCTTCTATCAACGTCCAGTCGCCTCGATCATTTTTAAGATGCAAATCTCCTGTATAGACATTTGCCCATCTTAGTGCAGAAGATCCTAAGTCATAAGTGCTGTCTAAGCTCGGTAAAACAGGACCCATTACGCTGACTGACCCAGTCACTTTAAGAACATTTGATGGACTAAACTTTAAGTTGGAAGAAGCAGCGAACGATCCGCCTGTATTGAATTGAATTTCTTCGCTTCCACCTGCAGGAGAACCACCTCCACCCCCGCCACCTGTAGCAGAAATTGTGACCGGTCCATTGGATGATGATGTTATCGTAATATTAGTGCCTGCGATTAGATACGATGTTCCATCCGATAGTTTTGTAAGTGATCCCGAAAGGCCAGTATTTGCTGTAATTGAACCTGTGACCTCAAGATTGCCTTTGATGCCAGTGTTTCCTGAACTTGAACTAACAAAAAAGGTGTAGTCACCTGTATCAGCATCTTGAGCATATATTGATCCTGTTGTGACTGCGATCGACCCGCTAATTTCCAAAAAGTTTCCAAATAATCCTTCGCCTCTGACGAGATCGAGAGACCCACTTATTAAAACATCGCCGCCAAAAACAGAAAGATTGGTTTCCAACAAAGACGGACCGCCCGACATTTTTGAACCACTCACGTAAAAGAATACGTCTTCGCCAATATTCTCAGGATAGTCTGCACCAATTGAAACAGGCAATGCTGTTTTCATTTGTCCGTTCGAAGTCAACCAGTAATTGAAAAGCTCCCAAACTTTATTGGTGCCTGCAGAAATAGGATTCTTTGTCGAAAGGATCCATTTTGATCCTTCATTAACAGTGCCATCTTCAACATAAGTTGTTGCGCCACAAGTAAGAGTTGTGCCTGGGACGGCATCAGTTGTTCTTGTCCATGTATCGGGCGAAGATCCCGCATAAATATAAATTCCATTCTCTGAAGCAGCAGTTTGATCCTTTAAAAGAATTCGATCATCCACAGCAAGCGTAACACCATCAATTGCTGTCACTGATCCTGGGGCCAGTGAGATGTTTGTTGTAGAAGCTACTCTAACAGATTCTTTCCAGTCTAATTTAAGCACTGCAGCTTCACTTTCCGCATCTGATAATGCATATGTAACTATGTCCGGCACTCTTCTTATTGAACCATAGACTTTTCTAGCTCTTTGTCTATCATTAAGAATTTTTTTGTCTATTGTTGCCATGTGTATAAAGTTAGTTCTATTTTTACTAGAACATTACTTTGACTAAATATAATCAAATTAACTCTATTTTCTACTTTTAGTAAATAGAATTTTTGTAATACACTTAGATACTTTGTATTATAATTATCGACACCTGCTTTACAGGAATATTACGGAGATAATTTGTTATGAAGAATGTATTGTTTGTTACAATGTTAGTTTTGTCGATGATTGGTTGCGTAAATTCTGACAAGGGCGCCGGCGCTGCAGAATCTGCAACGGCAGTTGTTGCAGATGTTGAGGCAGCACCTTCAGCATCGGCAGCACCAACAGCAGTGGTAACAGCATCGGCGACGGCATCAGTTGAAGCTCCTGCTGCACCTGTTTCATCTGCTGTTCCTGCTTCATCAGCTAAGTGATTTTTCTTTTCATCGGCCGGTGCCTCTGCACCGGCCGATTTTTTTATTTTTAAGACTCAATTATGATTTCTACAGTAAAGTTATTTTATACAGCATTTTCATTTATACTGTTTGATAATTTTTCTTCTTTTGTTACAACAGAAAGATTTGATCCATACGGTCTTGATCAGATCTATAGAGTTGACAAAGTTTTAACTCCTGTTACTCAAGAAAAAATTATGGAAACTTTGTGTAATTCACATATAGCAGAATATAAAAAAATTCCTAATGCCAACAGGCTTTCAATGTCTTGGGCGCAAATTTCATTAGAAAATAGTCGAGGTAAAAAAGTCTGGAATAATAACTTGGGAAATCAGGGGCCATTTAAGATGAATCAAGAATATTACTATCATCTCAGGAGAGGCTGGCCTTATCGATCTTTTAAGTCTCTTGAAGAGAGTGGATCATCTTATTGGAGAATTATTAACAAATGCAGTAGCGCACTTAATGCATTTGACGCAGGGCATCCTGCAATAGCTGCTATTAGCCTTAAAAATTGCAACTATTACGACTCTAACGTGGAGAGTTATACAAATCTGTTAAAATCACTATATTACGAAGGTAAATACAAAATTTTGCCTAAAATAAATTGTGGAAAAAAAGATAATTGATAGATTCACAAAAGAGTCAGGTTACGATTTTCTTTCTAATTTTTATCCCTCGACCATAAGGTTCGAGGGATTTTTGTATTCGACAGTTGAACATGCATACCAAGCTTCAAAAACTACTGATGAAAAAATTAGAAAAGTAATTAGAAATGCAAAAACACCGGGTGAAGCAAAAAAATTGGGACAGACAATTCTTGTTCGAGAAAATTGGGAACAAATTAAGATTGATGTGATGAAGATCTTAATAAGAGAAAAGTTTGAAAATCCTTTTTTACGACCCATGCTTCTGTCAACGAATGACGACGAATTAATACTTAATAATAAGTGGAACGATCATTTCTGGGGTGTCTGCAAAGGAGTTGGTGAAAATTGGCTTGGTAAAATTCTCATGGAAGAAAGAAAAAGAATAAAGTTAGAAGAAATTATATGAATTTAATTCATGTAAATTAATAGGAAGGTGTCCCATGAAAGAAGTTAAACAGGTTATAGTGGTTAGAAAAGACTTGAAGCTTCGTAAAAGTGAACTTGCTGCTCAGGTTGCTACAGCTTCAATGGGATTTTTACTGGACAATAATGAATCTGAAAGAAATGACGTTATTAATGTCAAACTATCCAACGAAGAGGCTCTCTGGTTGAATGGCACTTTTGAAAAGTCTATTATGGGCGTTGACTCTGAAGAAGATTTAAAAGAACTAATTCTAAAAGCCGAGTTCGAAGGAATTGGAGTATATCCAGTTAGAAATCTAAATAACAATGATGACATTTTGGGAGCTTTGACTTGTATTGCGCTTGGACCAGACAATTCTGAAGTTATTAACCAGGTTACTAAAAATTTAAGATTGCTGTGATAAAATGAAAAAAGTTAGAATTAGCATACCCAAAGGTTCTTCTGGCAAGTCTTTTAATATTTTTAATTCAACAGAGTCGATATATGTTTGGTTGTTCGACTCGTCGTTAAGAGAACAAAAAAGCTTAGATGCATCTCTTGGAAATACAATTCATTTAAAAAAAGGTGAATTTATGGAAGTTGAGTGGAGAGGATATGAACTTATTTATGAAAATAATGATTTGCTTTTCAAAACCAACTTCGTTAGACTTTGCAAAAATATGTCATCAATTGAAAAGAATAAATTTGTAGTAGGGATTCAAGACGGCTGGATTTTAAGTGGTGATATTGAATTTAAAACAAGAACTCTTAAAGATTATAGGACAACTCTTTTGAACGAAAAATCAAAACACAAGTTTGATCTTGATGAACTTTTCGCTGAAAGAGACGACTATTCTGACGAAGATTTTTTAAGAGATACGCTCTTTAACAATCAATACATCAATTAGCTCGTAATTGTTATGTTGCCGAAAGCGTCAGGTTGTAATGTCAAAGTTACATTTTGTATATTTGTAATGACTGTACCAAGTGGTCTATTCTTTGGAACTGCGTCATAATAAGGTAAAGAAGATGTTGCATATGTGCTTAAATTTGAAGACCACGTCAGATCTGGACTTACCGCAATGTTAACTAGTTTATTATTAATTACTTTTTGTTTAATAAACTTGATAAAAACGGCATGATCGCCAGTAAGATCTTCTAATGATCCTTCGCTTGTTCCTTTTTGGACAGCTGGTGGTTCATCTGACGTAAAGTTGTCAGGATAAAAATATATGGAATTACCAGGATCTTTTACTGTAAATGCTATTTGCCTTTGCTCAAGCATGTCTCTAACTTGACCGTATCTGTCTCTTCTATAAACTGCAGATGTGTAGTGTGGGTTACCATCAATAAGACCATACTTCCAGCCTCTAATTATAGGAGATACACAGTAACTCAAAATTCCTGGGTCGTGATATGCTCTAAAATCAGGAAGATATTTTTCTCCATAATGCGCGACGTAAGGCGGCGCTGGTGGCACGTTGACTATTTCTTTGTACCTTTCAATTCTATCACCAAAACCAAATAAAATTTTGGATGCGTCAATTTCATTTAATACTTGTCCGCTAAATCCATTGGTCCATAAAAATTCTCTTACATTTTGTTCATAAACTACGACTTTTTTACAGATCGTCTCATCATCCAGTGGATTACCCGAACTATCAATATTGGCGTTGTATGAAATTTGCCTTTTTGTTCTTTCTATTCCTGAGTATTTAGGTTCAAATGGAAAGCTTCCTCTAAATGTTGAATTTGTGTAATTAAAAGTAGGCGAATAAGGATTGCCTAGCGCAATTAGAGCAGTTTGATTTGAATATTCTGATATGTCTCCGTCAATTTTCCCATACAGCTCTGAAAAAAGTGGCTGCATTGAATCATAGAATCTTTCGTCATTAGAAAAGATTCTAATGTTTCTAATAATTCCTGCTCTTTCTCTCCACGGTTGCAATGAATAACTTGTGCTAGAAGATCCTGACGGGAAAGGAAGTTTGTCACTAGAGACTCCAAGCCTACTAAATGCCTCACCTCTTTCTCCAAATATTGTAGGTGTTAGTCCTTCAAAAATATTTGTTTTATAAAATAAGGCACCCGTGACATATGAGTCAAAGATAGATCCCGAAAGCAAATTTGAATAAAGAACATCAAATTGATCGACAACGGGGTAATCTCCAATTACTTCAAATACATTTTCAGAATTATATTTGTGCGTCATGTGTGATATTCTCTGCCTTCTTGAAGGTAACTGCCAAAGAAAGTAATATCTATTGTTCCTGAATTTAGCATGACAGTGTCATGACTACCTGACAGCAAATAAGTCTGATAATGATTTGCAACATCGTATTCAGGGTAAACAGTGATGCCAGGTGGTACAACTACAGAAGATCCAACAGATGCAGCTGTTTTCAATGATTTATATATGACTGGTCTTGTTTTTGATATCGCCAATGTTATTTTATCACCTGGCATAATCAAATATGGTGCAGGGCGAGAATCAACTGTAGAATATACACACACTGCATCAAATTTTTCATTTGAATTTATTAGTGTTGTTACATCTGCAGGGAGATCATTTGAATTATCGGTTATATACAAGGGATTATCAATTGTTTCTTCAGTATTCACATATGCTATTGTTCCGCCAATAGGACTATTTCCATTAAATTCTAGTCCTGTTGTTCCTCTTGATAAAGGACTTATTTGTTGTATAAACACGTAAGGTTTTCTATATGCATAACCTACAAGCGGTGCTGGTGAATATAAAATAGATTCATTCCACGGAACTATTGGACCCTCACCTTTGACTTGTAATTTTTTTTGTGTCAAAAGACTTTTTACTTTAGCACGATTACTTGTTATGTGCGATGGAGAGCTATTCTGGAGGTGTCTATCTTCTCTGGCAAATGTAAGTCCTCCTGCAGCGGAGGGAGTCAATTCAAGTTTAACTTTTCCGTCAAATTTAAATGTAGAACCATCAAAAGTTCCGCTAATTACTGTAGAAGGATTAGAAAAGGATCTAAATCCAACAGGACGTATGCTGCAATAGTTCATGCCAGGTTCTTTATAAACTCGAACACTGGCTTGATCATCTAGCGTATGAGTCACAGTTCCTGACGCAATAATATCAGTATATGACACACCTGGGGCTCTTCTTGAACACAGCAAACTAAAAGTTAAGCCAGGCCCACCAAAGTCTATTGCGCCCGATGGAATTCCATTTATAGGAGCTGAATCGCCAAAAGCTTTGTTGCAAGTAGTTACATCTTTAAACCATTCATTTTCAGCATAGAATGGAAACTCTACAACTATTTTTTCAATTAAAAAGGGTATGTCTGTTGTAAAATTAATTCCTTGCCCTTCTTTTGGATAATAGTCCGGATTGTCTGTAAGACTCTTCGAATACTTTTTTTCTAAGGCGCTGTTAAATAATATATTGACATCGTTTAAAGAATTTTCAAGATCATTAACAAGCAGTCCTATTAGTGGGTCAGTTTGAAAAGTTTTTTGGTCGGGTGTTAATCCGTAATCTGCAGGCAAAGATGGGTCTAGATCTAATAACTTTGAACCTGACACAACTTTTCTTCCAACCGCATCAAATCCTCTAGCAGTTTCTGTAATCTTGTAATAATAATAACGACTATCGGGACCAAAGTAAGTTGGATCAGTTAGTCTTTCGTGTAAAACTGATGTACTTTCTGGTTGTCTTATGTCGTCTGGTGCAGGTTGCCTCCATGCTTTTTCGTTAGAATCATAATAATAAATTGATGATTCTAACGGGGGCATTGTTACTTGCTTTGTTACAGGTAGTTTAATGTTAAATTGCCTTTTAGATTTTAGAGGACTTGTAAAATCAGGCCCAAACAGCTCAAATGATGATCCCGTTGTATAAAATTCCGTTGAATCATCATAGATTTTTTCTGATTCGTTAAATGGTCTGTTCGTAATTTGCTGTAGAGGATCCCTTTCAATCTGATCATAAAGATCATTTATATTTGTTGAACTTATAGAACCGACTGCTTTTAAACTTCCACTCGTAAAAAACTGTTGGTTAATTAAAATATTTGTAGTGCCAGTATCTCCTGCAAGTCTTGCGGGTAAATTGGAGGGATAATGTACATTTTTAACTGTTTCATGATAAAAATCTATTGCTTTTCTATCATCAAATAAGCCCGGTTCTCTTAAAAAGGATTTTGCGCTAGACGCTAAAATTTTTCTGGGCAAGAATTTTCTTAAATTTACAGGGGGCGTAAATGTCACAATTGCACCATTTTTTGGCCAATTATCTATGCTCATCTTCCACGAATAATTTTTTCCTGACTCTGTATAAGTTGAATCGTAAGGTGCTCCACCTAATTCAGATAGATTTCTTGATAAAGAATTATATGAGAATAAAGGTGAAATATCTCTAAAACTATTCGCTCCGCTAGACCAAGGCCCAGTAGGGCCAGACCAAAATATTCCTGCTGTGGATGTCAAACCTGTGGCGGTAACTGGCGTTTCTACATATTTTTTTAAGGGCCAGTAAAGGAATTCTATTCTGCCATTCTCATATAATTTAACTTCAAATTTAAGTCTATGATCGTATGCTTGATCAGCATTTGTCCATCTAACTACCAAGCATTTTCCCTTGATATTATCATAAAAGTTTTTATAACGAACGCCTCTATCAAGAGAGTCAAATGGCCAAGAATATTCATCTTTTCCTTGTGCAATTCTTTCAGCAATAGTCGGTGTAATTATTCCTGAGAATATCGATGACTGTAAAGTTGAAATATCTTTTACAATTTGCCTTTGCTGATCAAACCAAGGTGCTATTAGTATGTGGTTATAAGAAAATAAATTTTTTATTTCGTTGTTAGAAGAAATACTTCTAAAACCACCAGAATTGAGAACGTCATGCCAAAAATTAGCTCCCGTTGTTCCACCTGCAGGATCCTTTAAGAGCAGCCAGCCAGATCCTGCAATTGAGAATTTATTGTAAGTAATTCCATTAATTTTTATGTTAAATCCAATAGGCAAAGAATCTGCATATCTATTCATTAAAGTTGAATCACCTGGAATTACAAAATCATTTTCAATAAAAGAATTATCTGAAAAAGTTTTTGGCTCTTCGTGTAACTTTTCAATAGAAACTACATAATTTTTTAGAAGTTTTTCTGGCTGCTGTCTTAATAATTTTGGAGATGACATATTAATAGGTTAAACCTCCAAATGCTAGAGAATCTAGACCGCTTATACCTTCGTTGTCAAAATCAAATCCTGTCGAAAAACATTTTTTTCCAGGCGGAACATAGTTGTACGCAGAACCAGTCATTATTGAAAACACATTTATCATATCTTGTCCATGAGTTTCTACAGTTATTCCTGCTGATTGTAGATAAATTTTTGAATCATTAAAAGCAGAAAATTTATTGAAATTACTGTTTACGTAATCATTGTCATCAAGATTTAATTTATATGCGATAGGAATTTTATTATTTGCATATATTTCTTCGTAAAATTTAAAAGAGTCATAATACCACTCGTCATTGACAAGATCAAGATAATCATCAATTGTAACAATTTGATCGCTTGATCTATACCAACGATCGATATTACCATCCAATAAATTTCCACGAATTGTTCTTGATTCGAATGGGTGTTCTATTGAATAAAATGATGCAACAGGTCTAATTGAAAAAGGTTCTATTATTCCGTTTAAAAGATAATTTTCAAGCTGATTAGAATCAGCAGTGACAATAGGAAATGTAAAAATTTTTGAAAGATCTGTCTCTTTCTCTTGTGCTCTTATAAAGTCTACAGGATTAAAATTATCTACATCGTAGTATTCATCTTCTGAAATAATATCTAAATTATTGACACCAAAACATACAGGACTTATTAAATGACCAGGTGTACCTGGTGTAATTTTTGCAGCACTTCCAAAACTGTGTTTTTCTTGTCTAATCTCTGTTCCTTGTCTAAAAGGATCGAATTTTTTTGTATTAATTCCTTGAGAATTAACAGGTGTTTGTTCTAAAAGTCTGACTACTGGCCCTTCATCGAACCATTTTAGTTTTAAGGCGTCGATTTGCTGATCAGTTGAATAATAATTTCTCTGAAAATTGGCCATAAGTTTGTTTCAGTACTTATTAATTTCGCCAGAAATTAATTGTAATTGTATTAGGTCTTTGTCAGCAATATATCCTCTGATTGAATCGCCTAAGTAACCATCGACGTGATGATATTCTTTTTTGCTTCTTTCGAGCATGTGAGATTCTACGACAAAATTTGTTCCTCTAAAATGAGTTTTTCTTGGAACAAGTTGCTCAATAAAGGTGCTAATTGACAAGTCAAACCATTTGTAAAATTCAAAAAATCCTCTAAAATTTAGCTTATCTGATATTCTGTTAAAATATACGTCTCTTAATTTTTCAAGACCTGGATAATCAGGTGAGAACATAAGCTCTGGGCTGCCGATAATGTTTCCTATTTGATCTAAATCTGAAAACATTGTAATAATGTCTTTGTTGAGAGAGTCTATTAAAGAAAATTCTATTGAAAGACGAGGATCGTCATTTGAGACATCTTCAGGCGACAATTCGTAAAGCGGTGCTATGGTTGCCCAAGGAGCATCTATTAAATTTTCTTCATTTGTAAAGCTTCTAATTCTTACTTTTTCCGACGTAGAATATTCATCAAAATAAGGGCTTAAGTAGCTATAAGGAATTATGTCTCCAATTAATACACGCTGCTCTGAATCAAATCCTGACCCTGTTAGATGAAAGTTGTTCTGGCTATAATCTAAGAATACAATTTCTCCGGAATTGTCTGCATATAAATTTTCTTGTTTTAAAATTGTATGAATTCTTAATTTTTCGAAGGATCCGCTCAAATTTGACACGTAATTGTAATTCAGGAGAGCATTTTCTACTCCTACAGACTTGTGATTTCTTACGTGTTCTCTCCATTCATTTTCTTTTATACCTTTTGACCAAAACTTCAAATTGCTAACTTGACCAACATATTGATATGATCTTGCAACAATTGGAGCTGTAAGAGTATCATTTAAAAATACGTAGCCCATTGAACTTGCTGGTGGTGATTGATTTCCGCCGATCTTTATGAAAGAGCCAGATGCATTATAAGAACTATCTAGCGATTGTAGAGCATTGTTTTCTGAACTATATTTTTCATAAAAAAACGAAGATGTTGTGTAAATGTCATTTATTTCTCCTGCATTTTGATTTGCTGCTCTTAAAAAGTATGAAGAAGAAACAAAGCTGTCAATTGAATCATTTCTGTCACAACCGACAGAAATATTCCAAGAATCACCATTAAAAATATTTGCAGGCACCGACAAGGTCAACATAGGCGAATTTGTAGACATGCCGGGCCTAATGTATGCATAGACTGAGCCAGAATTAATGGGAGCAACTACGTTAACAATTACACCATTTTTTGAAGTTGCAGCAGATCCTGTTGTTTCAAGTCTAAATAAAGATTGATCTTTGTCTATTTTCTTTAAATTATTTGGTCCAAATTTGTAGAGGCCCTCAAATGTCCATGAGCCAGATGTAAGAAGTCCATCGTTAGGATTGTTGGATACACCATCAACAAAAATACCAGATATTTCAGGATAACCAGGTTCTATCCTTGATGCAGTTAAATAATTTGAGAGTACAAGCGAAGAAGTCACACAGTTAGCTGATGCAATTACATCTGTTCTTGTTTCTCTATTTGAAGAAATATTTCTTACGCTTGGCCCACCAAATTCTCTGATCCTAACACTATTGTCAGGATCTATCCCGACAGAACGAAGAAAAGCTCTTATGCTGTGCTGAGTGCCTTTTGATCTCAAGATATCGGGAATATTTACCAAAATTCTTCTAAGAATTTGAGTTTGAACTTCTTTTAATGAATAATTGCTGATGCCTACCTCAGTAATATCTTCTGCATCGACGTATTGCTTTATATTTGAACCATTGAAAAATGGAGGAAGGTAAACGCCGTATGATCTGATAAAATCATTTAAAAAATTATCTGGGACTGTATCGATCTTATCATAATCAACTGTTCTAAGTGTTTTAAATGAATCAACAAATAATTTGATTTCGTCAAAAAATTTTGACCATATATACAAAAATGTTAACATTATTTGTGTTGATCCTAGCTTTGATGTCCCCGGCAATCCTTCTCCTTGGTAAGGATCTCCTGTAAAACCTATAATTTTTCTTTCTGGGTAGCCTTCTGAAAGCGCACCTGCTCTCAAATAATGTCTAGGAATTAGTTTAGTTATAAGATTTGGATTTTCCTGATCATAAAGACTTGCAGATTGCAACAATCTTGTATTTAAATCTATGACATCTTGATTGCCCGGGAAAAGTGTTATTTTAAATTCTTTTCTCTCGTTTTTTACAGGATTAAGCGGATCTTCGTCCGTTGATTTTCTAAGACTTAGATCGTAATTTGAAATATTTGCATGTAATGCATTTCCTGAGCTGTCTAAAACTATAGAGTTTATTTCATCAGCAAGCGTGTTAGAAAATAGCGAGTTTGGTTCGTTAAATCTATAATATAGTTTTAGTTCATTAGAGGCATAAAGGCCTTTTGTTGCATAAATTTTCTGCTGTGCAATTGTTCTTGTTGACTGAAAAATTCTTAATTCATCAATTGAACCGCTAAATGTTTGCTGAGGATAGAATAATGTTGACTCTTTGTAGAATGATGATCCTGACCCTATGTAAAGTTCAGATTTGTCATCCATTGTCCCAAAAAATTTATCTTTGTTCGATGTAGTTATTAGTTCTTCATCAACAAAAAATTGCATGAGATTTTTTCCAGTTTCTTTATTAAGTGTCATGCACACATGATTAAATTTGCCTTTTTTTAGAGATGCACTGACAAAGTTATTTGTACTCCCGGAGTTTATTGTAAAAAATGCGTCTACAACGTTAGAAGTAGAAGGTTCCAAGTGAAAAGTATACGATTGTGTTTTATCGCTGGAAGATTTTTGAAGAATAACTTGACGATCATTGATCTGATCAGGTATGAAGACTTGTGCTTCTATGGTGAATGATTTTTTTACATCTATGTTTAAATGCGAATTTGCAGTTTTCTTTGTAGACAAGTCGGGATAAAGCCACCCAGATGAATCAGCAGTTTTTATCCACGTGCCTAAAAGCGGATCGAATCCATTTGAAGGATCCTCGTTGACCTGGGTACCAGAAAAATGTAAATAGCCACTGAATTTAGGAAATTGATTAAATAGCCAATTTTCAAATCCCGTTATTTTTTCAAAAAATCTTTCTACTTCTGCTTTTGTTCCGTCAAAAGGAAAACCATTAATTATCTGATCAAAAGCAACGTTAACTTTTACTTCTGCTGAAGAGAAAAATGTGTGATTTTCAAAATTTTCCCAGTCTATATTGAGTTGTTGTGTATTTTTTAATGGAAAATTTATTGGCTCATATTTGAAAGAAGAAGTACTTGTAACATTTGTGTCTATAATGTCACTAAAAGTCAAAAATACCGGCTTTGAGTCCTGCAAAGCAGACTTTAAAAATGAAGGAATGTAAGGGGAGTTGTAATTGACTGTCATGACTTTAACTTTATGTTATTCTAAAATGATTTGATGAATCTAAATATTTTTTCTCAACATTATCTAACATTAACATGATGTCAAATACATAGTTTTTTCCTTTGACTAGGGGCGATGTATCGAAGTTAAAATACATGCCTTCATAATCACTTGAAATTTTAGTTGAATTATCTACATTGTCAAAAGGAATTACGTAAACATTGCTAGCAATGTCTCTTACAGCATAATATGCATTTTTAACAATTTTACTAAGATTTGTTATAGGCAATCTTTTTGCAATTACAGATGGATCGTCTCCTTCGAATATGTTGACTCTTACATTTATCAGCTGATTTAATTTAAATTCATCATTTAATAAAATTGTTGATACGTTAAAGTTCTTTTTTGAAAATCTAGTTGAAGTTCTTTGCGGAGAATTGGCTGTAATTTTACTGCCTGTCGCAAATGCAATTGTTCCATCAAGTGATTTCCATATGGGAGTAAAAATTATTGAGCCAGTTAAGTCAAAGACTTGTTTTAAATTTACATCAAAAAGCGAGGCAGACACGTAAGATTGATAAACACCCGTTAGATAATTTTGACCTCTCAAGTATTGCGATTCTGAAAATTCTAGGGAATATTTTCCGATGCCTGAAACTTCTGTTTGAAGTTCTAATTTTAAACAATTGCTACCTGTTAAAGAGGTACTGCCAGACAACAAATTGTCTGGCAGATAATCATTGTAGCTGTATAAAAATATATTTGCCTGTTTTTCAATGAAAAAATTTGATGAATCATCTTCTATTGAATCATCAAATTTTACTATTAATTCTGGTTGTTTGGTTTCATCATAACATTGACGACTTCCAAATCTTTTGACAAAGTATGTATTAGTATCATTCTCCTGCTGTTGACTAAATGATATTCTAAAACCTTGATCGGGCAAATCATTTATTACTGTTGCAGATATTATTTTTGTTACATCTACCAACAGATCTTCTTCACCCGTTTTGAAATATTGACTTGCTGATGAAGTAGCAATTGTAAGTGAAGAAGTTATATAATCTCCGGATCCTGTTGAAAAACATGGAACAGAACATCCTTCTCCGTTCCATGGCACTCCGTAGGATGAAGATAAAAAATTTGATGAATCTTTGTCAGAGTAATATGATGAATCTTTGCCAAAACCTTCTATAAAAGACGCAGACAAAGGATAAACTTCTAATGTAAAATTACTAGGAGTAGGTTGACCTCCGTAAACATCTTTTAGTGAAAGATAACATTTAAAACTTGAGTCTGTTATGTCTATTTTACCCGAAGAAATTAAATCTTTAATTTGATCAATATCAAAATGAATTAATAAACGACTTAATTCTGTCTGAGGAAGTTTTGTTGAACCGCTAGTAATGTTTGTTATGCCATAAAGTTTAAATAGATCCAACGAACCGGCAATGCCAACGTTGCCGCTTACTGATTGAACGCCAGCGACATATTTATTTGTAATGTAAGTGTCTTTGTCTGACTTAATTGATTTATACATTATGTCACAACCTTTGCAATAATATCAACATCTGGGTATCTTATTTCAAAAATTCCGCCCGTTGGTGGAAAAACAAATTGTCTTTTTGTATAAGCTTTTACATCATGAATTACGTCGCTATACACTCTATTATTTGTTATATTACTAATATTAGTAAACATAACGTCGTCTACAGCGATAATTCCTTGAACTGTAAATATTAAATTTACAACTTCTGATATTATGATTGGCTGGTCAATATACATTTTACTTAAGGAAAATTTATTTTGTAACTTTCTTAAGACTTCTGTTAGGACTGTTGATTTATTGAGAGAAGGATCTACTACAACAGAAAATTTTAATTGAAGATTGACAACTTGAGAATCAAGAATTTCTATTGAATCCGATATCATTCTATAAGAATTGAGATATTTTTTAATATTTGATTTTAATGTATCGGTCGATGGAATTAAAAATCCGTTAGAATCTCTTGAAGCAATGTAAAGCTGAGTTGCTAATGGATTTGTAGGACTGTTCACAATTGCTGCACGAAATACCCTGCCTAAATTTGACGGCATTGTATAAACTCTCGCCAAGAGATCCTCTTTAGTTACAATTCTTTCTTGCGAGCCTTTTACAGTAGGAATTAATGCAGCCAGTTCGTCAATTGTTAAAGCATCTTCACCGCCAGATGCGAATTCATCATTTAATACTTCGATTGTATTTCTAATTCTATTGACATCATAATTAACAGGATTTTTTGGGAATTCTATAATCAAATTAGAAACGCTTGTTATTGAACCAGGGCCCACATTATGGAATAGACCGCCTCCGTGTCTATAAATTACTGTAACGGTGGTATCTGCAGCAGCAACTCCTAATGTATTTGTTGTTAATAATTTCTCAGGATTGACTGACACTCTTGAAAAAGTTTTGGAATATGGAAATGAAATAGCAAATTCCGAAGGGTCTGGGATGATATCATCTTCGAGAGTATTGGCATTTCCTCCTCCAAATGTTAGAATGGTTTTTCTATCTTCAAGACGTGTTCTTTTTATAAATCTATATGGTGCAGGTATCACTTTTAAACCATCTTTTACTAAAGATGAATCATATGATTTATTTAAAACATTTTTGTAGACGACATCGTTAGTCAATGCACTTACTTCATAATAATCATTTCCAAAATCATCATAAATTTTTACAATTTCAGTTACATTTGATTGTGTCAATGTGAGCCTTCTAAAAGGAATAAAGTTGCCAATTTTAAATGTGTCTGTACGCTCAGATGCAGATGTGCAAATTCCTTTATGAACTAGGATATAAGATGTGGGTTGTCCTAGGTTGTTAGTCTTACTAACAATTTTTACTGCTTTGGGATGAAGAATATAATTTCCATTTTTTAATTCGTCATAAGCAAATTCTATATCTTCTATAAGTGTAAATTCAATTCCTGCATTTGATAGGAATTTAGTTCCTGCTTTAATAATTGGAAGAAGATTCACATTTGGACTTACATCTCCATCATTTAAAACTGGTATTTCTATATAAACCGAGACATTGACAGTGGCAGCTGCTGTTCCATTGATTGGTATATTTGCTAAATTAAGAGCATTTTCTATGCTTGACGTCTCTACAGCAGTTTCGTAATTTAGTTCTCCGTATAGATGGTCTAAATAAAATGATAAATTGTCGCCCACATATGATGCCATGTCCAAAAAAAGACCGCCAACAGATGACTCTGAAAAATCTTGAATTTTATTTGGATAATATTGACGTGCATAATCGAGTAGAGTAGATCGAAAGGAATCGAAGTCTCTTCCGAGGTATCTTCTTTGTCTAACATCTGTTGTATTTTTTTTATTGTCTACGGCCATGGCTTTACTTCATATTACATATAAATTGACTTGAATTTTCTGATCATAAGCATTTAAGCTCGGAATATTGTAAGTAACTTTTATATAAATTATTGCTGTGCTCCTATTTTCATATCTTTCAAAGCTTGATTCAAAATTATTTAATTCTATATAAGGCATCCATTTTGAAACTGCATTTCTTATTCTAGCAATTGCTTCTTCATCAAATGCATCTTGACTTGAGTATTCTGTCGTGAGAGGTCTGAGATTGGCGCCAAAATCATAAAGGCCCAGTCTTTCACCCCAGTTTGTCATTAATAAATTTCTTAAATTATCTGCAATTTGTTCGGCATTATTATAATTCATTGAAAGAAGCCCTTCACCTGAATCATCCAGCTGAAGCGGTGTTCTAATTCCAATCGGAACCACTGAAACATCTACTGTTTCTTCGAACCTTTTTTGTGCGGTCGTTCCAACGCTTTTGAATTTATAATTTGACATCTTCAATTCTAATTAAAGTTTTGATGTAATTTATTACCTACTTTTAAAAGTTTTTTGTACATCACAATAAATTCTTCCACGAAGTCTTGCGGATGATAGTTTTTTCTCCATAAAATCTACAAAAGTTTGTCTAAGAATTTCGTCGCCTGTTCTAAATCCCTTATTGTTCTCCCATGCTTTTGTTTCATCACCTTTTGTTGCAAGCACAGGCTTATTTTTATTTTTTAATGTTTGTGGTAAAAATATTGCAATATAAACGTCAGCAGGATCAGTAAGGGGATCCTTAAATGTACCGATACAATTTTTAATATAAAGTTTGACAACGTCTAATTGTTCGACAGCTGTCATTTTCCCAAGAACTTCTTTTGTCAGTGGAGGATCAAATGAAGTTGGAAATTTTTGATTTAATTCTTTTATTGCTATGCTTGTAAATTGAATTAAACCTACAGCTGGTCCTTCATTGTCTTTGTAAAGACTGTTAGTTTCTCCCCAAGTATATTTTCCTCCGCCTGGCTTGGGTTTTATGTTTTCACCGCTTCTTACACTAGGAGAAAATGAAGCAGCAGATTCATTTGCTATTATGACGGCCAAGGCGTCAGCATTGATCTTTAATTCTTTACAAATGTTAAATAGTTTTCTTCTAAAAGGTGGAGATGTATTCTCTTCCATTCCTATAGCAATGACTATTGAATCTTTCGAAAAATTTTGTGTGACAGGGGTTTTTACTTGATCAGGTTCTTTTGCTCCTAATCCACCAACTACACCTGACTCCGAAGATCCACCGATTACGCCAAGCGCCGAAGCAACAAAAGGTTTAACGATTGTTGAAATTAGCGCACCGTAATTTGCGTAAGCAGTAGAAGCAAGATTAGGATCACCGGGTGGTGGCAAATTATCAATTAGTAGCTGTCCTGCTGATTGATAAAAATAAACCGGTCCTAATGTTGATAATTTTGCTAATTCTTTGTCATCTGAAATTTTTTGTACAAAGTCATTAAAAGATTTTTTTATTCCATCTAGAATTTGTTTTTGTCTTCCTTTTAGACCTGTTACTTCGTCTGTATACTGAAAATCTGGATTTTCAGGGCTGGGTGGATCTGGCTGTGGATACGCGGGTTCTGGATGCGGCTTTATTTTTGCTTCAATTTCTGGTTGTTTTTGCTGAACTTGTGATATGTCAAATCCTAAACACAAAAGAACAGCTTTTGCAGACATGCTTTCAGGAATTATAAAAAATTTTACAGACGAATCATAGTCTAAAGGCGGAACAGGTTTTCCTACGTCAGGTGCTAAAGCAGCAGGATCGTAAGTTTTTCTTGAAAAATTGGAATCAAGGTTCAAATGTCTTAATGATATTTTTAAGATTCCTTCAATCCAATTAGCATGATAAGTCTGGTATTTGTCCTTATCTTCAATCTCAATTTTGGCCATTTCTTCATCTTTGACTCCTGCAAAATTTAAAAATTTGTGCTTGGATTTGCCTGTCAAAAGAATGTGTCTTCTATGATCAAAAAAAATTTGTGTGGCTCTTTCTACCAACTCTTCATTGGCATCCAAGATTCCGTAGTCTTGCATAGTTTTTGTCATAATTTTTATTTGACCAAAATCTTAGTTGCAAAAGTACCATTAGTTGGCGCACCAGTCCCTATTTTATCCGCTCCTGTTGATATAATTCCTTCAGAATAACTTACATTGCCATTATCCGCTGTAGCAGGCAAATCTGTGCAAAGAAGGGCCTTGTTTGCATCATCTCCGCCTAGTTTGATATATCCTTTTTTACCGGGAGAAAAAATTATATTTCCGTCCCTTTTTATTGTAATTGAAGCCCATTCTTCGTAAGAAAATTTGCTCTTAAGATAACCAGAAGAATTATCACTTTCTGTTACTTCTTCATAGTCAGTAACGATAATAGAAATATCTGACCTTGCTATTAATCTAATTTTATCAGATTTAATTGCAATAGAAGCTCTTGAACTACCTTCTGACATATTAACTGAAGGAAGAGAAAGATGTGGATCAGTTGAAAAGACAGCATCGACAACATTTTTTTGTGAAATGAGGATTCTACTTCTGTCTAAATCATAATCAGGATCTCCCTCCATTGGAGTAAATTCTTCTTCTCTAAGAGACTTATTAATTTCTTGCTTTATCGGGTCTCCTCTTAGTATATTAGTAGTTGATACAGGAGTGCCACCTGTTGAAGTCGTCATTCCTCGGCCCGCAACAATATCAATACAACCAGAAAATTTGTCTTTATCAAACTGCTGAGAAGGTTGGCCAGGTGGGTAAAGTGCAGCAACATCTGTTCTATTGGTCCCAAGAACGACCAAAGTGTTATTGCTTCCTTCGAGTGCTACATCTCCTGGTCTTTTTTTAAATCTTGGAACTGATTCAAAAATGCAGCTCTGTGATGCATCCATTTTTGTTATTAAAGATTCAAAAATTATATCATCTCTATCAATTCCTGGCACTGAAATAAATTTTGTTTTTTCGTCGTATGGCGCTCTTGAGCCTTGTATTGTTTGTGCCATTTGATAATTTTGTAGTTCGTAGGCTATCGTATCAGTTCCTGCAACTTTCTCTCTAAATCCAGTAAAATATGAAGAGTCCAATTGCCTAGGACTATGTGTATGATTAACATCATCTACATGATGAGGTTCTGCTACTCTACTAAGCCAATAAGCAATATCTTTAATTTTTGCATTGGGATCTTCATACATGGCCCAAACTACTTCACCAGGCTTACATGGCAATGACAAGTGCGATGAAAAAAATGGAAAAATGTACATGGGTCTCTCAAGCGGAGATTTTCCTGATAAAATTTTTTGACCAATAATTGTATTTCTTGGAAGTATTTTTTCGTAAACAGAATTAGAAACTCCAAGAATATTTTTCCATGTGTCTAATCTTTTAACATCTTGACAAACAATAGGATCAGAAATTACTTCTAATACTACAACTTTAAAAAATGTTGGTTGTGGTACTGAAATATGGTTTGTTAGCTTTAAGTCAAGATCTCCGTATTGATCGTGAGAAATATTTACAGGAAGTAATGGTGAAAATGTATCTTTTGACATTGTTGGCATATAATTTCATCCATTAATTTTTTTAAACATGTCTTCTGCATCTATTTCATCATTAGACTTATCAGCTTTTGTTATTAATTCAGATAGTCTAATCAGCTGATCATTAGCTTTGCTCATCTTTTCAATGTAAGATGACAAAGATTTTCCGTGTATAGCATGTTCTGTGCTTTTTTCTTCAACAATTTTTACTAATTTAACGAAAAGCGTGTATGCATTTTGACGATCGTACACAGCATTTTCATATATTTCTTTCCACAATTTTTTCTTTTTATCGGAAAGACCGTCTATCTGATCCAGAAGACTTGAAAAGTCTCTGACTTTTTCTTCGAGATTAATCTCTGTAATCCCTATCATTCCTTCTTCAAGTTTCATCTTAGTCTCTTTCTAAGTTTTCATGTTTTATTCTTTTATAATATTTTTTGACAGACTGCATTGCAGTTGTTAATTGTTTTGGACTAAAACCTGAAAGTTCTCTCATGTAGAGGAGTATAGCATTTTTATTGAGCAAGTCAATGTCATCGATATTTTCAAAAATTGTTATGATCGAATTAATGCACAATAACTCATTCTCTGTTTTTATAATTCCTCTTATCTCATAAAGAATTTTTAAAATTTCGTCAGAAGATCCAAATGTTTCCAGAAGATAGTCTTGAGAAGGAACAGAATAATAATCATCAATCATTTCTTTTTCATGATTGCTTAAAGAATTTTCATCATCAAGACTTACATTCTTTTTTGTTTTTTGATTCTTTTGTTTTGTTTTTATGATCAGCCAATTTTTTGCAACAACATTAAAATATGAAAAAGCATTTGTGCCTCTAGACGCATCAAATTTAGTTATTGTCTCAAATAAAAAATTAACACAATCATTTTTTAAGTCTTCGTATGTATCATAGAGGCCTGTAAATTTATGAATGTTGATTAAGTTTTCAACAAGTTTTTCAAATGAAGGTAAAATTTCTTGCACATAAATTTTATCTTTTTCTAATTTGCTTTTTTCTTCTTGAAATTTAACAATTGCATTATGGGTGTCGGAGTTAAAATACATCTTTAGAGGATCTTGCTTTTTTTCAGATCTCTTTTTTATTGCTGCCTTAATTTCATTGGTCATTTTCATCTGTTTCTTCTAAGTAAATAGAAAGTTTTTCAGCCGCATTTTTAACGGCTTTTTTTGAACCCCTAATGTCTTCAACCAGCTCTCTTGTGACTGGCTCATCCAAAAAAAGTTCTAATTTTGATTTTTTGTCTATTTTGACATAGTATTCGTTTAATAATTCTATTGAATCTTTTAAATTTTCTTCTAGCCCATCAATTAACTCCATGTATTCCAGATTTTTTTTGACACTTATAAAAAGAAGAGAACTCACAGAAATTAGTAAGGCAGTCAATAAAATTAAAATCATATATTTTCAACTACTTTGTCATAGTATTTAAAAATTGATTCCTGACTATAATTTTCTTTAATGATTAATTCTAATTCTTTTGCCCATTCTTTGGGTTTTGCTTGAGAATTTTTAAATTTTACGATTTTTTTCTTGAAGTCATCTTCATTTGCTTCAGCCCATTTTGCTTCAGGCATGAATAGTTTATTGTCTGCTCTTGATGCATGTATTTTTTTCACATCGTGGTCTATTTCAATAAACTTTCCTCGGGATAAAAAGTCCATATGTCCCGACCAACCTGTGGCAATAACTGGTAGCCCGCTAGCTGCTGCTTCCAACAGGGGTAGGCCATATCCCTCTCCTCTTGTTAGGGAAATAAATCCATTAATCTGAGGATGCTTGTATAACGCAGCAACTTCTTTGTCTGTCATGTCACCATGAATAATATGAATTTTAGGAAATTGACTTTTTCTGCATTCTTTTACAATGATTGACATCAATTCTAACGTTTTCTTTTTATCAATCTGAGTATTTCTACCGATATTTGTCTTTATTACAAGACCTACATCAGGATCATCTTTGAAGACTTCACAAAACCATTTAATAGTGAAGAAAATATTCTTTCTATCATTCATGGGATTGTCCCCTGTAATCTGTCCAAATACCAGAAAATTAGTATTTGTGCTAAATGTAGGGAAATTTTTCAAAAGATCTGTGCTTGTTTCGTCTAAAATTTCATTGCAAAACGATTCTGGTACTATTTGAATTGGTGTGTTAATTTTTCCTGAATTTTTTAATGAATTTTCTGCGTGCTTTGAAGGAACTATGACTAAATCCATTTTATTACAGCAGTCTATCCACACAGGATTGCAAATATCAGTTTCAATTCCTGCAGTCATTCCAACATTGTATTTTGCAAGTTTGTGATCCCATTCATTAGGAAGCTGTAATTGAAAGGAGATGTCATAATTAGAATTACTGTCAGATAGGTCCACAGTATTCTTCATAATTCTATCAATCAAACCATCATTTGATTTTTCATTTAATAACCACGGGGTATCTCCCCATGGCAGAGCTTGGAATTTGACATCCCAATCTTTTTTTGACAAGAGCCAAGATGCAACTTGTCTACAATGAACGCCATAACCGGATTGTGTGAGAGAAGGTCCTCTAAGAATTGCTTTTTTCATTTCAAATCTCCTCGTGCGTCCATCTCTTGTTTTTGCCTTCTTGCCAATTGTCAATTAATTTGGTCAAAGAAGAATCCCAATCTTTTATCATATTGTCAATATTGTAATTTTTGTGCGCATGCTGCATTGCTTTTTGTCCAAGTTCTTTTCTTTTTTCAGGACCCATTTCGTACATTTTCATAAATGCATCTGCCAAAGTTTTGTGGCTTATGAAATCTTCATAAATGTAAGGAACCATTTGGTTTCCCACCAAAGACTTTATTTCAGGTTCCAACGCTATGCCGTGTTGAAAACCCGTATCAGGATCTTCGACTTGTCTCGTTAAACCGCCTGTCTTTATTGCAATAATTGGTTTGCCACACATCATTGTTTCTAGTGTAGGAAGTCCAAAACCTTCATTAGAGCTTCTATTAACGATTGTATCGAATATGTTGTATATCACATTCATTTCTTGAAAATTTACACGTTTATTAGAAAAAACAACATGATCTTTCGCGTCCAATGAATCTAATACATGATGTAAGTTAGGTCCTTCCGGATCTAAAGGCTCTGTATGCATGACAAGACTGGCTTTTGTGTGCCCATGCTTTTTCTTTAGCTCATCAATAAACATTTTCCAAGAAACAATAATGTCACTTGGCATTTTTCGACGGGCATTTCTACTAACATATCCCACAACAAAATGATCTTCTTTATCTTTGCCTAAAAGATTTCTTTTAAAGTTTTTTACCTCTTCGTCAGGTAAAGGATAGTAAAGATCCTTTGGGACAGCATGTGGAATATAATTTGTCCTATCTGGAAAACGTTCTTTGACCATCTCATAGGTCGGATAATTAATGCAATTGATCAAATCATTGGACGCGTATAGTGCCCTATTAAATTCCGGCCAAGGTCCATTATCCCATAAGTGCCAATAAGCAATAGGACAGACTTGGTGAATCTCATCCTCCATTTCCCAAGTCCAAATAAAAAATCTTGGATCCGTAAAGAGAAGAAGAGCGTCGGGTTTTAATTGTGCTAGAGTTTTTCTTAAAAGATTTCTATCACCAAAACCATTTGTCGGTTTAATGACAAAATCAGGACTTACTACGTTAAGATCGTAGTTATCGTGTCTAACAGCACCACCAAAACATCTAAAACTATATTTACCAGTGTTGATTAAACCTGTTATTAACCATCTTGCCTGTGTGCCTACGCCTGAAGTAGACAAAGGATGATCTGATAGCATTAAAATCGTTTTTTTCTTCATCCACGTTATATTACCAACTTTTTAAAAGTTGTAATAAAAATTAATGCTATCAAAAATAAATTATGTGCAATGATTGGTATTTTTGTATTCACAATAAGTACAAGAGTCTCTATTTTTCAAAGCAATACCTCTCTTTACAGAAGTAAGCATATTGCTAACGACCTTTAAAGACCTTTTAATAGGAACTTCTCCAAGTGAAACAGAAAAAAGTTCACAATGTTCTCCTGGTTTTGCAGATTTTTTTAAAAGGACGAAACCGCATCTGACATCTTTAAATTGAATTTCAGGATTTTTTTGACACCAGTAGTTTTTATAGAGTGCCAATTGTGACTTAACCATTTCATCAGATCTTTTTTCTCTAAGCCAGCCTCTAATCGTTGTCTTCCAATCCAGAATCCAATAGATTGTCTCACCTCTTTTCCCTTTGGCTTTTATAACTCCGTCGATGAATCCTTTGAAAGCGTGAGGATGGCCTTCAACTGCTTCATAAAGCTGATGTTCAGCATCAACGACTTCCCATCCTGGAAATTCTTTGTCGAGAAAAGCAGGCACTTCTAAAAGAATTTGTGTAGCTTCTTGCTTTGCTTTTTCCAATGACAAAGCATTGAATTCTACAATTCCTTCATGTTTTTTCCAGGCATCGTCCAAATGTTTAAAAGCTACTTGGTAGTCCATCTCTCTTGTCAAAAGATATTTTTCACAAGAAGCATGAACAGCTGTGCCAAAATCTAAAACGGGCGAGGGCTTAGATAAATCAATTTTTTTGACATGAACAAGATGATGTCTAAAAGAACATTCTTTCCATAACTTTACCTCAGAAAATGAAACATGAGGTTTTCCTGTAGGTAAAGTTTCTAATGACAGATTTGATTCCATTGACTCAAATATAAGATGGTTGTGTCTCTTAGTTCATTAGAATAATTTTTATTTTATTTAGACTTTCTTTTTAAAAATTGCAAGAGTTTTACAGGTTTCAATTAAAGTTAAATGTTCTAAGACTCTTGAATAATTGTGCTCAACATCATTTGCTCTATTGGTATAGTCATGAAAAGCAATAATAGCTGTTGGAAATTTTTTTGATATAAACCTGCAACAGTCAACTCTAGCTCTGCCATCCACTAAAAAGAAAGAAAAATCTATATTTAAAGTTCCTGGCATATTAATGTAGTTTTCAAAACTATCAATATTTCCTTCGGTGCTTGGGTCCCAATTAAAACTTGGGACATAAAAAATTTCTACATTTTCTCTATTTGACAAACTACTTTTTGTTTTATCATACCACTCTTTGTTGTGTTCTATTGAATATACAAATTTGGTTCTTTCTGAAAGCCAATTTGTAGAACCGCCTGAGCCGTATTCGCAAATCACTTTTTCTTTATCAAGATATTTTTCGAGAAGATTTAGCTCTTCCAATTGCATCATCGGTAAAAGTTTGATCATAAATTAATATGCCTTATTGAGTTAAATTAAAAAAAACATTTGAATTAATCGCTTTGTCGCATATGAATAAATCATATGCTGGCTTTCCAAAAAGAACTTTTGTTCTTTTGACACCCCATTCGTCTAACTGTCTAATAGTTTCATTTGACCAATCAATTCCTGTGACTGTTCCTCTTGCAGTCCAATAAACAATTTGATGGCCTTTTTCATGAAGAGAATTTATAATTTTTATATTTTTTTTTATGGGTGTAGACTTTAAATAGTTTCTATCGTCAGGCGTATTGCAGATTGTTTCATCAATATCTACGTAAATTAACACATTCAACCTCTAAGTGATTTTTTCTTTTCTAATTCTTCTTTACAAATTACTCTTGGCCCAATACTTCCTAATGATTTTTCTATATCCCGTATTCCTTTGACAAGCTTGTAAATACCCGATGGTTCTACAGATGATTTTTGATCAGATCCCCACATTTCTCTATCTAAAGTGACATGTCTTTCTATCCATTCGACACCCAAAGGTACAGTTGCAAATGTTGTAACAAGTCCAAATTCATGTCCACTATAACCCACCGTTCTATTAAACTTATTTTTTAGATGTTTTATGTAGTTTAAATTTAAATCTTCAACTTTGCTAGGATAACTTGAGTTAGTATGAAAAATTACATCGGGATTTGAAATTTTAACTGCATTTTCTACCTCAGACTCAGTACTCATGCCAGTTGATATTAAAAGAAAATCAAATTTTTTTCTTGCATTCAATAAAAGTTCTTCATTTGTAATAAGTGCTGATGGAATCTTTACAACATCTGAATATCTTTTTAAAAAATCAAGAGAAGATAAATCCCACGCAGACGCAAACCATTTAATGCCTAATTGTTTGCAAAATTTGTCAATTTCATCATATTGTTCTTTTTCAAATTCAATTTTTTTCTTATAGTCAATGTACGTCATTTCTCCCCACGGAGTAGACCTAACTTTTAATTTTTGATCTTCTGGTACACATACATCTGGGTTTCTTTTTTGAAATTTAACATAATCACAGCCTGCTGCTGCAGACACTGCAATGATCTTTTTTGCCAACTCAACACTGCCGTTGTGATTTATTCCAATTTCTGCAATAATTTTAATTTTTTTCATTGTATTTTTAAAAAATGTTCTAGTAGATCAACATCTACCTTTTTATTACATTTCATAAAATATGTGTCTTCATTATAGAGATTATTATTTAAATTTTTTACTTCATCGTCATAAAACATACATACAAAATGTGATATTTCAAAACATTTAGGATAATCCTGTCTTCTATATAAATTGTGTTTATATAATTGTTTTCCTCTATGACCTGGCATTTCAAATGCCATTAAAAATGGATGTGCCTCGATGTCAAATGCACATAGCAAAGATTTTGATTTAGAGCTATCAATCAATTCTTTTGCTCTGACAACATCATCCCATTTTCTTTGCGGATAAGTCAAATATAAAAGCGCTGTTAACTTTGAATTATCATCAATAATTTCTTGTTTTAAAAAAGATTCAACTACTTCTTTTGTAGAAGTTTCATCTCTTGATAATTCTTCTGATCGATGATGAACTAAGAAATTATAAGATTCAGCCATTTTGACAATTTCAGGGTCATCTGTCGAAACTACTGTATTTTTAATGAAATCTTTAGGAATAATTCTAGCAGTATAATCAAATAAAATTCTATTTTTTTTAGGGAATCCTTTGGATCCCATTCGTGCAGGAATCAATATTTTCATCTATAAATTTTTATCTTTCCTGATTCTTCAGCATCTTTGAAGAATTTCTTTTCTTCTTTATGATCATGGCAAGATTTATAAGGTATTGTTTTTTCAAAATAATGAAAAGATCTGTTTTGATTTTTATAAAAATCAAAACCAAAGCAATTTATTGTACTAAAAAATGTCAAAGCATAATCTAATCCCACTAACCCCATTGTAGGTTCTACATTTAATTTTCTTTTTAATTTTATTATTTCTAAATCACTTATGTAGTAAATCTCATTGTTTTTAGAAAACAACTGAGATTCAAGCTCTGTTCCTTTAAGCTCTTTGCTATATTTAAAAAATAATTTTTGTTTTTCCCACGTTAGAATTTCTTTATTGTCCCATTCTGGAAAGACTTTAAGCTGTTCTTTTAAATAATCGTCTGAAAAATTGGACATAACAATGTGTTGATTACAAAATCTTATTGTCGTTTTTGTTCCAACATATTTTTTAAATCCTCTTGTTCGTGCCATGTTAAATCTTATAACTTCATCATGACTATCGATAAAACTTCCATAACTTTTATCCAATAAACAAGAAGAATTTCCTACAATGGCACAAGTTTTCATACTATTTCCTATTGTGATAGATTATTGTAAGTCTTTCTAGCCCTGGCTTTACAAGAATACCCCCACAATGCACAGTATCTGTATCTAGAATTATTAGATCGCCAGCTTTACCTTCGATAAAAGTAGTTTCTTTTTCAAGATCAGAATTATAATAATTGCTTTTTTTAAAGGTATATAAATCGCTGGTCAATAGTTCATTAATGCTGTTTTCTTTTCTTATTTTTTTGCCAATCCAGCTTGTACCCGGAATTAATTGAAGTGCGCCATTCTCTTTGGTTGTATCAGTCAAATAACTAAAAAATTTAAGAGAATGATATGGATCTACGTGCATGTGAGAATTTCTAGGTAATTCGTTGACTTCTCTGTAAGACAATGTTTCATATGAAGAAAATACTTGAAGTCCTTTATTATTTGCTCCTTCAAAAAAAGCATCAGTAAGTTGTGTGAGCCAATCTTTCTTAAAATTTTCAATTTCAGAAAAATTACAATATGCAGGAGGATAAATTCTCATGGATTTTCCAGTACTATATTGCTTAGGCGTAGACATTCCGGGTATTTCTATCTGATCACCTAATCTATAGTTGCTGTATATTTTGAATAAGCTATTTTTTAAATTTTTGACTTCATTGCTTCCTAAAAAATTAGGAATTAATGCATAACCTTTTTCATTAATTGAATTTAAATGAATATTATGCATATAATTTCTTACTTATAGGAATTAACAAACAATTGTCCCATTTTAATTTGGATCAAAATGATTTTGATTCATGAAATTTTCTTTTCAAAATCTTTACAAGAAGAATCCCATATTAAACTTAAATTTTGTTTATCAAGCAATATTTTAGAAAATTCATCTAAAGACATATTGACTTTATTTGGTCCGTAGCTGATGCTGTGATGTCTTCCAAGTCTAATGTCAAGATTAAAAAAATTAAAAGAAGAATCTAACATTTTATCTTTTGAAATTTTTAAAAATTTTTCTAATTGTTGTTTAAGTTCTTGTTTTGTATGTTTTACACTAAAATGTTTTGATAATTCAAATAAATTTTTATTTTCATCATATTCATTAAGTGATTGAATAATTTTATTTGAAAAATCATCATCACTTTTAACAATATAACAGTATGGTGGCTTTTTTAAATGTTCTGGAATAATTGAAGCAGGGTCAGACATACAAACTATTGGCATGCATGTTGCAGCGGCATTTGCTACTACTCTGCATCTTCTTTCATCATTAGCAAAGTGGGCAAATATCTTTGAGGATCTATAAAAAAATCCTATTGATGCCGGATCTAGACAAAAAGGATAATCATGTGTTAATGGTAGAAAAGTAAAATATTTTCTTTCTTCTTCGTTAAAAGTTGAAAGATAGTCTTCAATAACATTTTTAGGAGTTGCATCTTCTGGAGGGATGCAACAAACAAGTAATACTTTTATTTTTTTACCTGTGTCATAAATTTTCTTTATAGCCTTGAAGAAAAGATCGACTCTTTTAAAATAGACAGCACGTGTAACATAGACTACATCCCAAAATTTTTCTCCTGTCGATGAATGAAATTCTTCTGGAATGAAATTGCATGCATCTAAAGTTATAAGAGGAACTTCCGAATTGCCAAGATCTCCCTCCCCAGCCATACTAAAATCAAACAAAGGATGATATCTAAAGTTGTAATCATGCCAATTGTGATGAAGACCAACTATATAATCTTTTTTTAAAGTAACAATTTTTTCAAAAATTGCTTTATCATTAAAAATTAATTTGTCTCTTTCTTGTGTGGTGAATGTAACGACACCTTTTGAGTTTTCGTCAGGTATTTTAATAATACAAGCCATGTTTACCAATTGTCTCTAGTTATTTCTAGTGTATAATCTTCTTTTCTTATACTTGAAAGTTTTTTGCCCATGTAATATACGCCGCAACGCCATATTGGTAATTCTTGGGGACCAAGAGGCGGTTCCAAGTCCCAATTGCAATCAATTTTTTCAAAATACTTAAAACACAAAGACTCTAGTGCTTGTGGTGTAAATCGCCAAAAATCAACCCTACTTTTCCAATTTTCTTTTTGAATTTCATGACCATGAAAATGCCAAATAAAAGGAACAGTAACAAACAATATGCCATCATTTTTTAAAACTCTATGAAATTGTTTGATTGCATTCCAGGGTTCAATTACATGTTCTAGTGCATCAGAGCAAAAAATATTATCAACAGAGTTCGATTCTATCGAATTTAATTTTGTTAGATCGTCAATAATGTCTACTTTTGGCCCTGAAAAATAGTCGACTACTTTTATTTTTTTATTTCCAACAATGTCAGAAGTTACGGGATTGTAGCCGCCACCCATATCATAAACATATTCACCTTTAAAATTTTTATTCAGATTTTTTATAATCTGTAACGTTTCTTTTCTCATATTTTTTTATAAATTTCTAAAACATCTTTTTCAGATATGGAAATTTTATGAATTGATTTAAGGCTGAAACGATCCATTAAAAATTTCAAATAATATTTTGAATATCTATTTCTAAGATAAGGAGTAATTATCTTTTTTTCTTGCATGTCATGACTTACGTAGTTTCTAATTTCTAACTGCGTATATTCAAATCTTGGATACTCATACCATATTACAGCGACTGTATCTGACAAATTTGTCATTGTATAAAAAAGATTTTCTGGCGATTCACAAAGTTCTACAAGATGTGTGCATACAGCTATATCAAATTTTTTATTTATTTGTCTTAGATCAGACAGACTAGAATCAACTAGTTTGCAATAAAAATTTTTATTTTTTTCATATTTAATTTTAGCTGCATTTATGAGTGGGGCTGATATATCAAAACCTTCATAGCTAAAATCTCTTTTTTCATTTAGCAAATAATTGTAGAATCTAGCGTTCCCGCAACCTATATCGATTAAATTAGGTGTATTAAATTCTTTAAATATAAAATTTGAAAGAGTCTTGGGAAGTACTGAATCAGCATCATTCAAATAATTTTTAGAATATTCTTCTGAAAAAGAATTCCAAGAGTTTGTTATGATGCTAGACACCTAGTGATACCTCATAGTAATCATTTTTATCAAATTCTCTATTAGAGAGAACTAAGATTTTGGTATCTTCTAAGTTTGCTTTAAAACAAAAAGCTAGACCAGGAGTCTGACAAAAAGATGTCCCTGCGGGCATCACAAATTCATTCACTTCTTTTGTATTTTCATTAATGACTTTGCAAAATAATTCTCCATTGAATACTAGAACTATTTGTGTGCATTCTTTATGAAAGTGTTTTCCGCGCCAGATATTTTTTTCTGGTTCTATTAAATAGACTCTTTTTATATCAAACTGTTGCAATTTATTAAATGCAAATAATTTCCCTCTATCGTCGATTGCACGTGTATAATCATCAAAATTTAACATAGTTTACTGTATTTAAATTTATTCATTAAATAAGTTCATTTTTTAGATCTGACTCATACATTAATTTTATCAAATCATCAAAAGTATGTTTTGGTTTCCATCCTAATATTTTTTTAGCTTTTGAAGCATCGCCTAGAAGATGAGGTACTTCGTGGGGTCGATAAAGTCTAGGATCAATCTGAATATATTTTTTATAATCTAAACCTGCCAATTCAAATGTTTTTTCAACAAATTCTCTGACTGTACGTGTTTCACCCGTAGCAATAACATAATCATCAGGAGTATCTTGTTGTAACATAAGCCACATAGCTTCGACATAATCTCCAGCGAATCCCCAGTCTCTATATGAATCCATGTTTCCAAGTTTTAAAATATTTTGTTTTCCAAGCTTTATTCTAGCAACAGCTCTCGTAATTTTTCTTGTAACAAAAGTTTCACCTCTCCGTGGTGATTCATGATTAAAAAGAATTCCTGACGATGCGTGCATTCCATAACCTAATCTGTAATTTCTAACTAAATTATGTGAAAAAAGTTTTGCGGCAGCGTAAGGTGATGCGGGAGACATTCTCGTGTCTTCATTTTTTAATTCTTCAGTATTATCTCCAAACATTTCAGAAGAAGAAGCTTGATAAAACTTGACTTTTGGAACAATATTCCTACAAGCTTCTAATAATCTCATTGTTCCCATTGCAACTGCATCAACTGTTTCTTCTGGCACATCGAACGATGTTCTTACATGTGATTGAGCTGCTAAATTGTAAACTTCATCGGGCTGATGTTCTGAAAGCAATCGGTACATTGATCCAACATCATTCATGTTTCCATAAAAAAGTTTAAGATTAGGATTTTCATATAGATGATCTATATTGGAAGTATTTAATACAGAAGTTCTTCTTTTTATTCCAATTACAGAATATCCTTTTTGAAGGAGTAATTCTGTCAAGTATGATCCGTCTTGTCCTGTAATTCCTGTGATAAATGCTTTTTTCATTTTATGATAGTCTTTTTAGCGTAGTGTCAAAAAGAAATTTTAAATTTCTTTAAAATCAATTAAATTACTCTTTAAGCTATTGATTTCTTTTTTTATTTTTTTAATATTTTGATTTGTAAGATGTGGCCCCACTGGAATTGACAGAATATAATCAGAAACTCTTGGACACTCATTGACAAATTTAACTTTGTCCCGAAGGTATGGCATATCAATTAACATTTTAGGGTAATGAATCATCGTAGGAATGCCTTTTTCTGATAATTTTTTTTGAATATACTTTCTATCCTTCCAAAGACTTACATACTGATGATAAACGCAATTTTCTGTGTATCTAATGCTCTTATTTAGAATTTGATTGTATAAATTTGCATTTTCTTTTCTAGTGTCATTTAAATTTCTATAGTATGATAGTTTTGATGTTAAAAAGCAGGATTGCCACTCGTCCATTCTACTATTAAAACCCCAGGAATCAATTATTCCATCATTAAGACCATAAAATCTTGCTTGTTTACAGAATTTAGCAATTCTTTCATCATTCGTGAGAATTGCCCCGCCATCTCCTTGACAACCAAGCGGTTTAGTAGGATAAAAACTATGAATAGAGACATCACTTAGATTATTATTAGGAATTCCTGTTGATTGAGCACAGTCTTCTACAATATGACTATTTGTTTCATCTGCTCTTTTTCTTAAGTAAGTTAAATTTGATTCATTTCCAAATAGATTGACAGGAACGATTATGCTATTATCTGGTATTTTAACATCCTCGAGATTAAGACATAAAGTTTCATCTACGGGAGCAGCTATTATATTTTTTGAATTAGCTTGAATCGCTGCCATCACAGTAGGATATGCACCAAATTGAGGAATAATAACGGTTCTATTTTCTGATCCAAGAGCTTTAAATGATATTGCAAGCGCATCCGTCGCATTTTTTACGCCTATGCAATATTTTTTATCTTGATCCTTAGCAAATTGATTTTCAAAATTTTCTAAATATTCTCCAAGAAGATACTTTCCAGTTTTTTCAATAAGTTTAAAACTATTTTTTGATGATAGTTTTGCATTTTTATTTTCAAATTGTAGATCTACAAATTTCATTATTTGATTCTCATTGCAAATGAATACCAATCATTTTCCCACAATCCAATTAAAAATTCTTTAGAATATTTTTGTTTAATATCATTTATTTCTTTAAAAGAAATAACAGAAGAAGGTATTAAAGAACCGCCGTAGCCAGGAACATATTCAATTTTTGTTTTTTCAATATTCCTTATTCTTTGCCTATGAACAATTATCCAGTTTGTATCAACTTGTCTACAAAATTTTTCAAGAACTTCTAAAGGATTTTCTTGAACGTCAAGAAATGCATTCATTAGCAAACAATTAGATTTAGGAATATCATAAAAAGTATCTTTAGACGTAATGTCTAGACTTAAAAAAGTTTTACTAGGATTGCAAATTCTTGATACTCTTTTTATAACCCAGTCTAAATCAACTCCAAGATAATCTCCATTCCAAGAACGTGAAACATCTCCTGCTCCACATCCAATGTCAACAAGTAGATCTTTTTGTCCTGAGATTTTTAATAATTTTTCTAGAATAGGAAAATGACTTGATTGTTCTAATTTAAATCCCCACAGAGATCCATTGGATCCTCTGATCATTTGATCTACAATTTTATCAGACTCTTGCCAACTCATAGCAATAACTCTTTACATTATAACTCAACATAATTTATCCAAGTATACTGATCCATTTCATCTTGAAAAATAACTAATTCATCATTTAATTCTTCAAGCAAGGGTTTGTTAGAACGATAATCGTTCCATTCAGTATTCCATCTTGTTTTTGCTAGAGAACAAATAGGCGGAAGTTCATGATAGCATTTTACAACTTTTTCAAGATAATCTTTGCATGTTAATTCTGGCAATATTTGATAGGCCTCTGAATTTTCAAATATTTTCTTTAAAGATAAACAGTCTCCATGCCCTTCTGGGTAGTTATCTTCAAACATTGCAACTTTAAAACCAAAAAGTTTCATTTGAACTATTCTATTAAATGCATTTTGATGATCATCAAAAAAACACAAAACATTAGATTTATCTTCAATGTGGTCCCAATTAATTTCTTTAAAATCTTTTTGAAGATATTGCGGTTTTTTTGATCTATAACCGCCCCATTTTTCCAAATACGGATCTAAACATATTAGTTCAGATTCGGGTGAAGCTTGTTCAAATGCCCATGTTCCTTGTCCCTTAAATACTCCGCTTTCAATAATAATTTTTGGTTTAATTTTTTTTACAACATACCATGAATAAAAAAGTTGAGCAGCTTTTTGTCCCCCACTGTTGTCATCTATTGGTTTGTTTTTATAAATATTTAAAAATTCTTTAAGATGACTTATCATATCATCTCTATTCCACGGATTTGTTCCTATAGCATAAGATGAAGCAACCATTTATTCTATTTCTTTCTTAATTCTATTTAATAAATTTAATTTATTGTTGGTAATTTGTATTGGATGCGTACCTTTAAATTCTTTAGTAAATGCTGGTCCTCTAACTTCAGGTCTAAATTCATGCATTCCCATTATTCTTTTTTCAATTTCCCATTTTTCTTCAATTGTTGTTGATTTAGTCCACGGGAGCCAGTAATTTTCATAAAAATCAGGTATGCAATTTTGCATAGAGACTTTAGCTTTGTAATATTCTATTTTTGATTTGACTTGAGAAGGCCACACATAAGAATAATGACACATTGAGATATTGTAATAATCTCTTGCTTCGTCTGAATCTATGTGATTTTTACCTCTTGTTTGATTGCCATCTTTGTATCTAATAGTTGGCGGTCGATGTGTTATAAATTTGCATTCATCTTCCCATTTAAAAACTCTTAAAAAATTATCTGTATTTTCTTCAAAGCCTGAGATGACTCTGTCAAATCCTCCAACAAAAGTATTTGAATGGATGCCTACAGATACTGGTTGCCTATCTTGTAATAAATTTTTAAGATTTTTTAAAGATTCTTCGGTCCATACCTCATCTGCATCGACTTGTAGAAGATAATTTGGATTACTTGACAATAAATTTAATGCTGCCGTGAATTGCTCGTTCTTTTCTTCATATTGAGAAGAAATTAATTTGATTTTTCTGGAAGGGTCATGAAAGCTTTTTATTATTTCCAATGTGTTGTCTGTAGATTTTGTGATCCCTTTAGACTGCCAAAATTTAACAGGACCTTCTGCAATTACAATCTCATCAACAAAATTATAAATACTTGCTAAAGATTGTTGCAACACATGGTCACCGTTTAAAACAATCATTGCTGCAGAAATTTTCATAAAGTCTCCTTGATGGATTCAATCATTTTTTTATAATAAAGATCATAAAGTTTTTTAACATAAGAATCATGATTAACAGGATCACCCCATATCCATTCATTTTTATATGATCCTCTGTAACCATTTTCTTCAACTACAAAGTGAGCAAAATGGAAGTACACCAAGTCCTGCTGCGTGTTGTTCCATATAATTTTATCATTTTCGTACTTATGAAATGTTATATTCCAAGGTGCGAGATGACCAAAATTTTTATCAACAATAGAAACATCATCTCTATAAATGGAATTAATTGCTTCGAGATATTTTTGATCACCGCAAGTTCCATAGCCTAGAGAGTATTGATTTCTAGGATTTTTCATTGCATCACACCAAAATTTTAGTGCAGATCTGCCGGGACCATCATGCTCAAAATGCACAATTCCTACATTAAATTCTCCACTAGTATAGATGTAATCGATTCTATGTCTAACCAATCCTATTGATTTTTTTCCTAATTCATTAAAAAATTGACTTGTGTCATTGAAGAAAAAAAGATCTGCATCGACATACGTGCAAGACTGTTTTATTCGTTGCATAACCCAATCGGTAAAGCATGGAGCTAAAGCCCAGCAAAATTGAACAAATTGCGGGTCTTTATTGGAAGACATAGCATTTGAAATTGCTTCTTGGCCTGCGGGAAGATATCTCAAAGCCTTAATGCTAAAATCTTCTTCAATCTTATTGATTGGATACAGATTTATATTTTTGTATTTCTTATCTAAGCAATTAAAAACTTTATCATCAAGACACAATACATGAATTTTATATTCATGATTAAAATTTTCAATAATTGAATCGATCAGACATATTAACTGTGGAAGGTATCTGTGATCTCCTAAAGTGCAATAATTTCTCACTTAATATCCTCTAAAAAATTGTGCAATTTTTCTTTTTTAGGAATTCTAATTCCAAATTCTTTTAATTTATTACTTGTTATTGAATATCTTAAATCTTGCCCGAGCCTATTCTCAGTGTAAACAACACGATCTTCCCAGTTAGAAATACCAAGCCAATTGCATACTTGCATTACGACTTCTTTGTTACTCAGGTGAAGATCGCCAGAAATATTAAAAGTTTCATTTTTTATATTTGATTCAACTAATTCAAGAATAGCTTTTGCATTATCCTTAACATAAATCCAGTCTCTAAGGTAAGACCCATCTCCATGAAGAGGAATTTTTCTATTTTCTTTTAAACAGCTAATTGTTTTAGATATCAGCTTTTCTTCATACTGGCGAGGTCCGTAATTGTTTGAACTTCTTGTAATGAGATAATCGATGCCATATGTTCTTGAGTAACTGGTCACTAAATGTTCCGCAGCTGCTTTGGTTGCGCTATATGGATTGGAGGGTTTTAAAGGACTTGACTCATTAAATTCTCCTTCTTTTATGTCGCCATAAACTTCATCCGTGCTAATTTGGACGAAATATGGCCTTTCATAAACTTTTCCTCTAATGAGGTTAAGAAGATTATGAACTCCATTAAAATTAGTTCTTGCAAAGTCTAGAGAGTAAGTAATTGAATTATCAACATGAGTTTCTGCAGCAAAGTTTACAACTACATCACAAAAGGGAAGATGCTTAATATCAACAATGTCTTGTTTAAGATGTTTGTAATTTTCATGATTATCCCACGGAAGAGAACTATTTGAACAATATGTCATTAAATCAACATCAATAATTGTATGATTATTTTGAAGAGCTAATTCCACAAAATGGCTGCCAATAAAACCTCTGCCCCCAGTTACCATTATTCTCATACTTCTTCTCCAATTATAATAGACGAATGTTGACTTTCATCAAATTTTGTTTTCAATATATTTTCTTCATTTTTTAAATAAAAGCAAGGTTCAGCCGGATTGGCAGAATCTGGTCCCACCATCAGCTTTCCTTGTTTAAAAGTAATTGACACTGACCAATTGCCATTTGATGTTCTATAAAAATTATGATTTAATTCGGGCTTTGTCCAATTAAAACAATTTTCTAAAATTAATTCTCTTGTATTTGGGCCAAGCATAATGTTAGGTCTTAAAGATGCCCACAAGTGAGGTACATTAATCATAGATGTAGCAATAAACTCATTTGCTTTCATTCTTGACAAGTCAAGTATTTCACTTTCTGGTAGTGTTTGCCAATGTTTATTATGAGAATAATCAAAAATAAATAAATTTTTACTTCTTTCTCTTCTTATAAATTTGTAAATTTCTTTTTGAGTATCGTCAGAAGATCCATTGTCTATAACAAACACTGCCTCAAAATGCGGCAGTGTTTTTTTTATGCATTCATAAATTGAATTTGCATTATTTTTTGTCGATATTGTTGCAATAATTTTGCAATTACTGTTTAAATAATTTTGCCATTGATTTGTCATGAATTTTTATATAATTAAATTTTTATTCTTTGAAGACGTTCAACAAGATTATTGTCTTTAAATGCTAAATCGGCATTTATTTTACACAAATCTATTTGTTTTATTTTTTGTTTTAATTCGTCGTAATTTTTAAAAAATAATACATGAGGAGTTTCTGACAACATTTCTTCGTGTCTTTTATATTCGCCTGCCGTGTGTTGAAGAAGAATTCTTCCTGAATAAAGAGCTTCATAAGCTCTTGTGTTTAATGCCTTAAGAGTTCCCACGGGGTTTAGTATTATTTTATAACTAAGAAAGTTGTCAATGTATTGATCCCATGTCAGTTCTCTTGTTATGTTGCTAATATAAAACAAATCTTTAATATCTTTGTCATGAAAAATTTGTTGCAGAAGAGCAGTTCTTGGTTTGTATTCAATTTTTCCTGCTTGGCCGCTAAAGAGTATGGTGTTTCCTTTTGTAGGATTAATGCCTCTTTTTTCATAAAATTTATTTGATGCCCACTGAGGCAACCATTTAAATCCATATTTGTTGCAATCATCTTCATCGCAAGCATAGATGGAATCAACAAATTGTGATGCCATTTTTATGCTAAAATGACTTTTTGCCAGCCATTCGGCAAATATGGCATCTACTCTTTCAAAACACCATAAAATTTTAGCATGTTGAAATTTCTTCCATCTTTCTACTTTTTCTTGTGTATCCCACATGTAGAAAAGAAAATCATGACCTACCAAAAGAACATCATCATCTAAATCAAAAACATGTTCCCAATTTTCTTCTGATACTATGCAATAATTTTGTAAATTGTAGTCTATTATAGATGAAGATGTGCCACATCCGTAGTCATTTGTGACAATTATCAAGATCGCCTCTTTATCTCATAAATTATAGGTTCAGAAAAAACAGTACCATTTAACATAGTTGCTAAAAGAGCCAATTCTTTGGTTTCAATATTTTTTATTGATGCTCTTTTATCAAAGATTCCTGGATCTAGATCCTGCGTTGAATTAATCTTGACAGCGTCATAATACATTTGTGATAATAAATTCATTGATTCATTTGAAATTTTGATATTTGATTCTTGAAATAAATTGACAAAACAATCAAATATATCCTGATATATTTTTATGCAAATTTCTTTATTAAGGGATTTTTCTTTGTATGAATTTAATTTAACAGTCAAAAGATTACTGATTGACTCATGGATATTTTTCATTTTTTCTCCAACATGATCTTTGGCTGAGATCTTTTTATATTCACAGAATGTGTGATTGTAGCTCCGTCCCATTTTCTATGCCAAATCCAGCCGCCTAATTTGTCAGAAAATTCCTTCGCTCTTTCCTTAATCATCTCGTCTGTTACTTGATGCCAAGGAACATCAAACATCATATTGTTTTCTGCGGTGTCTTCGTATTGCTTACCAACGAGATTTATCCAAAATTTAGACCAATAATTTTTATAAAGTCTAATTTTTCTTTCCATGTCATACCAGCTGTAATGATATACTGTAGGTATATTTTCTGAGACTGCATTGTACCAAGTCTCATATTTGCTCAATGCCTCGGCGTTACCTGAAACAGCCATTCTTCGTATCGTGTCAATCTGAGCATTGTAAAAATTAATGCTTTGAATTCTTTCATTTGTTTCTCTGTCCACAATGTCACAGCCATCGCTTGATATTAAATTATTTTCACCTAACAAAGAAGCATCTCTTGGGACACCATGTGTAATGTTCTTCTTATTTCTACTTAAACGCCACTTCCATGGCATAATATCAGCTCTTACTTTGTTAGGTCCTCCCCAATATTCAACCACAGGAAGACAGACTAGATCTATACCATTTGGAAATTTTTTGCAAAGGTCTATGATTTTTTCATAATCTTCTTCGTGTACTACTTCATCACAATCCATTTGCCAACAAAATTCTCCCGTACAAAGATCTCTTGCTCTTGCTTTTTGCATCCCGTCTGATTCTCTAGCATAGTCGGGTGATTCAAAGTTAATTCTATGTACAGACAATTTTATTCTGTCGTCATTTTTTGCTAATTCTTGAAGAATGCTGTACGTGTTGTCTGTTGACCCTCCGTCCAAAACGCATACTTCATCACAAAATCCTAACATAGACTTAACAGTCTCAACAAAAGGATAACCTTGCGATTCTGCATTATAAACTGTCGTGTAACCACTTATCTTTGGCTTATAACTTATTATTGTCCTTATTGCATTCCAAAATAAATCTGGCGCAGCATAAAGATATTCTTCTATCTCGTCTAGATTGTCAGTATTAAACCACTCTTCGTCTTTATGCTGGACATTTTCATTAAGATGAAGATTGCATCCTAACAACTTTGCTTCTATAACCATGCGGGGGCATGTATCTTTTCCAAGGGGTAGATAAACAAATCCTTCTGATACTGACAATTTTGCCAAAAGTTCTTCATAAGATAATCCCCACACAACCTCATAATCTTTATTGTTTTCTTCGCACCAATTCTTTGCAGCATCTGCGCCTTTGATCCATGAATCAGATCCTAGGACAATCCACCCTTTCTTTTCTTCATTTTTAAACTTTTCTCTAAGAAACTTAATTCTTCCGAGTGTTTCTCTAGAAAAAACGCTGGACAAAACTATGTTTGATTTTTCCGCCAGGAAAGGAAAAATGCTGTGATACTTTTCTTTTTGAGCTTCCGACATCCACCATAAGCAAGTGGCACCATAATAAAATGCTGAAACCAACTTGCCATTCATTTGTTCATGACAGTCACATGAAGATTTTGTAACTGACAAATGTTTTTCTGGGGATCGATATTTGCAATACTTGTAATCGTATTCAAGAACTGTATATTTAAGATTACCAATAATTGTTGGTAATAATTGAGGGTTAAGACCCGCAAAATTTCCAAATACCCAAAACTTGGAAACTCCTTCACGAAGCATTTCTATGTTGACATCTCTGCTTCTAACTTTTTGAATTTTTAATGTAGAAGTATTGATTAAGGCTTCAGTGGTTAATTCCGCTCCTCCCACATAATCTTCTACAAATAAATCTGCGACAACAATTACATGAGCCTCTGGATCCAGCTTACTCTTAACACCAAAAATATTTTCTTTAAAATTTAGATTAGTCATACTATCTCTTACTCTTATTATTTAAATTTAGTATATTTAGTAAATTTTATTTAATAAAAATTTATAAAATATCTAAGAAATTTTAATGTTCAACTTATATTTAAAAGAGAAGAAAATGAACAAAAAAACTGTTCGTCAGGCTCAAAAATTTATTCATGATGACAGTGAAGAAGATCCTATCATCTCACAACGTCTTCTTCAAAATATACAACAAAAACTTGAAAGAAGTGCAGCTTTAAATGGCGGCTTTGATAAATTGTTGTATAAAATTGACAGTATTGAAAATAATCAAAATATTATTGCCAATAAAGTTGATAAAATTCATGATGCAATCTACGACCCAGACGATGGACTTTTTGCCAGAATCACTATAAATAAAGTTGATCAAAATGCTTCAATTTCAGAAGTTGAAAAGCAAGTTGTTGAACTGTCATCGTGGAAAGAACAAAAAGAAAAATTATTTGAACAAAATGAAAATAATGGTGATAAATTTAATTTAAAGATTAATGATATACAAAATTCTATAGAAAACTTAGATAAGTTTAAAACTTCAACTGTAGGTTTAGCTAAATGGTTTTTAGCAGCAGTTGGAGGTGGAATAATTACAGTAATGTTTAAAGTTATTTACACTTTTGTTATATTAAAATAGTGTACATATTATATCAATAGTTAAAATATAGATTTGTGGAAAATCTATACAAACAAGAATTTATCAATAAAGAAAAGAAGATTATTGAAAATCTAGTAATAGAATCTTCTTTTAAAGATGATAGAATTAATTTACAAAACTTAAAAAGTCTTAGAAATTCTCTAACAATTCCACAAAAAGTTATTTTTGATATTTTATCAGAGCATTTGATCTGTTCTGAAAGAACTTCTCCTTATTCTTCAAAATTTTTTTTTGAAAATATAAAAAATATCAATACACAAAATTATAGATCTAGACTTTTTAAAAAAAATGATATTGATCATATCGTTAAAATTGGCGACGCCAAACTTAAAAATTTGATTTTAGAATCAATTAAATTATCTTCAATACATTCCAAGATAACTTTAGATACTTCTAATTCAAATACTTCTTATATTGAAGTTACTAATGGTTTCTTTTTCGAAGGAATAACTTCGTTATTTTTAATCAAAGAAAATTTATTTTTTGATGTCAAAGTTTCTTTGATAGACGGTTTTGTAGAATCAGTTTCTGAAATTCATCATTTTCTTGAATTGACTGCAAAGACAGAAGAATACTATGTAATTTTTGCCAGAGGTTTTTCTGATGAAGTTATTCATACTTTAAAAGTTAATTTTGATAGAAAAACTCTAAAAATTATTCCAATAGCAGTTAAATTTGATTTAGAAGGAATTAATCTGCTTAATGACATAGCTGTTTGTTGCAATTCTGATGTCATCAATACCCAAAAAGGAAATTTAATAAGCAACATATCAATAGAAAACTTAAAAAGAATCGAAAAAATCAGTCTATCAAAAGAAGGAATATTGATAAATAATCGATCAATTTTTGTTGACAATCATATCAAAAATTTACAGCAAAAAATTATAGAATCAGAAAATAACTTAATCGAAGAGACTATAAGAAAAAGAATTCAAAGACTAGGTCAAAATCAAATTTCAATTAAAATACCAAACTCAAAAGAAAAATCAAAAGAATATTATCAATTAGATAATGCAATTAGAAGCTTTAAATCAGCTTTAAACTATGGTATTGCCGAATTTGAAAATGAAATTTATCCTCTAGCCAGCGTTCATTCTGGTAATTTTTATTCAAAGAAATATCTCAATGTACTTTCAGACATCGGAGGAATTATTTGTTAGTTTACACACATTTTTTAGTAATTAAATTTATCTTTACAACATGAATCATTTAGATAAAATTTCAAAAGAAGTACTAAATCTTGTCAATTATTCCAAGGATGTTACAAAAAATAATGTCATTGAAATGAACTTGGGATTAAATTCAGAGCAATTAAATAAACTCTTAGAAGTCATAGACAATTCAATAGAACAAAGTTACCATAGAGGAATTAGTAACTTCCAGAAAAATATAGAGTACATTACCAAAAGATGAAAATTGGTCAAAAACATTTAATAAAATGTCGTTGTATTTTACCTCAATTTAAACAGAGGCAAAATCCACCACCGCATCATTTCATAGTTTTTTCTGTTTTGAATGAAGAAGATCAAACTATTGAAACAAAATATTCACAATGCAACAATTGTGGAGTTATTCATAAAATAGTCGACATATGCAAGTCTGAGATTCAGACAGGCAAAGAAAATATGAATTCTTTAATTAAATTAGAAGATATTAAACCTTCTCTTCATTCAAATTTTTCATCGATACTTGAAGCCAATAATGCTGATTTAGCTACTTGGGAATCAGTTCAGTTTATAGTAGAAAATAAACAATGGGGTAACTATGTTGTTCTATCTACAGACGCTGAAAATGATGAAATATACGGAAAATATATTAGAATTCTAGGAGAATCAATTTGTAAAGTAGAGAATTTCACAAGATCTTCAGGAGTTATTTCATGAATTCATATGGACAAACTATGTCAGATAAACTTGCTGAAGAAAATAATCAAGCAAGGAAAATTATTTTAGAAATAAATAATTTTGGAATAACTGAACGACAAAGATGGCTTATTATGTATTATCTTGCATTAGAACTAGAAGATGTCGAAAAGATGCAAGAATTAACATCAATTTTAAAAGAAATGAACCCTAATATCAATATGACTCACGTCTATGAAGGAACAAAGTAATGGGAAGACCTACTAATATTAAAAGTGGTAAATCTAATAGTTTAGAAGAAATTATTTATACAACGTCTTCTCAATCAGGTCCAGATGCCAGGTTGGTCGTTCTACACGGAGAAGTCAATGAAGCTTCTATTTGCAATGTAATAGTTCAAATGCTTCAATTGGCTAATCAAAATCACAAGCCAATTCATCTTGTAATTTCTACGTATGGTGGATCAGTCGACGAGATGTTTTCGCTCTATGATACCATCAAATTCTTGCCATGCCCAGTTCACACTATTGCCTTAGGCAAGGTCATGTCAGCCGGAGTTCTTCTTTTAGCTTCTGGTGTTAAAGGCAAGCGAATGATTGGTAAGTCTGCAAGGATCATGATACATCCAATTTCAGGTGGAGTAATTGGCAATGTTTTTGAAGCAATGAATGAGATGAAAGAGTTTACAAGACTTCAGGAACTCATGACATCAGCACTTCTTTCAGAAACAACAATGAAAAAAGAAGAAATTGACGACCTGATGAAAGCAGGACATGACTGTTTTTTGACTCCGGAACAAGCTGTGAAGCTAGGAATTGTTGACAAAGTCATTGGTGAAAATTGATAATTTGCTAAATGCAAAATATCAGTTGACTGTTGTATAACAGTTTAGTATGCCTACTCATGATTACTTAAAGTACTTTCCTTTTTCTAAAATAAGAAATGAACAAAAAAAAGCAATTGAATTTGCAATAGATGCTTTTGAGAAAGGAAAAAGAACTGTAATTCTTGAACTTGGTACAGGAGTAGGCAAGTCTGCCACTGGTATTACCATTGCACGTTATATGGAAATGCATGGCAATACTGTAAAAAATGAAGCAGGAGATCCACTGACTGGTGCTTATATTGTAACTACACAAAAAATTCTACAAGAACAATATTTGAGAGATTTTGGAGAACAAACTAATAAAAATCTAGTTAAATCTATTAAATCTTCAAACAACTATACTTGTTCTTTTTATACAGATCAATCATGTGCAGAGTCAAAAAGAATCCTAACAAAACTAGGTAAACAACTCAATGGAACAGAATTTCAAAAGCATTGTAAACAACAGTGCAAATACTCAATAGAAAAACAAGAATTTATTGATTCACCACTCGCAGTAACAAATTTTCCATACTTGCTAGCTGAATCAACTTATTCTGGCAAGCTTGAACCTAGAGGCATGTTAGTTGTTGATGAGGCACACAATGTAGAGTCAGAATTAGGAAAATTTATTGAAGTAACATTTTCAGAAAAATTTTCAAAAGATGTACTCAAATGTCGACCGCCAAAGTCCGAGTCTCAATCAGCAATTTTTGATTGGATAAGAACTTCTTACAGAAAATCTGCAAAAAAATACATCAATGATATTGAAAAATCATTGGTTAAACTGAGTGGAGATGTAGAAGGATACGGAGTTTTCTCAAAGCAATACGAAATGCTCGAAAAACATCTGAGTAAATTAGATCAATTTGTAGAATCATATAAACCAGACAATTGGGTTATGAATATTGTTATACCTGCTTTTGAAAATAAAAAAGCAGGGAAAAAATACGAATTTAAGCCTATTGATATATCTCAATATTCAAATGACTATTTTTTTAAATTAGGGGGTAGGGTTCTCTTAATGTCAGCAACAATTGTTGATAAAGATATTTTTTGTCAATCAATCGGTCTAAAAAGTGATGATGTTGCTTACCTTTCAATACCGTCGCCTTTTCCTGCTAAAAATAGGCCTATACACTTTTTGCCTGTAGGATCAATGTCTAAAAATAACATTGATGCTTCTCTTCCTAAGATTGCAGAAGTTATCAGAATGCTATTAGAAAAACATTCAAAAGAAAAAGGCATAATTCATTGTACCAATTATAAAGTTGCTAAATACATTCAAGAGAATGTTCTAAATGAAAGGTTAATGATTCATGATTCTCTCAATAGAGAAGAAGTTTTGAAAAAACACTTACAAAGTATTGAGCCTACTGTTCTATTGAGCCCTTCAATGATGGAAGGCGTAGACTTATACGATGATTTTAGTAGATTTCAGATTATCTGCAAGATACCTTTTCCTTATTTAGGAGATTTAGTTGTCAAGAAAAGAATGGAAAAAAATAAGTTTTGGTATCCATATATGACTGCTAAGTCTGTCATACAATCTCTTGGTAGATCCATTAGGAATGAATCTGACCATGCTGTGTCATATATACTAGACACAGATTGGGAAAGATTCTATAAAAATAATAGTAGAATGTTTCCAAAAGAATTTGATGTTTTATAATCTATGTACAATTATAGGAGTTACTTAAATGGAAAATGACGTGTTATTAAAGTGGAATGAGCTTAAATCTTTAGTTGAAGCTTTAGAAGTTGATATTGCAAAAAATGCAAGAGGCGTTTCAGCAGCTGGAGTTAGAGCTAGAAAAGGTTTGAGAGCTCTTCAGACAAAATCAAAAGAGCTCGTCAAGCTTACAATTGAACTTGAAAAATCATCTAAGCAAGAAAATAAGTGAGAGCATCTTTATGAGACATCATAATAAAGCAAGATTGATAGAAATTGCTACCAATGATTTAGACCCAACAAAAGACTATGTTCTTAACGAAAAAGGTAAGTTGTCTTTAAATGATCCAAATAAATCTGAAGTTAAAGATGAAAATTTTCAAGAAAAATTAAATTTTGCTTTTCAAGCAAAATCATCTGAAAATCAAGAAAAAAATTTGGTAAATGAAAGCACACCTACTCTGGATGACAAAAAAACACCCAAGACATCAACGAAAAAGACAAAAAAATAATCATAAATTATTTTGAATTATATTTTTTATTTTTTCGTAGATATTTTTTTCTATTTGACAGATTCTCATTCGAGTCAGGCCATAGATCTTGCCAATTTCTTGCAGGGTCTTTGGACCTGACTTTGAAGCAATTATTGCACAGTTCTTAGATTCTGAATAGTTAATCCAGCTACTACAAGTCTTTTTGTGACAAGACACATTGTGTCTTTCATGAAGATTATAGCATGTCTCGTTTGTTTGAATGATCTTTAGCTTCTTGTTTTTCATCTTATCAGTTAAATTCAAATTACAAACTTGACACTTTGTTGTTTAAGCATAATATAATGATTACAGGCATGAAAAAATTATACGTCCTAGATACAAACGTTTTACTCAGCGACTCAAATTCAATTTTTTCTTTTGAAGACAATGATTTGATAATTCCTATGGCAGTCTTAGAAGAACTAGACCGTCATAAAAGTCGATTGGATGAAGTTGGAAAAGGCGCTCGTCAAATATCAAGGTCTCTTGACGACTTGCGCTCCAAAGGAAGTTTGACTGATGGTGTAAGTCTTCCTCAAGGAGGATCTCTAAGGATTGTTTCAGTTAATTCAGAATGGGCCAATAAACTTCCACAAGAACTTCAAACATCAAAAACAGATAATATGATCATTGCGCTCATGTTTCAATTACAACATGAGAAAGAAAATTGTATTCTCGTCTCCAAAGATATTAATGTTAGAATTAAATGTGATTCTTTAGGAATTAAGTGCGAAGACTATTTAAAAATGAGAGTAACTGCCAATGAAGAGCAGTTCTATCGAGGTGTTGAAGTTTTAGAGGTACCCGAAGAATATGTCGATAGTTTCTATCATGAAGAGCAGGTTTGGATACCTGATGAATTTATTGGCGATAGAAAACTTTACCCAAATCAAATTATTGTCATAAAAACTACGGGAATAGATGGCAAAACAATAAAATCAGCACTTGCAAAATGTTTGCATCCTGAAAAACCACTTGTTCCAATTACCAAGATTGAGTCTGCATTTGGTCTTAAGCCGAGAAATAAGGAACAATCATTTTCTTATGATTTGTTGTTTGATGACAATATTAAACTTTTAACTTTGACGGGGCCTTCTGGTACAGGAAAAACATTGCTTGCTATTGCTGCAGCGCTAGAACAGTTAAAAGGACTGGGTGGTCAGCCTAAGTACGACAAACTCATTGTTACCCGGCCAGTTCAACCTGTAGGCAAAGACATTGGATTCCTTCCAGGCACACTTGAGGAAAAGATGGAGCCATGGATTGCACCAATCCGTGACAATATGAACTTTCTAATGAGTGGCAAGAAAGGTCACCGTCGCAAAGTTCCAAGTGGTGTTGACCCCAACGGAAAACCAAAGTCAAACGATGAATACTACCTTTCACTCCTCCAGGAAAAAGGTCTCATCGAAATTGAGGCAATCACATTCATCCGCGGCCGCTCAATTCCCAATGCTTATATCATCATTGATGAGGCTCAAAATCTTTCAATGCACGAACTAAAGACAATCATCACTCGAGTTGGTGATGGTACTAAAATAGTTCTTACTGGAGATATTGAACAAATTGATAACGTACACGTTGATGTGTTTACTAATGGCCTAACATATGCAATTGAAAAATTTAAAGACTACCCCATAGCTGGCCATGTGAGTCTTCTCAAGGGTGAGAGAAGTGAGTTGGCGACCCTTGCTTCAAAGATTCTATAATTACTGGGTTAGTTTTATGTAATTAGTAATATTTGTTATGGTCGATCATGAGCGGAATTATAGATAATAAATCTAGAGTACTCGACGGCATTCTAACCTACGAAGGCCGTCGTCAAATGTCTCAAAATACTTTTGAGGTAAAGTACTATACTTTTTCCGATAGAATGCTTGTCTATAGAAGAGATGATGCGAATGGTCATCTAGATCCTACAGACAAGCTGTATTTTGAAGCATTTAACGCGCCATATGATCAGATAACATTTGAAGCAGATGATTCTGGTAGACTTTCACCTTTTAGACAGCATGCGACGCTAGAGACAACAACTGTTACTGGAAGCATCACAAGCAGCTTAGCATGGACTTCTTTTGTAAATGGCAAATTAAAAGCAAGATCTCAAATCTTTTCTTCTGACGTTGGTATTGAAGGCAGTTTTACAGAAGAATTAATTTATGGGCAAAAATTTGCTTCATTGCTTGAAGGAATCTTAACTTCTTCACTCGATAATTTTAAGAGTCTTTGTATACTTGGAACTGCTGATCCTATTTTTGAGGATCAAGATTTTGCATTAAATGTTGAGGAAGTACAATTCGAAATAAATTTTAGAGAAGATGAAATTGCTAAAGTAAATCCTACAAATGTCAATACAATTGACTCACTTTTTAGTGATGATAAATTGAATAATGTAGAAAATTTTCTCTATCTACCACCAACTGTAAAGATTAATGACCCCAATATCGATAGAACCAATTCTTTAGAATTAAGAAATAAAAATTACAATTTAGGTAACTACCCTCCATGGGGGCCAACAACTAAAGTTACATACGACATTTTGCAGGAAAAATTAAAAAATTACTCATATAAAAAAGTAATATTTGATCCTACTTCAAAAGACAACGAAATAATTGCTCAATTTTTTGAAATTAACAACAGCGAAGTAAAAAAACTCGATGTTATAGATGCAAAGATTTATGCCAATGATTCGAGAAATGTTGTTGTTTCAGACAAAAAAGTATACTATGTAGGAAAAGTCATAACTGACGATACAGGAACTGACTGTTTTGTCAATATTTTTACTCTTGTATTTGGAAATGATGATGAAGAAGAGGAACAATGAAAGTTTTTACCAATAAATTTTCTCAAAATGACGTCCTAAGAATTGAAAAATATTTTTCTTCTTTTGTTTCTCAAACAAATACCTTCTACAGATTTAGTTTTTTAGTAAGTTACCTTCAGAGTGACATTATCAAAAATGATCTAAATCATGTAAAGATATCAGTTTTTACTGATATTAACGAAGGAATAGAAGAAGAAGATGCTGGCGCCAATTTATACAATGCCAGAACTGGTTATTTTAACTCAGGCAAGAAAAAAGCTAATGACTTGCTTCAAAAGAGCAAACTTCAAGTTCAGGAAGCAAAAAAGAAGGCAATAAGTAAAATTTTTAGTAAAAATTTTCCTTTTAGTTATAATCTTTCTCTCAATAAAGAGCAAATTAAAAACGGAGCAATTCTAACAAATATTGAAGGATTGTATGACACTGTAGAGACTCTTGAAGAGATAACAAGCACCAATGATAGTAATTTTTTAACAAAAACAGGGCCACTGGTAGATAGACCAATTAATGAAAAAAATTATAAGAATAATGCACTAAATTTATTAACAAATTATCAAATTGATCCTGCAGAAATTATCAATATTTACACATCTAAAAATAATGGTGAGAATATAGTTGCAAATTCTGCAATTCACTCTATTAAACAAATAGGTGACTATTATTTTAACGATGCTTTGGATTCTCTTTCAAAAGAAAATTTTTATTACAAAAAAGTTAAAAAAAAGATTTTTGCAGACAAAAAATTTATTAGATATGCAGTTGATCTTCCAAAATCTCACTGCAACAAACCTTTGACTGTGCAATTTGATGTTCATCAGATTGATAATCCTACCCCTGTTTTTTCAATTAGAAAGATTTTTGATGCACCAACTTTAATTACTAATGCTAGACAGCTCAGCCAAGTTCCAAATTTAAAAATAGGTGGTAAAAATTTAAAGGTTGCATTTAATTCTGAAGATATTAACAATGTTATTATCCAAAAAAAATCAGTGTCAGGAAGAGGAGATCCATCCTTATTTAAAGGTCTTCTAGAAAAGAATATAAATTATTCACCTGCAACAGTCTACTCGGGTATAGACTATAAACCTGAAAATTATGTGGACATTTACCGATGTTATGTCGGTAATAGTCTTTATCATGTCAATAGTCCTTTTTTTAAAAGCATAGCACACTGCAATGCATTTACAATAGACACATCAGCATTAATAGTCAAAAGCATAGGAAATGCTGCCCTAGTTACTGTAAGGAATATTCCAACTTTTGCATCTAAATTTAGAATTAAAAAAAGAATGCTTCACACCAGCAATCAAAAAAATACTGCTGTTGAATTAAATTTTATTGATTTTGATTTTATTCAACCTAATACTGATCAACAAAGTATTTTTGATGCTGAAGTTCAGGAAGATAAAGTTTACGAGTATACACTTGAATATTTGACCTCACATGGAATCGTTCAGTCAAAATCAACTGTTTATAGACATGCTAATTTTTCTAAAAACAAAATTATAAAAATTAATATTTCTAATCAGCTAAGAGGCATTGAAAACAATAAGCATTTTTTTAGATTTACAATTAATTCAACCGTTGAAACCAATGAATTAGATAAAATTTTAGGAGAACTAACCAATAGTCAATTGTATAGTTTATTTGCAGAAGAAATTAAAAATTCAACAGACGAATTATCAAAATTTTTATTTTTTAAAGTAGTTAGAACAAATTTAAAAAATGGAAAAATTGAGGAATTTAATCAAATCAGTGCAACCAATTCTGCTGAATTTTCAGATGATTTTTCTTCAAGGACTGCATTAGGAATCGATGATCTTGACCCTACGAATTCCTACAACTATCAAGTTCATGGAATTTTAAAAGACATTGAAACGGTATTTAAGGACAGGATTAAAACTGTTGAAATTAATTTAGGAAACAACAATAGCAACAACAATAGCACTTTAGTTCCTAGAACTTATTCATATAGACCTTACATCTGGAGACAACCTTATGTATTACAAACAGGTCATATGTACGCAGAAGATACTCATGGAACTATTATCGGTCTATCTTCGGACCAAAATATTGGTATACTACAAGAATATACTCTACAAGGTTTAAATAATTTTTTTGGTATTAATAATGTTGATGCTAGAAGAATAGACATGGAGCATGTAAAAATTTCTTGGCAATTAACAGGTACTTTAGATGATTACGATCATTTTATTTTAATAAAAGAAGTAGCTAAGAAAAAATCTTTTGTTGGAACATTGCATAATCGTGATGTTATTCTAAAATTAGAAAAAGAAGATAGAGGAACTTTGGTATACTATGTGATAGGAATTACTAAAGATTTTAATATTTTACCGGCAAAAAGATCCAATGCTTTGACTTTGTCACCTGAAGAATTTAATGCCTACCTTGTTTAAGACGGACGGAAGTGAATTATGGGTAAAAGTACTAAAATAGGAAATGTTCATGCAGGCAATAAAAATGCCAATTCAAAATCAGGGTTAGGATCATTTTTAACAAATAAAGACTTTAATTTTCCAGTCGATGATAGTAATCAAAATTACTCGCAGAATTTTTTTGAAGAAAAAGTAAAAAATTCAACAGATCCTTTTTATGTCAATACTGGTATTCAAAATAAAAAACCTGAAATAATCTCTCTAGCAAATTTTGTACCTCTTGAATTTGACAACAACAATTTAAAAGGTCCATTTTACGAAATTCTAGAAGCAAAGCAAGACTCATTGCTCATAAATTTTAGCAAATATTTAGAAGCTATTAATGTTCCTTCTTTAGGACAAACAGGCGGCACAAATCAATTTGTTACTACTAATTTAAACTTTATTAAGACAGGTTCACTACAATTTTCTGATTACATAACAGATTTTTTAACTCAACTAGAAAAAATTAGACGAAGATTTAATCCGACATATCGACTTGACGGATCTGTCATTGAAAAATTTAGAATAGGAAATCCTGATAGCTTTGGCTATCCTATGTCAGTCGCTGAAGTTCTTTTTACAAGTGAAGAAAATATTTTGAACTGGACTCCTACAAAAACATGGATACAGATGTGCTTAGAACTAAAAGAAGTATTAAAAGGTGGTTTGCCTTATTCTTTTCAGTCTGAAGCATCCGATGTTTTTATACCTAACAATCCTGATTTTTTAAATAACTACAAAGATCCTTATTTGATTACACCTTCTCTTCTCAGCAATACAAAAAGATTTAATTTCAATTCTGTTCAAAAACAAATTCTACCAATTTTTAGTGATGATTTTGTTATTGATGAAAATAATATGGACTTGCTTTTGACACAAGCCAACAATCTTTTTGTGAATGGGTCCATGTTTAATGAGCCCGTTTTTTCATCCGAAGAAGATATTGAAACTTCTATAGCAAAATTATCAAATTTACTCTGTCAAGAGTTGTCATTCTCAAACAATATGGATCAAGGAATTCTTGATAATTTTGGTTATCCAAGTAATAAAGAAAATTTTTCAGATATATGGGATTATCTCATTGGTCAGCCAGGAAAGGATATAACAGACATTGATTCAACCCCGCTCGGTAATAAAAATTCTTTAATTAGTTTGTCCCAAGTTGTCGAGGATGACAATACTGAAGTTCTAACATTTGAAGATAAATTTTTAAGAGACGACATTTTTAGCGATAACAGTTCATCCGATAGACTTGCAATACTTTCACCCGGTTTTTATTATTACATTGAAAGTTCATTAAGATATTCGAATTTTAGTTTTGACACATCTAGGATCAGCAAACTACAGTCAAGGCTGGGAAATAATTATAAAATGTTGTCAATGATTGCAGGGAAAATGTCATTTGATCAATACCCAAGACCCTATAGATCACTTGGCGAAAAAGTTTTAAATTTAAGTAAATTTAAGAATGGACAAAATTCTGGTTATGATAATGATCCTTTTAATTCTTTTTCAAGACCAATTGTTTTGATAAGAAAAATTGAAAATGAAGTTTTATCTCCGTCTCACCTTCTTAAAAGAAATGAAAATTATGAAGAAGGCTATATTACTTCTCAGCCTGTAGGTGCCTTTAAAGACTTCAGCGCAGTTTTAATATCAAAATCAATGAGCGATCCAAAGCTTAGAAGTCTGCTTTTTTTGTATGTTGCTTTAAGAATCAACGGATCCAAATTTTCAGAGTCTGTTGTTAATTCAATAACCTTAAACAATCAGACGACTTTTTTTACATTTCAGGAATTAATTGCAGAGAAAATTTATAGTAGACTTTCTACTACAATAGCACAATTAAAAAAAGAAGAAGTAGATAAAAATTTATCAAAAAGAGCAGATCTTAAATCCGACGATTTAGACACAAATAAACTTCATACATTAAAAGATATTAGAGATTATTTAAAGTCTAGCGGAGGGAATTTACCAATACTTGACAACATAGCAAGAATGATGCTGAGTATACTTTCAGTTACTAAATTTAAAAAGAAGTCAGAAAGAATTATTACTACTAAGTACAATTCGCCTTTTAAAAATGAACCAGAAACAACTTCAGACGATTATATTACACAATATTCAGGAATTCAAAGAACAGCTTTTATGGCGGGTTTATTTGAACTTTGTTGTTTAATTGTTCATGCAGCAAATCCAGAAAGAATAATAGCATACGTTAAATCATTTATTGACAAAGACATAGTAGATTATAAAAACGTTGTGGGTCAAGATGTTGAAGCAATATATGATATCGTTTCATTTGACGGTTATATTGTTGTAAGTAAAATTTATGATGCATCAATTGGTAAGTTTAATTCATTAGGAAAATTAACCAATACAGAATCAAATTTCAAAGATTTATTAAAATTTGGATTTATTCCTAGCGAAGATCTTCAGACTATTACCCCATCAGAATATCAACAAATTTCTGGAATTCGTGGATTAAAAATTGATTCTGTAATGGTCAACAGTGAAAATAAAATTTACAATTATGCCAATTTATACAGAAAATATATTAATAGATTTGCTATCTACGTTGCAGGTTTAAAAAAGCAAATTGATGAATTCAAACAAATACTTTCAAATACGCAAAATAGTATTTTTCATCTAATGGGTGCTGTCCTTGAAACAAAAATAAGCGAAGGCGGCCCACAGGTCCAAAGAAATCTTATAACAAAAGAGCAGTTGCTTTTAACACAAAATAAGCTTTTAGACCTGCATGAACGTTCTAAATCTGCCATAAATGCATCTTTAGGATCAGATAGATCAGTTTTAAAAGATACTTTTTATTTTTCTTCCTTTAAAGAATCTAATACTTTCGAAGGGTATCTACCAGTAGAAGACACTTCTTTAGTATCTTGGAAGTTATTTGTAAAAAGATGGTTTAATTCTGGTCTACAATGGTCAGAACAGGTTTCTTTTAACAAAAAGATAATGTCGGTTGGAATTCCTCAAAATTTGGTGAGGTATCTATCTGCAAACGTCTCACAATATAATCCGAATAATTCAAAGAAATTATCGTCAATAATAAGAATAAATTTGTTTAGAATAGATAACTTTCTAAGCACATTAATACACAAGCCTATTTCTTATGTTTTTGATATGGACAGATTCCCTACAAAAATTCTTAAAAATTACGATACAATTCCACATAACATAAAAGATGTGCTTATGTCAGACAATCCTCCGTATTTAAATCGTCAAGCTTTCCCATTTTATCAAGTCGATTATTCAAACGGAAAAGTTGGTCTTAGGCTTTTCAAAAATGGAACATTAGAACCTGAATATCAACAAAATATTTTGCAAGATTATTCATTTTTATCGAGCGACGTTATTGATCAAATTAATAATAATCACATTGATAGTTTTATTGCAGAAGAATATCTGAAATACTTGTCAGATGTAGATTTTAATGAAAATATCTATGATAATTTTTCTTCAATTCCTACAGCAACATCAAGTCCTTCATTTGTACAAACTCCACCCACATTGACTCAACTCTTTAATCCGCCAACAACGAATACAAATAACGTCTCTACCAAAAAATTAATAGCAAATAGCACATTTTTAACTATTAATCCTAGCGAATTAGTCAACAATACGTTAAAGATAAGAAAGTTTGATAGAGTATTCCATATATTATTTGATCCAGATGATTTTTTTGTTGATGAAATTCAAACAGACTCAGAAACACTCAGATTTGCCATCAATAATCAGCTTGTTGATAGGTTAGACACAAATGGAAATGTTGTTTATAAAAGAAGGCAAAATAATGTATCAGCAGTTACTTATGACCAATATTTTGTAACAATTGAAGGATACTGAAAATTTATGACAATAAACTTCAATGCCAACAGTATTTCTTCCGATCCTTCAGATCCAATATCTTCGATTAAAATTCCACAGGTAAAAAATTTTACTGGAAATTTTGCATACAATTATTACACTGAAGACGAATCTGTAAGTGACAAACCGATCATTCCTTCTTTTTATAGAGATAAAAAAGTCGATGAATTAGATTCTGAAAATATTTCTTTTACGCTTAGAGTACCTAGATTTATAAAACTCAATTGGGAAATTCCCGATTTTAATTTAAATGAATTTGATAACCAGTTTAGTCAGCTTAGAATTTCTCCAAAATTAATTGAGGAAAATTTAAGAAAGATTGTAAATGAAGGAAATTTTATTGGATCAAAGTATATTTCTTACATTTTTTCTGCAACTGATTCTTTAGAAGATGCTTCTGCTGATATCAACAATGACGGTAATATAGATCTATATTCTAATAATAATTTGAGTCAAACAGGAATAATCGACAATTATGTAAAAAAATATTTAGATTTTTACAAATTGGCAGGTGGAACAGAGTCAAAAAAAGAAGAAATAAAGAGTAAAATTTCTAAAGCCATTGAGACGCTTGAAAAATTAGGAGATCGTCCAAATAAAACTTTTGGATATAGATTCGCAGACCAAACAGGAAAAATATTAAAAGATACAACAGGTTTTGATCAGCTTCTTGCAAACTCAGAAAGCTTATACACACAATTAAATGCAATAGCCCTTCCAGATCTATTTGCAAAAACTAAACTTCCTCAAAGTACGCTGGAGGCATTTAAAAAATATTACAACAATCATAAAATTCCTCTATCAGAGTTAGAAGAATTTATTCAGCCTTTTCAGATTTTTGATATTCCTATTGATTCTAACAATCTCATTTCAACAAAAAAATTGGTGGGATATACGATTGACAAATATGAGCAGATAGGACAAGATTTAATAAAAATTGAAACAATTCCACTAGAAAATTTCGAGATTGGTTCAATTGTCGACGTGAACGTTAAATACAACGCAATTTATCATTATGTTATAAGAACAATTTGTCAAATTGTGATACCTGCATATTTAAAAGATTTTAATGAATTACGGTACGTTGGTTATTTAATCGCCTCAAATCCCGTAGCAGTAAAAGTAATTTCAGAAAAAGATACTTTGCCACCAGAACCTCCATCGCAAATTGATTTTAGTTGGGACTATAGAAAGAAAAGGCTGAAGATTACTTGGAATTATCCTGTTAGCGCTCAAAGAGATGTAGGGCAATTTCAGGTATTCAGACGAAGAAATATTTATGAACCTTTTGAATTAATTTATCAAAGACATTTTGACAAGTCAATTGTCAAATATCCTACAGGAGAAGTTATTGATGGCAATGTGGCAAATTCAAATCAATATGCCAATTATGTTTCTTTAGATGACTATCCCCATACATTCGCCTATGACGATGATTTTAAGCTTGACATAGATACACTGACTGTTTCAAAATACATTTATACTATTGCTGTAATTGATACGCATGGAGTAATTTCTAACTACAGTGCACAATTTGAAGTATCTTTTGATTTTTTTAAAAATAAATTAACCAAAAAATTGATTAGTAGAGCTGGTGCCCCTAGACCGTACCCCAATTTAAAGTTATCAGTCGATCTTTATAAAGACACAATTAATCCAGGTAAAGCATCAAAACAACTAAAAATTTATTTTAGTCCTGATTATTACAAATTAATAGATAGAAATAAAAAAATAATGAATTTAGTCGGAACAAATCAGAGTAAATCTCACTATAAAATTCAATTCATTAATACCCAAAACCAAAAAACAGCTTCATTGAAGATTAACATAGAAGATGAGAAAAATTTGGCTAATGACAATAGTTTGTTAATTTTAAATGAATCGTAATATTTTATAGCGTTTTTACTTTTTAAGTTTATATTAGACTATATAGCGAGGAAAAAATGGGATGGTTAGATAATTCAACCAATAATATAATTTTAGATGCGGTATTGACAGACTACGGTAGACAAAAATTAGCTGCTGCGAATGGAAGTAATAGTGCCAATGGTTTTTCTATTTTTTCTTTTGCGCTCGGAGACGATGAAGTAAACTATAATTTGATAAAGAAATACGGTAGAACAATAGGAAGAGAAAAAATAGAAAAGAACACGCCTGTATTCGAAGCCTTTACAAATCAAAATTTATCTCAAAAATATAGACTTTTTAGTGCAGAACAAAATCCTATAATCTATTTGCCGAAGCTAACTAGCAACATTACACAAGTCACCTTAACACCAGGAAATTCTCAGTTTATTACGGTTACTCAAATTGGTCAAGGTGGAGAGCCTATACCCGTAGGAACTCAAGAAACAGAATTTGAAATATTTGTCCCTGATTTATTTTTAAATTTGTCTGGTGGGCCTACAGCTTCAGGAGCTGCAGACATTAGTAGAATAAAAATGTATCAAGCAACTGCTGTCATAAACAACAATATTCCTACTCTAAATTTTACAATTTCTAGAAAAACAATTACTGACACCATGTTTGATGTCTATGGTCGTGCGACCACTGGCAGTCAAAGAATTATTGATACATCTGTGAGAATTACTGGAAGACAAACAGGAATATCTTTAGACCTTCCCATCGACATTTACAAATTAACAACACCTTGAGCAAAGAGGAAAAATGATTTATCAGGATTTAGACAACAACAATGATATAAAATCTGCAAGATCCTTTCTTAACCAGTTAATAGACGTACTTCAGGAAGACATAAGTGGATCTACATCAAGAAGAAAATATCAGCATTTTGTAACTGGAGGCATAGGTCCTGGTGTCACTTCTTCTCTTTATCAGACAGTTTATGATCAAGATTTTACTTTGCAGACTGCCAATCCTATTTTTGATGTGACAGTTGGTCTGTCGCCTCCTCTTTCGACCAATACTACATCAATAGCTTATTCAGTTAGAACAGGTACAGCAGGAAGCAAAGATCTTTACACTAGCAGTAGTTTAATGATGAGAGAAAAAACTGATATTTATAGACAATTTTCTCAGATACTGCTTGGAAACGATTCGGTGGGTGAAACAAAATTATTTACAATTCCACTAGAATCTGCAGGATCAACAACTACGATCGACGCCGCACTTTTTATTGCCTTTAAGAGACTTTTTGCAAGAGATCAAATAAAAAGAGAAACTTTTGCCATGAGATTTTACCAGTCTGCTTCAATGGGAGCCGCTGGTGACTACGAAACAATTTCTCAAAGACCAAACCTTATTGAAACATCCATATCCGGATCTGCAATTTTTACCGACTTAGGATCATCACAGGCTAAATTCACAACTTTTGGTGGTCAATATGGAATTATAAAAGATGCTTCAAACACTGCAAGAGAAGTAGGCTTACTTTTTTATGATGCAGGAGTTGCAGTATTTGATCTCAATCAAATACTTTCAGGAACTCAGTTTGTATCAGGAACAATAGACGCTGTAAATGCTTTAGGAAAAATGGACATAGGCGGATTCAATACAGCCTTGACTGGCACGGCTAGATTTATTCCTGACTTCATGACTTCAGGAAGCATAGACAACATTGTAGATCACCTTTGTGCTACAAGATTTCAGTCGGGTTCTCTTACAGCAGTGACTTTTCAAAATGTAACAAGCATTAATTCTACACTGGTTTTTTGTAGGGCTGCCGCTAATAAGTTTAACTATTCGTCTAACCCCACCTTTGTAGACACACAAGGTAGAACAGTCGTAATTGATCCAGGTGAAGAAGATAAGCAAGAAACTTTTACATATGTCACTTCCGTAGGTCTTTACGATGCGACTGAAAATCTTTTGGCAGTTGCTAAACTTAGTAGACCTGTAGAAAAAAGCCCTGAAAGAGATGTAACTTTTAGAATTAGACTTGACTTCTAATAATTTAATTTCAAATGTCAATCATACCCGTAAGAGCTGAGGATGTAGAATTAATTACTACTGTTATTAATCCTGAAAGATTTTTTAAATCAAATTCTTTGGGAGAGACAACTGGAGCGATTAATCTATATCCTCGTGCTTCTAACATAGAGAAAGAGATACGTCCTCTTGCGATGTTTCAGCAGTCTGTGTTTAATGATGAAAATTTAGAAAATTACATGAGTCAAGCAGTCCTGAATAACGCTCAGGATTATTCAAAGATTGTCGAACAATATCTAGAAAAGGTCAACACACAAGACACGTCCATAAAGAAAAAGAAGACAATAGGCATAAGAAGATTTGTTCCTACGGCAGATCTTACTGCGGACACATTGCGAAAGTTGAATGTAAAAGATATTCTAATTCCTCATTATCGAATTAATTACAAGACAGCCAACTGGGCCTACACAAATTATCATTCATTAAATTTTTTTACTTCCCCCGATGTTCCATCGACTTCTGCACTTCTTTTTGCAAATATTGAAAATAATAACTTGGTAACTCCCCCAGGTTTTGTGGGAGGAACTTATTCATTATCAGGACCTTTCACATTTGAATGTTATATTAATCCTAGGTATAAAGAGGATTATTTAGACCCAGGCGAATTTCGTGCAGGAACAATTTTTCATTTATCATCAAGCTATTGTCTTTCTCTTGTCACTGGTTCTTCAAAAGATCAAAATGGTTATCCTGCAAGTTTTAAATTGCAGTTACAATTAAGTCATAGCGCTGACATTCCTCCTTCAGAAGCAATTCCAGGAAGCTATCCTAGTGATTTAATTTTTCATTCTGACGACAATATTTTGGACTGGAACACTTGGAATCATGTAATAGTCAGGTGGGGAACTAATTTAGTAAATGATGGAACTGGCTCATTTTATGTAAATGGCAAAGATTGCGGTTACTTTACTGTGCCTTCTGGAACAATTTCACCACAAATTTTTAACAACAGTGATGAACCAACTGTGTTATTTGTTGGAAATTATTTTGAAGGAACCAATCAGGGAACAAGCGGAATGTCGTACTTTTTTAGCGACATTGAATCAGAAAGAGAAGGATTGCCAAATCTAATAGACAGCGGCGGGACCCAAGACGAGCCAGACACATATCTTTTGAGACATCCTTTAAAAGCAGAGGTTCATAATCTGGCAATTTATCGTTCATATAAGACCAATTTGGATATCAACAATCTAAAAGGACGTGGTTTATCTCAAGAAACAACTTCCACTGATGTTGCTTTTTATCTTCCTCCATTTTTTGTTGAAAAAGCTCCATACAGAAAATTTGTTACTCCTTTGGGAGGCCCAGCAACATCTTATGGAGGCGTCTTATTGACACCTTTCTATGAGGTCGATGGTTATACCAACGATCCATTTAATGTAGGAATGTCTTTCGGCGTGGGAGGACACTATATTAACTTAGATAACTTTGTCAAAGATTTTGCCAATCAAAACTATGCACGTCTACATCATTTATCTGCGTCAGTAAAGACAACAACTACTTCGCCACAAGTAGCTAATGATATACTTTATGATGATCCTTTTGTTAGAAAAAGAAATTTAACTATACTGCCCTGTGATGATGGAAACTTTAATCCAAACTATGGTCTTATAGTAAATGAAGTAACAAATAAAGGAATAGACTCATTCGGAAGACTAAACACCAGTTTAATTGGGTTGGATTATCTTTTAAATGACACTTCAGTTTTGGGCGATTTTAACGATTATGAGAGTCTTCCCGATGTATATGAAGAACTGCTAGGATTTAATCCAGAGTACCCAGGTTTGCTTCCTGGTGAAGCAATAAAAAATAAAATTTCACAAATAAATGAAGAGCTATATGATCCTTCTTTCATCAAAGGATTTCCACTTTCAATTTACGAGAGAACCAAAGACCCATCTTCAAATCAGATTACATTTTTCGACATAAGCAACCTTTTTTATGGCAGTAGAATTTTGCCTAAATCATTTGTCTTAAAAGACAGCAATATGACAGGCTCCGGAGGAGCTGTTTCTATAACAATAAAAGATGACGGAAATGGCAATCTATACAGAGCAGATTCTTTAACACCCCATAGCAAAAAATCGTCTATTGGAAATATATTCTACAATGAAGGCGTCGTATTTCTCAAAAGTCCACACATAAACTTTTTCGGTAAAGATCAATATGAGATGTCTTTTAGAGGAGAATATCAGCTTCATTCAAGCAAGTATGCGCTTTTGGCGCCTTCAGGACTATTAAATTCGTCTTCCAATGGGTCCTATGCACCACTCAAAGAAATTATAAGTGCATCCAATGATCCGCTCGATACTGATTTATTTGTCTATATTACAGAAATAAATATGCACGATGAGAACCTCAATGTAGTTGCAAAAGCCAATCTTGCACAACCAGTGTTAAAAAGAGAACCCGAAAAAATTCTTTTTAAGGTAGGATTTGACTGGTGATCTTCTAATGACTTTAAAAAAAAAGATTCGTAGAAAAGTTAAGAGAAAAGGTCATTACCACCGAGGTGAGTATACATCTTCCAAGACTGGTCAGATCTGCAAATATCGAAGCGGGTGGGAACTTGCTGTCATGAAATATCTTGATGATCAACCTGATATTTCACATTGGAGCTATGAAAAGACTGTCATTGAATATGTCTCAAACATTAGGACAAAAAAGATTCGCAAATACTACCCAGACTTTTTCGTTTCTTATTTGGATGGTCATTCTGAGGTTTTAGAAGTAAAGCCTCGCAGAAAATTACAACAGGCAGCAATCAAGAAGAAGACTGCAGCTGCAGAGCAGTGGTGCGTGACACACGGCGCCATTTATAAAATATTGACAGAAATAGAATTAAAAGAATTAGGTCTTTTATAATTCTATTTTACCTGACCAATCTGTGTTTAAATAATGACACGTGAAGAACTATATCATAGGCTTGGATGTTTCGACATCTGTGACAGGTGTGTCAATACTCGATGCAAACAAAGCAGGGGATGACTCAGGATCGCACATTATTTATCTCGATAGGATTGAATACAAGAAGTGCAATACACTTTGGGATAAGGCAGATTTTACATCAAGATCCCTCGGTGATTTGAAAAATAAATTTCCAGGAGACTACAAAGTCTATCTTGAGGAACCACTGATGGGTTTCAGGGCGGGAATGTCTTCCGCAGCAACGATAACTACGCTGATGAGATTCAATGGCATTGTCTCGTATATTTCAAGAGGAATATTTGGTGTAGATCCTCAGTACATAGCTTCATCAACAGCAAGAAAATCATGCGGAATAAAATTGCAGAAGACGTCCATTGCGGGCATAAATGGCAAAGAACAAGTTTTTAGATACATGTCAGAGAATGACTTAAAACATGTTGTATGGCCAAAGAAGAAAAATGGAGAACCAGTAGACTGGAGTCGAGATGCTACGGATGCATATGTGATAGCCAGGGCTGCATGCCTCTTATGAACATCTCATGATTATTTGTTAGGATAATTATGTGGGAATCCGTTCTGTCTCTGACAGCATTATTTTTTTTGAATCTATCTTTGGCAAAGGTCACGTATCTTCCAATGGAATTAATTTTGACGTACGCTGCCCCATATGTGCGCCTTCTGACCAATCTAAAAAGAAACTTTCAATTAGAACAGATACGTCGGCCAACCATTGCTGGGTATGTGGATGGAAATCAAGAACAATTATTCCACTCATCAGGAAATACGGTACACAACTTCAACTTGAAACTTTCAAGGAAATGTTCGGAATATCTCCCGGGACTTCTCGACTAGTCACAGGAGAAAAAGAAGAAAAACAAAAAATTTGTCTTCCAAAAGATTTTAAACTTCTTTCTCTTGCAAACGATTTAGATCCTGATGTCAAGGCAGCGTGGCGTTATCTTTATTCGAGAGGATTAACTGACAAAGATGCATGGTATTTTAAGTTAGGAATTTCTGATGAACCTCGTTGGAAAAGAAGGTTGATCATGCCTTCTTTTGACTCACTAGGAAATTTAAACTATTTTGTAGCAAGAGCAATTGACAAAGATAAAAAACCCAAGTACGACAATCCTGATGTTGATAAAAATCCTATAGTTTTTAATGAAATTAACTTGGACTGGCAGAAGAGACTTGTTCTAGTAGAAGGTGCATTTGATTTGGTTAAATGCCCTGAAAATTCCACAGCTTTGCTGGGGTCTGATCTGGACGAAAGACATGAAATATTTAATAAAATTCTTTTAAATAATACGCCTATTTGGTTGGCACTCGATGGTGACATGTGGGATAAGAAAACTCCAAAAATTGCAAAAAAATTAATGGAATATAACATTGATGTTTTAGTTGTTGACGTTAGACAGTGGAAAGATCCCGGAAATATGTCTAAGTTGGAATTCGAGAACGCACTATCTGATGCGAAAATAATAAATTGGGAAGATGATTTTTTAAGAAAAATGAAGAAAGCAACTGAAATTAGATTTAGCATCTAAATTGAACAGTTTCTTTTTGATGTATATTTTTGATTAAAATGCGAATCGCACATACTGCAGACGTTCACTGGCGAGGCTTGACTCGTCATGACGAGTATAGAGAAGTTTTTACAGCATTCATTAATGATTGCAAAAAAAATAGTGTGAATCACATTTTTGTGGGTGGTGACATTTTTCATACTAAAACAACAGGAATATCACCTGAATATATTGAGCATCTAACTTGGTGGTTAGATGCAATGAGCAAAATTGCACCTGTTCATTTAACACTAGGAAATCATGACGGCAATCTAGTTAATTTATCTAGACAAGATGCAGTTTCACCAATAGTTTCTGCGCTTAACAATCCTAGAATTTTTCTTTACAAAAAAAGCGGAGTCTTTGAAATTCAAAAAGGATACAACCTGTGCGTCTTCAGCCTTTTTGACGAAGAAGGCTGGAAGAATGTAAAACCCATAAAAGGCGATGTTAATATTGCTTGCTATCATGGGCCTGTCAATGGATCAGTAAGTGAAACAGGCTGGAATATAGAAGAAGGTTTAACAGTCGAATTTTTCAAAGACTTTGATTTTGTACTTCTGGGAGACATACACAAAATGCAATTTTTGGACTTTAGAGAAGTAACCATCGAAATAGAAGAAGAAGAATTGTCAAAATATCCAGGCTGCACAATTGTTGAATAAAGATCAATTCACATGGGCAAAAAAATAAAAATAAAGGTAAAGAAACCCTGGATTGCATATCCAGGAACTCCTTTGCAACAAAATTATGCTGAAGACCTAGATCATGGTTATCTATTGTGGGATATTGAGTCATCAGAAGATTGGTCAATTAATTTTAAAAAATTGCCAAATCCAAAACCTTTTGTAACTCTGACGTGGACAGGAGAGTTAGACGAACTTTTAAAAGCATCTAAAAATTATCCAAAGGGAACAAGATACAGAATTAGATCTAACTCTCACGTTACTCAAAAAGAAATTCAATCAATTAATTCTGTTCTATATTCAAAAGGTGCTTCTGAAATAACATTTAAGTCAGACGTTACAATCGATCGGTCTGTAGTCAAAGCTGGGGCTGCATCTTTGGCCAAGTCTGACCTTAGGTCTCCTGATGTTCTTTTAAAATTGGTCAAAGATCATCATAAAAATTCTAATTTTTCTGAAGAAACATGGACTAAAACTTCTGACTCAATTAAAAAGATATTATCTATTGTTGCTTCTAACGAAGAAGTACTTAGAAATTCTAAGTGGTCTTTAAGACATCTTAATTTTAACAATGTTTTTTCTTATGGAGAAAAAAATTATATAAATTTTGATGCAATCAATGGAATTGTTGGAATATTTGGAGCCAATAGAATCGGAAAATCTTCTATTGTTGGAACGATCATGTATGCTTTGTTTAATACCACTGATCGTGGTCCAATGAAGAATATTCACATATGCAATATTAGAAAACCTTATTGTTCAGCAAGAGCGATCATTAATCATAGTGGAACAGACTACATTATTGAGCGTCAAACAACAAAGTCTGAGTCTAAAAAAGGAATTAGCGCGACCACTTCTTTAAATGTCTACAGGATGAAAGAAGATGGTGAAGTAGACGAATTAAACGGAGAGCAGAGAACCGATACTGAAAAAATTATTAAAAATTTAATTGGAAGTCACGAAGATTTTCTAATGACTTCTCTTTCTGCTCAAGGAGAAATTAATCAGTTCATATCTCAAGGATCTGCCAAGAGGAGAGCAATTCTTTCTAAATTTTTAGATCTTGACATTTTTGATAGAATGCATGAAATTGCCAATAAAGAAGCAAGTGCTTCAAAATCACAATTAAAAAATTACCCGGATAGAGATTGGTCAGTCCTAATTGACCAAACTAAAAATGATATTGAAAAAGCAAAATTAGATCTTAAAAATCTAAGTCAAGATGCTGAAGAAAAAAGAGCTGAATACTCACGTCTTCAATCAGAAATCAGTAAATTAGGACCATACGTTGCAGTTTCAAAAGAAACACTTGATGCGTTAAGACAAAAAATTAATCAATTGCAGACAAACTATGACCAGTCTATTGAGCAAGTTGAAAAACTTCAACAAGAAATTATTGAAGTCAATCTTAAACTTGAGAAGATCTCCGATGTAAAAGACAACAATGACATTGAAGATCTAAAGAAAAGAAAAGAGCAGTATCGACAACTTGAAACTTCTCTTTTAACGCTTAGACATAATTTTGAAAAAGAAGAATCTATTCTTGAACAGCAAAAAAAGTCTTTAAAGATACTTGATGAAGTTCCTTGTGGCGACCAATACCCTACTTGCAAATTTATTAAAGACGCTCATGTCAACAAAGAAAAGCAAATTATTCAAATTAATTCTGTAAAACTTGCTAAGTCAAATCTTGATAAAGCAGTCGAAAATTTAGATTCAATAACATCAAGTGGATTTATCGATAGACTTGAAAAAATTGAGAAATTAATTGACTTAGAGATAAAGTTAAAATTTGAGGTATCTAAAAAAGAAAATGATTATCTAAAAAAGAAGTCTATATCGGATGGAATTTTTTCCGAACTGCAAAGCGCTAGATTGCGCCTTGGTAATCTAGAACAGTCTTTAAAAAATCAAGAAAATATAGAGGCTGTTTCTATCAAAGAAAAATTAGAAGTTTTGTCTAAATTAATTGACAATATTGATTCTAAAAAAATGGAAATTGCATCTCAGCAAGGCAAATTAAATGCTAATTTGGAAAAATTTATAGAAGAAAAACTAAATAGAGACAAAATTTTAGAGGAGCTCAAGGTTAACGAAATAATTGTTTCTGCTTTTTCTAAGAAAGGAATTCCACTTGCTGTTACACGTTCACAACTTCCTGCAATAAATTCTGAAATTGCAAAAATATTGCAAGGAATAGTCGATTTTTCTGTTGAGCTAGAGAACGAAGAAGACTCCGACACAACCGAAATTTACATTAATTATGGTGATTCTAGAAGAATAATAGAACTCTGTTCAGGAATGGAAAAGACAATAACTTCTCTTGCAGTTAGAGTTGCCATGATTAATATTTCTTCTCTTCCAAAACCAGATCTTTTTATTATAGATGAAGGGTTCGGAACTCTAGATGATTCTGCTGTTGAATCATGTAATAGATTGCTTACATCTCTTAAAAGATATTTTAAGGTTATTATTGTTATAACCCATGTTGATGGCATCAAAGACGTTGTCGATCATGTTTTAGACATAACCAAGGTTGAAAAAGACGCACAAATTATTTTCGGAGATCTACAATGACGTGGTCACCTTATACAAGAAATAGAAAGATAAAAATTTGTGAGGATTATAGCGTTATAATTCCTGAAAATTTCGATGAAAAAAAATACACACCTATTTTTTGTGATGTCTGTGAAATTAGATATTCAACAAAAGATGATGAAGAATCACATAAAAAATTTGGTTGTTGTTCAACGTGTGCAGATACTTGGGCTTATTCACACAAGGTAGAATGGGAAAAAGGTTGGAGACCTACAAAAAATCAGATTGAAATTTCTGTTCAGAATCGTCAATTTGTGAGTAAAGTAATTCAGTTTGAATAATTAATTATATTTAGATGGAGAACACACATGGCATCCAATATTGACTACAATGCTCTTGGACAAGCAATTGATACATCCTGGGGCAGGACATCGACACCAAAAACGGCTTCCTATTCCGTCAAATTTACACTGTCATCTGCGTTAGGAAGCAGTGCAGAAGGCGAAGATGGTTCTCCTATTTTAACTGCATCATATGCAGCTATTGTAAATTTTGGAACAGAAAAAGAGATGGCATTGATGAAACAGATGTACGAGTCTGAATCAATTGAAATAATTAATGCTGCTCTAAAGAATGTGAAAGCTGTTTATTCGGAGCTTTCAGGAAAAACACTGAAGTCAAAGGAATATTCCACCAGCGATTCTTTAGAGATAATTGGATTTGCAGTACACAATCCAAAAAGAACGGCTTACTATCGAAGAAAAACTGCATTTGAATTAGCATGACAAAAAAAGAACAAATTGCCGAAATACTTCGGTGTGGCAAAGACCCCGTCTACTTCATGAAGAAATACGTGAAGATCCAGCACATGCTGCGGGGTCTAATTCCATTTGAAACTTATGATTTTCAGGATGAATGTGTAGCTTCATTTGAGAAAAATCGTTTTAATATAGTGCTTAAATCTCGTCAGCTAGGTTTATCAACTGTTACTGCAGCTTATGCAACATGGTTTGCAATCTTTAAAAAAGATAAAAATATCTTGGTAATTGCTACCAAGCTTCAGACAGCAATGAACTTTATCAAAAAGGTAAAGATCATGCTTGAAGGATTGCCCAACTGGCTGCTTCTTACCAAATATGAACCCACAAAACAGTCCATAAGATTTCACAATGGTTCAAATATAACAGCCATTCCAACGTCCCCAGATGCAGGTCGTTCTGAAGCTCTTTCACTTCTAATAGTCGATGAGGCTGCATTCATTAGAGACTTTGAAGATATTTGGACAGGTTTGTATCCTACTCTGTCTACTGGAGGTAATGCTATTATTATTTCAACACCAAATGGTGTGGGTGGTCAATATTACCGCTTGTGGATGGAGGGCGAAACAAAACAAAATGAGTTCAATACCATAAAATTACCATGGTATGTGCACCCAGAGCACGACGAAGAATGGTTTGTAAAAGAAACAAGAAATCTTTCTAAGAGAAGTATTTCTCAAGAGTTTCTTTGTGATTTTATATCTTCTGGCGATACTTTTTTGCAATCAAAAGATTTAGAGAGCATAAGAGAATCAATAAAAAATCCAATAGAAAAAGCTGGGCCTCAAAGCGGAGTTTGGGTGTGGCGCCGGCCTGAATCAGGTAAAAAATATGTAATTTCTGCAGACGTCGCCCGCGGCGATGCAGGAGATTTCTCAGCTTTTCATGTCATAGATAATGAAAATTGCGAAGTTGTTGCAGAATTTATGGGCAAATTACCCCCAGATAAATTTGCAGATCTTTTGTTTGAATGGGGTAAAAAATACAATGATGCACTTCTATGTCCCGAACAAAATACCTTTGGATATTTTACATGTGTAAAATTAAGAGACGAAGGTTATCCAAGATTGTATTATCAGGGAGCAACAGGAGATTTATTTGAGTTTAGATCGAGTAATCCAGATGCCATTCCTGGTTTTTCTACACAGCAAAAATCAAGAACTCAAATTCTTGCAAAACTTGAAGAGCTGATAAGAAATTCTATTGTCAAGGTGTATTCACAAAGATTATACGATCAATTGCAGGCATTTATTTGGAACGGTAATAGAGCTCAAGCTGCCAAAGATGCTCATGATGATCTAATAATGAGTCTGGCTATTGGATCTTGGCTCGTTGCAGGAGAGTCAAACAATAATGATCAAGCCATGGCTGTCGCGATGGCAATGTTGAAAGCCACCAAAGTGCATAGAAATGAAAATATGCCAGGAGACTTGTCATCTGCAAGACCTTTAACAAATCCCGCCATTAAAGGACTTATTCCTAATGCCAGAGATGTGCACAAGCCAAGAGATCCTTCTCAGATAAAACATGTTGATGTTTCTGATTTTTCTTGGCTTTATCGTTGATATGTAGTGAATATGTATTGAAACTAAGAGGTTCGATCAAATGCCAAAGCTAACAAAAAAACTTTTAGAAACATTGATTGCTGAAGAATTTAAAAAGCTAAATGAAAATAATGCTACAGCACTCAAAGCATCAGGACAATTAAAAGTTTCCTTGGCAGGGTTGTTGAAGGCCGTTGAAGACTTTCAAAACAATGTTTTAAAGGATGAATTAATGTCATTTGATGAATCAAAGACAACTCTTCCTAAACTTCTTCAAGACGTCGTCGACGAGGTAAAAAAAGTTGCCGATACGTCTGATTCATTTATTAAAGTAGAGCAAAAACCAGAAGTTAAACCAGCTGCCAAAAAAATTCTTGTGAAGCCAAGCAAGAAAGTTGTGTAGAAATTATAACAAATTGAATTTTTAATTTAGTATTTAAAGAGCTGTCCTTAAATAGGCGAGCAAATAACATGTCCAAAAAAGAACCACAGTCGCTGTTCCAAAGATTAACCAAGCTTTTTAGAAGCGGACCAGTCGTAAAGAGAAAAATACGAACTTTGGATACAGCAGTTGCTGTTGCTGATAAAACCAAAAGCAGCGGCGCCTTACTTTTTCAAAAGTCTCTTGCACCGACATACGCAACAATAACAGCAAATGCTTATAACTTATCAGAACGTTTGATGAGATATCAGGATTTCGCAGAGATGGAGTATACTCCTGAAATTGCTGCTGCAATGGATATCTACGCAGATGAAACTGTCGCGCAGGATGACAAAGGGCGTGTCCTTCATGTCTATTCTGATAACGAAAAGATTAAAGAAATACTCGAAGATCTCTTCTATAATACGCTCAATGTTGAGTTTAATCTCCGCTCATGGGCACGCAATCTCGTCAAATATGGAGATTTCTTTCTCTACAATGACGTTTCCCCGCAGTATGGCGTCGTAAATGCTTTCCCAATACCTGTAAATGAAATAGAGCGGGAGGAGAACTATGACCCTAATGATCCTTTTGCAGTTCGTTATCGATGGGTTACTCTTGGTAATAGAACACTTGAAAACTGGGAAGTTACACACTTTAGACTTCTTGGCAATGATATGTTTCTTCCTTATGGATCATCAGTAATCGAACCAGCTCGCCGCATCTGGCGACAATTGATCCTTATTGAGGACGCTATGTTGGTATATCGTGTAGTACGTGCTCCTGAACGTAGAGTCTTTTATATTGATGTTGCCAACATACCACCTGAAAACGTTCCAATGTATGTTGAAGAACAGAGAAAGAATCTAAGGACTAACCAGGTTGTCGATAGGGCAACAGGTAGACTTGATCTTCGATATGCTCCGCTTTCGATAGAGGATGATTATTTTATTCCTGTTCGAGGCGGTGATAGCGGTACGAAAATTGATACTCTGGCCGGAGGTCAAAATGCTGCTGCCGTCGAAGACGTTGCTTACATTCAAAAAAAGCTTTTCGCAGCTTTAAAGATACCAAGGGCATATCTTGGCTACGACGAAATGCTTTCATCCAAGGCTACTTTAGCCCAAGAAGATATTCGTTTTTCCAGAACCATCAACGTTATTCAGAAGGTTCTTCTTGCTGAATTAAATAAACTTGCAATAATCCATCTATATTCCAATGGCTTTGATTCTGAAGATTTACAGAACTTTACCCTGCACCTCTCTAATCCATCAACAGTAGCACAACAGCAGAAGCTTGAACTTTGGAGAGCCAAGTTTGAAATTGCTGGATCAGTCCCAGAGGGAATGGGAAGCAAACAATTTGTTCGTAAGAAGATCTGGGGACTTACAGACGAAGAAATTGAAGAAATCGACGCGCAAAGATACAAAGAAAAACTCATTGATCAAGAAATTGAAAATGCTATTGGCAGTGAGTCAGGTTCTGCTGAAGGTGGTGAATCTTCTGGAGGTGAAGGAGAAGAAGATTTATTCGGTGGAGGCGGCGGAGGCGAAGAGACTGAAAAAGAAGAGAAACCAGCAGGAAAAGAAGGAGAAAAAGGAGGCGAAGAAGATCTATTCGCATCCGATGATCCAGCAGACGATCCAAATGAAAGTGATCTAGAGCTTTTAATGTCAGCTGACAATCCTGACGATGAAGATTTTATTGCACCATTGTACGAAAAAGATGATGCACCAGTTAAGGCAACAAATCAATTATTTAAGAATAAAAGAAACAGGGCAAGAAGAAGAACTTTAGGAAGAGGGGGTTCTAGAGAAACCCACATGCCTGACTTTGTCGATATGACAGGCATTAAATCTTTGCAAAGACAAGATCCTATAGGAGCCGATTATTTGAAGTCAGTTGCTAAAAATCCGCTCAAAGAATCAAACTCATATTCTAGCAGAACAAAAACTTCTTTACCGCCAGATGTGATGTCAGCTCTAAGAAATTTATCTACAAAGATTGATATTCAAAAAAATGATAAAAAAATTCTAAGTGAAAATGAAGAAAATTTAACGCAAGATGACAGTATTGATTCTATCAGAAACTTAATTAATAATAGTGAATTCGAGAGGTAAAAAAGATGTCAAAATCCCACAATAAGAAGCGTAATACTGCGCTGCTATACGAGTTCTTAGTAAGGACAATTTCGGCTGCCCTGGTGGAGGGCGACAAGAAAAAGTCATCTACAGCGCTTAGGATACTGAAAAAATATTATAAGCCTGGCACGCAACTTTATAAGGAATTTAGACTTTTTAATGCATTGTTGAAAACGACAGTTTCTTCCGACTCTGTTTCATCAACAATAATTAATGAGGCTAGAGCTGCTGCTTCTTCTGCCAACTTAACAGAGCTAGACAGAGAAAAATCTTTGTTGATAAGAAGCATAAATCACATGATTAAGGACGATAATTTTTATGATCAGCCGATTGCTGAATATAAAATGTATGCTTCAATACAAACTCTGTTGAATGAGTGGAGAAAAACACCGGGCAGTGCCGACATTGCAGCACTAGGAAAATATGAAGATCAACTTAGAATTTGGCTGTTGTCAGAGAAAAAGTCGGTAGATCTTTCGGTAAACGATGATTCCCCAGGAACGTCTAGATTGTTGATGAAAGTCATGATGAAAAAGCTCAATGAAAAATATTCAAATTCATTGAATTCCGATCAAAAAGAAATAATTCGTTCATATGCATTTTCTACAGCAAATGACGATCAAACAACAATAAAGAAGAAACTGGAAGAGATTAGAATAGACTTGTTAAATTCAATGGATTCTTACATTTCATCAAATCCAGAAAATACTTACGTTATTCAGAAGTTAAATATGGCAAAATCACAGATGCTTTCTGAGTCTCTTGATGTCATTGATGATTCTTCTGTGTCAAGGTTCATGCTTTACTCATCATTGAAACAAGAACTTTCAGGAGATGAAGGAGACAAACAATGAAAGATTTAAGACTTTTAAATTCATATGAAGTTTTTGACTATACTCCTGAAATGATTAAGGAGTCTAGAGAGAAAAATAACGGTAAAGTTATAATGAAAGGTATACTGCAAAAAGCAGATACTTTAAATCAGAATGGAAGAATTTACCCACTTGATGTTCTTCAAAGAGAAGTAAGAAATTATCAAAAATTTATTGTTGAAAATAGAGCTTTGGGAGAACTTGATCATCCCGACTCCTCTGTCGTCAATCTTAAAAATGTCTCTCATATTGTCAAAGAAGCTTATTTAGATAGTGGCGTCGTGTATGGCACCGTTGAACTTCTTGATACACCTTCTGGTAAAATTCTACAGTCTCTTGTTGAAAGTGGCGTCAAATTAGGAATTTCATCGAGAGGTGTGGGTTCGACAAAAAAACAAGGAGATTATTTTGTAGTCCAAGACGACTTTCAGCTAATTTGTTGGGACTATGTTTCTGAACCATCGACCCCTGGAGCTTTTATGCTTCCTGAAGGCAAGAAAATAGGCTCAGATGAGCTTAGAAAAGTTTTTAATAAGTCTGACAGGATAGACAGAATATTAAATGATATTATTTCTTCTAAAGGAAAGGACTGAGCAACAATGGGACTAAGAGATCCAAGAATAGGATATAATTCTGTTACAGAATTCATGGGATCTGGACTTCCATGGGTTACGTCTTCTGTTGCTTTAGGAGGCACAACTTATAACTACTCATTTCAAAAAATTACCAAGAGACTTAGTGTCTGGAATCACGATACGTCTGCTGGCAAGCATATCCGAGTAGGATTTACAAAAAATGGCGTAGAAAATTCTAATTATTTTCTCGTTGATGCAGGACAGACATTTGAATTTGATGCCCGAGTAAAAGAAGTATTTGTTAGGGCTGACGATGCTGCTGACAATCCACCGTTCAGCATTTATGCAGAGCTCATTGGAATAGATTCAGATCAAATGCCAACATTGACTGGCTCTATTGGTGGAGCAACATTCTGGGAAGGCGTAGGTTGACAATGGGAATTACAAAAAATCAATTAAAGTTAATTGTAAAAGAATGTCTGGTTGAAATTCTTGCCGAAGGAATTGGTCAAAATGCAGCAGCTCTTAATGAAACTTTGAAAAAAACACAAAGGTCGTCCTCGACCAAAGCAATGCAGCCTTCAATTTCAACAGTTTTGCAGCAGTCAGCGTCAAGAACAAAATTGGCACCCAGCAACTTGTCGCAAGATGCTATAAAAGAAGCAATAAAAAGAGAAGCAGGTGGAAACAGCGTAATGGCCGATATACTTGCTGATACTGCGTCTAATACACTTCAAACAATGTTAGAAAGTGATCGTTCTAAAACATCGCCATTGCCTCCCACAGGAACTGTCGAAAGACTTGTTGCTGCGGCCACCCCAGATCAACTTTTTGGCGAAGAGGCTGCTTCAAAATGGGCTGCTTTGGCTTTCATGGATCCTATAAAAAAGTAGTTTCTGAGTTATCAAATATAAATTTTTTATTTTTTTTTCGGTGTGGCTGATAATTACAAAAGTTGTTACGGAGATTTTTAACAATGAAATTAACAAGTCAATTGCTCAAGCAGATAATAATGGAAGAAGTTGCTAAGTTCGGAGACATGGAATCGACTGAGGATCGTGCAAAAGACGCAGAAGAAGTTGATGCCGATGAATTTGGTTCAGATAAGTCGCTTGAGAAGAAGTTGGATTATATGAAGGCTCTCAAGATCGAAGAAGGCAGACTTCGTCGTAGACTTGAAAAAGTTGTTGAAACTCGCAAGAGAGTTGCTCGTAGTCTTTGATAGATATTATCTGTGGCAGACAATGCCGTGAAAGTGAGTTTTTATGGGAACACCAGGAAGTGGCAGATACACAAAGTATATGCCGAGTAAAAGCAAAAAATATGATCTTTTGTACAGACTTTTTAAATTTGGTGCGACCAACATTTACGAGAGCGATAATAACGCCGATGCTGCCGTGAAAACTTCACAAAAAGCATTGGGACTTTTTAATGCTGGTATTGGAGACGCTGATATGTTTCCATCTGGCGTTAAATTTGGTTACGGAGAAGCTCCTGATACAACAAAAGTTAAGTGGAGTCAAGCAGGTGATCCTGCAAATCCATATGTTCCTGATATTTCTTCGCCTGGACCTGGCAAGACTGATGGAACAGACAAGGATGCCGACCCAAAGATCGAAACAACAGACATCAAACCAAACTTCGATCCTGCAAATCCATCTGTAAATACGACATCCCCAGACACAACATCACCAAGACTTGGTACAATGTCGTTTGGAGAAAATCTTACACCTGGCAAAAGTTCTGCAGTATAGTTTGAATTTGGCCAATAGTTAAAAGATAAAAGAGGTTTTGTAAAAATGACTAAGCAACTATACGAAGAAGCTTTAGCCGACGTAAAGAAGATCAAAGAGATTGCGGAAGATAATGCAAAAAAAGCATTAATCGAAGCCGTTGCACCTCGCATTAAAGATTTAATTGAGGCTGAGCTTCTTCGTGAGGTTGAAGAAGGAGACACCGAAGAATCTGTGGGTGATGCTGAAGGTAAAGATGAAAAACTTTTATTTGGATATGATCCCACAGAATCTTTGGACGCAGGAAGCGAAATACAATCAGTCTATGATCAGCAACCTAGTGACATGGAACCATGCGTTCAACCAACGGGTGACAATGAATTTGTTGTTAGCATGGAGTCTAAGAAATTGCTCAAACCCCTCGTCGATAAGATTAAGGAATCGGCAATTTCTAGAATTTCTTTAAATGTCTCAGCTATTGAGACTAAATTAGGAGAACTGCTTGAGGCATCAAAATCCCTCAGACAGACTCCATCCTACAATAAAATCGTCTCCGAGATGGTCTCGGAGGTCGAGAACCTCTATCAGACCCTTCAGGAGACTGTCGTTGATGAAGACTCCAAAGGACTGTACGAAAATAAGTTAGAAAAATTATACAAGGACCTCAACCAGCTCACGGAGCAAAATATGAAAAACAGATTGACAGAAACCGGATTAACATTTAAACTCGATCTTGGCGACGATCTTCCCGAAGAAGCCGTCGACGCAATTACTGATGCACTCGCAAAAGCAGATCTCGAAATAGTTCCTGATGAAGGAGAAGAATCTGCTGAAGGTGACGAGGGCGAAGGCGATCTCGACCTTGACGCTGAAGAAGGAGAAGAAGAAGCTCCTGCAGGCGAAGAGGAAGATGAAGGCGATGACGAAGAAGGTGAAGAGGAAGTTGAAGAAATGTCAATGCCTTCAGTCCCTGGTGTCAAAGAGTCACTTAGACTCAGCGACGACGTCATTGTTGAAATTGACGAGAAAATGCTCAAGAGAGAAATTAGCCGCATGAAGATGCTTCGCGAGGCTGCAGATGACGTGCAGTCGTGGGGCCACGGAGCTGGCGAGGTTTCTGATGATTTTTCAGAAGAAGAGATGGATGCGCTCGAGGTCGACCTCACTACAGAAGGTGAAGACATGGGTGAAGGCGACGATATGTCAGAATCTGATTATGCAGGCGACATGGAAGAAGCCGATCATGCAGGCGACATGGAAGAAGCCGATGACGTTGCAGAATACGGCGGAAACCATGGAAGAGATCTAGACCAGTCAAATGGTCAAGCCCGCCAGCCTGTCAAGGAGACGCTCGAGGCAAAACTCGTAGCAGAAGCCAAGAAGAAGAAGGCTGCTAAGGACAAGGCAATGAAGGCCAAGAAGCTTAAGGAGAAGGCTGCCAAGGATGAAAAGGCTGCTAAATCCGTGAAAGAAAAAGCTGAAGCAAAGAAGAAGAAGGATAAAATGCATGAGGCATATAATCACTTCGCTTCTCAATACAATGAGTCGGTCCGACGCATTGCTAAGCTTCAGACAATGCTTGCTGAAACAAACAAGCGCAGTGGTGAAAGCCTTAATGGCAACCAGAAGCGGGAAGCTGGAGACTCCGATAATCTCCGCAAGAAGTTGGCGGAAACGAATCTGTTCAACATGAAATTGCTGTACACCAACAAGCTACTCCAGAACGAGTCGCTCACAAAGCGCCAGAAGGCAGATGTGATCGAACGCCTCGATGAAGCAAAGACCGAAAGAGAAGTTAAGCTCGTTTATGAGAGCCTCGTCAAGACGCTCGCCGGATCCTCACGCGCTTCTCTCTCAGAAGGATCAAAGAATCGAGTGGTTGGATCATCATCAGCCCCAACCCGCGCTGCTTCAACAGTCCTCAACGAGGGCTTCGAGGCTGATCGCTGGGCCAAGCTTGCTGGACTCAAGTGATTGTTTGATAATTCGTATTAATTTTTTATAACCCAACTTTAGGAGATTTTTTTAAAATGAAGAACTTTACATTAGATCAGTTAGCACAGGGCATCCGCGAGAAGCACGTCGGTGCTGAGCGCGCCCGTTTGACAGAGAAGTGGAGCCGCACAGGCCTCCTCCGTGGCCTCGACGGCTCACGCCGCGAGACAATGGCACAGCTCCTCGAGAACCAGGCAGCACAGGTCCTTAAGGAGAGCAATGCTCTCTCGACCGGCGGCGGCAACATCGTTGGCAGCGGACAGATTCAAGGCTTCAGCAACATCGCCTTCCCAATCGTTCGCCGCGTGTTCGGTGGCCTCGTTGCCAACGAGCTCGTTTCGATCCAGCCAATGAGCCTCCCCTCAGGACTCATCTTCTACCTCGACTATACATACGGCAGCAATGTTGGTCAGGTTGCAGGCGACACCAACTCGACATACACACGCGGTGATTCGATCTATAACAATCCACGCGGCAAAGGCGTGCAGAGCGGATCGCTCGCAACAGGCGGTATGTACGATCTCGTTGGCACAGGTTACTCACGCGTCACAGGTTCGGTTTCGCCACTCGACCTCACAGTAGGAACAGTCTACTCGGGTTCATACCTCGGTGCAGATGGAACAACATGGTCGGATGGCACGGTGCTTGGACTCGGAACATCATTCAGTGGATCAAACGCTCGCTTGGTGGACTTCGATGCTCAGGTCGAGACAGCCCTCACAAACAACGACCTCGACGTTCTCTTCCTCTACGTGCCAACATCAGTTGTTGTTGCAGCAGAGCCAGCAGCTGACCTCACTGCAGTTCAGCAGTTCTCGCTCTTCAACGGCGCGGTGACAAATGCAACAGCATGGGGAGACAGTTACCAAGGTGGAACAGGTGTGCTCAACCTCCGCCGCGCAAACAAGCGCGGAACACTCACAGGAACAGGTGCAAGCCTCAAGTTCGTCCCAGACGCACTCAACGGCAACTACCTCCAGTTCCTCCTCAAGGGCGCAAATGGAGCCACAAACCTTCCAACAACAGCGACCGCAAAGCTCTCGTTCGCCATCTCAACAGGTCTCACTGTTGATCAGAACAGCGGAGCAACAGTCACAGTTCCATCGTTCGAGTCGGACTTTGGTTCAACACCTGCTCCTGCAATCCCCGAGATCGACATCAAGATCGAGTCGATTGCAATCACAGCCGAGACCCGCAAGCTCCGTGCTCGCTGGTCACCAGAGCTCGCACAGGACCTCAACGCCTATCACTCGATGGACGCAGAGGTTGAGCTCACCTCGATCCTCTCGGAGCAGATCGCCCTCGAGATCGATCGCGAGATCCTCAACGACCTCGTCACACAGGCCAACGGCGCCAACTACTACTGGTCACGCGCTCCCGGCAAATTCGTGAACAAGACAACAGGTCAATCGGTCTCGCTCGCCTCGGCCCTCTCAATCGGCCCAGCCTTCACAGGTACAGTCCGTGAGTGGTACGAGACACTCGTCGAGACAATCATCGACGTCGCCAACACAATCCACCGCAAGACACTCCGCGGCTCGGCGAACTTCCTCGTCACAGGCCCAGACGTTGCAACAATCCTCGAGAGCTCGGTCCTCTACAAGCCCAAGTTCTCGATCGACGGCGAGGGTCAGGTTGCTTCACCATTCACAATCGGTGCAGAGGCAATCGGCACAATCAGCAACCGCTTCACGGTCTACAAGGATCCCTACTTCGTTCGTAACAAGATCCTCGTTGGCTACAAGGGCGGCAGCTACCTCGAGACAGGCTACGTGTACGCACCATACGTTCCACTCATCGTGACACCAACAATCTTCGCACCTGAAGATTTCACACCACGTAAGGGCGTGATGACTCGCTACGGTAAGAAGACAGTTCGTAGCGACTTCTACGGAACTGTGACTGTGCTTGACATGAACATCATCTGATAGTTGAATATTAACTGAACAGATCGTTCGTCAAAAGCCGCCGTGAGGCGGCTTTTGACTTTTTTACATTTGTCATGTCTTTAATTATAATCCATGCAAGGCAGTAATAAGTATGGATTGTAAGCTGTGTAGTTATCATAACGATGATTTAAAGAGATTCTCTGACCATGTCAAGACTTCTCACGGTTTAAGTTCTGAAGAATACACAATTAAAGTCTTACATGATGACATTAAACCAACTTGCGCTGAATGCGGCAATCAAGTTAGATATGTTTCATTCACCTTCAAGAAGTATTGCAAGGACCATTCAAGATTGGCAATGAAAGAAGGGGGTGCCATAGGTGGTCATGCAGAAGCTTGGAACAAAGGAAAGGACAAAACTACCGATGAAAGAATAGCTTTGCAGGCATTCAAAATGTCGGGCAGTGGGAATCATTTTTACGGCCGTAGGCATACCCAGGAGACATTACAGAAAATATCAACAAGCAAAACCTTGGCAACTACTTCGATTGAAGAAAGAATTATTCAGAGGTCAGGAGAATTTAAATTATTGACGCCTCTTGACGAGTATAGATCACGTCAACAGCAGTATTTGTTATTTGAATGCGTCAAATGCGGTGAAAGTCAACCAAAAACATTGCAAGCATTCGAGCGAGGAAGTAGATGCTACAAGTGTTATCCTGTCGGAAAATCTAATTGGGAATTAGATGTGTACAACTATGTAAAGTCAATATCGAAGGATGCAATAAGCGGAGATCGATCTGCCTTGTCACCAAAAGAAATTGACGTGTATGTGCCTACCAAAAAATTTGGAATAGAATGTCATGGTTTGTATTGGCATAGTGAGGCAGGAAAACCAGAAGATGAATTTGACAAAAGTTCTCATCAGCTGAAAGCCAGACTTGCTGAGGAAAAAAATATAGATTTATTCCAAATTTTTGAGGATGAGTGGAGAGACAAAAGACCAATTGTCGAATCTATGATTCAGCACCGTCTTGGACTTCATTCAAAGAAATGTAAAACTTGGTCCACACGTGTCGTTGAGCTGGGATCAGATGAACAGCGAAGTTTCTTTAATATATCCCATGTATCAGGTTATACACCTGCTAAAATATGCTGGGGTTTGAAAGATAGAAGAGGAGACGTCGTTTCAGCATTGTCGCTCAGGGTTCCTCGTCACGCAACAAAGTATGAAAATTCTATCGAGATTGCTCGTTTCAGTAACCTACCTGGAATTTCAGTTCCTGGTGCACTTTCAAAGCTTTTAAAGACAGCAAAGACATGGGCCAAGATTAATGGTTTTGTTAGTATTATGACCTACGTCGACAGGAGAATTGGCACAGGAAAGGGTTATCTATCTGCTGGTTTTGAACTAGTTGGATCGACCGGCCCTGATTACTGGTACACTGATAATGAATTAAGGTATGACAGATTTAAATTTAGGGCTTCTGACGGAAAGTCTGAAAAACAAGTGGCATTTTCTGCCGGAGTTTCACGCATCTATGGCTGTGGTTCGTCAATTATGCTTATTAGTCTAAAAGAATAAAATTTAATTAATAATTAAATCACATGAAGATCAGCATAAGCGAATTAAGAAGAATTATTAGAGAGGTAGTCACTGAGGTTGAGATGTCAGAGGCTGAAGGCAAGGATGACCTCAATAAAGACGGTAAGAATGATTTTGCAGACGTGATGATTGCCAGAAGAATTGCCTCTGGAGAGCCTAGAGCAGACGCCGTGAAGCACGGAACAGCTGATGCTAAGAAGACGATGAAAAAGAAGAAGTAGGATCGAATTATCTAAAGCTTTAGATTTGCAGTTGATAATTACAAAGTATGCAGGATTGGCTGATCATACTTGGAGTAGTTCCATTCATCATAGGTATGTGTGGGCAGGTTGTTCGTAATTTGATCCTAGGTAATAGACGAAGAGAAACTGATGCACATGTTGGCTGGCGAAGAATTTACTGGGCAACTTTGCCATTGCATGCGCTGATTGTTGGCGCATTGACTGGCATTGTTGGTTTCAAGTATGGTCTGCCTGTTCCAAAGGCATTTGGCGAGACATTGGCTGGATCAATTCTCGCCTATACAACATCTGGTGGAGTTTCTGTAGTTGGTTACGATGCCATCGTGAAGACTCTGAGACGTATGCTAGAGACCTACAAAGGGCCTGCGACTGAAACTCAGCGGAGAGTCACTGATCCACCAGGCTCTTATACCGACAGCACAGGTTGACTTATTCCTATTTGAATTAAATAAATATTGTACCTTTTCTTTGGGCATATGTAGTATGTTGTTATGAAGAGGTTATGCAAATATTTGGCGTCTTTTTTGGTTTTATCAGCCTGCACCGAAGAACCGTCAGGATTTGGGACAGGAAGCTACGGAGGCGACCCCGGAGGAACCGCAGACGAATCTTCTACAGCTTCGGGCGTCGGAGGTGAGTCTGCTAAGTCGTCCGTTTTGGATGACAGAATTTTGGATTATAATGCTGCATTGAGAACAGCATCTTTAAAGCTGGTCAGGACACTTCCTCCTTTGAGTCAAATTAGACGTGTTCAAAATGCTGACGACAAAAAGGCTGCATATGAACTAGAAGTAGATTCTTTGCTGGACGATCCTCGCTTTGCTGGTCGGATGGTAAAATTTTGGAGAGATACTCTTCGTCAAGGTGGTTCCCAAGAATTAGATTTTTCTCCTGTATTTGTTGCTAGAGTTTCCGTTGAAGGGCGGCCTTTTACAGATATTTTCACTGCAACACAGGGAACTTGTCCCAGCTTTTCAGATGGAGCCTTCGTGGATGGGGATTGTGATAATGGCGTCGAAGTTCATTCAGGTGTTTTGACCAATCCTGGTTCGATGAAGCAGTTTTACAGCAACATGGCATTTAGAAGAGTCCGTTGGATGCAGGAGGTGTTTATGTGTCAAAAGTTTCCTGCAGAATCCACAAAAGATCCTCAGAAAATAGAAGGAAAGGATTATATTTCTCCTTGGTCGTTCGAATCAATTTCTAATTCTCCTATTGATTTTAGAGACACACAGTCCGTTGTTTGTGCCAATTGTCACGCGACTATGAACCATATTGCGCCATTGTTTGCTAATTTTGATGAAAATGGCATGTGGACGAGCCAAAGTCAGGTCAACACACCCGTCCTGCCAGATCCTATTAAGTCTGAGATGAGTCATTGGTTGAATGGTGGAGAAAAGACTGCGTGGAGGTTTGGAATTGAAGCAAATGATCTTCCTGCCTTAGGTGCAGCAATTGCAGACGATCCTCTTGTCTCAGATTGCGTGGTCACTCGTTTGTGGAACATGGTGATGTCAAAGGAAGACGTTGTCAATGACCTTGCGACAATCCCGCCTTCCGTGCTAGATCCTCTCGTTAAAAAGTACGAGTCATCTGGCATGGACGTCAAGGAGACACTTCGTTTTATGTTTAAGCATGAAGATTTCGTAAATTTCTGATGCAGGTAAAACAGTATGAATTACAAAAGATTATTTTTGATCCTCCCATTGGTTTTCCTTAATGCATCCTGTGGAATTGATCCACCAAACGGTTTAATTCCACCAAAGGAAGATCCACCTGTCGATAGCCCTGAAGATCCTCCTCCTGATGATGATTATACAGGTGATGAAGACAATACATTTGATCATATGTCCGGCTTGGGTGAAGATGGCAGCAAGGATCCTATGACAGTATTGGCCCAGCGGCAGGAGGAAGGACCACCAGAGATTAGGACTAGACTTCATTCCTGTCAGAAGATTCCTGTGGCGACACTTCGAAATATTCTGGAAGAATTTGGTGTGAACATGACATTAACAGCAGATCCACCAACTGCAGGACAGCTTTTTTCTGAAGGATCAGCAGCTCTCGGAGGTGCTGTTTATGATGCTCGCGTGGGAGAGTCAATCGTTTGGACGTCCTCAGGTGCAGCAAAACAGTTTGATATTTTTGTTCAAGCATCATCAGAGATAATTACAGCCATGCCTGGTCTGCAACAGTGTCAAGAAGATGGTGTTGGCACTTCTGTATTTGACCAAAATGATTGGTGCACCGAGCCTGCTGTCACATGTCTTCTTGGCAGACCTGCTACTTCTCAGCATCTTGCAATTTGTACAGATATTGTGAATAGTGCTTCAACACCTGAAAAAGGCAAGTCAATAGCTGTTGCTGTCATATTGTCGGCCGCACATTCTTGCGAGTGATATTGAAAGGAAAGAATTATGTCGGATCTAAAGAATTTACGAGGTGAATCTAGAAGAAAATTTTTGAGATGGACTGCAGCAGCCGGCGCAGCATTGGCTCTTGATAGATCTCAGGTTCTCAACGTAATTAATGATACAGCAGGAACAGCATTGGCCGACGAAGCCACTTGTTCTACAACTCTTAGATCCGTCCATTTGGTCGCCGGTGATGGAGGCTTTGCATGGTTCCAGCTACTTTGGCCTCACAATGAAGTTGCAACTTCCACAAATTCCAATTTTGCATTTCATGCTCAGGGTCAGCAGGTCAAGGCAGACGATGCTGACAAAACCTTGTATCATGTCCCACAATCTCCTTGGAAAAACAAAGACAGGACAAAAAGAATATCGGCTTTCATGGCAGGAGTAAACCAGACTCACACACCGACGCCTGGTTCTTCTGCAACCGTCGGAGCAGGACAAAGCATGATGGCCGTCTGTTCGTCGATACAAAGGGCAAATCCGACCTTAATTCCTGTCATTGGAATTACCCCTGTTGCCTTTGGCACTGCGCCCGGTTCTCCTCAACTTACAACTGTAGGAAATGCTGATGGAATGGTTCAGCTGTTCAACAGTGCTGCCAGTCGTTCAATACTCGAAGTCGAACAGGATTCCAAACTTTTTGAAGCATACTACAAGGCGTTCCTTGGACTAAACTCTGCTTCGACTAGATCCACTGTGCAGCGACCGTTAAATATTGGAAAAAAGAGTGCTAATTTCCTAGGAAAGAATTTGGCGGCATTATTAGAACCATCCCAGGATGATCTGTCCCGTTATGGTGTTACAGTTTCTACACCTAATAAGCTCAGAGAGCTAGCAAAGACTTTAATTACCACGTCAAAGGCATTCAAGCTTGGTTTAACTTCCTGTGTAATTGCGCCTGTTTTTAGAGATGATCCGCACGGTGCTTTTGCCGACATGGGCAGCCTCTTGCAGACTGTCGATCATTTAGGATTGATTTTAGACATGTTTATGAGTGATTTATCAGGAATCTCTGATCCGACATGTTCCAACAAGACTCTCGCAGATAATTTAGTCTTTACAGTCCATGGCGACACACCCAAGACACCGCTGGAAAGGTCTGGCTGGCCTGATGGAACGCCTGGAAATTCAAATTGGATATATGTGATGGGTAATGGCTACACAAAGACAGGATGGTTTGGTGGTGTAAAATCAGATGGATCTGTTGTAGGATTCGATCCAGCGACTGGCAATGATGTACCTGGACAGTCTGCAAATTCTACTTCTGCAGCAGCCGGAGCAGCAGTGGCATTTGCAGTTTCAAAAGGTGACCGTCTAAGAGTCGAGGAATTTTATTCAGGCCAGTGGATTTCTGGCATTGTGAACCAAAGCCCAGTTTGATTTATTTAATAATGAACTCAAAAAGAATTGGATTGATTCCTGGAAGTTTCAAACCTTACCATGCAGGTCATGATGCTCTTGTTCGTCTAGCTTCTTCTGAAAATGACGAGGTCCTTGTTTTTGCCTCCACAGCAGACAGGCCTCGAAAAGGAGAGCTGTCGATTCAGGGTGACAAGATGAGAATTGTTATGGAAAAGTTTGTAAAGCCGTCTTTAAGGCTGCTCGGCAATGTTGAAGTAATTTATGCTGACCCACCAGTCACTCCTGTGACCATGGTTTTTAATACGTTGAATCGAGCTGAGAAAAATTACTCATACGATGTGCATACAATTTACTCAGACTCTGAGGATATTTCTAGATTCACTCCTGTCAATTTGCGAAAACAGGCACCTAAGCTTTTCGACAGCGGGCAAATAATAAGAATGGGAATAAAGAGGGGATCTAAAACACCTAATGTGTCCGGAACGGACATGAGAAGATTTATTGCATTAAATGATGTGGAAATGTTTTCCAGGATGCTTCCCAAGAGTATTCAGGATAAGTGTCACGAAATATTGAGAATTTTGTGATGAAGATATTTTGATGCTGTATTATTGTCAGCGTGAAGAGACGTCATAGTCAACAGACAAAACTTAAAAAAGACAAATGTGAAATTTGCGGTTATGACAATCCTTCCGCTCTCAACATTCATCACATTATTCCTCGGTGCGATCCTAGATGCACCAATGATAATCATAATTTAAGTATAGTCTGTCATATTTGCCATGATCTAATACATGCTGGTGAGATTACGATCATAGGCGTCTATGATTCTACAAATGGCAGAAAGCTGATGTTTTTTAGGAGAGGTGAAATTCCTCCTCTTGAGCAACAATTTTGGAAAATTAAGGAAAATCCCCTTATTTTGCGGAAGAAAGCGCATCGATCCACCACTTCGGCGGGGGACAATACTTCCACTTAGCGAATCTAATTTTTTCACCTAGGTAATATGCCCTGTAAGAGTCGACAGCATTGTCCTTATGATAATCTGGATTTTTAATTGCTACTGTAAAGGGAGTTTGAGGCACATCGGGCACACTTTCAGGAACATTTTCAGCACACCAGATCAAAACATCCTCGGCCTTGTGTCTCCGCCCGTAGCGTCGGGTGTATTCAGCACAAAGTTCAAGACCGTGCACTGCCAACCATCGATAGTTTTCTTTCGATGATCTAGTCCAAATAGTGCAAGGATGATTGTAGTGTGTTCTCTTCCATGGCGATAGTCCTGGTTCGTGTGCAGCACACAACATTTGTCCACTTTCAAGTATCATTTTTACGACGTGTTTGTCGCATTGATCTTTTGCAGCTTGTACAGGATCTTCGTTGAGTACAAAGATGTTCATTTAAAGAAAATTAGATTTCTAGTTCTAATTGTATTAGATATTTTATTGTCAGCGTTATGACAGAATTATTGCGTCGTTATATTAGAACAATCTTGACTGAGATGACATCAAACTCTCCTGAGCTTTCTGAGCTACAAATGGGAGCAATAAGAGATGAACTTAGAAAATCTAGGGTCTTTAGATCGTTAGGTCTCGATGTCGACGAATTTTCTATTTTACAAGACAATTTTGATGATTGGAAAAAAATTTTTTCTCAAGGATCCATAAAATACTTGGGGTCTGGACGTCAAGGTAGCGCATTTTCTCTGGGTTCTGATAAAGTCTTAAAGCTTGAGCCTGGTGCTTCAAGGGCATCAGAGATAGAAGATGCCTTATATTCAGGATCTGACGTCGGAGGAGGACTTCCTGGCGTCTTGGCCACAGGCATCTTCAAGAGCAATATCGGAAATATCGGATGGTCGATCTCTGAGAAGGTGCAGGATGCTGATAAAATTGGCGAAGATCCTGATTGGAAAGTTTTGTGGCGTTTGATCTCCGAAGGTATAGCAAAGATTGTGTCCGAAGAGCAGAAGTCAATAAAGGACTACGAAAAAAAGCTAAAGAAACAAGGCATGTCTCCTCAAGAGATTACTGCGATGACGACATATGCTGCTGATCAGGGCTTGCCGGGTGCTGTGCCGACAAAGTTTGCTGACAGAAGGACTGCAGACATCGTAGCAAAGCTTATACAAATGCTGCCAAAAGATACGATGGCAGTAGTTGAAGAACGCTACAGATTGTCACCTGATTGGTTCACAAAATTCATTAAAGGTATTCAAAATCATTACAGGCTTGGAATGGTCGATTTCAAGCCGGACAACATGGGCGTCCGACGAGTTCGAGGGGGAGAAGGCGAAATTATATTCTTTGATGCCGCTTCCGCCAAGCGAAGAGACATCAAGAAATGGGAACCAACAGTCTGATCAATTTTTAAGGTACTCTAGAACGAATTTTCTAATCAAAGATTCTTTCTGTGATTTCTTTCCTAACGACCCAGTTGTTAAGAGAATATCATCCAGCTCATCATATAATTTATTTTTTAATGACGAGTCAGTAACCATGTCAATAATTCTCTCGACTTTTCCTTGATTGGATCTGATTGCTTCTGCTGCTGTAGCTTTCTCTGTTTCCGTCAGGGGCTTAAGAGGATTACCGACCGCAAATGTTTCTATATTGAGAGGTATTCCTGCCACTACGCCACGAACCAGCAGAAGCAGCGATACCATTGGAGGAATATTCTTCGTATTTTCTATTGTATCAATATTGTCGGCCACTGTGGATTTAATGTTCTGTATTCTCTCTTGATTTCTCGCAATCATGCTTTCTTTTGCTTTTTCGGTTCCTGTAGGACGACCGCTGACATAGAAATCCTCTGCTATTCTTCTCGTATACCCATAATCTAGAAGCTTTAACTTACCTCTATCGATGCCCCATGAGTCTGGCTTCAAAAGGTCGGCTGTTGTAGCTCCTCTATATTTTCTAGTGAAAGTTCTAAAAGCTTCAAAGAAGTTTTCATCTAGACTTTTTAGTAATTTTTCTGCTTCGGCAGATAATTTTGCTTTTTCATTTTTGCTTTTTATTTTTTTGGCCGCGGCCCGTGGAATTTCTACTTTTGTTTCTTCACCAGGGACAACTGTTTTCTCATCGCTAGGAGACCTAGGACCCACACCGCCGCCTACACCCATCTTTATGCCGACAATTTTTTCATTTGTTGTTGCAGCCTTTCGAAGAAGATCAGAAAATTCAGGCCAACTTCTTTCAACTAAATCATCAGTTAACGGTTCTACTTTTTGCGAAACAATCCATAAAAAGCCGTTGTAGTCGACAATATCACTTGTGTCCAACACAGGAGCAACAACTTCACTGACAGAATCGTCCATTCCAATTGTTGCTTCCATTCCATTTTGTGCAAAACCTGCCTCGTTTAAAGCTACCTTCAAAACCTGTTTATCTTCAAGCATAAACACTATCCTTGAAGAACCTTTTTTCAAACTCTTCCCCGATAAATTTAAATGTGGCATGAGTTCATTTATAAAAATTTTGAACTTTTCAGAGTCCGATGAATATTCTTTTTTGTCTTCTATCATCTGATAGATGCTGTCGAACAACCGCAGCGTGCCTGTTTTTGCTTCATTTATGAAATTTTTCAGCAACATGCTGACTGGTGATTTTTTATGACTTGACATAATTTTCTCATAATTATAAAAATATTTTTTAATTTAGAGACATAAATATGAACTGTTGTTTTGTTTTTGATAACTGAGGAAATATGAAAATTACAGAATCCATGCTTCGAAAAATAATTCGTGAAGAACTTTCCAAATCACTCTCTGAAAATCCTGAAACTCCTGTAAAAATGGGAACATTAGGAACTAAATTTGCGTCAGCTATGGACAAATCAGCACCGATACAAGCAGTTTTACAAAAACTAGATCAAATTAAAGATCTTGATAAAAAGAAAAATTTAGTCAAAGATACAATGGCAGGTCTTCTTGGTCCCCTTGCTGACGTAGATGCAAGTGTAATGATGGCAGCATTTCGTGACTATCTTCAAAGTGTTAAAAAGAGTGCACCACCAGCAGATAAAAAGTAATTTGAACAACGCACTGATTACAGTCTAATATTTCTTCATATTACAGAGGAATTAAATCCTCTAAATTGGAGAAAAACAATGACAACTCGTTCACGAAGCAATCGTAAGTATGTTCCTCAGAATCGCAATGCAACAATTAGAACACGTGAGGATCGAAGAGGCAATCTTCGAACTGAGACAATTCGACGAGATGATGATTCGTTTACGGCAGCAGTGAGCACAAATCCAAAGAATGATTCGACAAGCTTATTTGTAGATTTTCCTGATCAAACTTATGTAAAGTTTGACGGTCGTCAGGCCCGAACACTTTATAGGCTTCTTCAAAAGCATTATCAAACTTCAAATAAGTCATATTGACAATTAGATAAATTATGGGGGGCTGAAAGATAAACTTTCAGCCCAGTTTTAATTTTGGAGGAAAGATGATCTTAAATTTTCAACCAAAGCAGTTTCTTCTTCTTTACAATTGTATTAAAAATAACGAAAATTCTTTTCGAGACATGGAAGAAGAAGAGACTTATAAAAGCGTGAAAAAGGCAATGGAAGACGCTATTGTAGGCGCATTCGAGAGCCTTGAATTGAAGGAGCTTTCTACTGGTTTTGACAAATGGATAAAGTCCGAAACAAACAAGATCCAAGGACTTCAGACGGAATTAGACAAAATAAAGGAATCAATACCTCAAGAAGTGCTAGTTAACAAGTTTAAACCAGTTAAAAAAGATATGCCTGTTAAAATAGGTAGGCCTAAGAAAAATAAGCAATAAAGGGGTCAATATAGTTTCGACGGAGTTTTTGATTAATTAATGCAGACCCAGGTGCACGAGGAACCTGGTAAAAATCCAAGTGACGTACAATTGCCAACGATAACGGCTATGTCCCAGTCAACCTAGCGGCCTGACTGGTTGGTTTTGTGACAACCTAGAAACAGAAAGTCACAACCAATGGTTATCCTCACTGTATGAGGTGGGTTTCTCTCGGAAGGTGGTTCCGGAAGACGACTAACGGGTTTTGATCCGACCGGTCGTAAAAGAGGTCAGATTGAATAGACTAGGATGACGTCGATAAAATCATTCCAAGTCTGTGAAGAAGTTAATTAAAAAGAAATTTCGGACACCGGGGCAGTACCGGTTGACTCCACTATATAGTATAATAGAGGTTATTATGTCAGCTACAACTGAAGCATTGATGGAACAAGTTGAAGAGCTAAAAATTTTAATTGCTGCAAAAGAAATTAAAGGCGAAAATTGTGAAGATCTTCGTAAAAAGTTGACGCTTCTACAGGAAAAGCTTTTTAGCGCTTCAAAGGCATTGAACGAAAATAAACAAATTTTAAAAGGCTAAAATGAATCCAAAAGTAGACTTATATCAACCTTTAGAGTCAAATAGAGTAGGACCAGCGCCTCTCGTTCTTAGGACAGTAGTCACAACGACTGCTGAAATGTTTGCAGGAGGAATTCCTGCAAATTCAAAAAAAATAGAAGATTATGTCCTGCTGTCTGCGCTTCCAAAAGAACTTCAGGAAAGAGTTAAAACTGCAGTGCAGGCTATTGTTACAGGAATGTAATCACAATTATATTTAATTCCCGCTAAAGTTTTGTTTGGTCAGAAAGACCTCATGCAATAGCATTAGAGGTCTTTTTATTTGCCTTTGTAAAACTTTTTAAATATTGATTTGTATATTTGCGTAAAGGAATTAAGAAATGACTGCGATTAGGGTTGTAGATGATCATAAAGAGCTAGACAATGTAGGCAGTCTTACACATGATCAGCTCGATACACATGTCAATACAACACCTTTTGTTGTACCGTCAGGATCACTTGGCGAAATTCCCGCCAATGCAAGATTATTAACTGCAGGCACAGGAGTTTCTCTCGTAGATAATGGGCCGGGTAATGAACTTGTCATAAATGCGGGCGAAGAGTTTGTTTTTGAAGATAATCTCACTGTTTCTTTGCCAGGAGGAAAGACCTTTGGTAGGTATGGCTCTGGTGAGACAATTCCTGCATTAGGTAAGACGCCTGCTGAAGTCATTCTTATGGCGATCGCTGAGCCGATAGATCCCACTGTTAATTTGTCGGGAAATAATATTTTAACAACAGCATTCAACACTACTGGCGATGTCACAACATCCATACTCGGTTCCTATGTTATTAATAGCGCAGGTGCTTCAATTTCTTCTGCAACACTTCAGTTTAGGACAGGAAATGCAGGAGACTGGACGAATTTAACGACATCTACAGCTTCACCGCTTAATTACGACCATACTTTTAATGTTGCACCTTTTTTTACGCAAGTACTCAACTATCGTTACATAGTCGAAGATACACAAGGCGCATTGTCCACAGCAACGCTTAATTTGACACCTCAAGCTTATGCATCACCTACATTTTCTCTGTCAATTGCGACTAGTTCAGCATCAGGAGTATCAGGAGAAACTAACACGAAGCGTGAAAAAGGAAATGTTGGCTCCACCATCACAGGAACAATAACACGACAAAGAGTAAATGTCCCAATAACGGGTTATTCTGTGCAATATTCGACTAATGGATCAGTGTGGTCCGACGTACCGGGATTATCAAATGTCGTAGTGTCGGGCAATCCTTCGTCTGTTCCAATTCCATCTACTTCACATAATGATGCTTCCCTTAAAACCTATTCTGCTCTATATTATAGAATTAGAGTGACTGATGAATATCAAACAACAAATTCTTCAACGACAACAATTAACTTTTTAAATGTTATTTTTCATGGACCTGCTTCTAATTCTCCGACATCTTCGGCTGATGTTAGAAGTCTTGGATCAAAAGTTTTTACTGATTCTTCTAATCCTTTTAATTTAAATACTGGCACTGTTTATAATAATTTTGCGGTTGCTATGCCTAGTTCTCTTTCCATAACTGAGGTGATTGATCTTGACGCTTTGAATGCCAATATTACTGACAACTATGTGCTCAATACTTTTAATGTGGAAGATGGCGGAGGAACATTAATTTCTTACGATGTCTATATCATGACAAATGCCATTCCATATACTTCCAATCATCGTCATAGAGTCACGAGAGCATGAGTAGAAAATGTCGGTAATTACAGGATTACAGCTTCCTTTTGGAATTCAGCCGGTCAATCCGGCACCCGTTGACTCATGGTCGGGTCCATTTTCTGCTGTTGATGTTGCAACTGCTGTTTCCGATGCCAATTCCGCAATTCCAGCCGCCATTAGATTTCAGTCGATGGAGGTTCGTCTCATTGTCAACGGTGTTTCAAGGAAATTCTGGTACAGAGACGGCATTGATGATTCTGATCTTGTTGAATTTGTTGCTGGCGGCGGAGGCAGCGGATCAACTGACCCAGGAGGATCAAATACTCACGTACAATTTAACGACGGCGGTTACTTTGGTGGAAATACCAATTTTGTTTTTAATAAAAACACATCAACACTGACAGTAACAAATGTATCAGGATCTCTTACAACCCTTTCAGATGGATCACCTTACCTCGTCGCCGGACAAAATATTTCTATAACGACAGGATCCAACGGCCAGATAACAATATCATCTACAATAGATCCTTCGCCTCCGACTCCGCCTGTTCAGAATACAGACATCGCATGGATGGAAACACCATCGGGTGATATTGATGGAATTAATATGGTATTTGAGCTTTCTGCCTCCCCAGTTCCAGTAACTTCTTTAATGTTTTTTGTCAATGGAGTGCTGCAAAAGCAAGGTAATAGTTATGATTATACGTTGACAGACAACACTGTCGCGCTTTTAAATGCACCCAATCAAGGTAGCAATTTAACAGCCACTTACACATATCAGCCTGCTTCTACGCCTGGCAAATATGTGTCGTGGGCTGAAACACCAGTAGGAGATATTGATGGTGCCAACGTTGTCTTTACTTTGCAACACTCTCCTTATCCATTGAGCGGTCTGATGTTCTATGTCAACGGAATTCTACAGATCCAAGGAGAAAATTACGACTTTTTGGCTTCTAGCAACACCGTAATACTCAAAACTGCTCCTGTGGAAGGAAGCAATTTATCGGCGACTTATCCTTACTAAATAAAATTATATTTTGCATAGATCGTCAATGAAATTTAAAAATTTAATCGTTTATTTTTATCATCAAGTATATTTACAATTTGGGAAGATGAGCTTCCCAAGTACGTACAGACAGGGGATTAAGTCCCCGCAACAAAGGATGATAAAGTTATGGCAAAGACATTTGTTCAGCAATCACAAATTAGTGGTTCATTAGAATTTAATGATACATTGGCAGCAGGCTCCAGCCTTGCATACAAGCAGACACTCGTAGGCGACCTCGACGCCCTCCGTTCACAGATCAACAAGATCATCGGTGGAACAAACTGGTACGATGCACTCAGCGGTTCACAGGACCTCGCAGACATCTATGCAGCAGTGCACATGTCCGGTGCAAATGCAGACTTCCAAGGAACACTCGACGTCACAGGCGTTGCAACATTCGATGCAGCCATCACAGGCTCAGCAGGCATGCAGCTCGGTGGCGATCTCGATGTCAACAGCTCAGCTGACTTCCAGGGTGCAGTCAACCTCCAGAGCACACTCGATGTCGGCGGCGACGCACATTTCACAGGAGCAATCGTCGATGTGGATGGCACGCTCTCAGCTTCGGTCATCAAGATCGATGGCGACGCCCCAGCAGGCGCCCTCTACCTCGTCGGTGGAGCAGGCGAAATCGCTGAAGAAGGAAAACTAATCTTCAGCAATGACTCGCTCGACATCACTGGAGCCCTCGACGTATCAGGCACCGCCGACCTCGGTGCTCTTTACGTGGCAGGCGCAACAGGACTCAGCGGTACACTCGCTGTAAACGGAGTTTCTGACTTCGCTGCAGACGTCTATATGGCAGCTGACCTTTACGTCAGCGGCGCAATGGAAGTTGCTCAAGGCCTCACAGTTGCAGGAGATCGCCTCGAGGTCTCAGGAACAATGGGAGTGACACAGGCTGTTGACTTCGACAGCACGCTCAACGTCGACGGCGTTGCAGACTTCCAGTCAGACGTCTTCATGGCAGCTAACCTCGGCGTCAGCGGCTCACTCACAGTTGCTCAGGACATCGACGCAGTCAACGTGACACTCACCGGCGACCTCTCAGCAGTGAGCGGTTCGTTCACCGGCGACCTCGACGTCGACGGCGACCTCACTGTAAAGAAGGTCTCGATCGACAACGACGTTGCTAAGCGTCTCTACATTGTCGACGAAGATGGATCAATCAAGGACGAAGCCAAGCTCTGGTTCGACCAGTCGCTCCTCTACGTGTCGGGTTCACTCGAGCTTCAGTCTGACCTCGAAGTCAAGGGCGGAGACATCACTCTCTCGAACAGCATGTCGATCTCCAGCGCAACAGCAGGAACGCTACTTCTCACTGGCGATATCGTTGAAGCAAGCGGCGACCTCAAGGTTGCTGGCAACGACATCTCGGGTTCGGCTGGCCTCAACATCACCCTCGAGAGCGGTGGCGACGTCACAATCGCTGGCGACCTCAAGTTGATGGGCAACGAACTCAAGTCATCGGCAGGAAACGTCGTCCTCGAGCTCAACGGCGACGACGCATTCTTCAAGAGTGACGTCCACGTTGCTGGTGATCTCTATGTCAAGGGCGCAATGACCTACATCGAGACAACAAACCTCAAGGTGCAAGATGCATTCATCCACCTCGCAACTGGTAGCACAGGCGCTGAAAACTCCGGTATCGTCCTCCACGGCGGTGCAGGCGCTTCGGCAGACCTAATGCTTGCTCAGGACGGCGGAGCTGGTGAGTTCGTCTTCGCCAAGCTCGCACACACATCACCAGACCACGCTGACGTCGATGGCGACAACAGCGTTGGCGTCAACGGCGCAGAACTCGTCCCAGCATGGATGTCAGAGATCAAGGTCGGCGCCCTCGAGGGTGCACAGAGCGGTTCATTCGCAGCTGATGCATCAGGCGCAAAACTTTCAGCAGAAAGCGGCAAGGACCTCATCCTCCAGGCAGGTTCTTCTGGTGGAGAGCTCTTCCTTGCAGCCGACGGCGAGACAGGAATCAGCTTCATGGAATCGGGCGATTGGGCAGATTTCGACGCTCAGTTCCCCGGCATGACGCTCGTCCAGGCAATCGTCGCAGCAGGCGGCGGCGGCAACTTCAAGCAGGATTCATTCCTCCCAGGAGTTGTAGCTGCTGGCGTTGCAATCGACTTCAGCTCTGTTGGAACACTTCGCACAGCATCAATTGCTGACGCAGCTGCAAAGAAGGTTGCAATGGACGTCTATCTCAACGGCGTGCGCCTTGCATACGGCGACGACTACGAGATCACCAGCGTGACAGAGCTCGACCTCGAGGTCTCCACAATGGCAGACGACCGCCTCACAGTGGTCATTCACAACGCAGACCCAAATCCCTGAAATTAAATTAAATTAATTTGAGGTGGGCGTGGACCTTTTTAAGGTCCACGCCTTTTTTATTGATATTTACCTTAAAGCCTATGAGCAAAGAAATAGAAAAATTAGATCAATCACTTTTGACATTAAAAGAAGTCGGCGCTAAATTTGAAGAAATGCTTGTCAACAAAAAAAATGAAAGAATATTGTTGTCGGGAGCGGCGTCTTCTGCGAAAGAGTCTCAAGAAAATTTTAACAGCTTCATGACAAAGTCAAGGGATGAATTAGCTGAAGAAGTCAAGAAGGGACAGGTTTCTGACGCAGTAGTCAAGTATGTTTGGAATTGGTTACAGAAATCTCAGGAAGTCTTGAAAAAATTTACGTCGGACAAAACTGCGCAGCTTAATGTGAAGATAGGAGAGCTATCTGCGATCGATAACTCAATAAAATTATTAAAGCTGCAGCAAGACATGTATTCCTTCAAAAAAACCGAGATTGAGAAGCAAAACTTGCTAAATCTATTGACTCCCGTCGAGGAAAAAGTAGAGTCTTTTACTGTTCCACCCACAGATGTTGTTAAGGAAACAGAAGACAAAAAAACAAAAAGAGGTAGAAAACCTCGCCCCGATGAAGTCGGTCCTTTAGCCAAGACAGTGCAGAGGCTCAAGGAAAATAGAAAAAAGAAGTCAGCCAAATGAAAAAAGCTGAGGGAATATTGTTTATTCCCTCAGCCGGCGATTGTTATGGCTAGTAACATTTTCATTATTGCATGTTTTGAGGAATTTGTAAATACCCTCAAAGATAACTATTGCAATAATTTGAATTAATTAAACATAAGGTTTCATATTTGAAACAATAATTTTGTCTGAACAAATTCTTATAATTGTATAATTTTATATTAATTCCCATGACTGCAACTTTTCAGCAACTTAGAATTGTTAATTTCGGTAGATCTAAATTGAATGCCACGGGTTCTGCGGGTGTGGGATATCAACTTTTAAATTACGAGGGTAGTGTTGTAACTGCTCGAACTACTTTAGGAGTCCACCAAACTGCTCCTGGAATATATGCCGCATATATTACATTTCCGGATGAGTTTAGAGGACAAATTTTGTGGGATACAGGGTCGACTTTTGCAGAGACTTATTATGCATCGGAGCAGCATAATACTGAAGAGAATTTGCCCGATACAATTTATGATAAACTCAACACGATTGAAAATACCATCGTTGCAGGATCGCTCAACAACAAGATAGACTTAATCTTGGACAAATTAGACGATACATTCCAGATGTCCGCCGGCCGCTGGAAGATTGAAAATTATCAGATGATATTTTATAAGGATGACAATTTGACAGAAATTTGTCGATTCGATCTATTCGATGAAAATGGCGATCCATCGATGGATGCTGTCTTCGATAGACGTAAGGTCATCTAATGTCCAACCCACAGCTGATACCTAAACCGGGCCAGCCCAGGGTAATTCATAGGACTCTTACACGAGGAATGGGTCCAAATATGAGGCTTGTTGCATCCGGCGGCGGCGGATTTAGAAAATTCATTCAGCTTATAAAGCAAAAAGCTGGCGACGGCGCCAAGTACATTAAAGATGGGCTAGAAGAAGTAATTGTTTGGGCCAAACTTATTAGAGTTAATGATCAGCGTCCTCAACAAAATGTCCAAGGTTACGTAAAAATCGGCATAGACAAGGCAAAGAGAATTGCCGTTACACTTGCTGGCAGCATTTCTTCAAAAGTTCGCAATATTTTTAATGATATAAAAATCACAATTAGCAGAATTAAGTAATAATTAAGACCGATGGAACAGCTTACAGAAACAGTTACACTTGACATGGAAGAGGCCAATGAGCTGGCCTTTAAGATCAAAGTTGAAGGCGCCAATTCTCCTGCGAAGGTTCGACTAATTTGCGAGAGCAATGATGTGTCGTATATGTTCTCGGGCAGAGGGACAGGCGAAGAGGGCGTTGTGCAGTTCGTCATTCCTCAGATGAAGGACAAAATTGACGAAGGAACATATTCTGCTCGCGTGGAAGTCCTAATAGAGAATAGATACTTTTCTCCCGTGCAGTTTCAATTAAATTTTAAGAAGCCCGTGAAGGTATTCGCAGAATCCATCCAGGTTGCCCCAGCAGCACCTAAGTTTGATGTGAGAGTGACTGCTGCACCAATAAGAGTCGTTCAGGCAACTCGTCCCGAGCCAAGACCTGTAGTTATTGAGGCTCCTGAAGAGAAGCCTGTTGTTCGCCAAGTTCAACAGACACAAACTGTCAAGACCCTTCAGAATGATCAGGGCAACAAGGACAAGAAGAAGTCCACAGAATCGATGTTGAGAGAAAAATACTCATCGCTCAAAGAAAAATTCCAGAAATGACGATGACAGGTTACAAGCCTTTTGCCTCGCGCAAAACTTTGACCAACGCAGACAATCCTGAAGATCTTGACGAGGAAAAAGTCAATGTTGAGGAGGGTCTGCGTCTTTTTATTAGAGAGCAAATCGTTGGAATCTACATCTCTGGCATGAAAAAATCGTCCATGGATGACATTAAAAAAACTTTTCCAAATTTTTATGGTTATCTAGAGGACAATTATTCCGATTATTTGTCGGGCTGCACGGCAGCTCTCAGGACAAAGGATTTGCATGCCGACCCTGTTCCTTATGTCGTATTGCCTGACGAGAATTCCACCGTTGTGTCGTGGGATTCAAAAAAAATGTCGCCAAATTATGAGGTAAGTGCGGATCTTTGTCAGGCAATTGGACGTTTAAAATAATTGTAGATGAATTGATCGATACTTATAGTTGGAGTAGAAATGCCAGGCTTCAACGATATCGTCAACCCTACACCTTTTGCATTTTTTGATAGCGACGCAGCTTTTCAGACAGAGGCGGACGCCATGGTAACTTTCGTCAAAAGAAAGCTCGGAGACGATGTTTTGTCTGTCGAGTTGACGAAGAAAGAAATATGGGCTTGTTTTGAGGAAGCTGCCTGTGAATACAGCCGACTCTTGCACGAGACAAAGATAAGATCAGAAATGACGACCGTCTTGGGTCTTCCCACTGGATCCGCTGACTATACAAATAAATACGCGAGACAGTCGCTTGAATTTCTTCTTCGCAAAGCGGAAGCATATGCCACTGAGGCATTTGTTGGAGGCTCTCAGAATGCGACTCTTGGATATCTTGACTTGGTGAGCGGCCGTCAAGATTATGACATCTATACAGAACTAAAGGATGCAGTCTCTGGATCCAATGTTTTCAATTCGCTTCCATCGGGCTCACAAGGCAAGATGAAAATTGTTGAAATATTTCACTTTGAGCCTCTTGCAGCGCAGACTTTTCTTTTGAATGCTTCTAACATTACAAATTTTTTGGCAACCAATTTTAATTATGAGTCCTATGTCAATTCAACGGTTTTTTATGTGCTGCCAATTTTTGAGGATGTTTTGAGAAGAAGCATGCTTGAATCAGCATTCAGGGTGAGAAGATCTAATTACAGCTATGAGGTGTTAGGAACAAAGCTTAGAATATTCCCAATACCCACGACAGATCTTCAGACAGGTAGGCTGTACATAAAAGTCATGCCACCAAAAGATCCATACAATCCAGCATACAAGGACGATTCTATCAGCGGTGTGTCTGGTCCGAGCAATTTCCCGCTAGGAAACATACCTTTCACTTCGATTAATCAACCTGGTCGGCAATGGATTAGACAGTACACACTTGCACTGTGCAAAGAACTGTTAGGTTTGATTAGGTCAAAATTTCAGAATATTCCTATTCCTAATGCTGAGCTTCAACTCAACGGCGAGGCCCTTGTTTCACAAGGTCGTGAGGACAAAGAAAAGCTTGTGACGCAAATGAAGGAGTTCCTTGAGAATTTGACGCATCAAAAGATGCTTGAGAATGATGCATTGGCTGCCGAAAATCTTCAAAAACAATTAAAATACATTCCAATGCCGCTTGGAAAATCTATAACAATCGGCTAAGGCAATTATGGCTAGACTATTCATCACCCCACGAGAAGTTAATTTTATATCGGACATCACCAAAGAGATAGTCAAAGATGTAATTGGTCAAAAAATCATTTACTATCCTATATCTGAAATAAAAACAAAAACACACGGTGTTTACAACGAAGCAGTAAAAAAGGTCTGGGATAATCCTATTATTCTTGACGCACTTGTTGACAACAACTTTCAAACAGACACCAGAATAGACAAATTTGGAATTGACGCACAATATAAAATAGAGGTATACATCCAACATAGAGATCTTGTTGAAAAAGGAATAAACGTTAACATAGGAGATTTCTTTTCTTTTTCCGATATTTTTTATGAGATCACCGAACGCAATTTTATGAGAAATATCTACGGCATGCCTGAACACAAAGACGGTGTTAGAATTGTTGGCACCAAGTCTCGTCAGGCTCAATTTGATGCGCCAATCATTGGCCCAACAGACATTTCTTACACAGACGCGGATGCTGTTCAAAAGAATTTTACACAACAGCGCGGCATTGATGAAGATCCAAACAATCCCAATGGTGACGTCCGAGACCTTGTAAAAAATGGAGTCCTCGACTCACCTATCACAGGACCAAAAGAAGTCTCTGAAAAAGGAGATCAAACTGGTGCCGGTTCTTCTTTCTACGATGAGGATTGAAGCCTATGACAACAAGATTTGACGCTAAAGATCAAGTAAATTATTCTGTCCCAGGAATAAAATCTGGGTATGACGGTCTTAAGAGTGATCTTTATATTCCGCCCTGCGGAATAGAGGACGTCGACATAGCTCTATTCAACCTTTTTGATAAAGAAATTCAGGTAATGGTGGGTGGGCAGGATTCGACCGAGGTCAAGAAAGTACCAGTTATATTTGCTGCTGGAGAAAAATGGGCGCTTCTTAAAAAAGGCAAGCCTATTCGTGACAGGAGCAACACGCTCATCTTGCCAATAATAACTGTAATGAGAACAGAAATATCTCAAGACAGCAGTGATATTGTTGGCCGAGGAATAAATCAACAGACAGGTGAGCTTGTCGTCAGGAGGCGTCTAGACAAGACCGATAGAAGTTATCAGAATCTCATCAATAGATTGTTTATTCAAAATCAACAGAATGTTGCTGTAGGGTCCTCAACACAACAGGTCGCAAATCAGCTGACCACCGACAGAGAAGTAGGCATTCTTCGAGATGTTAATTCTGTTCAAGAAGGTGCGTTGCTTAAAAGTAATTTGAAAAACAATATATTTGAAACTATCGTTGTGCCTTCACCTCAATTTTATACGGCAACGTACGAGGTGATGATTTGGACGCAATATACACAGCACATGAATCAAATTATGGAAAAATTGCTTGCTTCGCTTTTGCCTCAAGCTCAATCTTGGAAGATTACTACTCCCAAAGGTTATTGGTTTACAGCCATGGTAGAAAATGGCAGCTTTTCTATGGAGACAAATTTCGATGACATGTCAACTTCCGAGAGATTTATTAAACAAAAATTCATGGTGAAGGTTCCTGCTTATGTCTGGGCCACACGATCTCCTGGTTCTCCTGTGCCTGTCAAGAGATATATTTCTTCTCCAATTATTTCTTTCGACGTCGGAACCGAGAGGAACGGCCTCGAAAACCCGCAAGAAGAGAGCGTCAAGTACGACAACTACGTGCTAGGCAGTGATGATCCAACGCTTCCGTTGGATGATAGAGGAAATGTTCGAGACGACCAGCGTCGGCCCGGCTGGCGTATACAAAAAGTGCAGCCGTCAAATGCTGAAGATGCTGTTGACCAAAATGACCCAGCACTTACAACAATACCAAGAGGACGAACACCGAAAAAATTAAAGAATGGTGAAACAGTCTATACACTTACAGATATCACAGACGGTATCTTCTTAATTCCCGTAGATAAAATGTAAGTTTTGCTACAAATATAAATTATCGATTTTTCAATGATACTTATGCTTCAAGCATTGAGCGTGTATCCTGAAGGAGAAATGTAATGTCCGAGCAGATTTTTAGGTCACCAAACTTTTATGAGCGCGAAATAGACCTGTCGGTCCCAGCACAGGGAGGGCCAATAGGAACGCCAGCTGGTGTTATTGGACCCGCCAATAAAGGTCCTGCGTTCGTGCCGGTCACTGTTGCAAACTTCAATGAGTTCGTTGAAGTCTTTGGTAATCTTGATCCGAAATACTTTGGTCCATATGCTGTCAATGAGTTCCTCAAGAACAGAAACTCACTTACATTCATGAGGGTCCTCGGAGCAGGGTCAAACAACACAATTGATGATATCAATGAGACTCTGACACGTGGAACTGTTACTAACGCAGGTTTCTCTTTGCCTGGTCTAGTTGATGCGAATGCACTCAATAGACACACAGCAGTCGTTCAATTCCTTGCCGCTGAACACACGGCTTCAAATTACGAAGTTTATGGCATGCCGATGTTTAGCGACAACGATACGTTCACAGGATTTGCTGGCACAAAAATACCGCTCATCCGTGGGCTAGTCATGGTTCCTTCTGGCTCGCGTTTGGTAGTCTTCAATGGTGATCAGGCAATCACAAGCTCAGTTACACACGAGGACGAGGCAGGAAAAACAGCCAGCGTCAATGGTTCTTCGATAGTGAAGATAGGAATATCTTCTTCGTTAGGTGCGTCGTTTGCAGCCGACGACGGAAATCCAGGCCTAAGAATCTATTCGGCATCGTTTGATCCGACAGCTGAAAATTATTTTGCGAAGATACTCAACACAGATCCCGATAGGTTCAATGAACATCAGCATTATCTGCTTGGTGATTTTGCTGTCGATGATCAAATTGCTTCTGTTGAGGCCGCCAGCTGGGTTGCCGTTCTTTCAGGATCAAACAATTCTGCTGCAAGCGATCCTTCGCTGCAGTTTAGAGAAATTTTCGGAAGATACGACACAAGGTTTAAAGCACCTGTCACACCCTGGTTTATTTCGCAACCCTTTGGAACAACAGAGTACGATCTCTTTAAGCTCGAAGCACTTGACGACGGCGAATATGCAAATCAACTCTATAAGATTTCAATTGCAACAATAAAGGCTTCGCCGGACGATGCCGATAAATTTGGAACGTTCAACGTGCAGATACGTGATTGGAACGATACAGACACAAATCCCGTCATTATAGAGCAATTCACAAATTGTGATCTAAATCCAGATTCTTCAAATTATATTGGCAAGCTAATCGGAGATAGAAAAGTTTCTTACTACTTCGATGCCGTTGACCCGCGAGAAAGAAGACTGATTGCTTCTGGTAAGTACCCAAATAGATCAAAGTACGTTAGAGTAGTAATCTCCGACTTGGTTGCTAAGAAGCTCGTTCCGAATGAATCTTTGCCATTCGGTTTTAGAGGACCATCATTACTTAAAACAAATGATAACGGCAATGTTTTTGATATTCTTCCAACGGGAAGCGCGAGACTAGGCGCCTACTTCTCAGGTTCCTTAACAAATCCATCGATTACACCCAGTAATATTCTCACAGGATCTGTGCTTCCTCCAATTCCTTATCGTTACAAGGTGACTAGAGGAGAAATCAATACTAACACAACAGTTGCAGGATTGCCTGGACCAAAATCAGTTGCTCTCCCTGCACTTTACTGGGGCGTTAAGTTTGAAAGAAATGCCTTGAGCAAGGAATCAGAAGTTTTAAACAACAACGTCATAAATGAAAAGAATTCTCTGCTTGGTTCATTAACTAAGTTCATGGGAATTGAAAAGCTTGACGTCTTGCATACAGGCTCAGGCGCAGATCAATTCAACAATAACAAGTTTACTCTGGCCAAGGTCGCATTCTACAACAGTTCGGTCAACGATCTAACTGGTTCTGCTTCGACACACATGAAGGAAGCAGCGTATCTCAGGAATGCAACACCAGATTCAAGCAATTACACTGTTTCTGACGGAACCATCACAGACAGAATAACATTTGCTACGCTTCTTTCAAAAGCTACTCCGGCAGTTTTCAATCGATTCTCACCTTTTGCCAAGTTTACTACCTTCATGTACGGTGGTTTCGATGGGACAAATTATCTTGATCGCGACGCTCGCCGTCTCAATGATAAGTCTGTTTCATTCGATGCTGATACGCTTTCGATTGGTGGCGCTTCGACAAACTATGTCCCTGATGGATTTAGTGCTAATGTCTCAGGAACAGGCAAGGAAAACAACGGCGTTTCTTCATATATGACAGCAGTCGAAATAATGACTGATCCGTACACAGCAGGCGTCAATATTCTCGCGATACCTGGTATTAGAGAACCCTACATTATGGATAGAACTTCAAAGAAAGTTCGTGATTATGGATTAGCAATGCACGTCATGGATATTCCTGCATATGACGATGGAGGCAGAAGAATATATGATGATTCTGCTGTTAGACCGAACGTCAAGGAAACAACTTCCGCTTTTGACAACAGGGTCATAGACAACAACTATGCGGCAACTTACTTCCCTGATGTATACATCGACGATACAAGAAACGTGAGACGAGTCAAGGTGCCCGCGTCTGTTGCTGCACTTGGAGCCCTAGGTTTTAATGATCGTGTGTCATACCCGTGGTTTGCTCCTGCAGGATTCAACAGAGCAGCTCTTGACTTTGTTTCCAACGTAGCAGTTCGATTGAGCGTTGCAGATAGAGACGTTCTTTATGATTCAAGAATTAATCCAATTGCAACGTTCCCACGTCTTGGCTTCGTAATATACGGACAAAAGACGCTTCAAATCAATAAATCAGCACTTGACCGAGTCAATGTCCGACGCCTGCTCCTCGAGGTCAAGAGGATCATCATCGGAATTGCAAACAAGATCGTGTTTGAGCAGAACACGCCCGCTGTTCGCAATAGATTCGTTTCGGATGCAGTTTTCCAACTGTCTCTCATCCAAACCCAGGCAGGCATCGAGGCCTTCCAGGTCGTGATGAACGAGACAAACAACACGCAGGTTGACGTTGATCTCAATCGTCTCAATGGAAGAATTGTCGTCGTACCGACAAGAGCAATTGAATACATTGCGATAGATTTCATCGTAACCAACGCTGGCGTGCAGTTCGTTTGAGAAATTTGAAACTAACAGAATAGTTAGCATGTAGATCGGGAGTCATAGATGGCACAGCTAAAATTAGGAGCAGCAGGAGTAACAGCTAACGAGATAGACATCTCAGGACCAGTAGCGATTCAGCCAGTAGGAATACCTGCCGGCATCATCGGAACTGCGGCCAAGGGACCAGCATTCGTTCCCGTAACGGTGGGTTTATTATCAGATTTCCAGTCAAGATTCGGAAATGTTGATAGTAAACACTTTGGACCAATGGCAGTTCTTGAGTGGCTAAGAAATGCACAGGCAGTCACTTATCTACGTGTCCTAGGCGTCGGCGATGGTCTTGAACGTCAGGATGGCAATGGAGCCAATCCAGGTGCTGTAACAAATGCAGGATTCGTCGTCGGTGAGGAGCAACCAAGTGGAACGCTCGGGGCCCTCGATAAAAATCCATACGCTAACGACGACGGCGAGATGGGAAGGACATACTTCCTCGGCTGCTTTATGTCAGAATCGGCAGGATCAAATTATCTTTCTGATGCTGGCTTGCAGGTTAAAGGACAAAATGTTGCTACTCCAATCGTTAGAGGCGTTCTAATGGCGCCCTCGGGCGTTCTCTTGGCCCTTTCATCAGGTCTCGGCGGCACCAATTTTGGCGGAGAGTTAGGCACAAATACTGTAGGTGCTCTAGGAGATCCAAGCCTTCACGGCACCACAATTGGTTCCGTTGTTTTCACAGAGAACAGCATCTCAAAGAAGGACTTTGTTCTCTTTTTGAACGGGCACAAAGGAGATGCAAATAATCCTAACACGATTACAGCATCGTTCGATGTGTCATCTAATGGATACTTCGCAAAAGTTCTCAACAGAGATCCTCTTAAGATTCAAGAAAAAGGTCATTATCTATACGCAAACTGGGACATCCACAGCTCTTTGGCAGTCGTTACAGGCTCAGGAATTCTCTCGGGCACACACGGAGCTGGAGCCACTTCTCACGTGGCAAAGCCAGGAACTGAAACTTCAGCATTCATCCTAACGTCTTCGGTAGATAGAAATACTGGCAGTGCTGACGTTCCAAACTATGAGAACTTTGAAGATAGATTCAGGTATGCAAAGTCACCGTGGGTGATTTCTCAAAAGTTCGGTGGAAAGCCTGTGAATCTCTTTAGACTTCACTCGCTCGACGCAGGACAGGATATCTCGACTCTTTACAAGATTTCAATTGAGAATATCACACCTTCAATAGATCCTGTCAATAGATACGGCAGCTTTACAATAAAGATCAGACAATGGAACGATAGAGACCAGAAACAGTCGCTTATCACGACTGGCGAAAGCTTTACTGTTGATCTCAATCCAACATCTCCTCGCTACATTGCAAAAATCATCGGAAACATTAACTCCTACTTTGACTTTGATCGCGACGACGAAGAACAAAAGATCGTTATCGATGGAAGCTATCCTAACAGATCGAAATATGTCAGGGTTGAAGTCCACCCAGATGTGGAAAATGGATTCGTCGACGCGACAGCAATTCCAATGGGCTTTAGAGGACCTGCGCATCTTGTGACGTCAGGAAGTGTGATCTTTCCACAGTTTGGAAACAGTTCAGACCCTGTCCTTGGCGGCATCAATGGAATACCCAATCTCAGCGTCCTGCAAAAGTCAGTTGTACCACCCGTTCCTTACCGCCTTAAGATCACCGACGGTATCATTGGAACAGAAGCAGAAGCACCGAACAACAAATTCTACTGGGGATCACAGTTTGAACACGTCGAGAATATTACAAAGCCAAATGCGTCAGTTCTTGCAAATGACTCAATGAAGAGCTATGCTAAGTACTTCCCAGATTTCCACACATCGTTCATGCCATTCATTGTGGGTGACAACGATGGCGTTGCAGACACGGCAACCCATGGAATCCTCGACGCCGATAGGTTCTGCAACAACATGTTCAGCCTCGAGCACGTGCAGGTCGTCACAGGATCATCTGGTCTGGCAGACACACTTAAGTGGGACGACGCAGTCTACGTAAGAAGCGGCGTGGTCGGTGTGGACAATGCCAACAAGACTAGAGCACTTCAGGTCAAGGACTTGAGAGAGACAGTCAACAGGACCTACTCAAAGTTCACGTTCTTCGTCCAAGGCGGATTCAACGGCGTCAACATCTTCGATCAGGATGAGTTCACGCTCAGCAACGCCGCCATCAGTGAGGACATGATCGCTTCGAATGGTCGTCTCCTCAACAATGGACCAAACGTAAAGGCATACCTCAAGGCCGTCGATATCATGAGAAATACATCAAATATCGACATCCAGCTCCTTGCCATCCCAGGCATTCGTCACCCAGTGGTGACAGATTACGCAACAGTCGCAGTCGAGGATAGGTTCGATGCTCTCTACATCATGGACGTAGAGCAGTACACCGACGAAGGAATTGACTCCGACTACGAGGTCAAGAGCGACGATCAAATCGTCTCCGTCAACAACACTGTGACGAGCTTCAAGGATCGATCGATCGACTCGAGCTTCGCATCGGCCTACTTCCCAGACGTCCTCTACTCGGCTCCCGATGGCAACAACGTGTTCGTTCCACCGTCGGTCCTCGTGATGGGAGCACTCTCGCTCAACGATGCTGTCGGACACCCATGGTTCGCTCCTGCAGGCTTCACACGTGGTGCTCTTCCAACAGCAGCTCTCGAGGCGAGGACGAAGCTCAAGGAAGAGGACCTCGACGTGCTTTACAACGAGAGACTCAACCCACTCATCGCCTTCGTCGGATCGCCAAAGAGCGGAACAAATCCTGCATCAGGCCTCGTGATTTGGGGTCAGAAGACACTACAGCTCGCAGCATCGGCTCTCGATCGCGTCAACGTCCGCCGCCTCCTCATCGAGATCAGGCGTCAGGTCCGCGAGATCGCGCAGACGATCATCTTCGAGCCCAACCGCGAGGCGACACTCGCTCGCTTCTCGGCCGCGGTCACACCAAGGCTCCAGAGGATCCAGGCACTCAGCGGCCTCGAGAGATTCCGCGTCATCATCGACTCCTCGACCACGACGCAGGTCGACATCGAGAACAACACGGTCCGCGGAAAGATCTACGTCCAACCCACCAAGAGCATCGAGTTCGTCAGCCTCGACTTCGTGGTGGCCAACAACCTACAACAGGTGCAGTGACGGCGGTTCGCAGGAGTTATCAGAATAATTCGATAAAAATTATAAACTGATAACTCCTCACCAATATTCAATAATTACTCTTCAAACACGTCGACCTCGAGGGCGACAAATTCACAGAAACTAAAAATCCCTCGAAAATTTCGAAAATTGTGCATACTTACAAAAGGATAACAGGAGATTAAAACATGGCCGCAGAGACACTTGACGTTACATCGATGATTCCTAACAAGTTCGAGCCGAAGCGCAAGAACCGATGGATCCTCATGATCGAAGGCATCGACGCCTACATCATCAAGACCGCGGCTCGACCAACGATCGCCACAGAAGAGGTCGAGGTGCCCTTCATCAACAGCAGACGCTACCTCGCAGGAAAAACAACCTTCAACACGATCTCGGTCACCCTCCACGACCCAATCGCTCCCTCGGGCGCGCAACAGGTGATGGAATGGGTCCGCACCCACTTCGAATCGGTCTCGGGCCGCGCAGGCTACGCAGACTTCTACAAGCGCGACATCCAACTCAAAATGCTCGATCCCGTCGGCACCGTCGTCGAACTCTGGGACATCAAGGGCGCATTCATCACAGAAGCAAACTTCGGCGAGGTCACATACGAGGACGGCGGTCCAATGGAAATCAGCATGACACTTCGCTTTGACAATTGTGTGCTGCAATTTTGACGTTAACATTCGACAAAAAAGAAGAACAAAAGCAGCAATCAAATATACAAGTAAAGAGGTTCATGGTATACTTATTACCATGGACCTTTCTACATTTACCTGTCCTTCATGTAAGGAATATCAATCAACTGATCTTGATTCTATCAGAATTCACTGTCAAAAGAAGCATCAGCTCTCTTCTATCGAACTTTATAGTCAGCTGTTTCTTGACGGCAAAGACGTCAAGTGTGCATGTGGCTGCGGTCAGACACCGAAGTTCTGGTCACTCCAGCGGGGATTTGCCAAGTTCGTTCGCGGCCATTCCGCCAGAGTGAACAACAACTGGGGACACAATGAATCTGCTAAAGAGAAGAGCCTCAAGAAGAGAAGAGAAGAAGGGCTGTGGAGCAGAGATCCATGGAATCGCGGGAAGACAAAAGAAAATAACGAGGTCTTTCGGGAAATTTCGAATAAAGCTTATGGGTCAGATTCTTTTCGTCAAGCAAGATCAAAAACGATGAAGACTTCGTGGGAGAAAGGTTTAATCACTCCTCTGACTGGATCAGCTCATTCACAGTGGCGCGGCGGCACCTCCGCCCTCAGTGCCATGTGCCGATCCCGCCTCTATCGTGAGTGGTCGTTCCCGAAGATGAAGGCTGCAGGATTCAAGTGCACGGCCTGCGGAGCCACGCGGGACCTCGAGGTGCACCACGACGGGGAGAGGTTCTCAGAGATCCTCCAGAAGGGCATCGAGACCCTCGGCGAGCCTGGGGACGACTTTGACCGCAAGACCTGCTTCGTCGACTGGGTGCTGTGGTACCACGCGGAGGCCGACGTCAGTGGCAGGGTGCTGTGTTCTTCGTGTCACGATGCCGAGCACGAGACATGAGCAAAGCATATTTTGATTGATTTGCTGCATTTTATAATTTGGTCCATAATTTTGTGTTTCGTTTATTTACGCGTCGCCGCTGGTGTTTACGATACATCAGCTTCTTGTAATTTGAGGAAAAAATAAATGAGCACAGAAGATCGCGATCAACGTAATGCAGTGTTTTCAGCTGGTTCTCACCTCCCACCGGGTGTTGATCCACGGATGCCGTCGATGTCGGCCGCAGACAAGGTGAAGGCAGAGTTTGGTTTAGATATACCTCTTGAGGTCGTCCCGTTGCCGTCGAATGGCAAGGTATATTCGCCTGATTCGTCGCTGCATGCGATGGAGGCCGTCGAGATTCGACCAATGACCGCAAGAGAAGAGGATATTTTGACCAGCAGGGCTTTGTTGAAGAAGGGTACAGTTATTACTGAGCTCCTCAGGTCGTGTCTTGTTGACAAGAGCGTCAACCCAGCTGATCTCCTTGGTGGAGATCGAAATGCTCTGATGGTTGCGATCAGGATTACAGGATATGGTCCGGATTACAATGCCGAGATCGAATGTCAGGCATGTAGCACAAAGACACAGCACGAGTTCAATTTGGCAGAGTTGCCGATCAGGAGGCTCGAGCTGACACCCGTCATGAATGGAACAAATCTGTTCCAGTTTATGTTGCCTTTTAGCAAGAAGAACGTTAAGTTTAGGTTCCTCACAGGCAGGGACGAGGAAGAGCTCCTTGCATTGTCCGAGAAGCAGAAGAAGTTGGGTCTCAGCGGAGAGTCCAACGTGACGACGAATCTCATGCATTCGATCGTGTCAGTCGATGGAGTCGAGGATCGGTCGAAGATCGCCAATTTCATCAAGCACATGCCAGCCAGGGATTCTTTGGCTCTAAGGAACTATATTAAGGACCACGAGCCGGGTGTAATTATGAAGCAGGAGACGTCATGTCCATCCTGTGGACATTCCGAGGAGGTGAACATGCCGCTCGGAGCCAACTTTCTTTGGCCTTCATCCGGAAGATAAGCCTGCAGTCATACTGGAGCCCGCCTTTTTACTGATGTATTATGGCGGGTTCCTGTGGCGGGAGACTTATAATCTTCCTGTTTCTTACAAGCGTTGGTTCATTGAGCGGATAAGTAAGGAGCTCAAGCAGTCGAACGATGCAGGCTCGACGCAATCCCGTGCATTGCACCAGAATTCTCCCGATGTCAGGGCAATGCAGAACAAGGCTCGCGCTCAGACGCCTTCAAGGCTACGACGTTTTACTTAAAAAATGTTGTTTTTTATTGGGTGCCTATAATTAGGGATAACGTTTTAAGATTTTTTAAGAGGCATCGTGGATAAAATGGACGGCAAAATTGGCGCTGTGGTGGACCTTAACGACGGGAACTTTTATTCGACATTGTGCGCGTGGTTGGTCGGTGAGAATTTCGACGTGAGCCTCAAAGGCAGCAAAGAGCAGATCGAGGCTCTCACCGAGGCCTACGCGTCTACAATGAATTTTCACAATGCTGTCGTTGGAGGCAACTCGCAGCTGAGTGAGATCATGCGACTGCTTGGAGAGAAGCACGTCGCTGCCCAGAAATTTGAGAGATTATTCGATGTAAGTTGGCCCCTCTGATTTGTTTTAGGAGTTCACAATGGCACCACCTACCGGCAGCGGACCATCTCCTGATCAAGTAGAGATAGCAGCCAAGCTGAAAAGTCTGTTCGACAGCATGGCATCGTCCTCTGCTGCCCTCGAGCGTTCTCTTGAAAGCCAGGCAGAGTCCACCAGAAAAATGGTGGATGCAATGTCAGAACTGAAGAGCTCACCTGCAGCCGAGCAGCTCACTCAAATAAATGAGACACTAAAGTTGATCGCTGACGCAGTGCAACAGCTTTCTTCAGCTTTTCAAGGTATTTTTGCCGTTATAATCAGCGAAGGAGGCAAGGCAGCGTCCGCCACGAATGGTATTTCAGCAGGTGTTGGAAGAATAGGGCAGGCCCTTGGCAATGTAAAACCCAATGCTGTTAGGGATCTGACGACTCGGATCAATCAAGGTCGTCAAGGAACAGAAAAGTTTGACGATAAGATTCAAAGAGTTTCAAAGCATTTAAAAACAGTATTTGCACCCGCAATTGGAGCAGTCACTGGAGCCCTCAGCGGGCTGAAGAAAGGTTTTGAAAATTTCATAGCGATGGGATCCAGTATACTTGGATTCCTCGGCACAGTTGCCTCTACCATTGCTGACATAGGATTCTCGATTCTTTCTCTTCCGTTCAAGATGTTCGATAAGCTCATCGACATGGCGAACAAGTACATGAATCAGATCACACCTCTGCAGGAGGCGATCAACAACATACGAAAAGAATTCGGTTCTTTGGCAGGACCAATTGCTTCAACAATCCAAGGTACAGCCAAAAGCATGGCAGGTTTTGCAGATTCTGGCCTTAGAGCCTTTTCGATTTTCGGCGATCTCGCCGATAGAACGAAGCTCATGACTGAGGTCATGACTCAGGGCGGCCCGGCTGTTCGAAAATTTGGAAAAGAGTTTGACGAAGCCGGCGGCGCAATTTTAGGTCTGCAGAAAGGTCTTGGTCTCTCGAACGAAGAATTAGGTGCACTTGCAACCAGGGCTGTGGCATCGGGTTTGCCGCTCACCAGAGTTTTATCAAATGTCACAAAGCAGGCTGCAGAGATGGGAAGGCAGTTCAACATCGACGTCAAGACCATTTCAAAATCAATGGCAAAAGCAATGTCAGATGCTCGAGCCTTTGGCAACGTCTCGGACAAGGCAATTGCTGCAGCAGCTGTTCAGGCGGAGAGGTTAGGAATTTCACTTGATAAGGTGACTGCCTCTCTCGATAATTTCCAGACGTTTGATCAGGCAGCAGAGAACGTATCGAAATTTAACGAGGTGTTCGGTACATCCGTCGATGCCATGGAGATGATGAACGCAGAGACTCCAATGCAGCAGATGGAGATGGTTCGCAAAGAACTCGCGAAGGTCGGCATTCAAGGAGAAAAATTGACGCGCGTCCATAGAGGTCTCATACAACAGACGATGGGATGGGACGACGCCACGCAGATCGCAGCATTCTCAACTAGTAATTATGCAAACTCGCTCAGCGACGTCAGCAAGGCCGCCGACGAGAACGAGGCGAAGACGATGACTCAGGAAGAGGCATTGGTGAAACTCGCCGACGGCATGGATAAATTCTTAAAATCCATGGAAGCCAAGGAAGGAGGATTTTTCGATAAATTCCTCGAAGGTTTCACGGATGGCATCCAATACTCAAAGGATTTCAGGGAGCTTCTTGCAAACATCAAGATGTCCCTGATCAACGTCTATTGGGCAGGCCGGAGGCTTGGATTGTTGTTTATTGAGTCCTTCCCGGGGATGAAGAAGATCGTCGACGGCCTCACTGCAATTTTTAATCCCAAGCATTTTAGCAATCTTGCCAACGGCGTCACCAATATTATACTCGAATTTTTTCATGATCTTGAGAGCGGCAAGGCATCATTCCCAGCCCTCATGCAGCGATTAAAGGATAAATTTTTTAATTTCTTTGACAAAAGCGCCCCAGGCGGCAGACAGTTTCTCGAAGGGCTGAAGACATTTGGAATCGCATTTTCCACGATACTAGCACAGGGACTGAGCTGGGCGCTGGAGACATTGACTCAATTCCTCAGAGACGTTGTCAGTTTTATTAAAAATCCCACGCAAGTGCCAGGTGTTGGTGACATTGGCGCTGCTGCAGTGACATTTATAACACCTATATCCGAGGCTTTTAGAGAGTCGTGGCCTGCCTTTGCTAGTGCGTTCAGCGACCTGATGACATTGGCGTTTGAATCTTTAGGAAATTGGTTCATGACGAAGGCATTGCCCCTAATTGAGCCATACTATCCTGTCATTGCCGCGATATTGTTCGGGCCTGCTCTAATTCAATCTATGGTGGGTGCCTTTGCCGGCGCGATGGTGACAATAATGTCGCAAGGCATCGCGATGGCAGCAACAAGGACCGCAGCGATGGCAGCCGGAGGCGGCTTAGGCGGAGTATTGCAAAAGCTTGCTGGCACTCTAGGCGGAATAATGGGCAAATCTTCTTCAATACCGCAGCCGAGGACTCCCCTCGGCCGCAGAAGATCTATTATTCCTGACATCGGCAGCGGCACAGGTGATGCTCTTAAAAATCTTGAGATAAAGGTCAGTTGGTCTACAATCTTAAAATTTGTTGCAGGCTTTGCGATGTTCATGGCAGTAGGAACTTTGGCATTCGCAGCAATCGTTGCAATTGCCAGTCAGTATGAACCACAGACTGTGCTTGCCGGAGCTGCAGTGATGTTGGCAATCATGGGTGCTATGGTGATCGGCGCCGGAGCAATGTGGATTATCTCGAAGATAAAGGTGGATCCTGCAGGTTTGGCGGCAGGACTTCTCGCGTTAGGCTTAGGAATGGTCGCTCTCGTTGGAATAGGCTTCCTGATTGGTGCCCTTGTTAGTGCCGCAGATCCAGCGAAGCTTCTCATAGGAGCAGCAGTAATCGCTGCCATCGCCGCCGCCGCCATTGTTGCGTCTATTGCCATGATTGGTCTCATGGCTGTCGGCGCCATTTTAATTTTCACAGGCGGCGCGGGCCTTGCGGCCTTGGCAGCTGGCTTAGTGGCATTAGGTCTCACCATCATCGCACTTGTTGAGCTGGGCAGGTTGCTCGTCGACGAAGTCAAAAAGGCTAAGTTTACGCCTGAAGAAATAAAAAATTCTGCATTCGCCCTCGGTCTCATAGCCGCAACGATGATTGTTGCCATGATGTCACTTCTTGCATTCATAGCAGTTGGCGCTGTCATGATAGGAACATTTGGCGCGGCTTACATTGCGCTCGAAGTAGGCATTGAAACAGTCGAAGGGGCTCTTGAAGACTTGGTTGGCTTGGCAGAGATTATAGTCAATGAAGCAAAGAAAATACCCGATGGAACTGAACAGAAGGTCGATGCACTCAGCAACATGCTTGGTAATATTGCCAAGTTGACTTCAGCCTTTCCCGGGATGTTCACAGCACTCAATCTCGAGGACATCGACGACGGCGGCACAAGACAGAAACTTCTCGAGACTGTCAACGGAATCATAAAGGACACGTTCAACAAATTGGAGACTTTGATAAAATTGGTCGTCGATCTGGCAATTAAGGTTGGGTATAATCCTGAAGTTGCCAAAGGCGTAGATGTTCTTTCCAAGGCGCTCGATACTGCTGCCAAGGTGGCTCAGGCCTTCACCTCGGGCGCCGCCGTCAGTCTTAAGGGTGTGGATGCCGACAGTGCACCATATGTTATCAGCATCGTCGAGCAAGTAACCAGAAACTTCAGGCAAATGAAGGACATTCTGAAAGAATTTGTAAAAGAAATTGTCGACATTATCAACGACCCAAAAATAAAAGATTTCAGTGGAAATCCTCAGGTGATCACCGCATTCGGTTCTATGCTGTCGGGCCTCGCGTCAATCATCACAGCAGCATCGGCGCCGGGCCTTGTCAAAGCTTTTGAGAAAATAGACAAGAGCGACTTTGAGAAATTGCCTAAAGTGATTGATGCGATGAATCGTTACACGACAGGCGTAATACAAGAGCTAGGTCGCCCCGGCGGCATCCTCGATGTTGCAGGCAATCAGATTAAAAAAATAATTTCTTCTGTGACTTACGTTGATTCTTCTGCGATTCAGGCGCTGTCTGCTGTCACGAACGTCTTAAGCTCAGTGTTTGAATTTATTTTTAAACTAATCGACACGACGTTGTCGGGCAAAACACCCGACGATGCTGCTGCTCAATCTGCACTTAAATTCATAAAAGACATCAGTGGCGTAGTAACAGAGATCTTAAAATCGCTAGGCGAAGTGCTTCCATCGATAATAAAAAGCTTGGGACCTGCAATTGCTGCTATCAGTCAATTGCCTGGCGGTAAATTTGATTTAAATATCAATACTCTTCGCAACATCTTCGCATTGATGTCGCAGGTGGGTACGATGACTTTTGACATGCCTCGCCAGATGGCGTCAGTTGATCAAGATGCCATAATGAGCTTAATTGAAAGCGTCAAAAAGGTCGCGAGAGTCCTGGATGTACTCAACAAAGATTTTATAACAACGAATGATTTTCAGGCTTTCTTGACGGCCGTCGACGTTATTGGGACGAAGTTTGCTGGCATCGGCGACATAAGTAAAAAGCTGGAAGTTACGATTGGTGCATTCAATGTTATTACAGCGGCTGCGTGGGCTGCGACTGCACTCAAAGATTATAAGAGCGGAGGCATCGCAGTTGATGACATCAACACAATAATCGAACAATTTAGGGCAATTGGTCAATTGTTTGTCCGCCTCGCAACACCAGAATTATCAGGAGAGATTTTTGAAGGAATAATAAAAGTAGGCGGCATTTTATCGGCAAGCAATGTGGGTTACATGATTGAAACCATTGAAGCCACGAAAAATTTCATGAATTCGCTGAGCACAAATGCACCAGGCATCAACGCGGCCCTCACCAGTCTAGCAGGTCAAGATTTGAGCAACATCGGCGCGGCCGAGCCCGCCTTTGGAAATATAGAATTGTTCATGAATGCTTTTGCCAAGCATGCCGACCTGTTCCAGAACATAACAGACAAAGCTTTGTATGCCAAAGCTACCATGGCAGAAGGATTAATTCCTGCAGTTGAGGCTGTCGAGATGATGGTTGAGGCCGCCGGCCGATTGAACAGTGCGTTGGACAAAGGCCTCAGGTTTGACATCGACACAAAGCTCAAAACATTCACATCGAAGTTCGGCAAAACAATGGGTTCGCAGGCAGCATACAAGGTGCAGGCCAAAGACGTCAATATTAATGTTAATTTTAGGATCGCAATCGACGGCGGCGAGCTCGAGAAGATCATAGTAACCAACCCCAAGTCCATCATCAAGCAGCGCCTCAACATGCTGATTAATGCAATGCCGAAGTCAACAGGTGGAGATGCGACAGGCCTCCTTGCATCCGACCGCGAAGGCGCAAGGTTGAGGACCAACATTATACCTTTGGATTATGCGACCTACGATTACTGACGTTTAATTGGAGATAATTCGATGGATAAAGACTTAAAAGAAAAATTCGAAAAATATCTGGCTGCAAACGATGCGTACGGCGCCATATTGTCCAAGGTCAAGGACGAAGGCGAGAGGAAGAAGATAAAAACTTTTACGGAAGAGTTTTATATGACGTTGGTGCAAGGTTTTTTCAACGCCCAGAAAATAGTGCAAGAAAATCCAGAAAAGGTGGCCGAACTTTTGGATAAAAAGATATCTAAATAGAGAAGTTTAAATCAACATGGCCAACAGCAACGACACGGGCACAGGCGGAATAGAAATCGATGGAAAGGTCTATTCTATGGACGTTGGCCTGCCCGATTCTCAGGGCGGCAGCCAAGGACCGTGGTCTCCTGGCAACATCAATGTCGACAACTCGGTCAAGGACATCACAAAGCCCACCAAGGAGACTTTCGCAAGGTATTTAAGCAAGTCTACGCTGGCGCAGGTCGGCTCCTCGACCCATCCCAACGTGTATCCTGTCGGCACTGGTGAGACGACTTCCATCAGCAACATTTCTCTCTCGGCTCCCGACGGCACTCCGATGCCCCTCGGCGAGACATCCAATGAAAAATTCTTCAAGAAGTTGAATATAGGCGCTCCTGCTCCTCCTGGCATCAAAAGAGGTATAGCTAGCGGTCAAGGAGACGACGGCAACACTCTCCTGCCAAATGCAGCGACCCCCGGCACAGCAGGCGGTCCTTATATAAAGAATGCAATCGGCTTGAACGAGCCTGTCAAGAGCTATACAGACAAGGCGTTGAGCAAAAATTTGTACAACGACGTGACGAACAAGTTTGACGATCCGGCTGTGGCTGAGAAGGGTCAATTTTTCGGCACAGACTCTTTGCATTCCACAGCACTCCTCGACGAAAATGCCGTGAGGATTGGAGGACAGGACAAGGGAACGTTCGATCAAGTCATCTCGTCTCCCACATCGAGGGAGTTAAAGAAGGAAACATTCCTGTCGCATGCCAAGAGTCAAATCGAAGGCAAGGTCAACGTCCCCGGATCGATACCCAACAGGTATAATCCAGGGCTTACGGCAAATCAAAATATAGAGGGAGAAACAGATCCTCTGTTCAAGGATGTCAGCATAGTTGATGAAAAAGGCTATCCGCGTTCTCCAACTAACGATCAGAGTTCAGAGGTATTTGTGGCGGGCTTTGAGGACCCAAATACCCTGCAGAGCTATAAATTTGCGCCTGGATTTGTTTTGCCTTCATCCTACTCTGATGTCGCCAAAGAAGTTCAGTTAAATTCTGCAATTAGACGCGGCAAATCTTCCAACGCAGGACCGGACGGTCACACCCTTCTTCCCAACGTCGCCGTTAGAGCTCCTCAAAGCGAAGAGTTCATTAAAACCGTTAAGAGAACTGACAATGTTGTAGACAAGTACACATCAGCTGTGTTGAAGAAGAATCGATTTAATGCAAATAACCTGCAAGACCCAGAAGCAATCAGGGCAGCAGTATCAATCATTACTTCTCAGGGTCTGAGAGGCAATACTGCAACGACTGGCCTCCTTGCCCAGGGACTAGCAGCCGGACTCGATAGACCTTCACCCACAGGCGTACCCTACGACACTTTCGTCGCCCCCGACAGGCTAAAATTTGGCGTGTCGCCAGGAACAGATTCTGAGACGCCTCGAACATTTAATTTTGATCGACTTGCACAGCTCGGCACTCTCCTGCAACTTCGAGCAACTGGCGACCTGTCAGGCATGGTCGACGGCGGCAGTGCTGATCCAACGGCCACAGCAGAGGCAGGGACTCTTCTCCCGGGAATTGGTCAGCTAGGAATACCCCGTTCGATAACGGATCTTGACGTCGGTGAACTCCTGAAGAATTTGACGAAAAATCCCGTGCCTGAGAATCAATACATCGATCCGAACTCATCGTTCGAGGGCGTCGTCAACAGCGTCTACGAGAAGTTTTCAGGCTTCACGGCATTTGGAATGATCGCCTTGTCAGCATCTCTCGTCGTCGTGATAATCGCCGCCATCACAGGAATAGCTGCACTTTTAGGTGCAGCACAGGATGAGGAAGCGCAGAACTGGTTCTTTGGAAAGCCTGCGAAGGTGGATCAAAAATATTACAAGGGACGCCACGGAATAGGTTCGTATCAGGGCGGCATGCCGATATCAATGGCTGCCAACGACATTATCAGCATGTTCATGCCAGGAGTGGACGAGTCGGGCGGCAAGAAAATTCTTAGATTCTTTGGAATCACACCCACTGTCAGCAACTTCACCCAGGCTGTGACCGCAGGCACGGCAGTGTTCTTTGGAGCGCAGGACATTGTCGGCCTCGCAACACCTACTACAGCAACACCGGGAGTTGCTGAGTCTGTGACTGCCCAGATGAATCCCTTGAGTGATGGCAACTCAAACAATACGACACCAGCACTGCAAAATCCAGGATTTTATGCGATATTGGCACGAGCAGTGGTCAGGTCGACTGTAAAAATTACGATGGCTTTCCAGGAGCTCGGCGAAATTATTGCAGGTGCCGTGACAAAGGCACCTTCGGCAGGCGCTGCAGCCGCAACGGGCGGCATCATCAGCTCAATCGTGCAGCTCGTGGAAATCATCGAGACGATTAGAAACTCCAGGCTTATTGCAGCAATCGCACTCTTCGCTCGACTCGGTGATCGACTCGTAATGGATGCAACAACTGCTCAGGTTAGTGCTGGGTCCATCGAAGGATCTCCCACTTCTACTGTGCATCTACAGAATGTTACAGTTGCAAATCTCGACGCTGGCATGAAAATTTCCACAATAGATGCAATGTACGATAATGATCCCGCCGCGACTCACGTTAAGAGTCGATTGGGCACCGGCAAAGACACTATCACAAAGCTGGCATGGTCGACGAATAGGACTCCCGACCTATTTTTGATCCCCAAGTCTAAGTTCAATTTGGCAGCTGTTGATGAAAAATTGATGTCCGGGCGCCTTATCACCGACGACCCGCTGCAAAAAACTAAATTTGCAATCTCTGAAGGCAAGAACAGGATTCCGACTGCCTTGAGAGAAAAGATTGAAAGACAATTTGATTCAGAATATGTTCCCTTTTACTTTCACGATCTTAGGACGAACGAAATCTTGGGCTTTCATGCCTTTCTCAACACGTTGACAGACGATTACTCTGCAAATTATGAGTCCACTGAAGGCATCGGCAGAATTGAGCCCGTCAAGGTCTACAAAAATACTTTACGCAAGTTGACGTTTAGTTTTATAATTGCCTCGACCGACAGACATGACTTCGAATCCATGTGGCTTAAAATCAACAAGCTGGTGTCGATGGTCTATCCACAATTTGGGAAGGGAAAACCCTACGTCAATCCTGATAACGACGGGTACAGATTCGAAAAACCATTCACACAGTCTCCAATGGGTGCGCCAATGATCAGGTTGAGGATTGGCAACGTCGTCGCCAGCAATTATTCAAAGTTCAACCTTGCAGGTATATTTGGTCTCTTTGATCCTAATGATGCAAAATTAAATAATCAAAAATATGACAGCAATATTGATCTTTTTAATCAAGTAAAAAGTGATACTGATGAAGTTGAAAAATTAAAAAAAATTCGCAAAGCTATAAAAAAAGTATTAAACAGCACTGAAGCTGAAATGATCATGAATGTCGAAACCGACGAAGCAGCCAGAAGAAAGCTTGCAAGAAAAATTTTAATTGAATATCAAGCGGATGCTTTGAAAAATGAAAAATCTCCAGATAAGGCTACAGATAAAGCTGTCGAACAACAGTTAACAGAATTAATACTAAATTCTAATCGAAACAAATACTCTAATTTTGATTTTAGATTAAAATTTAAAAAAGAAGATCTGATAAATTCGCTTGAAGTAATCTCTGAAAGATTATTAACTGCAGAATTTGCTAAAAAACAAAGCCTTGCTCACTACAACAAAGCAAAAATGTATTACGATGAAATGAATAATTTCCTTGCTTCTGAAACTTCTTCAGAAGAAAACAAAACCAATGCAATAGTTAGATCCTTCAAAACGATGAGCGGCAAAGGTCTTGCAGGTTTTATAGATTCCATCAATTTTGATTGGTTGAGCGGCACGACATGGGATACTGACACCAATCGAAAGGCACCTAAAATGTGCAAGGTCTCCATCAATTTCAGCCCAATCCACGATATCACACCAGGTCTCGACAGCATGGGTCATAATAGAGCACCAGTATATCCTGTCGGAGTCGACGCAAGAGTTCCAAGAGGACCTGTATTGCCGCCGCCTAGTAAAAAAGTTGGGTCACATGTAGAAGAAGTAAGTAGCACAAATAGATATTCTCGTGAAGTAGCCTCAGTTGGCGACCAGCCCATAGCAGGACTAGGGGGCTTCGGTGCTAAGTTAGTAATAGGAAAAGACTTGGATAGAGAAATTCCAGGTTATAATCCTGATGATCATCTATAAACATTGTAATTAAAATGGCATCTTTTAGCAGGTACAAGAGGGATAATTTTGCCGACGACAGGAAAGGATTGGCTTCTCCTGGCGCGGTTTTTTATCTGAGGAATGCTCTTCGGAATGGAAATCTGAGGATTCAGCGAACAATCGTGACCACCGAGCTCGATCGACTCGACACACTCGCAGGAGTCCTATATGGTGACGCCAGCCTATGGTGGGTCCTCGCAGCTGCGAGCGGCATCGGCTGGGGACTTCAGGTTCCACCCAACACTCTAATTAACGTCCCGAGCCTCGAGGACGTCAGATCGTTGGTAGGTTAAAATGAGTGACCCAAGTGATTTCAGCGAGCTGGATCGATTTTATAATTTTATCGGCCCCCGAGACCAAATTGGAAGAATAAGGCCCGGACTTGGTCGAGGCATAATTGATGACGATAATCTCAAGTCAATGTCAGCATTTGTTCTTGACTATGATCTTGAGACTGAATCTAAGCATGTTTACACAGCGGGGGATCTCAACGGGGTCATGCCCGGTGGTATCAACAACGACGTAGTTGCAACAGGCATTATCAGCGCAGTCTATCAAGCACAGGACGGTCTTGAATCAGATTATACACCATCATACAAGCAAAAAGGGACAACACCGGGTAAGAGCTATTGGTCTCCTGCAGCTGCAAGCGCAAAAGTTGCCCCCGTAGCTCCACCTGCCCCTGGCAAGCCTGGCAAGCCTTCCGGTTCTCCTCCGCCTGCTGCCGTCTCCATTGATAATTTTTATGCCTCGGTGTGCGCCCCGCGAGATCAAGCCCCGGCAAGAGAGTTCATAATGACCATCATTAGGTCTCCACTGATATCACTGTCGGCCAGACATGTTGTCCCGGTCGAGACCTTTGTCAATCATTTGCCGCCTCTCGTCGCCAGCAACATGATGCCGCATTTTAACGTGGAGTTCATCATGCCGCAGCTCGACGATGAGTTCATCACGGGCGACGACAGGAATGCTTCCGATGAAAAATACAGAAGGTTCCTCGGCACTCCTTCGCTCCTCAGGTTCTTGCAAGGATCGATCGAGGTCGACAGAAAAAGTTTGCATCCTGCAGATGCATCTCTGACTCAAACGAGCAAAAATTTTAGCGACACAAGGGCACTCAACAAAGTTGATGATCCCGTGACCACCGCACCTGCCACGACAGCTTCAGCACCTGGTGCAAAAAAATCTGCAGCTGTGTCAACATCGCCCGCATCCCCGGGCACAGGATCACCTGCGCCTGCTGCGTCTTCGGGCACCTCAAATACCCCCAAATTTTATGGACCTGAATCGCCTGGTGCCTTGTACACGACAGGCATGGAATTTTTCACCTCTCCTCAGACTCTCATCAATATGGACACTCTGCAGGCGAACGGTGCTTCAAAACTCATAGATTCAAAACCATTTTTGCCGCCTGCTTCGATAGTCGCTGCAGCCATAACCTTCAAAAATGCAGGAGCAGGCGCCACTATTCACACGACAGCAACACTCGACATCAAATTACACGATAAGAACAGGATAGGGGAATTCGCAGAATTCCTGCGTGGTCACTCCGGCACCAAGAGGATGTTCGTGAGGCTCACGTACGGTTGGGTCGCTCCTAACCAAGCAGATGACCGAATTGGTGGCGTGTCAAATCGTTCCAATCACTACTACGACTTCATCAATCAAACGATGATGGTTCAGCGAGACTTCACCGTGATGAACTCCTCCTTTTCATTCGATGCCGTGGGGCAAGTCCTAATAAAGGTCGAACTCGTGTCAAAAGGAATGGCTTCGATCAAGATGGACACCATGAACGATTCAGACTCTCCTAGGGTTGCCGCCGCCTCCCGTCGGCTTCAAGAATTGCTGGATAAAATTAAGCAAAATAGGCCGGCCTTTGGCAACAAGCCCGAAGGATTCGAGGGAGACATCAGGATATTTCAAATACTCGATGAGCCTCTGCAGGGCGACAGTTCAAGCCTCAAGAGCAGCATTCCGAAAAAAGAGAGAGAATTGCTGCTTAAAAAGGCAAGAGAATTCATCGATCAACGAGCCAACCAAGAGGAGAGGCTTGCTGCGATAGATCTCCTAGATGACGTCGAAAAATACTTCGCGTCAAGTCAGTCGCTGAGGACTGAAGCCAGGCTTGAAGGGAAATCTTTCGCCTACAGCAAATTTGAGAAGTGCCTCGATGCAAATTCTCCTGATCCTTTTTTGCCCACGGCCAACAAAAATGAGGCGCTCAAGAACGAGCTCGTCAACTTCAACGGCTTCCATCCCGATCTAATCAAGGCGATCGACAAGGTTCAAAGCTCGCAGGCCATGCGTTCCGACGACAAATACTACTGGGAGCAGCCTCCGATCGCCCAGCTTTCCGCAGAGGAGCAAAAGGCCCTCGACGCGAAGATCGAAGCAGACAAGCGGAAGGGCGACCGACGCCGCGTCGTTTCATTCGGCAAGGTGTTCAGCGTCTTCGCCCTGCCCGCCATCCTCAGGATCGCCAAGGACGAGGACATCGACAGCGTCAAGATCAACTTCTTCCAGATGAACGAGTCCTGCGGCCCGATGAGCGGCATCAACATCTCTGAGTTCCCGATCGACATGGACATGTTCCTCGGACAGTTCGCCGACTTCGTCGCGAAGCGAGGCGGCGAGGCGATGACCCTCGAGGAATTCATGTCCTTCGTCGCCGAGACCCAGTTCGCCGACCGCAGATCCCCCGGCTACGCCATGTCGGAATACTACCTCCCCTACTCCCCCGTCCGACCCCAGCTCACCCAGCGCCCAGACGAACAGGTCAAGCCCCAAGGCGGCGGCGGGGGTGGAGGCGGCGGCGGCCCACAGCCGCAGGGGCTGAACGCTGAACTGCAGATGTGGGCCGAGTCTCCACTTAAAAAAGACGAAGCAGTACAGATGTACATCAAACATTATTTGACAAAGTCTGGTGGAATACTTTTAGCTACAAGTTATAACCCTGCAATGTGGAAATTAATCAACGCAGATTACTCGTCTTTGTTTGGCGGCCCGCCGCTCGTGTTCGACGACCCCAAAGCCGACAAAATAGCCAAATTACAGAGGTATTTAGAAACAAAGCCAGATCCCAAAAATTCCAGAGTTCAAGCCGAATCTATTGTTAATTTTCACGTAAACAACAAACTAGACGATAACGACCCTAAAAACCAGAGTCTTAAGAAGCTTTTTAATTCAGTGCTGCAAGGCAAAGACACAATTTCCGTTGAGTTTAAGGTAAACGACGAAAAAGGCGCGCCGCAGCCTTCACCCATTTTTACAGAATTAAAATATAATGATGCTTACAACGATGCCCTCGACGCCCGCGGAGGCGAAGACAAAGTCTTCGATACGACTCGGCCCCAAGCCGATCGTGACGCTGACTTGATATTCATAGGAACGAAAGTTCGCACCATGATGCGCAAAGACTTCCTCGCCACGCAGCAAGCTGCTGCAGGTGCTGCTGATGCAAAAAAACAACAAGAAGAAAACAATGCGAGGCAAGACGCTCGGGCAAAGCTGACCAAAACTAGTACTTATGCTTATTCCCAGGTCGAGAGCTCAGTGACAATGTACAAGGCATTCGCTTTCGTTTCTCCCTCGACTCAACCTTCGAAAGATCAGTTGACAGAATTTAATAAATTAAATGAGACGGAACAGGGCATCCTGATAGACCTTCTAAAAGACCCAACACAGCCTGCAGATACTCCCGATTCAAAAGGCCAGCCACCGCCTCCGAATCCGCCTCCCGCCTCGACGACGAATGTGGCTTTCTCTCTACCGAGCGCTGAATGGTACGAAAAGAATTCCAAGAAGAAGAAGGCCGAGGACGCCAAGTCACGGGCCGCGGCCGGCGCGGCCGCTGCTGCTGCGGAGACCGCCGATGCCAAGCGCTGGAAGTTCGCGAACGCGATTGGAGATTGGTTCACCAAGTGGGGCAACCTGAAGATCCCCGGGATTGCGATGCGTGTTGATACAATGCCCGAGGGCGACCCAATCGTCGAAAATTTATCTGAAAAGTTTCGCTTGAATCTTACGAACAGCGAAATCAAGACAAATTATAAAGGCAAATCGATTGTCATGCGGATCGACATCTACGACACAGCGGCATCTGCGCAGCATGCCAAGTTGACGCCCAGCGGTCTTCTCGATTCCAATGCGACGCTCGAGCCAAAGACGGTTACTGTCACGAAGGGTGTGAAAGGTGGCAAGACAAACGAGGTCATCATGCAGCGCAAGCCGCCCGCCTATACGACCGTCGAAGAAAAGGGCAAGGACAAGGTGGCGCTTGGATTTACAGCCTCGGGAGGAAACCTACAGACCGAAACTTTTGAAAAGTACGGTGGCCTGAAGGTCCTCGAAAAGTTCGTCGAGCCGAGGACAGGTCGCCTCCACATCAACACCAACGGATCGTTGATCTACAACGTCCAGCTCGCGTCGAAGACCGACAGTTTGCTGTCGACCGCCCACATGCAGGCAGGAAGCTTCAAGACGAGAAGCACTCTTGCGCCCAACGGTCTGCAGATGGAGGAATACAACCTGCCGATCCGCGTGCTTCCAGCCCAGCTGTCCATGAACGTGAAGGGTTGCCCGTTGATAGAGCCTTACCAGGAATACCTCGTCGACTTCGACACGGGCACCTCGATCGACAACGTGTACTCCGTCATACAGGTCACCCACAACATCTCCCTTGGAAAGTTCGACACGTCTCTCACGTTCACTCCCATCGACGGCTACGCACGCGTCATCTCCTACATGAACGACCTCGAGAGACAGATAGAAAAAGCAACGACGTCTTCCCCGGGCCCGCAGACGTTCGCCGGAGCAGGAGCGTCTCTGGTGAAATCTGCGTTTTCTCCTTTTTCTTCTACTACTACTCCTACTGAAGCAGCGGGCACCTCAGGGACAAATAGTCCCGGCGCAGTAACTGACGCCCAAAGAGAAGAAATTTTTAATCGTACAGGAGGTTAGCAAAAAATAAGGTGTTATTTGTTGTAAAATTTTTATTTTTTGTTTAATATTTTTTAAATTGCAGAATTTTTGTGTGGACAAAACTGTTCTCGGCGCCGAGGCACACCTCCTCGTGCACTCCGAAGGTTTTAGCAGCATTTCTCGAGTTCCTCCTGGGACTTTGCTGCTCACGGGCAGGTTTCGAAACTCTGGTTCTCCTTGCCTAGATTCATTGCTCAGGCTAGGAGGTTCTCCTGTCGACGTCATGCCCTCAGAAAAATGGAGGCTTGCGATGAGAACCGTGGGTCTGGAATCGGACGTCCCATGGTCGCAAGTGATGGCTCCGAGTCAATACAAAGCACACATAAAAAATATTCTAAAAAAGGTCATTGGAAGCTTCGATCGACTTCCCGTGGAATATTTTAATGAAACGTGGATTCCCTGCGGTGAGGTCCTGGATTCCTTGCGTCCTGCGAAGGTTGATTCATCTAGATTTCGTGCGCTGATCGAAGAGTGCGGCACGGGCAACGGAGCATTGGAATCATTTCGACCCGGTGCAGGGGGATACTCGCCGCCAGTCGTCTATGATCGATTCGGCACGAGGACGGGCCGCCTCGTCGTAGAGTCAGGTCCCAACATATTGACTCTGAAGAGAGAACATCGTGGGATGATCAGGTCGCACTTTCCCGATGGCAAGGTTGTGTCGCTGGATTTTTCCTCCCTCGAGGCGAGGATCATCCTGCACGAGGCTGACGTCCATGCACCCTCTGCTGATGTCTACGGACATATTTCGAAGGAGCTCTTTGACGGGTCGATCGACCGAGCAGCCGTGAAGGTGGCCGTCCTTGCTGAACTATACGGTGCATCGAAAGGGCTCATCTCTAGACGCCTCGACATGTCGGGCGAGCAGTTGGATAAATTTATCGACAGGATTCGATCCTACTTCCGCACGCCCGATCTACGGCGCCGCATTGCTGAGGATCTATCCTCCACAGGCTTCATACACAACAAGTATGGGCGGCCGCTGACTGTCGATGATTCTTCTTCCGAGCATCTATTCGTCAACACCTATGCACAGAGCACCGGTGTCGACGTTTCTCTGTTGGGATTCAAGGCAATTCTTGACCGACTCGGGACCGACGGCATTCGTCCCCTCTTCGTCCTCCATGATGCACTGATACTCGACGTGCGGAACGACAGGATAAAGGACGTCGAATGCGTGTCGTCGATCGAAGTGCCGGGTTACACTGCGCCCTTCCCACTCAAAGTGGAAACATTGCATGAACATTGAAGCGCAAACAAGATAATGTCGTTGCATGAGTCTAAGTCCAGAAGATATTGCATCAAATTTTGACAAGTTTCGTTCGCTGTGTGAGCGTCTAAATGATAGATCGGAATCAGCTTTGGCATTGGTCGACCATTTGGGGGAGAGGTTGGCATTGTGTCCTGCATCATCACGCAAGGATTTTCACCATGCAATTCCAGGAGGTTTGGTCGATCATTCCTTGCGAGTCCTTACAAATGCCATGAAGCTATGCAAGACTTTTGGCTGGGAGGTTTCCAAGGAGTCGCTGATCATTGGATGCCTCTTCCATGATTTAGGCAAGGCAGGAGACCACGAGAAGGACTACTATGTCCCGCAGGACTCTGACTGGCATCGTGAGAAGCTTGGAGAGATGTACAAACACAACAAGGATATGCAGTACATGACCGTTCCTCACCGAGGCGTGTGGTTGTGTCAACACTTTGGCTTGAAGCTTACTCAGGAAGAGTGGCTTTCGATCGTCCTAAATGATGGTCAATACGACGAGGTGAATGCCCCTTATAAGATGAAGGAACCACGTTTGGCTGATATTGTTCACATGGCAGACATTATCTCTACAAAGCAGGAAAAAGAATTGCTCGTTAAGTAATACTTAAGTGTATGTCCGACGTGCTTCGTCAGTATATACAGGAGATGATCTTGGAAGTCAAAAGGAATCCTCGCGTAGGAAACCAACTCATGAGCACCGATTCTCCCAAGGACGAAGATAAAAAAGAGCGAGATGATAACGAAGTAGACGAGATGAGTGTAACAGCAAACATCGTCGGACCCACACTTCCCCTCGGCGCAAAAACGCCAGGAAAAAAGAAGAAACCCGGCTGGAAGTGAAATGAAAAACTTAATAATTCCTTACATCGCCCTCTTCGCGACGGGCGTGATCGGTGCTTTTGTCACAAAAAAAGTTCAGGCAGAATTGCTCCCCATTTGGGCGCCTGTCGGGCCTTCCATCGTCAGTGGTATCCTGTGGGGTCTGATATCAAAAAGATCCCACAATCTCAGCCTCATGTCAGTTCTTGTGGACGTGATCTATACAGCGGCATTCGTCTTTGGGTTCTTCCTCCTCGGCGACCGCCTGACTCCGCTTCAACTTGCAGGCTTCATTGTTTCTCTGATCGGCGTCGCAATGATGGCGGCATAATTTTTGGTTTGTCGATATTTAATAATATCGACCTAGATCGATGCGGAAACGGAAGAGGGACAGGAAGTGCATCATGAAACCACATTTGTTCTGCCTTGAAAAGGCATTGTGCAAAGATCCAACGACGAATGTTAAGTTGATACAACTCTTTCGTTGCATGATAGGTTGACAAAGACTTAGATTGATATGCTCGGTGGCTCACGACACGGTGTCGTGACATCGAAATTTGATATCGAAAGAGGAAAAGGAATAGGAAAATAAAATGGCTATTGATCTTGAAGCAATTAAGCGTCGTGTTGCAGAGCTCAGCGGTGTGAAGAAGACCTCGGCTGTCCAGATGTGGAAGCCCACGGTCGGTGAGTACAAGGTTCGATGTTTGCCTTGGAAGAATGCTGCTGAGGGGCAACCTTTCATGGAGCGTTGGTTCTACTACATTGGAGAGAATGCCGCAATTCTTTCGCCAAATCAGTTTGGAAAGCCTGATCCCATCAACGATTTAATTCGCAAGCTGTACAGCAGTGGCAAGCCTGACGATCGAGTCCTTGCCAAGAAGCTTGCTCCGAAGATGCGCTGCTATGCACCTGTCGTGGTTCGAGGTGAGGAGGACAAGGGAGTTCAGGTCTGGTCATTCGGCAAGATCGTATACCAGCGCATGCTTGGATTCTTCCTCGACGAGGAGGTCGGTGATATTCTTGATCCTAACAGCGGATTCGACCTCAAGGTGACAATCTCCAAGGCACCAGGCAAGCAGTTCAATGACACGATGGTGGATCCAGCAAGGCGTCCATCCAAGCTTCACGATGATCAAAAGGTCATGGCAAATTGGCTCGAGCATGTGCCTAACATTGACGACATGTATCGTCTCAAGTCGACGCAAGAGATCGAGGCAGTTCTTAACAACTGGCTGAATGGCGGTACAACTGAAGAAGTTGCATCGACTCCTGAGACGACTCGTGGACCTACTCCTGTTGATGCCTTGGACGACCTCGTCGCTGAGGTAAAGGCAGCTGCTCCTGAGAAGCCAAAGAAGGCAAAGAAGGCAGACGATGATTCTCCCAAGAAACAGTCTCTGGACGATGCCTTCGCCGATCTAATGGGCGACGATTGAAGTTAATCTCTTAAATTCAAGCGCTGGGTAACACCGGCGCTTGAACTATTTTATGCTGATGAAGGATAATGGGAACATGGCAAGAAAAGAAAAGTTTGAAGACGTCGAAACAGTTTCAAAAAAGTCCGAAGTCGACAGCATGATGAAGGATCTCATTACCTCCATCAACAAGGAATTTGGTCAAAGAATTGCTTATAATCTTTCTGAGATGGATGCACCGACTGTCGTAAAGCGATGGATCGACACGGGATCAATTCAATTAAATTATGCTATCAGAAATGCGATGGATGGCGGCTATCCTGAAGGACGAATCATTGAGATCAGTGGACTTCCTTCAAGCGGAAAGTCACATCTTGCCTATCATGCAGCAGCCGTTGTCCAACAGATGGGAGGATTGGTTGTCTACATTGATACAGAAAATGCCACGCCTGTTGCCAAATTGGCTGACATGGGTGTAGATGTTCGCAAGCGTTTTGTCTATTGTGACTCGCACTGTACTGAAGAGGTTTTCTCGATCATTGAGTCCACAATCACCAAGGCAAAGCAAATTCTTGAAAAGAACATTCCTATCCTTGTCATCTGGGATTCAGTAGCTGCAACTTCTCCAAAGGCAGAACTGGATGGCGATTATGACCAAAACTCCATCGGTCTTCAGGCTCGAGCGATCTCCAAAGGCATGCGCAAGATTACGGGTGTCATTGGCCAGAACAACGTGACGTTGCTCTGCATCAATCAGCTCCGCGACAACATCGGTGTAATGCATGGAGACCCAGCAGTGACACCCGGTGGGAAGGCTATTCCATTTCATTCGTCGGTTCGCATTCGACTCGGTAGCGGAAATCAGGTAAAGGACAAGGCCGGCAATACCATCGGTATTCATACAACGGTCACAATTAAAAAGAACAAGGTTGCAGCACCATTTAGAAAGTGCGAATTTGACATCATCTTTGGCAAAGGCATCGTCGAAGACGAATATCTTTTCGATGAGTCTCGTGCTCACTGCAAGGCCAACGGTCCTGTGAAACGAGACGGTCTTGAGATCAATCTCAGCGGAGAGGGTGCTTGGAAAGAGCTTTCAGTCGTCAATGCAAAGACAGGCGAAGTTGTATTGGAAAAGAAGTTTTATAAGTCGGAATTTGGTGAAATGCTGAAGGATGAGAAATACAGAAACTATCTTTTGACAGTTATTGACTCAGCACTTGTGACCACAGGAGGAGATCCTTCTGGGGAGGGTGATGGAGAAGGAGGAATGACAGATGAGTGATATATTTTGGATTCGTTGTGAGGTAGATGACAACAGTCTTGTTCCAAAGTATCAAACACAAGGATCAGCCGGTTGTGATCTTTACGCAAATGAAAATTTGATCATTAGACCTGGTCGCCGTGCAATGGTGTCGACAGGTTTAAAGATCGAACTGCCACCAGGTTTTGAGGCACAGGTTCGTCCTAGGTCCGGTCTGGCTGCCAAGTATGGCATCACAGTACTGAACACACCGGGAACAGTTGATGAAGATTTTAGAGGAGAAATCAAGGTCATTCTGTTGAATACAGGTGACGAGGAATTTATTGTCAATAAAGGCGATAGGATTGCTCAGATGATATTTTCAAGAGTTTTTCGTGGGATATTCCAGGTGACAGAGAGCTTAACCAAGACCGACAGAGGCTCAGGAGGCTTTGGCTCTACCGGCCAGTAGGAATATCGTCTTGAACCGCGACTTTTTGTGGCTTTTTGTCGTAGTATTTTTCTCCAACATCTACTGTGAAGCCATAATCAAGTATTACGACCCTGCCATCCGCTGTTTTACCCCAATGGTCTAAAACTGTCAAGTCGCCTTGACGAAGTTTATTGCTTCCTTTTTCAGCCATTCTATAGACCTTTTTTGTAAATTCAGGCGCGTCATCCCTTAACTTCATATCTCTTCTTCTTGCAGCCTGAGAAACAGACGACATCATGTCTTGCACAAATTGATCCCAATCCGTTCCCGTTAACTTTTTAAATTCCATTGGGTTCGTTAGAGGTCTGACGATATCAGCGATTACCCAACGATTGTTCTCGTCTGTATCGTATATTTTTGCCGCCATGTCGGCAGTAGCAGGGTCTGTATATACCTCTAGTTCAGCTTTATTTTGTGCAAGACCTTTTTCATTGAGAGCTATCTTCAACACTTTCTGTCTATTGCCAGATAAAACGAATGCAATTCTTGAGCTTCCTTGTCCTAAGGGATCCAAATAATTCATCGCATACGCTCTCATGATTGCTTCATTCGGTAGAGATTTAAATTCTTCAAGATCAAAATTTGGTTTTCCAAATTTTGTCTTTACTTTCTTTTTTGATCGAATTTTTTCAAGCATCAGATCAAGATATTCACGCAGCAGCGTTTGACTCATGTCTTGTAATTATTGTTAAAATTTTAAGTTGTACTGGTTTATTGTAGGTGTTATATAAGGTCCTTATGTCTTCAGAAAGACCCGTGCTCATAGTCGATGGCCAAAACTTATTCATTAGATCTTGGGCCGCTTATCCACAAATGTCCTCGCATGGTTATCAAATGGGAGGTTGCATTGGCTTCTTGAAGACGCTCAAGAGAATAGTGACTGAAATTTGTCCTTCTCGAGTCATCGTGGCATGGGAAGGAGGAGGATCGCTTCGTAGAAGAAAAATATTTTCAGAGTATAAACTCGGAAGACGTCCAGAGAAGCTCAATCGTTTTTATGGCGACGATATCCCTGAATCCGAAGAGAATAGAAAGCATCAGCTAATAACTCTTCTTGAGATGTTGAAGCACTCACCTGTCTGTCAGGTCTATGTTTCCGACTGTGAAGGTGATGACATTGTCGCGTTTTTATGTAAGGGTCCATTTAGACTTGATGAAAAGGTGATTGTCTCTTCCGACAAGGACATGTATCAACTGTTGGACGGCAAGACTCGAATTTATTCCTTGCATAAAAAACAGGTAGTAACCAAGGACGATATTTTTGAAGAATATAGGATAAAGACACACAACTTCGCAGTTGCCAAGGCGATTTGTGGAGATCCTGGCGACAATGTTCCTGGCATAAAAGGACTAGGTTTTAAAACTGTCGCCAAGAAATTGCCTTTCCTAGGCGGTGATGATGATATCACAATTCAGGAAGTTCTTTCTTTCTGCCAGTCTCATGCATCCGAGTCAGTCGTATACAAGAAAATAATTGAGAGCAAAGATGAGCTTATGAGGAATTGGAAGCTTGTCCACCTCGATGGCAGCATGATGTCTGCGACTCAAATTTCCAAGGTGCAACATACGATAGATACATTTGTCCCTCGTAAAAATAAAGTAGGTCTACTGAAGTCTCTCATCAAAGAAGGTATAGGTGACTTTGATGTTGAAGAATTGTTCTATGCATTTAACTGCATTAATGTCTAGGAATTATTAAATGTTGGAAAACGATAAAACAGCAAACGGCATTGTGAAGCAAACTTTTGGATCTTATGGCAAATCTTTTCAAGAAAAGATTATGCAAACACTTTTGACAGATTGGAAATTTGCCGAACAAATGATGGAAGTATTTGACTCATCCTATTTTGAGCTCAAGTACCTGCAATTTTTGGCCGATAGATATTTTGCTTATTCACGAAAATACAAGGTTTTTCCGACGCTTCAACTTCTTGTCACAATCATTCGTGAAGATCTCAAGGTCGGCACCGATGTCATGCTGCGGGACCAAATTATTGAGTACTTGCAAAGAATGAAGGCCAACCCCGACCCAGGAGATCTTCAATTTGTCAAAGAAAAGTCGCTTGATTTTTGTCGAAAGCAGGCCTTAAAAAAGGCTCTTGAGGATGCTGTCGATCAAATGCAGGCAAATAAGTACGAGTCTATCGTTGAATCAATCAGGCGCGCTGTCCAAGTTGGAACAGCACCGTCTGTCGGCCACGACTTTTTCAATGAGATGGATGCAAGGTTTACACGCCTCCGCCGAGACACCATTCCAACAGGCCTGCCAGACCTCGATAAGAAAGAATTGCTTAACGGTGGCAGCGGTAAAGGAGAGCTTCTTTGCGTAGTCGGAGGCAGCGGCAGCGGAAAATCGCATTGGCTTACTATGATTGGCGCCAATGCTTTACGTCAAGGCAAAAATGTTCTGCATTATACTTTTGAGTTATCAGAGACAGCTGTAGGCATTCGTTACGATTCCAATCTCTGCGATATGGACTCTAATGAAGTTATGGATCACAAAAATGAAGTCATTGACAAGTATAAAAACATGTCATTGGGTCGTCTTTTTATCAAGGAATATCCGACGAATACAGCCTCAGTTTTTACAATACGTTCACACGTTGAGAGGTTAGATCTCAAAGGGTTTAAGCCTGACATTATTATTATTGATTATGCAGATATCATGAGGTCATCGCGTCAGTTTGATTCTCTTCGTCATGAGTTAAAACTTGTATATGAGGAGTTGCGAGGTCTTGCAATGGAAATTGGAGTACCAATTTGGACTGCATCTCAGTCCAACAAGGAAGGCGCCAACAGCGAGATCATCGACATGACCAATATGTCGGAGGCATACGGCAAGGCAATGATCTGTGATTTTATCATCTCTATCTCTCGAAGGTCTCATGAGAAAGCTAGCGGATGGGGTCGTCTCTTTGTTGCTAAAAATCGTGCTGGTCGGGACGGTTTGGTTTATCCTGTCAAGATAAATACAGCACAAAGTAAATTTGAGATTACTGGTTCTGCCGATACCCCTGAGGTTGCATCAGAATCAGACGAAGCAGAACAAAAAAAGGCATTGCGGGCCAAATGGAAAGAATTAAAAAATGAATTTTCCGCAAAGCCTACGAATGTTTAAATTAAATCTTTTCAAATTAAATGGAGTATAGTTATGCATCCCGTCAAAAGAACTCAGGAGACATGTTGATATGAGCAAGACGTATACAAGAGCCGAAGCATATGAAGCATCATTGTCCTACTTTGGAGGTGATGAATTGGCAGCATCAGTTTTTGTCGACAAATATGCATTGAGAGATGCAAAGGGTCAAGTTCTTGAGAAGACGCCGACTGATATGCACCTTCGTCTTACTCGTGAGTTTGCTCGTATCGAAGCCAAGTATCCCAATCCGTTATCTGAAAAAGAGATCTTTTGTCTTCTTGCAGACACTGATCATTTGGACGTAACAAAGAAGTCAACGATGACTTTGGAGCAATTGGCTGCCGAATCACGTGGAATTGGTGCTGTTGTTCCACAGGGTTCTCCGATGTCAGCCATGGGAAATCCATATAAACTCCAATCGTTATCGAATTGTTTTGTTATTGATTCTCCCCAGGACTCTTACGGTGGAATCCTCTTCACTGATCAGGAGCAGGCTCAAATTATGAAGCGCCGCGGCGGTGTTGGATTCGACGTCTCAACAATTCGCCCAAAGGGTCTTGCCACTGCTAATGCAGCCGGAACAACTGACGGCATCGGTGTTTTCATGGAACGATTCTCCAACACATGCCGTGAGGTTGCTCAAGGTGGTCGTCGTGGTGCGCTAATGCTCACAATCTCTGTGATGCATCCTGAAGTTGAAACCTTCATCAACATCAAGCGAGATTTAAAGAAGGTCACAGGAGCCAACATTTCCATTAGACTCACTGATGAATTTATGAACGCTGTGAAGGATGACAAAGAATTCACTCTTCGATGGCCAGTTGAATCATCCGTTGAAGAAGCAAAGGTTACAAAAGTTGTACGGGCTCGCGAGCTCTGGAATCAAGTCATTGATGCTGCATGGACTTCTGCAGAACCAGGTCTTCTATTCTGGGATACAGTAAAGAAGATGACTCCAACAGAAGCCTATGCTTCAAAGGGATACGCTAATGTTTCTACAAATCCATGCGCTGAATTGATCCTTAGCCCGTACGACTCCTGTCGTCTTCTCCTGATTAATCTCACAAAGTTTGTCAAGGATTCTTACCTTCCTACAGCGTCGTTTGACTTTGAAAAGTTCAAGAAGGTTTCTGCGAAGGCACAAAAGTTGATGGACGATCTTGTTGATCTTGAGATCGAGGCTGTCGATGCCATCTTAAATAAGATCGAAGAAGACCCAGAGTCAGATGCTGTTAAAAGACCAGAAATTGAGCTTTGGAAGAAAATTAAAAAAGCTGCCAGCGGCGCTCGACGAACTGGTCTCGGAATCACAGGAATTGGTGATGCATTGGCAGCAATTGGTGTTGTGTACGGCACGCAACAATCAGTAGATAAAACAGAAGAAATTTATAGAGCACTTGCGCTATCTGCGTACCGTTCATCTGTCGACATGGCAAAGGATCGAGGTGCTTTCCCTGTTTATGACTGGAAGCTTGAAAACAATAGTGAGTTCCTCAAAAGGATCATGAATGTCGACAAAGATCTGCATGCAGACTGGTCAAAATATGGCAGGCGAAATATTGCGCTGACGACAACTGCGCCGGCCGGCTCCGTTTCATGTCTTACTCAAACAACAAGCGGCATCGAACCTGCGTATCTCTTGTCTTACACAAGACGAAAGAAGATCAATCCAACAGACACAACTGCAAGGGTAGATTTCATTGATCAGCTTGGTGATAAGTGGCAGGAGTATAAAGTTTATCACCACGGCTTTAAGAAGTGGATGGATGCTACAGGAAAGTCAGACGAGCAAATTGCTGAATCGCCTTATTGGAAGGCAACAAGCAACGATGTTGATTGGCCCATGTCAGTTAAGCTTCAAGCTGCTGCCCAACAGTGGGTATGTCACGCCATCTCAAAGACATGCAATCTTCCTAACGAAGTAACACGTGAAGTCGTTGCTGATGTTTACATGGCAGCATGGGAAGCAGGTTGCAAAGGTTTTACAGTTTATCGAGATGGATGTCGAACCGGTGTGCTCGTGCAGGATACGCCGAAAGAAGCGAAGAAGGTTGAAACTGACGGTCAACCGGAAACCATGATAGAGAATCATGCGCCAAAACGTCCGAAAGAATTACCGTGCGACATTCACAGAATTAATGTAAAAGGTTCTGAAGGTCAGGAATCATACCTGGTGTTGGTCGGCAGGCTTGAAGGCAAGCCATACGAGATCTTCTGTGGATTATCGCATCATGTTGAAGTACCGAAGAAGGCGAAGGTTGGAAATCTTATCAAGAATGGTAAGAAGGATGGAGTTGCAACTTACAATTTGCAAATTCCTGTAGGGGACGACGATTCGTTAATGTTTAAGGATATTGTTGAACTATTCGCCAATCCAAATCACGGAGCATTCACCAGATCACTTTCGCTAGCTCTTCGACACGGTGTACCTGTTCAATATGTTGTTGAACAGCTGCAGAAAGACAAACACAGCGACATGCAGTCTTTCTCTAGGGTTCTAGCTAGAGTATTGAAGAGCTACATTCCTGATGGAGTCAAGGCAACTTCATCAGACAAAACATGCACGCAATGTTCATCAGATGCGCTTGTTTACAAAGAAGGATGCGTCACATGTTCTTCTTGTGGTTGGTCAAAATGCTGAATTAAATTGAGAAGATAAAATTATGAAATTAACAAAAACTCAGTTAAAACAGTTGATAAAAGAAGAACTTGCTAGAGGCATCCCAGATTATGCTTTTAATGGTCCAACAGACGAAGCTCTTCGTCTATTAGCTCAATATTTTAAAACTATTCTTGTGACGCACATTAATCATACTTCCAAGGATAGTTCTTCTAGACAGAGAAAATATTCGGCAGCGGATGTTGCAGCTGCATCCATTATTAACGACAAAGAATTGAAAAAATTTATTGAAGAAAAGCTAAAAGAAAAATTATTAATTTTCATAGATCAAGCAAAGTAATCCACGGACAATATAAATTTATGCCTTCTAGTCAAAATAGGGTAGAATTAATTGGAACTTATGGGTCTGATGAAACACACGCACTTTCTGCGTGGACTTCAACTTCTCGAGAATTAAACGAAGAAAAGAGGAATAGAATTCCTCAGCTTCTTAAGATGTTGGCTGAAAATGAACATCATTCTGTTTTTGAAAAGTCAAGTCTTCATTTTTTGGTAACAACAGATATTGCGTCACACGTGCATCTATTGAAACACAGAGTAGGCGTATCAATCAATGCGGAGTCAGCAAGGTACAAAGAACTCAAAGACGACAAATATTACACGCCAGTAGATTGGGATGAAGAGGAACGTCTCAATTACATTACTCACATGGAAAATTCTTTAAAAGAATACCATGAAGCTTTAAACAGGCTGGTTAAAAAAGGTGTTCCAAGAAAACGTGCCAAAGAGTCTGCAAGATTTTATTTGCCTTATGGAAATCAAATTACTGCAGATGTCATGTTTAATTTTAGAAGCTTTTATCACTTTCTTCATCTACGTTACTCAGAGCATGCGCAGCTGGAGATTAGAGAAATTGCTCGACAAATGTTGGATCTCGTGAAAGAAACAGGAAAATTTGATGATACTTTAGCTGCTTTTGGATTAACAATAAATGGTGTAATTAGAGGACCATTTGAATGAGCAAATTTCTTGTAATTGAAGGGCCTGATCGCTGCGGCAAGGCGACGCAGAGCAATATTTTGTGTGATTACTTAAAGCTCACGGGTAAAAAAGCTGTAGTCGTCGAAGTGCCAATTAAATCCAATATAATTCATGGAGTCATCTATTGGATGTTAGGGAATGGCCTAGCCAAGAAATTCCCCAGATTATTTCAGTGGTTTCAATACTTCAATAGACAAATATTTCAGTGGACAGTTCTACCTCGTCTTGAAAAGTCTTATGACTTTATTATAATGGACCGCTGGAGTCTATCAACCGTTGTATACGGAGAAGCTTCTGGTGTTTCTCAAGAATTCACAAAAAAATTATATGATAGATTAAAGGTCCCAGATTGCACAATTATTTTATTGGGTCAATCTCATGCTCATATTGCTGAAGATGTTTATGAGTCTGATCAAAAATTGCAATTAAGTGTGAGAAAAATCTATAAAGAATGGGCAGATCAAAACATTGATAAATCTCAAGTGATTAATTGCAATCAAACCATCGAAGAAGTCTCGCGAGATTTGCTTAATTCTTTAAAAGTTTTTGGCATAATTTAAACCCCTGACAAACTGTATATTTAGAGCTGATGAATCAGATGACACCGTACTTAAGAAATTTTGAGCTTCTTTTGACAGAATCAATGCAGGAAAGACTTATTGCTGAGTCTACTGCTTATATCATTCTTGAGGCTTTGGACAAAAGCTACAAGGATTTGACTGTTATAAAGAAAAAGATTGCAGACATTGCCGCTGTTGCACAGAAAGAAGGCATGACTGTGACTGCATCTGCTATGCAAAAAGCTCTTGAAGAAATGGCAAAAAATCCAGAAGCCACAAAGAAAAAGACCGGCATCGCCAAGCTGGCTAATGTATTTGGTGTCAAGGTCGATAATAATCCTGTCCTTAAGAGCATGTCAATGCTCAGTACCTTGGAGTCAGGATTTGATTTTCTCGAGGATATCGTATCTGATCCTGCAAATTTTCCTAAATTTAAAAAGAATGGTCCGAGCTTAGAAGAACAGTCGGGCAACAATGCTGAGAATGTAAAAAAGGTCCTCAAGAAAGCTTTTGCTGCTGAAGGAATATTTTCAAAGTTAAAGTCCCTTTTAGGTGTCAGTAGGATTCCTTTCGTAGATAATGAAGATATCTTTATTCAAGAGCTCATGACAGTGCCAGCAAAGAGCCTGCTTCAGCTCAGGAAGTCAGTCCTCGGAGGATTTACGACAAAAAATGTGCAAAGTAGCGTCCAAGATTTCGTCGCGTCGGAAGCCCCGGGAGTGCTTGTTTCACCTGATAAAATATTACCTACGTCTGGCCAACCAGCCACATCGACGAGTCAATTAATTTCTCTCGTTGCTGCTGCTGCGACGGATGGCAAGGGAAAAACATCTGCTACAATTTCTGCCAAGGCGAAGGATGATCCTGGGCAGTTTTTAAATAGTTTTATTGATTCAATTGCAGCACAGACAAAAATAAAGAAAGATACCATCGCAAAAATTTTAAATGCTTTGGTTGTATACAACAATAGCAAAAAGAGCGGCAAAAAAGGCGGGAAAAAGGGTCAAAAGCCCGAACCAGGATCTGCTTCTCCGCCTGCAGCACCTGTACCTGCGCAAGAGAGCAGAAGCTACATTACTGCCGAAGATGTTTTTGATGCAAAAATTAAACTTTTTGAATGTGATGGTACGTCTTCTGATTGGATAGATTTACTTTTTGAACAAAAAAGCGCCATTAGCAATCAATCTCTCAAGGTATTTTTGGAAAAAATTGGCAAGATTCAAAACGCAAGAGCTTCGAAAATATCCCCTGATGCTTTTAGAAAAGTAATGGATGAGTTTAATGAGATTGTAGACAAAGAAAAATTATCTGACGAAGAAAAGCAGGCCGGACTTGCAAGATTAAAACAAAAATTTCCAAATGCTGAGATGGATGCTCCGAAGAAAGAGCCAAGTTCACTATCCTCTGCACAAGAAATCTCAAAAATTGTGCAAGATGTGATTAGAGCAAGTCAAGGCACTCAAAAAGAATTGAGTAGATCGGAAAGTATTTTTGCTCAGATAGAGTCTAATCCTACCAAACATAAGCAGGTAGCTGATGTCTTAAAAAAGAATTTACAAGATGTAATTGTATTTATTGATTCTACAGGTGACAAAGAACTTATACAGCAGACTTCAGAGCCTCGCGCACGTTATGAGGAAATACGATCAAAGCCTACGCCTGCGCTTGTTTTAATTTATTCGATACTTCAAGGTTTAAATGAAAAAATTTCTACTTGGTATAAGACTCTTTTGAACAAGTCCGAAGATGAAAAGAAACAAATTTTGTCTCAGCTCGCGAAAAGAGAGACAGAGCTTGCTCAGCGTGTGGACGATGAAAAGAAAAGAAATGATCAGCTTAAAAGCGAGCTAGAAAAATTGGCATCTCAAAGTTCCGAAAAAGATAAGGCATATGACAAGTTGCTGAAATCAAGCACAGAAATTATTAAAAAGTTTGTCAAAGAGCTTGCTGACGAGCTGGGTGAAGATCCTGCTAAATTACAAAATGATATCGCGGACGCAGGAGGCATAAAAAAGTATATTGACGCGATTAAAGCAAAAAATGCTGCCGAGATTGCCAAAGCTGCTGCTGACGCCGGCGTTCCCGGTCTTCCCGAAGGACCTTCTCCTGGTGCGGGAGCAGGAGAAGGGTCCACAGAACCTTCAGGTAGGAAAGAAAAAGCAGCTGCAGCGATAAAGACTGATCTAAAGAACGTTAAAACAGATACGATTAAAAAAGTTTTGGATGTACTTCCCGACTGGATGATTTCTGAGGTTGCGAGACGTCAGGCTGCACTTTTGTTCGAAGTAAAAAGAAAAAGTCTGATACATTGATTTATTACATGCCTACATTGATGTTAGGTGACCATGAGTTATAAAATTTCAGATACAGTTGCAATGCGAATGATCCAGATTTTTCAAGAAGCACTTCTTCTCGGTGTCGACGGAGCTGATTTGATGAGGCAGGTTCGTCTTGTAGTCGATTCAAACAATCCCGACACTGTTACACTTGATCCTGAATACGAAAAGCAAGTTGCTGAAATGCACAAAAAGTATCTTGATGAAGCTGAAGCATTGAAGGCCAAGCAAGCAGGAACTTCAGTTCCTCTCATCTTTGAGAATTAAGATGAAAATTATTTTTTTTGTATTGATTTCAATATTGATTAGCACAAGAATTTTTCTGAACGATATTGACCAAACAAAAAAATAATTTTTTGCTTAGGGGGTTTTCAAACTCAAGTTGGTGTTTAACATGTTCATGCGGACGGGATCCGCATGAATTACACTAAGGAGTTAAAAATGATTACTAGATACTACGATGGTTTTAGAACGCCTACTTTCGATCTTTTAGATTCATTCGGTTTTTTTGGCGATTTACAGACAAAAGCAAGAGCTGACTCAATCGACGATGAAGGTATAAAGATAGAAATGCCAGGAGTCAAATCATCGGATCTTGAAGTTACTGTAGAAGGAAAAACATTAAAGGTTTCTGGCAAGTCTAGACACGGTAAAGAATTTTCGTATTCATATGCACTCAAATCTACAGTAGATGAAAATTCTGTTACGGCTCATCTTCAAGATGGTCTTCTTGAAATTAAACTTCCTAAAAAGTTAGAGACAAAATCTAAAAAAATTCCTATTGTTACTTAACAAATATTTTGACCCAAGGAAAGGTCCGAGCTGGTTCTCGGACCTTTCTTATATAATTTTATAAGCTTCAAAGTGCATTCCATCAGGCCTTCGAGGAAACCACCCACCCCAATAGAATCCATGATCGACTGCAATTGAAACTAATTCTTTTACACTTCCCTTTTTACCTACGTCTGCAGGTTTGACGCCAAGTCCATTCCATTGTGCATTTATATCGAATGCAGTGCCCCAAGAATGATTGGAAAGCGACGATCTTGAGCCCCTAATAAATCGAGGAACCCATGAGCCACCCCATGTCAAGATTCTGTCTTTGAGTCCTGCATCCTCCCATGCTTGAAAAAGTCCTACGAACTGATCTGCTATTTTTGTGTGAACTTGGACAATCCCAGACTTTGATGCGCCCGCCACGCCGGCAAGCTGAGGCACATACACAGATTTTATGTTTGTAACCGACCATGCGTCTTTAATTCTAATTGCTTCTGGATTGTCTGGCGTAGGCGCAGGCTCATACGAAAAATATCCGAATAGTTTCTGTCTTTCAATAAAAGAAAGATTTTGTATGCCAGGATTCTGATAATCTATAGATCTTTCGTGCGCTTCTGGGTATTCATATTTATAAGATGCCTGTAAAGTCGCAGGACCGACAATACCATCTGATAAAAGTTTATTTTCAGTTTGAAATATTCTTGTTTCTGCGTCAGTGACATCGTCGAATATTCCGTTCACAATGACTTTGCTGTTGTGTTTAAGACCGCGCAAAAATAATTGCCAACTTTCAACGTCGGAACCTTGGGATCCTTTTTTGATCATACAATCCTCTTTGGTAATAATTAGTGACGTGGAAGATCTTAAAGAAAAAAAGAAAAAAATTGATCCTAACTATCTAAAGGGCGTCCGCAACAAGACAAAGAGAAGAAAAGAAATAGAACGTGGATCAAAAACGGATTCTGGCGATAAGTCAGCATACGATGCCTCAAGATTTCCAACAGACTTTATGTCTAGCGGTGAACCTAGGCCCACCAAGAAATCCGTGCACACCAAAAATTTCGAAAAACGTTTCGGCAAAGTCAAGGAGCAGCTAGAGGAAATAGACATTATGGAAGATTTATTGGAGTACGATCTGCTGGGTGAAGACGAAATTCTTGATGACGACGTCGATCTATTAAGAGAATTTGTGGAAGAAATTTTGCTTGAAAAGAAAAAAGGATCGAATGTCAAGACAGCCTTAAAAAATAAGGCCGAAAAAACCGGAGCACCGATGGGTGCTTTACGTGCCATATACAACAAGGGATTGGCAGCATGGCGAACGGGTCATAGACCTGGTGCATCAGCACATCAATGGGCGATGGCCCGTGTTAATTCTGTTTTAACAGGAGGCCCTGCAAGAAAAGTGGACGCTGCACAGTGGAAGCAGATTCAAAAACACAGAGGCAAGAAAAGAAAGTCAAAAAAGAAGTAAGGTAATTGCAAGTGAAATTAACAATTACACAGCTAAGAAGAGTGATACGCGAAGAAATAAGAAGACTTCCCGTAATTCAAGAAGATGCTGCTTGTCCAGCTGCAACTCAAGATCTCAAGCTCAATACTTTAAATAGAAATAAAGCAATTTCTGCTCCTCACATTCAATATGGTCCTCTAAACCTATCCGACGAGAAATATTGGGAAAGAATAGCTGAACACTGGAACACGACTTCCGATGTCGCTAAAGAATCAAAGTGTGGTAATTGTGGTGCTTTTGATGTATCACCGAGAATGATAGAGTGTATGCCTGGTGAGATTATGCCACAAAGCGAGATCATGGCAGCAATATCTTCTGGCGAGCCTTGGCAGTCACTAGGTTATTGCTGGATGCATCATTTTAAGTGTCATTCGATGCGCACGTGTTACACATGGACAGGTGGCGGTCCTATTGTCGACGATGAGACTTCATCTAGTTGGGAAAAAAATTCATAATTTCTTATTTTTGAATTTTTCCGTTTGACATTGTATAATCCCACACATGTCGCCTGAAAAAGATCTATTGCTTCGCCAAAGATATCCCAAGATTTTTAAGACTTCGACACATAAAGATGAACCTCTTGACATGTGGGGGTTAGAATGCGATGATGGTTGGTTTGAACTGGTAGATACACTCTGCAGCAAAATTCAATCTCACATTGACTGGCGATCAAAAAATATCAACAACGCAGAAGAGCTAGAGAATCTTCAAGTTGTTGCAGAACAAATTAAAGAAAAATTTGGAGGACTTCGTTTTTATGTCACGGGTGGGGACGATATCACAGAAGCTTTCATTTCTTTTGCCGAGACAATGTCTATGAAAATTTGTGAAACCTGCGGCAATCCGGGCAAACAACAAAGTTTTAGAGGTTGGATACATACTTCCTGTGATCCATGTTCTGAGAAGAGAGCGCGGAGAACAACATGAAGAAAGTTGAGTTTAAAGATGGACTTGCTATTAATGGCGATTCTTCTTCAAGAGATACAATTGAAGAAGTTAAAGCGTGGCTAGGCGAAACCGGAGGAGTACCTCTGATCGCAACTGATCCTCCTTATGGCAACATAGTCATGCAGGAATGGGATCGGGTAAAGACGACTGACGACCAATATGCCGACCACATGATCCAATGGACACGATTGTGGTCGGAGGTTCTACTTCAAGGAGGAGCATTCTATGTCTGGGGAGGTATTGGACTTCCTGATTTCCGTCCTTTCATCAAGTATCTCACGAGAGTTGAAGATGATAACTTTAAGATGGCCAATCTCATTACCTGGTCAAAGAAGCGTGCGTATGGAGTCCAAAACAACTATCTCTTTACGCGTGAAGAACTCGCCTACTTCATCAAGGGAAATCCAAAGAAGCCTTTAAAGTTCAACATCCCGCTCCTCGAGACGAAGAGAGGGTATGCTGGTTACAATGAAAAGTATCCAGCTAAGAGTGAGTTCTATCGTCGAACAAATGTCTGGACAGACGTTACTGAAATATTTAGAGGTAAATTGCATCCTACCCAAAAAGCTGAACGTGTCGTTGAGATCCCTATTGAAGTCCACACCGACCCAGGTGACATCGTTGTTGATCCTTTTGCTGGCAGTGGAGCAACTGCATTTTCTGCAAGAAAATTAGGCAGAAAATTTATTGTCGTCGAGAAAGACGAAGAAATTTTTAATAAAATGATAGAGAGGTTGTAATGAAAACTGTTAAGAAAAAAGCTATTTCAGAAAAAGAATATCTTGATAATCTGCTTGATCAATTTACAAAGATTCAAATTGACACAAAAGGAAAGATTGAAAGATATGAAGACATTATGAATCGCAAAAGTTCAAAAAAATGGGATGCCTCAAAAAAGCAAAAGATGACCAATCGACTTGCACAAGCACGGCTGGAATATTCACAAACATTTGAGATTATTGATCAAATTAAAAACAAACTAACTCAAATTTCTGTTTGACTTTGTCTGAATATTTAAAGACATGTACATACCACCAAAAAGAGTTCGTGCAGGAAGCAATGTTGCAGTTGTTGCACCATCTGCTACTTTCATGTCAAATGAATTGTTAGCAGGATTGGATGCAATAAGAGAATGTGGTCTCAATCCTATTCTAGGCCCATGTGTTAAGAATTTAAGGACGACAATTCATAATTCTGCAAGTGTTCAAGAAAGAGCTGAAGAACTCAACTGGGCATTTTCAGATCCCAATATTTCGGCTGTAATTGCTGCACGCGGGGGCGAAGGAGCTGCAGCTTTGCTTCCTTATCTTAATTTTGATACTATAAGAAAATCTCAAAAGCCTTTTCTTGGCAAGTCTGATAATACTTCAATATCAATGGGAATATTGACAAAAGCTAGACTTGTTACAATTAATGGCAGAGGAGCAGCTGTAAGATGCGACAAAGGCAATACTGCAGTAGAATGTGATACAACTTCTCTTAAGTTAGCCTTAGAACTTCTCATGTCAGAACAACACTGGGGAGATAAGCCTTTTTGTATAAATGAAATGCAGCCGCGAACTGTATCGCCAGGCATTGCAAAAGGTTGTGCGATAGGTGGAAATTTCAACACATTCGTACATTTAATTGGAACAGACTACTTTCCAGATGTTGAAAATACTATACTTTTTCTTGAGGACACAAAAACTAGTTCTATGGAACTTTCAAGGATGCTTTTACATCTTAAGCTTGCTGGTGTTCTTAACAAACTCGCTGGGATAGTATTGGGAGAATTTTTTGACCTTCCTAAAAAAGAAGGCTATGGAAATGATGCCGCGACTCTTGAAGAAGTAATTCTTCAATATTTGAAAGATGGACCACCTTGTATTTATGGCGTGAGTTTTTCTCATGGCAAATATACGTGCCCCATACCGATGGGAGCACCTTGCATTTTGGACGCCAATAGAGCAACAATTAATTTTGATTTTAAGATGACTCCTGCCGTCAGATATGGCCGGTCTTTATGAAAATTGCTTGGTTTACAGATATACATCTTGATTGTGTAGACAATCTTCGAGATACAATTGCAAGATTAAATTTGGAAGCCGGCTCATCAGAAGCCGTGATTATTACGGGTGATATTTCAGTGGGTACTTCGATAGTACAGCATCTGAAGCAGTTGGAGAGTTCTCTGAATAAACCCATTTATTTCGTAATGGGAAATCATGATTATTATTTTTCGAATATTCTTGAGACAAGGAGAAAAGTAACTGAAGCATGCAGGTACCTTTCTTTTTCTAAATACCTTGGTGCAGTTCCATATGTTAAACTGAATAACTCGACTGTTCTTATTGGATCTGATGGCTGGTATGATGGTATCAATGGTAATGTTGCCGACAGCGAAATTATAATGAATGATTGGCTTAAAATTAGTGATTTTGCGCCTGCCGTTCGACCAACAGTCATGGGCAGATCGCTTGACAAAGGAATTATTCTGCAAATAGCGAGATCAATTTGCAAAGCATCAGTTTCTCATGTGTTCAAGGGAATAAAAGCCACAGTAGACGATTTTGATCATTTGATTATCGCAACTCATTTCCCGCCTTTTGTTGAGTCTTATACGAAAGAAAAGTTCGACAGCATTGATTCGGAACTAGTGATCCCGTGGTATACATCAAGAATGATGGGTGAAATGTTATTATCTGCGGCTAAAACATATCCTAACACACAGTTTACTGTATTGTCTGGCCACACACATGGTCGTTTTACAGGGGATATTCTTCCGAATCTTCATGCAAAAGTTGGAAAATCGCAGTATGGAGCGCCACAGATCGCTGGGAACGTCGATATTTAAGCTTCAAGGAGGAACCGTTATGAATCGGTCACTTCTTCTGAACTGTAACGGCGAACCTTTGCAATTTATCGATGGCAGCAGAGCAATTAAATTGATGCTCAAAGACCGAGTCGAAGTTGCTTCAGGTCTTACTGGTTTGCCTTCCTATTGGGATGATTGCATTAACACGCCGACACGAGAATTTAGACTTCCCGCCGTATTGCGACTTAAGTATTATGTCAACAAGCGTTCATATAGAAAACCGCCAAGATTTCAGAAAAAAGTTCTTTTCAATCGTGACTCATGGAAATGTCAATATTGTGGAATTGACCTCAATTATGCAGTCATAACTGTCGATCATATTCAGCCTGCTTCGCGCGGCGGCGGAACAACTTGGAAAAATTGTGTTGCAGCTTGCAGGCGTTGTAACAATAATAAAGGCAATAGAACGCCGGAAGAGGCTGGCATGAAACTTTTAAAACAGCCTGTAGAACCTAATGCATTTCATTATTGGGATTTGTCTAGACCTACGTCATGGCACGAAGATTGGTCATTGTTTGTCGAGATGTAATTCTTTTTAAAAACAACGAAACAGGATTATAATTAGATGCTAGGAGTCTTGTTTCATGCAATTGAAGCTTGAAAAGCTGCAAAAAGTTGCCAGCAAAGTAGTCAGCGAAGAAAAAAGAATTGAAGCCTTTAAGACAGAAGTCAGAAATGCAATAGGGCCGACTGTTCTTGTGACGCATGGTTTAAAGTTAATGGCAGAGTCTGCCAATAATCAGCTCGATGTTCTTGAAAAAACTGGCCGTTCACCTGGCCCTGTGAAGACATCTACGCTGCTAAAATTTGCAAATTCTGAATTTCCTGTTGTCAGGAAATTAGTTGCACGTTTGCTTCCTGAAGAATTGGTGCAAAAAATGATGTTCGACATGAGTCCTGCAGTTAGAGCTGCTGTTGCCAATCGACTTTCGCGTAATCTTGTTTCTGAAATGGTCAGAAGATTCCCAGCAGATGATCAGCTGATGGCCATATCACAACAAAAAAAATTGCAAGAATCTGGCCTTCCTACGCCCAAAGCTGTTGAAAAACACTTCGACTTATACGGTGAATTTCCTCTGAGTGACGCATACGAAGGCGTTGAAGATCCTGGCTTTACAGATGCGTGGTATGACACGCAAGCACACAAGATCATCAATGGCCCAACAGCATACGGAAATAACCTTGAAGGAAACTGGGAAGAAAAGACTGTTGATCGCCTAGTAGATTCCTACAAGTCACAAGGCATAGAAGTTGATTATGACAAGCTTTTAAAGTCTGTTTACAAACACATGGAAATTCGTGACAAATCGGCAATTGTCGCAAGCACAATGCCAAAAACAGCAAGCGATGACATGCAAGAAAATGCCTTGAAAAGCATAGCATCGAATCTCAGGTTTATGAGCGATTATAATCCAGATGTCATGCCGATAATTGAAGAAAAAATTGATCCAGTCAAAAATCTTTTGGAAACAAGGTCAATTCCATCTACTTACATGAAATCATTTGAGGATCTTTTTCAAGTAAAAAAAGGATCAGTTGCAAATCCTGGAAAATCACTGGGAATTAATGAAAGCTACGCAAGACTGATTGCTCCCATGGAAGCCACACTACCTACGAATACAATGCGTCAATTAGATGAAAAAGCTATCGATGTTTATGTAAAACATTGGAATTCTAGACGTAATCTCATGCAACAACCTTATCGTCTAAATTGGCATCCCGTAGAATCAAATACTGTTAGATTTCAAGTGGAGCTTAAGTAATGAAGAAATTGAAAGAAAATTTTCACCAAATGCTTGTTGTTGTAGAACCTAATCACGATGTCATCTTGGACAATATGATGGCAGAATGGGGAGGTCTATCCTATTCTCAACTTTCAGTTGTGCTTGTGTACTTAAAGTTTCTTGCAACAGTTCATGAAAATCATCATTGGACATGCATGGGAGATCCATTCTACGGAGATCATCTTTTGTTCTCTCGTTTGTACGAAGCAGTCGATGCAGAAATTGATCCTGTAGCAGAAAAGGCTGTGGGTCTAGGCTGCACTTCAAATGTCAATCCTCAAATAATACACTCGCAAGTATTAAAACTTTTATCCGGCGTTGGTTCAGGCTCGACAATTCCACAGTCTTCTGACTTGGCGAGAAAATCTTTAATGGTGGAACTAAATTTCCTCAAGGTTGTCGACAGCTGTAGGTCTTCTTTGGAAGAATGTGGTCTTTTAACCAACGGCGTCGACAATATGCTGCAAGATATTGCAGATAAACACGAAGGTCACGTGTATCTCTTGAAGCAGAGATGCGCAAATTCTGCAATGATTTGAGGGAAAATAATGAAAATTACGCTTACACAGCTTAAGAAGCTTATCAAAGAAGAAATATCGCTAGTCAAGACGGACGATACGTCTCGATTTCTACATGGAAGCGAATCTGGCCACCCAATGGATGATGAGGGTTATATGCTCAAGGCCAGGATGTCGTCAATGAAGAAAATGGCTTCTGAACTATGCAGTCTTTTAAACAATGATGATCAACTACCTGGCTGGGTTCAAGATTTAGTTGCAACATCGCACAACGATCTGCAACATGTCTATGATTATTTGACGGGAGTTGCCGAGCTCGAGCCTCAGATGCAAGAGTCGAAGAAACTCAACGAATCTTACAAGCGAATAACACAAAATGAGATGGACGCGTGGAAGAGCGGCAATTGGGGCTACGTGGAAGAAGCTTCTCACGGAATGATGGCGGGTCGTGATGACGCATTTATGCATCCTACGAAGCCACCAGGCATGGATAGACCTGTATGTCCAAGCTGCGACAGCATGATGTCATCTAAGGAAAAATCTAAATTTGAGGCTCAAGGTGGACAGGGTTATCCTGCTGTCTGTGAAGAGTGCGCAGAGCTACAAGCTCATCCATGAAATTTAGCCTGATAAATCTTTCAGCTCTTTGTGTATAACATCATATATGCAAAGAGCTGTTTGTTTTGATGATGTCCTGCTCGTCCCACAATACTCAGAAATTGAAACCAGGTCATCAGTGGATTTGTCTGTGCCTGGTTTTGACGAGACTTTTGCAAGACTAACAGCCAAACAATCAAATCTTTTATGTCCAATTGTAGGCTCGCCTATGGACACAGTAATTAGTCCATCTTCGGCTTCTATTTTGGCTGACGCAGGAGGATTTGGCGTTCTTCATCGATATTGCTCTATCGATGAGGCAAATCGTGAATATTTGCAAACAAAAAAGCTTGTAACGAATAAGTCAAATGAAAACAATATCATGGTTGCAATTGGTGCGACAGGAGATTATCTGGAACGTGCAGCTGAACTACATGCCTCAGGCTGTAGAGCATTTTGTATTGATGTTGCTCATGGTCATCATGGTCATACAAGACGTGCTTTGGAATCTTTAAGAAAAATCTACAGTAATGATATTCATATCATGGCAGGCAATATTGCAACACTTGATGCATTTAATGACCTTGCCGACTGGGGCGCAGATTCTTTGCGTGTAGGAATTGGTGGTGGTTCCATGTGCACAACAAGAATTAGGACAGGTCATGGCATTCCTACCTTGCAGTCAATTATGGACTGTGCAAAGTCCGATAGAGATGTTTTGATTGTTGCTGATGGAGGAATTAGAAACAGCGGTGATGCTGTGAAAGCTCTTGCAGCAGGAGCTGACATGATTATGCTAGGATCTATTCTTGCAGGACACGATGAATCGCCCGGTGAGTTGATCACAAAAGATAACAGAATTTATAAGAATTTTAGAGGCATGGCTTCACGCGAAGCTCAGCTTGAGTGGAGAGGAAAAGTTTCAGTCACAGAGGGAGAAACAACGCTCATACCTTATAAAGGCGAATTAAAGAACACCCTGACAGATTTACTCGAAGGTATTAAGTCAGGGCTTTCTTATTCTGGTGCTCAAACAATTAGAGAACTTCGTTCAAAATCAAAATTTGTTCAGATTACATCCAATGGGGTCCAAGAAAATGGACCACATGGAAAATTGTAATTGTTTATTTTTCTGATGGCCATTTTCCCGTAGCTTTATGCATCATCCAAGCGGCTCCTGCTGCAGGATCTTTGGCCCATCCTGATACTTTTTTCATCTTGTCTTTAAATGTTTTGGTACCACGCAAAATCTTTTGTGCAGTTTTTTTGGTAGGCCCTTTCTTTTTCTTGGCCTCATTCATTCCGCATTCGCAAATTTCACCTTCGCTTAAATTTGCACCGCATTCACACAATTTTGGCGCCTCAGCTTCATAAGATGAATCACAGCCACACGAATTATCAATAGGCATCATTGAACATACTGGACAAGCATCTACTTCGACGCCGCACATACAATCGGAAGCATTCATACCGCAGCCTGAACACATCTCGTCGTCCAACATGCAACCGCATTCACATTCTCCTTCAACAGGCATTGTGCCACATTCTGAACAAATGCCCTCTTCGCGCATGTCTCTGACACCAACTGCTGGTTCACCAGCATATTCATCACCAATTTTTTTACCAATTTTTGCGTCGTAGTCAAGAGGCATACCGAAATTTTCTTCTATAATGCGATCATGTTTCGTTTTCATGTTGTTAAATATTAATTTTGGTCAATTGTATAATTGAAACTTTAAATTATAATGTTGGTTAACGTGAATAATATTCTGGTTGCATTTTTAATTGCTCAATTTAGTTTTATACTAGGATTTTTGCTTGGGAGAAATACTCAAGGTAAACAAATTATTCACTCTGATTCTGACAGCATTTTTAAAAAAAATGAATCTGTTGAACTCAAGCGTTTAAAATCAATCAAGATAGATGACGCTAAATTTGTCACAAACGTATCTTCCGATGATTTTCAAAAATCAAATGTTTCGCTCGGGAAGAATTCTTCCGTCGAGGACGACATTGAAAATTCTGTCAATAGACTTGCACAATTGAAAAAAAGCAAGTAATATTGTCATTCATACAATTTAATTTCTCGTTGCGATTACTAACAGGAGAATCAAAATAATGGCTAAGGGTTTAGACGTAGGTACATCATTCATTGTTCTAGCTTCGGAAGGAAACAAAGGAAAGGTCAACTATAAAGATTTTAGGGATGCTTTTTATGTTATCAAGCCAACCACACCAATTGCTACAAAGATGATCGAAAAAGGTCTTACAGGAAAAACATTTGTTAAAGACTCTGATGGTTCATTTATTCTGCTCGGTGCCGATGCAATTGAAAAAGCTGTGGAGAGAAATGACTCCGCAAAGAGACCAATGTACCGTGGCGTCGTCTCGTCCAAAGAAAAAGATGCGAGAAAAATTTTGACTTTTATCCTTAAAGAAGTTGCTGGAAAACCAAGCGAAGAAGGAGAAAAACTTGTGTTCTGTGTCCCAGCACAACCGATCGATCAAGAAGATGATGATTTCGATGTTGGGTATCATGAAGACGTCATCGTTAAACTTCTAACTGAAGTAGGCTATTCTGCAAGAGCAATAAATGAGGCAGAGGCTCTTTGTTATTCCGAACTTGATAAGGATGACTATACGGGTGTTTGTCTCTCGTGGGGAGCTGGCATGGTCAATGTTTGTGTTATGCTCAATGGTGAGCCTGTAGTCAAGTTTTCAACTACTAAGAGCGGTGACTGGGTAGATCGCATGTCTGCAGTCGCCACGGGTGAGGCTGATTCAATTGTCCAAGCTGAGAAAGAATCAGGCGATTTCACCGTCGGTCAACCTAATGACAATCAAGTCCTTGCTGCAGTTGCTGCCTATTATGAACGTCTCATCGATTATACTACGAAGCAGCTTGCAGCCGCAATGGATGGCCACAAATCATTGCCAAAATTTAAAGATGCTCTACCCGTCGTCGTCGCCGGAGGCACCTCAAAGGCCAAAGGTTTTGTCGAAATGTTTGCTTCAAAGTTAAAGGAGAACAATTTCCCACTGCCAGTCAAGGAAGTTCGACATGCTGCCGATCCTCTGCATGCTGTTGCTAGAGGCTGTTTAATTGCAGCTCAAGTTCTGTGATTAAGGAAACAACAATGGACAAGCTAGAAAAAATGTACAATCAGCAAAGAGACTTCAATGTACTCTTGCGAGATGAACGTCAAATGCCAGACTTTCCTCTTGACCTTAGAGAAAAGAAAAATCAACAAATGCTCAAAGGTCTTGCACATGAATGCATGCATGAACTTTTTGAAGCAAATCATCTTCTAAAGAACAGCAAAGCACATCGAGTAACTGAGGTCAAAGATTTTGATCGTGAATCTTACAAAGAAGAGCTTGTGGATGCCCTGCATTATTTCTTTGGCATCGTCATTTATAGTGGAATATCTGTGGAAGAATTGTACGAAGCCTTCATGAAAAAAGGCGAAGTAAATGTCCGGCGTGTAAAATCAGGCTATTAAGACATAGAATGCATACATGAATTCACAAATTGATTGGGGAAATCTGCTTGATGCCTTGTCGCGTCAAGCAGATTTTTCATCTCTGTTTTTTGATGAAAAACAGCTCACCCTGAGTCAGAAGCAGGAATTGCTCAAGACCTTTGTTTTGTCTTTACATTCTGAAGCGACGGGGATCGTCGAAGGCGCAAATTACAAGAATCATCGGCTTCTGCCCGATTCAATTGACTCTCAAAAAGTCCTCTATAAATCTGTAGATGCATATCGTTATATTCTTGCAATTTTAAATTTGTGCTCAATTGATGGTGATCAATTTGTGAACGCCTTGAAGCAGAAGGATGAATTTCTGCACTATAGACACACGCTCTCACAAAGAAAGTGGAATGGTGAGCCTGTTGTTCTTTTCGACATGGACGATGTCTTGGCGGAGTTTAGATCGTCTTTCTGCGAGTTTGTCACAAAAGATAGCGGAATTTTCATCGATCCTCATTGTCCCGAATATTATAACGTTACGACGTTTAAAAAGCACGGCTTGAGCAATGAGTATTATTTTAGAACTTTTATTGACAAGCATGGTTTTTTGGGGCTTCATCCCAATCATCGATATTGTGAGACGCTGAGGAAACTGAAAGACAAAGGCTGCTGGATCCAGATAATCACGGCACGACCTGAAAAAAATCTTACATGTTTCTACGACACATACTCGTGGCTCTACAGGCACAACATACCTGCAGATGCAATAACTTTTGCACCTGAAAAATTTGCTTGGGTGGCGGACCAAAAATTCTATTCGACGGGAAAGTTTTTTGCCGTTGACGACTCGGCCAAACATTCTGCAGAATATGCAAAGCATGGTGTCCAAGTTGTCGTACCCCAGAAGACATACAACACAGAGGTGTCTTCTCTCAAGAATATAACCTACGTCTCGGAAGGCTCGGATCCCTTCGATGCCGCAAATATCATACTTGAATCTTTGCAGTGAAATGTTTCAAATTAGCGCGTATAATACACAATCTCAAGGAGTAACAAATGCCTATTAATCGTGACCTTCAGCCCGTAGATCTTCCCATGGAACTCAAGTTTGGCCGCAAGCCAAAGACACAATTCCACAACAACCTCGACGCACTCAAGGTGGAACTCGTCGACCACCCCACGCGACAACAGGCCTGGAATGTTGCATGGCACTATGTCAAGGCCACATGGGCCGATCGCCCGGATATTGATCCTACACGAGGTGTAACTGAGCGTGAACTTTCCAAGAACCTCGAGGACGTGTTCGGAGGACGTACTCTTCCTGCACCGATGGAGTGTCTCGGCTTCACGTTCCGCCTCAGCGGTCTCTCCTTCCAGGAGGTGACACACATCATCCGCCACCGCGCTGGCACTTTCGCAGCACAGTGCACTGGAGACCGCGACCTCCGCGACGACGATGCTGTAATCCCGGAGCCCGTCCAGAACTCACCCGAGTTTCTCGCACGATGGACTAAGCTTGTTGAGGAATCAAAGCAGCTCTACGCCGACATGACAGATTCCAAGGTCGTATCAATGATGGATGCGAGGATGATCCTGCCAAAGTGCATGACTTCGTTCTATTACATGCGTCTATCACTAAAGGATCTGATTGGATTCATCTACCAACGCATGGACACACAGATTCAGCCTGCCGCCGACAATCTCCTCGCCTCTCGAATGGCAGTGGAAGTCGCCAAGGTGATGCCAGAATTTACTTCTGTCATCGACTTCAACAAGCCTGACATGCACTATGTCAAGACCTTCAGGGTCAAGGAAGGCGACAAGTTTGTGTCGAGGGGAACCAATCTCTATTGGCCGATCAAGAAGAACGATATCTTTGAGTTTCATCCAAATGATACGATCTACCAATCAACGCGTGAGGAACTGAATGGCACCCATGGCTCCGGTCAACAAAAACGCTTTACTGAGCTGTGGAACAAGGACATGACCGACTGGTCCACACTAAAGTCGCGCCACGACGACTGGAAGAACGGAAAGTGACACGGCAATGGGTCAGGATAATTTTCAAATAATCGAGAATACAAACCTTGGTGGAGATTATCAGAAAGTCGTCCTGACCCATCCTGGGCTAACACAGCACATTATTCCAGGATCCTGTGCAGTCGTCAACGGCAGGTGGGTTGCGATCGCCGATTTTACCGATTCCACGCTGACATTCATCGTCAAATCTAGCTCCTTCCTCTTTCGCGAGGAGATCGACAAGGTTGAATTTCCTTCCGGCAAAGGTTTTCCAACAGCATCATCTTCATCAGCCATCGTGATTGCTGGTGGCACTGGCGTTGGAGCAGTCGCACTTTTGATCAATCAACTCTTCAGCAGAGGAATAAATCCTATGATCGGCATCTGTTCGCGTGGACTTGATCCTCTAGCCCTCAGCAATTTTTATCCACAATTTGCACGAGCTTATTTTGTAAACACAAAAAATTGCTCACGCCCTAAACAACTTCTCCGCTACCTGTACAATGGTCAGAGCAGCACGGAAGTCTTCGTCGCAGGACCAAAATCTCTTGTCAGCGATGTTGCTCTCGACGCCCAGTATTTGAATATAAACTATCATACTAATTTTTGAAAGGAACATATGAGCGCTAATAATTTTGGTCGTAAGCTTCACGTATATTTGGCATCAGGTTGGTTTTCTCCAGATCAGGACAAGCAACTCACAAAGTTGGAAAAGGTCTTTGACGATCGCTCTGCCTGGATAAACCTTGCGTCCCCCCGTCGAATCTTCGTCTGTCCACCAGATGCAACGCAGGAGGTACAGGACAATGTGTTCAAGGGCAATGTTGATCACATCAAGAAGGCTGATTTCTGCCTCGTCAACACGACATACCGCGACATTGGTACCATCTGGGAGGCCGGTGCATCATATGCATACGGCACCAAGATCGTTTATTTCTGCGAAAATCTCCCTTCTGGTGCAAAGTTTAATTTGATGCTCAGTCGCAGCGGCATCAAGGTCTGCACATCATTTGATCAGTTGGAGGATTACCTCGAGCGCTGTAAGACTGCTGGTGAGCTGTTGTATGAGCCTTACGACAAGGAAATTGAGTGAACAATATCGCCAATTAAACAATGAGAGGAAGCAGCAATGCTTCCTTTTTTGTATTTAGCATGGAAGGCTCAGAAATATTGCGTCATTATATTGTCGACGTGTAAAGTCTGATATTTTGTTTTAGACTGAGACAACGATGAAGTACTATATCACCGGACCACAGGGCCTGATCGCTCGTAATCTCAAGGTCGTTCTAGAATCTCTTTCACAGGAAGTCGTGACCGACAAGGATCTGTTCGAGGGAATAGATTACGTCAAGTTTCCACGCACCGGGGAGGCATGCATCCACAGGAATTCGGAGGAAACTTGGCATAAAGCGCTTTACGACAATGATGTCGACGTCGTCGTTCACAATGCTGCTGTGGTCGGAACAGACGTGGTTGCCCTTGATCCTGCAGAGGCGACACTATCCAACGTCCAAGGCACATACAACATTGTTCGTGCTGCCAATCGAGCAAAGGCTGCAGTTTGCTATCTAGGAACAACTGTCATCTATGATACGAAGAGTTATCAAGACGAACAGATTGTAGAAAATTCAACAAAGATTCCTCGGACTTATTATGGCGTCCAGAAGCTCGCCGCAGAACAGATTGTCACAGCAATGGCAGATAGGTGGACTATCGTTCGACCGCTATTCGCGTTTGGTGGCCTCGGTGATATGAATTCGCTCATCGCGAAGTCGATTTATGCTTACCTCAACGGAAAGAAATCCGTGGATATGTTTCTGGATCCGACGAAGGTAAAGGACTACCTCCATGTGGAGGATTTTTGCAGGGCTGTTGAGCTAGTATGCCGCGACGTCTCCGGGCCCGGTTGGGGGACAGACTGGAACGTCTCCGCGGAGACACCAGTGCCTGCAGGAGAAGTGATGAAGATTATAGACGATGTTGTCGGTGCATCGGCATCTGATCTCGTGAGGTGGCACCCGACAACAGACTATCTCGGAAACCACCGGTTGTCATCCAGAAAAATTCGAGAAAAGCTTGGTTGGAAACCAACACTTGATTTGCTCGACGGTATTCAGCGGACGCTGGAATGGATCCGCAATTCTTCCGACTATAATCCGCTAAAGTACCTCGACGAGGCGGCCGAGCATAAGTTTGACCTCTTGCAGCACTTTCCAAAATGTCCTAATAATTAGACAGTAGCGCTACGTAAGCAAGGAGACGCGTCAGACATGAAGATCACAGTAAAGCAGTTGCGTTCCATCATCAAGGAAGAAGCACGAAAAGTAATCCGAGAGACACGTGAATCCGTAAGCAACCTCGAGCTCCGTGACGCATTCGATGAGATCTACTTGGAGGGAGGCTATGTCTCTATTGAGGATCTCGAGTCTGCACTCGCGGTGTATCCAGGCGCGATCACTGATCAGCAGCTCTTTGATGTCGGTCTCAAGCTCGACGAAGACGGCACCGTCACGGACATCTGAGAAAGAGCCTCAAAGAAACGCAATTGAGGCGATTCCTTCGGGTTTCGCCTCGAACTGCATTTGCTTCCCGTGTGTAAACGACAGATTTCGCGTGTTAGATTGTTATCATGTCATCTAACACTTTTAAGGAGATGCGCGATGTGACGCCGCCGAAGAAATTCGTCGGTTTCCACGCGCATTCGTAGGTGCCGCCCCTGGCTTGTTCAGGGGCGGCTTTTCGGGTTTCTCAACTTTTGACGGACTTGGCTATCCCGAGGATCATATAAAGTGGATTGTCTCCGAATCACAGGGGATGGACGCGTGGGCCCTGACCGACCACGGCAACGGCAACGGCCTCGCACACGCTCATTCCGCAGCAAAGAAGCTGCAGAAGAAGGGCGTGAAGTACCGGCAGCTCTACGGTGTGGAGTTCTACTTCGTTCCTTCGCTGACACAGTGGAAGATCGACTACGAGGCACACAAGCAGGCGATCAAGGACGCGAAGACCGCTGCGGAGGCCGAGAAGAAGGCGAAGGTCCGGACCGACGTCGACGCTGACGAGGTGGAGGAGGAAGAGGCCGGCGGACACGTCGTCGAGGACGAGAACGAGACGAAGGCAGACGACTACAAGGAGAAGCCCGACTGGCAGCGTCGCTACCACCTCGTGGCGGTGGCGCAGACCGCCGAAGGTCTCGCGAACATCAATCGCCTCGTGAAGGCGTCGTTCAAGGACGGTTTCTACCGCTATCCACGCATCGACTTCGACCTCCTCCGGAAGTACGGCAAGGGGATCGTGTGGTCCACGGCCTGCCTTGGTGGAATCTACAGCGGCACGATCCTCCGCGGCGAGGCCTACGGCAAGAACTCGGAGCAGATCATCTCCGAGCTGATGAACCTCACGGACAGGTTCACGGATGCGGTGGGGACCGAGAACTTCTTCCTCGAGATCCAGTTCAACAAGCTGCCGAAGCAGCACACGGTCAACAGGTACCTCATCGACCTGTCTCGAAAGTCCGGCGTCAAGCTGCTCGCCACCTGCGATTCCCACTATCCCGACCCGTCGAAGTGGCAGGCCCGTGAGCTCTACAAGAAGCTTGGATGGATGGGTGCTAAGCTCGACGAACAGGCACTTCCAAAGTTCGAAGATCTTAAGTGCGAGCTGTATCCGAAGAATGCATCCCAGATGTGGGACGAGTACAAGAAGTCCTACGAGCAGTACGAGTTCTATCGAGGCTCCGAGGAGGAGGTCCGAGACGCCATCGAGAGGACCCATGATATCGCATGGCAACATTGTGAGGATACATGGGTCGATGTTAAAGCAAAGCTACCGAAGCTGGACATGCCAGGCAAGACAACATTCCAGCAGCTCACTGAGCTCGTCAAGGAGGCCCTGATTCGTGAAGGCCTGTCTGACAAACCAGAATACGTCGCCCGCGTGAAGGAGGAGCTGTCCGACATCAAGTACCTCGGTCACGCTTCCTACTTCGTGACGATGTACAAGATCTTCAAGAAGGCGGAGACTCGGACCCTGTTCGGCCCCGGCCGTGGTTCAGGCGCAGGTTCACTCGTCAACTACCTCCTCGGCATCACTCAGATCGATCCCCTGCCTTACGGTCTCCTGTGGAGCCGTTTCCTAGGCCGCCATCGCGTGTCGTGGCCCGACATCGACTCCGACGCAGGCGACCGCGATGCCCTGATCGACTCGGCACGCGAGCTGTTCGGCGACGACGCTGTGATCCCGGTGTCGAACTTCAACACCTTGAAGCTCAAGTCCCTCGTCAAGGACATCGCCAAGATCTACGGCGTGCCCTTCGAGGAGGTGAACGAGATGACGGGTCCGCTTCAGGACGAGGTGATGCCGCTCGCCCGCGACGACGATCAGGAGAAGTCCGTCTTCGTCCTGAAGCACGAGGACTGCATGAAGTACTCTCCGAAGTACAAGGCATTCATGGAGAAGTACCCAGACGTCGCGGCACACGTCGAGACGCTCTTTATGCAGAACCGATCCGTCGGTCGACACGCCGGCGGCGTCATCGTGGCAGATCCGGACGACCTTGCAGCCACGATGCCCATCATCGGCGTCCGAGGCGAACTGCAGACCCCGTGGACGGAAGGCATGAACTTCCGCAACCTGGAGGACAACGGCTTCCTCAAGTTCGACTTCCTCGGACTCACGCTCCTCAAGGACGTGGAGAACTGCATCCGTCGGATCCTCGTCAACCAGGGAAACCCTGATCCCACCTTCCTCAACGTGAAGGCGTTCTTCGACAAGCACCTCAACTGTCGCTACGTGAAGCAGGACGACCCCGAGGTTTGGAAACATGTCTACCATGAGGGACGATTCGTCGGAGTGTTTCAGTTCACTGCTCAGGGAGCTCGAAAGTTCTGCATGCAGTCTCAACCAAACTGCATCGAAGACCTGTCAGCAATCACGGCGATCTATCGCCCTGGCCCCCTCAAAGCGAACGTCCACAACATGTACGTCGACGCCGGCAAGGACCTGACCAAGATTAAATACGACCATCCGCTGATCGAGAAGGTCCTCGGACCGACTCGCGGGTTCATCACTTTCCAGGAGCAGTTCATGTCCCTGGCCGTTGAGCTTGCAGGCTTCAATCCTGGCGAGTCAGATCAGATGCGCAAGACTCTCGTCAAGAAGTCTCTCGACACCCTCGACAAGAAGGGCGGCGAGAAGGCGATGCTCCGCGAGAAGTTCGTGAAGGGCGCAAAGGAGATCCACGGAATCTCGGAGGACATCACCAATGCCCTGTTCGACAAGATCGAGTTCTTCTCCCTCTATGGCTTCAACAAGTCACACTCCGTCGCATATGCGATCGACTCTTACTATGCTGCCTGGCTCCACACTCACTATGAGAAGGACTGGCTTGCCACGATTCTTCAGTCGGCAAATTCAAATCCCAAAGAGCTGACAAAGGTAATTGGTGAAATTAAGTCTTTAGGATACAAATTTTCCAAGATTGATATCAATTATTCAGGTAAAGAATGGCAGTTTTCTGAAAAAGCCGATGCATTTGTTCCTCCTATTACTTCAGCCAAGGGTATTGGTTCAACTGCAGTCGACGAAATTATGGAGAATAGACCTTACAAAAATCTCAAAGAAATGCTTTATGATGCAGAAGGAAATTGGCGTCACAGCAAGGTCAATAAGACTGCACTTTCAGCACTTTGCAAGATTGAAGCTCTGGAATCACTTGAAGATTTTCAAGGAGGGTCTGTAAGACACCACAGACAATTATTGTTGGCTTTGACTGAAGATAAAAATTATGAAACCTTGCGAAAAGGAATCTATGGTTTAACTGCAGCTCAGCTAAAAAAGCTTGCAAAAGAAGGAATCGATCCGCTGCCAGTAATTGACGTGTTGCTGGAGGAGCAAGCCAGTACTGTAGATTGGACGCGAGATGAAAAGATCAGCATGGCATATGATCTTACTTCCACAGCAGACGTCGATCTATTGTTTCCTCCCGACATTATGAAAAAACTCCTTGAAAAAGGTGTCCAATCATTGCACGATGTACAGCCTGGTTCTGACGGTATAGGTTGGTTTCTCGTGACTGAAGTCAACCTTAAAAAGACAAAGAATGGAAAGGCATTCTATCGGTGCAAGGCTATTGACAATGATTCACGTCAAGGCTGGATTAGAATCTGGGGTAATCCAACGGAATCTATTGATCCTTATACACTTTGGGTAGGTCAAGCATCGAACGATCCTAGTTGGGGATTTTCAACATCAATTTTTAAGCTGAGAAAGGTGGCATGATGAGTCTTCCTGTCAATTACTTGATTCTTGAGGGTTCTGATCTAAGCGGCAAAACTTCACTTTATTCTTCTTTACACCGTTCGACTGGTTTTAAATACAATATTCAGGATAGATCTTGTCTATCAATGCTGTGTTACGCCAAGCTTTACGGTAGGGATGAGTCACATCATCGTATTTCTTTGACCAAAGAAGTCAGCAATTTGAATAACTTTGTCGTGGTTCTTTTGCCTCCAAAGGAAGAGATTCTTCGAAGATTTAATTCACGAGGTGACGAAGCCCAAGACGCAACATCCCTGTCCAGACTTTATGATATCTTTAATAATGAAGTTGATGTCTTGCAAAATTCTCCTAATGTGTTAGTTGTACGGGATGCGCTAAATTTGGACGACTTGACTGATCTTGTAAAGAGTAAACTTGAAGAGTACGAAAATTCTAGTCCTCGAGAGGTTGGTCAATCTTTAGTAAATGTCCTAAAAGGTTTGTCGTCGTCGGAAACACAAATTAACTTTGAGTTGGTTCTTGACCCCGATTACAGCGATTTTGCTGTGTGCGATGATCCTCGAGAAATTCATTATTATAATGGAATTATTGATGACTGTGCCAAGGTCATTCAAAAAGAAATCAATGGAGACAATCCATACAACAAACCTCAGGACATGAACTCTCGGCGTTTTTATTATTCTTCAGATACTTGCATATCATCTATCCATTTTTTACCTAGAAGTAATAAAATTACTGTCATTTGTACTCTTAGAAGCACAGATGTCGAAAAAAATGGCGAGATCGACACAAGATTTCTTGCACATCTTTCGGCGTTTATGCCAAAAGTTTTTCAGTGGTCTGTAGAAAAAATTCGATTAATCATTAACATGAATAGTGCACACATTAGAACAGATGTTGTAAACTAACATTTCAAGTTATGCAAAATTTACTTATAACAGGCGGCGCAGGATTCATCGGAAGTAATTTACTAAAAAAACTTTCTGAAAATGACGACTACAATATTGATGTTGTTGACAATTTATCGAATGGTCACTTGAAATTTGTTCCTGAAAAATTCATAAATGATCGTTTTTTTGTATGCGACTTTGATTCTCCTCACATCATCGAAAGAATAAAATCAGGATATTATGATGCTGTTATTCATCTTGCAGCCAATCCTCGAGTGTTGTTTACAGTTGAGTATCCATTTGAATCACATCAAGTGAATGTTACATCGACATTAAGGCTGTTGGATGCTTGCCGAGGAAATATAAAACGATTTGTATTTGCTTCTACGTCTGCAATATATGGCAATTCCTTGGCATTGCCTTCTTTGCCCGATGGGCCTGTTGATCCTCGCTCGCCTTATGCACTTCAAAAGTTGTCGATTGAAAATTATCTTAAGCTTTTTTATCAACTGTATGACTTTGATTCTGTAAGTCTAAGATTTTTTAATGTTTTTGGTCCTAATCAGCTCGGTAATTCTCCTTATTCGACAGCAGTTTCTGCCTGGATAAATGCCATTTTGAAGGGCAAACCGATGAGATCCGACGGAGATGGAAGTCAATCTAGAGATATGTGCTATGTTGACAATGTTGTTAATGCCATTTTGTCCTCTTTAAAAATTAAAGAAAGCTTGTGCGGGCAAGTCTTTAATGTTGGATGCGGCGTAAGCACGACGAATAAAACAATATTGAATTATTTGCTCAAGAAATTTCCAGATGCGAGTTTCTATGAAGCATCTTGGCGTCCAGGCGATGTAATGCATACGAGGGCCGACATTACAAAAACAAAAAATTATCTCGGCTATTCAGTTGATGTGCCTTTTAAAGAAGGCCTCGACAGGACAATTCAGTGGTACCAAGATAATTTTAAATTAATTTTAGAACTGTCAACTGAGGCATAATAAAAATATTTTTAGGAGATCATCATGTCGAATCCTCAATTTATCATTTACACAGGACCAATGTTTAGTTCAAAAACAACAGGATTGCTTTCATCTATTGATAGATTTAAGTACCAGAACAAAAAAATAGCTGTTTTTAAACCACGTCTTGATGATCGATACAGCGAAGATTTTGTTTGTACCCACAGCGGCTGGAAAGTACCAGCCACTTGTATAAGAGAAGGTAGTGATATTTTAGAAAAACTTTCTGAGATGGATGAAAATCCTCACGTAGTTGCTGTAGACGAGGCATTTATGATTCCTGGCGTTGCCAAGGTTCTTATTTGGCTTTATCGAAGCGGTTATTCAGTCGTTGTCTCTTCACTTGAACTCTCCGCAACAGGTAAAGTTTTTGATGAAATTGAGAGAATGTTGCCATGGGCAACTCACGTTGAAAAAAGGAGCGCAGTTTGTACTGTTTGCAGCAAGGATGCTTATTATACATACAAGAAACAAACTGGTGGAGATGAGATAGAAGTAGGAGGGGCGGAGCTTTACGAACCTCGGTGTCTAAGGTGTCATCCCCTCATTTTTGATCCTGAGAAGTGATATGGAAAGACCTAGCTGGCCTGAAACTTGGATGTCAATTGCTAGAGAAATTTCTAAGAGGTCGTATGATCCTATCTTAAAAGTAGGTGCCATTATTGTTTCCGAAGACAACACTAGAATGTTGTCTGTTGGATATAATGGCAATTACAAAGGCGGACCAAATGTAAGAGAGTCAGATGAACCTGGTTTAGGCGGACTTTTACATGCTGAAGTTAATGCTCTTGTTAAGTGTGACTTTAATTTTCATAAAAAGAAATACATGTATGTTACACATTCACCATGCAGACACTGCGCAAAATTAATAGTTAATGCTGAAATTTCAAGAGTAATTTATGGAGAATTGTACAGAGATATTTCTGGAATAGAATTATTAAAGTCTGCTGATATTGACGTATTAAGTTTAAGTGAGATCATAGTTAGTCCTAGAGATTTATGAACAACTTGACAGAAAATGACATTATACGCGTCATGCGTGAAGAATGGAACAAGAAAATTCAAAAGCTTACTGAGGAAGTAAAACTTTCTCTTACGGCAAAAGTTGATGGCAAAGAAGTCGAAATAGCATCGCCTGGCTTCAAAGCAAAAAACAAGAAAAGCCAAAAGCTTTATACAGTTGTTTCGACTGGTCCTGATGTTGTAACTCTTGTTTCGGCTGACGGAAAAGAAAAATTTGTTATAAACGGCGAGCAGTGGAGGAACGAATATGTACCAGGGTGATAAAGACGGTCTCGATAAATTTTTAAAGGGCTTAGTAAAAGATGCTGTTAACAGTACAGTGTCAGAGAAACTGCCTAATCTCAATGAAGCATATGTTCATGAGCCAAAGCCTTTTAAGCAAGTTTCTGAACTTGTTTCTCAAAAGACCAAGAACGCTCACACAGAACTCTACAAAGGTTACGTCGAATCATTAAATAAAGTTTCGTCCGAACTTGACTCTGTTGACAAGTCCGATGCAAATCCCAGGCATTCAAAGTTTAGATCTTTAAAGATTGATGAAATCTTTAATTTAAATGCAGCTTGGCTGCACGAACTTTATTTTGCCAATTGTTTCGATCCGCACAGCGAAATTGTAATGGACTCAACGACATTTTTGCGGATCGAAAGAGACTTTGGATCTTTTGAAAACTGGCAAAGAGACTTCATGGGATGTGCATTAGCTAGCCAGAATGGCTGGGCTGTCATGGGCTATCATATGTTTCTAAAAAGGTTTGTCAATGTGATGGTTGACGGCCACGATGGACATGTTCCTGTTGGTTTTTATCCACTAATCGTTGTCGACATGTGGGAACATTCATATTACAGAGACTACATGAATGACAAGAAAAGCTATCTTATTTCTCAAATGAGAGAATTTAACTGGAATATTATCGAAGATAGGGTCAAAAAAGTCGAGAGCATTGCGCAGGTGCTCAGATGAAAAAGCAAATTACAAAAAGTCAATTAAAAACTTTGATAAAAGAAGTTCGTTTGCTTCTTGTCGAAGAAAATTTAAAAGACAAAGAATCTTCAGGCGAAGATTCTGTAGACTCTCAAATAGACGCTTATTTTTCTCAGTATGAGTCAGAAGCAAAAAATTCAAAAAATGAAGGTCATGACTTTCGTTTATTCATGCGAAGATTTTTAAATGAAGCAGACGAAGATAAGGATGACAAGAAAGACAAAGACAAAGATAAGGATAAAGACAAAGAAGAGTCTGAGGATAAAAAGATAGAAAAATTATCTATCGACGATCTTGACATTAATTCATTTGCTGATAGTGTTGTTAGACTTGCAGACAACTATGATTCTCTTCTTGAAATGAGAAATACCATTTTTAGAAGAGCCGTAAGTTTTCTTGTGAAGAATTATGAAGGAGACGTCGCCGATGCTTTTAAGGAATCATTGTCAGAAAGACACGGTCTTGTAGTAGGAAAGAGCAAGACTGAAGCAGATGACGAGAATTTCCAGCCTCCTGCTGCTGACCGCGCCGGTGCTTCGCCCGGAGGTGCTTGATTTTTATGAGAACAGACATCTTTGAAGAGAGAAAAAGTGTACACATAAAGCTTGACAAAGATGTTCATTGCGCAATTCGAGAAAAATTATTTAAACACAACATTACAATGCAAGACCTATTTGAAGAGTTTGCTAGACTTGTTGCGTCAGAATCTCCTCGAGGTCAGTCAATGATAACCACAGTCGTTGAAAAGAAAATTAAACAAGCAATAGAAGGCAAGCCTAAAAGAAGACAATTAAGTTTTAGTGAACTTGATAGCGAAACAATTTATAGTATGCTAAACGACATGAAAGAAGACAAAGAATGAAAAATAGTTTAAAACTATTGCTTGATGTTTTCGTTGATAAAACAATCTCATCTTCAGATATCTTTAATGTTTTGGTTGAAAACATTGTTAAGCTTGCTGATGAAAGTAGAAAAATTGCAGATCTTGCTGTTCAAATGAATGAAAGATTAAACAAGCATGAAAAAGCAATAGCTGATCTTTACAAATTACACAAACAGACAATAATTTTTGATTATGCTGCAAAAGACAAAGAAAGTTCAAAGCCAAATTAATTCAATTTCTGGTTTGTCAAAAGCTAAATTTTTTGTTAAAAAATTTTGGGCATTTATTTTGGCAGGAATTGGAGCCATTGCTGCCATTATTTATTTTAAGAAGAAAAAGTCTGCTGATGATTCCACTTTGTCTTCTACAATACAGACAGCACATGATGATTTTGCCGATAGTGTTTCAACAATTCAAGATCAGCAAACAGCTGCACTAACAAGCGAAGCAAACAGGCACAAAGCAACAGTCGAAGAAATAAAAAATAAATACGAAGGACTTCGAGAAAAATTGGATTCTGAAACACAGGATGAAGCCGACAAGATTATAAAAGAAAATAAAAATGATCCCGTTGCGCTGGCAAAGAAACTCTCAGAAGTCACCGGGTTTACAATAATCATGCCAAAGGATTGAAAATGAAAAAAATTGTATCCGGATTGCTTGCATTAACATTAATCACTAATACTTCAGCAGTATTTTGTCAGCAACCGACAAAATTAGATATTCCTAGCACGGAGACGCCGGAAGGCGAAGTAGATCCAGGACTTGCAATTTCTCCTATGAAATTATCGCAAAAGGCTCCATTTACAGGCGTATTGCTCGCACCCAAAGCTATTGCATTCTTGGTAGCCAAGTTGAATTCTTTTGACAAAGAAAAAAAGCTTGCTGTTGATGAGGCTGTTGACTTAGCCAATGAAGTCTGCAAAAATGAAAAAAATAATTTCCAAATACAGGCAGCTGCGCAAAGATCTATCTTAGAAGCAAGAGTTGAGGATCAAAACAAAGTAATTAAAGCTTATGATGATCAACTCAAGAAAGAAAAAGAACAGCAGACAGATCCAGCCATGTGGGCCCTGATTGGTGCAGCAGGAGGAGTTGCTGTTACAGTATTGACAACTTTTGCTGTTTCTCAGGCAATGAAATAAAAACTTCATTACCAGCATTATAATTAGGCTGAGGTAAGGGAGTTTTTATGGCAGAAGAATCTTCGACTGATACTAAGATGCCAGCTGCTGATCAGCTAGAAAAAGTAAAGCCTTCGTGGTTTTGGATCAAAAATAGCAAAGGAGAAGCATCTGCAACAATTACATTCTTAACAGTTGCATTTACTGTAACAACTGTTGCATATGTTGCGTCTATTTTTGAATCAATTGGATCTGTCGTCATACGACCTTTTGACGCAGGTGCATGTTCAGCCTATTTAATTCCTTTACTTACGACGTACATGGGCCGCCGCTGGACTGATGCGAAATTTTCAAATAGCAAGTGAGCAAAAAGATTATGCTTGGAAATACAATAAAAGAATCCACATTAAGACAAATTGTTAAGGTTTTATTGGAGGACAAAGCATTAGGACCAGCTCTGATAAAAGTTAATCCTGTTGTTGATCCGTCCGCTGCATTAACAGATCCAAGCAATCTTAACTACGTGCCTGATTCTGCTGTTGAGTTAAAAGTTGCTCTCAATTCTATGGCATCAGAAATACCTCAGGACAATGTACCGAAAATTTATAAATCAATAAAACAGGCGATTGAAGACGCCGCCGCCGACGAAAAAGGAAAGTCAGACATGAAAAAAGAAAAGACGAGTGTTGAAGAGACAGTAAGGAACATCGTAAAAAAAATAATTGAAGAAAACATTGTAGCCGAAGCACTGCCAGTTCCACCTCCCAGGATGAAACTGCCCGAAAGATTACCTGTTCCTGATCCTGAAGAAGAGCTTAAACAAAAAGGCTTGACAGCAGCACAAAAAGCAGATTTAAGGTCAAAATTAGCACATTCTACACCCGTCACGAATCCCGCAGGCGTTGTACCAAAGAAGTATGATCCCGGTGCTTCTGGGACCAAAGCTCCTCAAACTAATCCATTCGCAGCTTCAGATGCTGATAAAAGAAACGTGGCTTCTCTGGACAAATCAGATGTCGATACTGACGGCGGTGGTGAAGAAGAAAAGAAGAACGTGACAGGCCTTGCTAGCGGAACATTTTCTGAGTTCAATGAAAATGTGATAGAAAAACTCTATGGCGATAAGTTTAGCGGCGAGAGCGGAGTTAAACAGTTCATAGAAAAACTCTTTAATCCTACCAAGAAGGGCGAAACAGTCGAAAACCCCTACACTCTTACAGTCATTGAATTTTTAAAGCAAGCAAAAATTCCAGGGACAAATGCTTTTAAATTTTTAAATCCCGATTCAACGACAGGGCAATTAAACTTGGATTCACTTTCACCAGCAAGAAACTTGGATCCAACGATTGATGGCACAATGAGTCAATTACAAAAATTGTATTACACGCGTCTAGAAAGACCTAATTTGACTGCACTTGCATTTAAGGAAAAGCAGCTTGCAGGAGCAATGAAAGGAAAGACTAAGGCAGATGTCGATCCAAGTGGCATTGAATCATCAATTGAAAAGGCAAAAAAGAAGAGTGGAGATGCAATAAAGGCGCTTGTCAAGGATGATCCTGAGGGATATCTAGCTCTTGTCTCTGATTTGGTTCATCTTTTTGCTAAAGACCTGGCAAAGGCAAATGATGTAACTAATAGACGAAAGTTGAGTCTTGATGTCATTGACTTCTTTAAATCCCCACAGCTTGAAATTGTCCTTAAGAGCAAACAGTTCAAGGATTGGTTTAGCAAGGGGCAAAAGAGCTACGAAGAAACAGCTTCTGAAAAAGAGGACAAGAAAGAATCTAAGATTTTTGATAATTTCTTGCAAAAAGCCCTTAACGAAGGAGCACTTTCACACAGTGACATCAAGGTTTTAAAGCTTAATCCTAAGATGGTATTAGAACTTGATATTTTTCAAAAGTATCTTCTTGAACAGAACTGAGAGTAAAAATGTTTGAATTAGGCAAGACAATCGTTGCTGCGGTACAATTTGCGCCAAAGCTTCTTGATGTTCATAAAAACATTGAAGTTGCAAAACAGCTTGTCTTTGAAGCTGCTGCCAAAGGAGCGAAAATTATTGTCTTGCCTGAGCTTTGTTTGAGTGGACAAGTTCTACGTAACAAAACTGAGGCAATGGAAGTTGCTCAATGTAGAGATGGATATCAAACAGAAGCATTTATTCCACTCGCCCGGCGCTTTGGATGTCAAATTGTATTTGGTTACGTAGAGCTTTGTGAAGGAAACTTTTACAATTCTGCCGCCGTTGTGGGCAACGCTGGTGTGATTGCTAATACTCAAAAGCACAATTTGTGGGGATCAGACGCTTTATGGGCGACGCCTGGCGAAGGTCTATCTCCTGTCGTTATTACTCCTGCAGGTCGTTTAGGCGTTTTAATTTGCGGTGACGTGATGAACAATTATAGATCCTCATATAGATTTTATAAATCTGAATCAAGATTCTATAAAAAAGGATCGGTGGATACCATCGCATTGCTCACAAATTGGGGTGTAGACTATGGTTATCCTGATAACAGTTGGCTTGAACTTTCTGAAGAAACAGGTGCAAATGTGATTGTATCAAATCGCGTTGGCAAAGAAAGAGACCTTAAATTTAAAGGTGGCTCGTGCATAATTGATAGATCAAGGAAAGTTTGGACTAACGGGTCTTCTTTTAATGAGTCTTCGGTCGTAGGTGGAATAGTGCTTTTATGAAACAACTACAACGATTGCATGAAGAATTTATTGACCACGCACGACGGCCTATGACATTCGGTCGATTGCCCATACGACCTGTCAAAGGCGATGTTGCAATTGTTCCTGTCGACAGGTGGGAGACTACCAAAGATCCTGTGAGAATGAAAAAAACTTTTAAGTTTTTTGATAACGAGCTGAGAAACTTTTTTGTTAAAAAGTTATTTGAATATGAAATTGAGACTCAGCACAATTCAAATTTGAATATTGACGAAGGAACAGTGTCGATTACTTTATACACAAAAGATATAGAGCAAATTACTGACCTTGACAAAGAATACGCAAAATTTGCAGATCTTTTATACAAAGATGTTGTCTACGGTGTAAAAACCAAGTAATGTTTATACAAGATTCTGACCCAAGAGAGCTGATGAGCGAAGACCTGCAAAATGTTTTGCAGGAAGAAGAAGATATTGCAAAGGCGTACCAGGAATCTTTCATTAGCATTGTTGTTCTTTCGCAAGAAAAGTCCGATGCCTTGATAGGTTCGCTGGTAGGCGTACAGCTTGAAGAAAATATAAAAATAGATATGAAGGTATCAATTGAAGATGCCTACGTATTTGTTTCAAAAATCTTGACCAATAGAATATCCAAATTAATTCCAGGGATTATTCTCGCGTATGGTGATAATTCTACACATATTGAAGGGTCATTTCATGCTGCATCCGTCAAAATTGTTGAGCTGGATGCAAACTCAAAAGTTTGTGTGCTGGCGATCGACCTAATTAAGCAACAAGGAATGTGACAATGTCTACCAAAAAAGTGTCTCTTGACGATTATTTGAAAAAAATTATAAATGAATCACTTGATACTGCTAAAAGCGGGAGGAAGCTTGCTGAGGCTGACAAACCCAAAAGCGTCGATGCGGACGTTGAAAAACTAAAGAAAGGTCAAGTTGACATCGGGGATGTTGTTGAAAAGTTGAACTCCATACGTTCCGGACGTTCCTTTAAGGATAGCAAAATAATGGCAAACTTGACCAAGTATGTCAGCGATCTTTCTGAGACCGAAAGGACAGCCCTCGGCGCCTTCTTAAAAGGAATTTCTCAAATTGTGACAGGTGAGGTTTCGCCCGATGCTGCTGTTGATCCAAGCGACAAACCTGTCGGTGTTAAAATGGAAAAAACATCTCCTGAGAAGATTGTTGTTAAAACAAAGCTGTCGACTTTAGCATCGAAAAAAGCAGGCAAGGAAGACACTTCTGGCCCCGTTCCAATTAGTCCAAAGAAGTGACGATGTAAAAATTTAATTCTTGTGTTATAGTTGATTCATGGAAAATGAAATTATAAAAAAGAACATTCCTCTTCCAAAAGGTGGAACACTTGAAGTCGATGTGACTCCTAAATTTTTGAAGGTATTGAAGGAACACTTTAATCTAGATTCCACCGATGAGGTCGGTAATGATCACATCAGAATGTATGTTTGGGGTGCATTTAAAAATGCAATAGAAAAAGCCGAGAAGGAAAAGTTATGAAGAATTCAACACTCGTAGAATTTGTTAAGTTGTTGGTTGAGAAAAAACTCAGAGAATTTCAACTTTCAGACGGAACAGTCCTCGAGTGGGGATCTGACGAACATGTCGCGGCTCTTGAGAGCCAATTAGCAGAAATTCAACATAGAAAATCCAAGCATCCAAGAGGCTCAAGCGCTCGGGCAGATTATAGACGCGTTGAGTCAAGATTGAGATCCGAGTTGAATTCTGCAAAAAAGTCGGCCGAAAAACGAAGATTGCAAGAAAAACAAACGACAGAAGGAATTTAAACATGGGCGGCGCCGCTGGACATCTGCAGCATTTGTACGAAAATCACAATCTCACGCTGGGTGAAATTAAGAAAATCCTTGAAAGTGCGGCCAGTGGTAGGCTACAAAATTCTTCGGAGAAATTGGATGGATTGAACCTAGTTTTCACTTGGAATCTAGAAGAAAATGACCTCCGCGTCGCACGAGCCACAGGAGACATTAAGTCTGGAGGTCTTACCTCGGAAAGTCTGGCCAATAAATTTGCCGGTAGAGAAAATTTACATGCAGCATTCACGTCGGCGTTTCAAATTTTGAAGAGTGCCCTTGGAACTTTGTCTGAACAAACTTTAGAGAAAGTGTTTGGCCCATCGGGCAATCGTTGGTGTTCCATCGAAGTAATTTATACAAAAAATCCGAACGTCGTCAACTATGACAACAACAACATAGTCTTCCATGAGTGGCCAGTATTTGAGATCGAAAATGGCACAGTTCACCTCGTCGAGGACCGATCAACAGCTTCATTGCTTACCAAGAACATTGACAGAATGAAAAGATCGTCAGCCTTAAATGGCTGGCAGATAATGGGTCCAACGGTCCTAAATCTCGCCAAGATTCACGATGGCAGTGTCCTAGAAAATGCAATCAAGCGGATTGATGCGGCCGCCCTCGCAGCGCAGGTCGATGATAATGCAACTCTCAAACAATACATGGGCTCTCTGCTCGAAGACGATATTTCAAAACTTTGTCTTTCAAAGAAAACTTCTCGCATGTTGTTTGAGAGATGTTTAAAAGAAGATGGCGCGCCGACCTTGGTTGACATTAGAAAAAATTGCGACAAATCAAAACATGAATTGGTCACAGAATTTGTAAAGAATTCACCTGTACTGCTCAAGACGTATGTTCGTCCTATTGAATCAGCAATCAATGATTTTGCTGTTGATCTATTGAAAGGTTTAAAGTCCACGCTGATAAGCGACAACGATGCTGAAGTCAGACGCCTCCGCGAAGAAGTAACTCATGCAATTACAAAAATTAAAAAAAGCGGAGATGAAAAATCGATGCAGGTCCTCAAAGAACAGATGCACAGACTTAAGTCAGTAAACAACATCAATACCCCCGTGGAAGGAATCGTATTTTTTTGGAAGGGCGATGCTTATAAATTTACCGGCAGCTTTTCAAGTTTAAACCAGATTCTAGGTCTTTTTAGGTATAAGTCGCCAATCAGCACTGATCAATTTTGAACAGTTTGTTTTGTGTCTATTTACCAAACTTATTTGTAGCATAGATTCAAGGTCTTTGTTTTTAGTATATTTAAGGTGGTAATTATGAACCGTACTGACCCTAAAAAGATTTTGAAAGAAAGCATTAGACAGATCATTAAAGAAGAAATTGCTCTTCTTGAAACAATGAAAGAAACTGAAAATTATGACATTGTTTCCGAAGTACTTCTTAAAGAGGACTGGGGACAAGGTTACGCTTCGGGTACAGGAGAAGGCGACATAACTGGTGGTGCTAAGCTTTCTTCTTTATTTGCTGGTTTTGGCGACATCACGAAGGCTTTAAAGGGTGGCGCTCTTAAAATTCTTCAAAAAGGTTCGACTTTATTCAAGACTGTTTTAGGAACCATAGCTTCTACACTAATTCCAACAGTAGACGCATCATTTGATAAAATTTTTGCAAAAGATAGAGCGGCTATCAAGCAGATTGAAGGCAAATATGGGACAGTTTATGACAGAGTGTCTCAATCGTTAGGCTCAGATGCAAAAGTGATGGCATTCTTTTTAAGCCCAGGAGCCTATTTGACTGCTGCAGCTGCCAAAAAAGCACCACAGACTGTCAGCGAACTCTATGGCGGTCTTAAGGATGTTCTTGGCATTAAAACAGAGACCAAAAGTTATTGGATGCAAAAAGGTTATCTCTTATATGAAGCAGAAGTAGATGTTGAAAAGCTCGCCAGTGATGTTGAGAAATATAGAGACGCAATTGTTTCAAAGCTAAAACCAATCACTACAGCTCTCATAGATAATCTTGACTCTTCTGTTGAAGATATAGTAAAACAAGCAGAGTCTCTCATGAAAGGTGATTTAGGCGACCTAAGACAAAAACTTGAGGACCCTAAGATAAAAGAAAAATTAAAAGCAGAAATTGAAAAAGAAGCAGATGCAAAAAAATTGTCAGATGCTGACAAAGCCGAAGCACTTAAAGTGTTAGATAATATTCCAAAGCTTGCTTGGCCATCTTTACAAGGTCCTGCGTTGAATATGATTATGACCAAAATTGGTTCATTGAAGAAGATCGATACAAAAGATTCTCCCGAAGCCAAAACAAAAATTGACGGATTAATTCAAAAACTTCAGCAGCTTCATTCAAAAGTCAAGAGCAGTCAAGGACCAGCCTGAACAATTGTCAAATTATGTTGTATCATATACAGCATGAGAAGACGCCAACAAAAACAGTATAATGTTGCAGAACTTCAGCCGGACGAGTTGAATACATTACGTTCCTTGGTCAAGGAGTTTGTGTTAAAGATTGAGTCAGTTGATAATGAAATTGAACTGCTTAAGTCTGATCGCAAAGAACTTATCGAAGAATATTCAGAAAAGCTCGATCTTAAAGTTCTGCAAGCTGCAATGAAAGTCGTTAAGATCAAACAAGGTGTTGAGCACAGAGACACTTTTGATTTGTTCATGGAAGTTCTCGAGCCAGAAACAACACTAGAAATGAGTCAGCAATGAAGAAAACAGAAAAGAAACCAAAAATTCATCGTCAGAAGACATTTGATCTTAACTTAACTAAATTTGAATTACTTCATTTGCGTGATCTAATGAGTCTTCTTTTGCCACCTGACGGGCAGCAAACGCTTTCACAATCTTTAGCAGAACTTGAAGGAAGAAATTTAATAGAATCCATGCTATGGACCAAACTTTCTTCTCTCTGCGAATCTGCAGGTTTACCTACTGATTCAGAGGCACCAGACTATATTATTGCGCCAATCACTTCACCAAAGCTTGGTGTTTTTCATGTAAATCATGATTTGGCTGGTGAAAGTCCAGTTGAGGAGGGAATTGGATTTTTACCTGATGAAGATCAGCAAGAAGATGACGTAGAAGACGATGACGAGGGAGATGACTGATGTCTTATAGTGTAGGACAAATTATTTATATTATCCTTTCAAAAAAAGGTCAAGTTTACCCGATGTGTGTTGTTGAAGAAATTACTAAGAAAACACTCAAAGGTGAAGAAGTCAATTATGTCCTACAGTCAGGAGAAGATCTCAATTCCAAAGTGATGTTAAATCAAGTTGAAGGAGAGATCTTTGAGTCATCAGAAGATGCTCGAACTGTTCTTGTCGAAAGAGCAACAAGTCAGATAGATCGAATTATTCAAAATGCGGTTCAAAATGCCAAGAATTGGTATAGCATGGAATCGCAAGTAAATGAACAAGAAATACATGAATTACCACAAGCAAAAATTCAAAGTGATGATGATGTAGATCTTGTTACATTACCCGATGGTACAGTTGCCAGGTTAAAATCAGCAATTATAGCTTAAGGATTATAATGGAAAATTTGAGATTTAAGGACATCGTTAGAAATTATACTAACGAAGATGTTAATCGTCTTCGTGGATCAATTAAAATACAACATACACTTGCAGAAAATGGTGCAAAAAAGCTTTGGGAATTAATGCACAATAAAGATTATGTTGCAGCCCTTGGCGCACTTACGGGCAATCAAGCCGTACAACAAGTAAAAGCCGGCCTTAAAGCCATATATCTTTCAGGCTGGCAGGTGGCCGCAGACGCAAATCTTGCCGGCGAAATGTATCCTGATCAAAGTCTGTACCCAGTAAACAGCGTCCCTTCAGTTGTTCGACGCATCAATAATGCGCTTCAACGTGCAGATCAAATTGATCACGCAGAAGGAAAAAACAATGTCGATTGGTTTGCGCCTATTGTTGCGGATGCAGAAGCAGGTTTTGGAGGTCCTCTAAATGTATTTGAACTTACAAAATCCTTAATTGAAGCTGGCGCGGCCGGAGTTCATTTTGAAGATCAGCTTGCGTCCGAAAAGAAGTGTGGCCACATGGGCGGTAAAGTTCTGGTTCCAACATCACAGTTTATTAGAACACTTACAGCAGCACGCCTGGCCGCTGATGTCATGGATGTACCGATGGTTATCATTGCAAGAACAGATGCTGATTCAGCCAATCTTATTACCAGTGATATTGATCCATACGATCATGATTACATCGAGGCCACTAAGCAACGAACGCCCGAAGGATTTCATTATCTATGCAGGACAGGGCTTGAAAGAGCTATTGCAAGAGGTCTTGCATATGCTCCATATGCAGACGTATTGTGGATGGAAACTTCAACGCCAGATCTTACGCAAGCGAAGATGTTTGCCGAAGCAATTCATTCAAAATTTCCAGGAAAAATTTTGGCATACAACTGTTCACCTTCATTTAATTGGAAGAAAAACTTGGATGATTCTACTATTACAAAATTTCAGCGAGAATTAGGCGCAATGGGCTACAAGTTCCAGTTCGTCACACTTGCTGGTTTCCATACACTCAATCATTCAATGTATCAATTAGCACATGACTATAAAGATCGCGGAATGGCTGCATATTCTGAATTGCAACAGGCAGAATTTAATGCTGAAAAAATTGGATATACAGCAACAAAACATCAGCGCGAAGTAGGTACGGGTTACTTTGATGCTGTCTCGCAGGTAATTACTTCAGGGAAATCATCAACTTTAGCTTTGCACGGCTCCACCGAAGAAGAACAGTTTTGACGTAATTTGACTAAAAATCATAGATGAATTTATTTATAGTCAGGAGGCGTAATTATGCGCGACCTGACGACAAGTGAAATGGGTTCTATTCTCTTTGGTGTCAAAGAAAAACTTGAACTGATATCTAAAAATTTATCAAAGATAAGAAAAGAAGGGATCGATCCTAGCGGAATGGTCCCTCTTTCTATTATAGTTTCAGAAACAAAATTAAATTCTGCAATTAACAATATTGAAGATGTTATTCAAATATTAGCAAAGGTTCCTAATAATTTAATTGATAGAAAAATCTAGGTGAGCTTAATGAAGCTGATAGAAGGAATTGACTATATTATGGAAGATAACAAGCTTGTCTTTACACGTGAATTTCTTCTAAAAAGAGGTTACTGCTGTAACTCACGCTGTCGAAATTGTCCATATAAAATTAAGAATAACATTGAAGACGTTACATCAACTAATCGTTCAGATAATTAAGATACAAATCATGAAAATTAGAATCAACCCAGTCCCTGTTTTTCCATCCACAGCAACAACTTTGCTAATTGCAGGTGCAAATATTAAAAAATTTGCTGACAGTGGTGAAGCAACCATATCATGGCAACTTCTTTCAGACCTTGATGAAGTACTTTCAAACGGGATTGTTGAGTTGTCAGGAGAAGAATATCAGGGATGGAACGATGATTCTCCTTATCTTGAAGATCTTGTTCTTGAAAAGTTAGGATTAACAGCTACTACATGACATTTTTCTTGCCCGTGCAAATATTTGTAGTTTAGTGCTACTATATTTGCATGGGCATCGGCAAGATTCTGCTGTCTGAAGCTAATTTTATCGCAAATTCTGTATTGAATCACATCATGCCTGCTCTCGATCGAGGCGAGATTGCAGGCTCAATTCGTAGACAAAAAGAAATTGTCGGTGATATTGAGATCGTAGCCATCTCAGAGCAACGAGATCTTTTGTTGTCCTTACTGACAGATGTGGGTCAACATATCAAACCCGGCGTTCCTGGCGCTGTTCCATGGTCACCTAAATCTGATGCGAAGTATCTCAGGGTTCGTCTGCAAGAAGGCATGAACCTGGACTTGTTCATGGCATCACCTGAAAATTGGGGCGGACTTTTTCTCATGCGAACTGGCAGCGGTGTCGGTGCCGACGGTAACTCATTCAATGGATTCACTCCCGGTGCATTTGCTAGGTGGAAAAAGTTGTCCGGTGGCGGCCGCATGACCGACTGCATGCCCACCATGCCGACAGGCGAGCAGCTGTGGGTTCCCGAGGAGAAGGATTTCTTCGATCTCCTCGAGATGGACTTCGTCCCGCCGGATGAGAGGACCGGACGACACGTCATTAAAAAGTATATTCGTTCGTGATTTTTTGTGGCAATTTTATATTTAAGACCGCAATGAAGATAATCATTTTCGACCTCGACGGGACGCTCGCAGAAAGCAAGTCAAGAATCACTGCTGAAATGTCCGATGTTCTCAGACGTCTGTTGAACACATACGATGTTGCAGTTATTTCGGGCGGTGCGTGGCCGCAGTTCGAGTCTCAGCTTGTCAATCAACTTGGGCTGGAAGCAAGTTTGACGAAACGATTGCACTTGTTTCCAACATCGGGAACAAGTTTTTACAACAATCCCGACGGTTCAAAGTGGACTCAAGTGTACTGTGAGGATCTGACTGACGAAGAAGTCAAAAAAATCATGTCAGCATTTAAAAAAGTCCTCGCAGATCCTGGCGTTAGCATGCCCAAGAGATTCTGGGGAGATCAGATCGAAAATCGTGGCACACAGGTCACATTCTCTGCCATGGGTCAGCTGGCTCCCGTAACCGAGAAAAAGAAATGGGATCCGAATTTTTTCAAGCGTCTCATCCTCATCGATCAACTTCGACAATTTCTGCCAGAATTTGACCTGAGGGCCGGCGGCGCAACTTCCATTGACGTGACGAGAAAAGGTATCGACAAGGCATACGGTATTTCTCAGATCGAGAAGCACCTAGGTTTCTCTAAAGAAGACATGTTGTTCATCGGTGATGCATTGTTTCCAGGCGGAAATGACTACGCAGTGAAAACCACGGGCGTTCAGTGCATAGAAACCACAGGCCCTGAACACACTGCACAAATTATTGAACAATTGCTTACGTGATTATATTTACTCAAGTTTAAGAGGCAACATGAAGATACGTCTAGGAGATCTGAAGAGAATTATTCGTGAAACTGTCGAGAGCGCAGCAGCGGGTTCAAGTGATTCCATGGCTGCATACAAGGAATTTTTGGCTCTAAAGAAGTCAATGTATAACCCAAGAGGTGTTATGCGTTTTTTCAAATCTTACAAGGGAACTCCCGACAAACTACAAGATCTTTACGATTCTGTAATGGGAAATTACGACAAATTTTTCGCAGCCTTGAACAAGAGCCACACACCCGAACAAATATCCGCTGTTTTTGAAAACCTGAAAGGTAAAACTGTCAAGGAAGCTGTCAAGCAATTGATGCAAGACAATGCATCTTACGTAGAAGGTGAAGCACGTTTTCAGGAAAAATATGAGCGTGACCCAATGTACGCCAGCAAGACAAAGGTGGTTGTAGATACGAAGTCAGGTGAAGTTGTTTCACGTGAAGAAGTAGATCAAGGCAGACTAGGCACCTGATCTTTGTGCAATAACATCATTTGCGTGTTATGATGGTCCTCATGACCATCCTCTGCATCGACTTTATGAACGCAGCCCATCGTGCTCGCAGTGGATTTACCGCTGGCGAGCACGCTGTCATTTACAACTTCTTTCGTCAGTTCAGGGCACTCGTCGATCAATTCAAACCTAACCGCGTCTACTTGGCACTCGAAGGCAGGCCTGTGCATCGTCACGAGCAGATGACGGAGTACAAGGCTAATCGAATCGTGGGGGAGAATGATCCTCGTCACGAGGAACTCATGAAGTTCTTCAAGCAGAAGGATGCGATCGTCAATCTTCTTTCTTCTTATTTCCCCGTGACCCTCGTCCGCCATCCGACCTCCGAGGCCGACGATACCATCTACAATCTGATCAAGACCTCATCCACAGCTGTCCCATGGGTGGTCGTCTCATCCGACACTGACTTCATCCAGGCCCTACAAGAATTCCCGCATATTTCCTTGTATAATCCTGTCAAGAAATATTTCGTGAATTCTCCTGACTATCCCTACGTTACCTGGAAGGCCCTTCGTGGCGATGCCACCGACAATATCCCAGGTATTCCTGGCATTGGCGACAAGACAGCCGAGAAGCTTGCATGTGATCCTGAACTGTTGTCCGAGGTTTTGTCCGATCGCAGCAAGGCTGAAATTTTTCAAAGAAATTACGATCTCATTTCGTTCCGCGCCTGGAACGAGCAAGAAAAGCTTGAAATGACGTCTACTTCTCCTGCAAAGAATTGGGATGCTGTGAAAGAATTATTTACTTCTATGGGATTTCAATCCATCGTCAAGGAGGGTTCGTGGCAAAAATTTCACTCGTCTTTCGATTCTTTGTGGGGTGTTTGACTACATTAAGTCTAACAGCTTGTGCAGGATTTACATCCAACAGCAATACAACGATAGAGCCTCTGCCTGTCAAAACTGCACTCAAGAATAGTTCTATTGTCATTGCAATTCCACTGGCAGTTGAAAAAAAGCCTACGGGAGGCTTTCGATCATTGTTAGATTTGCAAAATGAAATTTTACTTACAGAGCCCGTTGGAATCAACGTACCTCTTGCGCCCAATGGATTTAAGCTGGGAATTAGAGCACGTTGGTAATTTTTTTAACCAACCACCGCCCGAACAACCTAATTTACCGTTTGGCGTCAAAAGAAGATAAGCACCATGCATCCATTCGTCGTTTAAAAACAGCTGATTGTTTGTCATTGGCATGGATTTGACAATAGTCAACACACAATCCTTCTTAACTGTTTCAACGATGTTGTTGACAACTTGATTATCTTGGAGGCGCCAAAGCAAAAGGGAAGTGATACCAAATTTTAATTTTGGTACAACGAGTTCTCCTACTTCAAATGTGTGCACTTTTTAAATTATAGACGCAGTTCTTTTGTTGTTTTCCAAATATTTAAAGAGGCAATGACAAACGATCAGAAAGACAAAGAACTTCTTGTAAATTTCATTAAAGAATCTTTGCAAGTGGAGTTCATTAGACGTTCCCGCAGGGATTCGCTTTTTTCTCAATTTTTAGATAATCAACTTGGGAAGCTCAAGTGGTCCTTGAAAGACGCAGGTTCAAGATTACTTTCAAATTTGTTGGGGACAAGTTACGAGCCTGGCACCGCGGACAGACAATCTCAGGTTAAGGACTCAGATAGTCGAAGAGAAGTAAACAGCATTGTTGATGCCATTAAACGTCTAAGATTAAAACCTGAGCAGGAACAAAAAGTTTTCATGAATGCAATGAAAGAGTACTCAAAGCGTGGTTATGATGCTGCAATGAGAGCAGTGGATGATGAAATCTAAAAAGAGATTCATTGAAATAGTGGGTGACTACACCATGCGCGGATCGCGCAGGTCTGATGCTCCCGGCAATATACGAGCTGGCCAGTTCGTGACCAGCAATCGCACGAATGTGCTGACAGACGAGGAAGCAGAAGAAAGATCAAAGATACGTCCTAGTTCAGCAGTGGTGTTTTTTCGAGGTAAGTCTGGAAAGATTCTAGCAGTATCACGTCCTGATGACGCCACTGATTTAAACATGCCTGGCGGAGGCATAAAATCGGGAGAGACTCCCGAGGATGCTGCTCGTCGAGAGTTGTGGGAAGAAACAGGACTCATCGCCGGTGAGATGATTGAAATTTATAGCGACGGCAAAACTGTCGTATTCAAAGCAATTGACGTCGCAGGAAAGATGAGAAATTCCGACGAAGGAATTGTCGCTTGGGTCGATGAAAAAACCCTTGAAAATGGGAAGTACGGCGAACTCTTCAAGAGAATGATGAGACAATTAGTTTTGTAAATGACAAATTTTTAGGTTAATTTGTCTGCAATGAAAAACTTTGGATTTGTTGATCAGCTATTAAAGTCTTTTGATGTTGTCCCTGATATGATTAGACGTCATGTCAACATCAGCGGGGGACTTCATGAAAAGGACTTGGTTCAGCTTTTGACGAAACCAAGAGATACTTCTGTGAGTTCTGTACCGCCTAGATCATCTCAGATAAATTTTTATCACGATTCCATTGAAGAGTTTTCTTCAATCGGTGAGCAAGCAATATCTCGTGGTGAAATTGCATTCTGCGTCCTCGCTGGAAGCGACAGATCTTTGTCTGTTATGCCTGAGACAAATCTGACGCTTTTTGATCTCAAGATGCAACAGGCACCCGGCAGTGGTCCCATCTGGTTTTTAATCAATCCCTTACAACGAAAACTTTTTGAGGATAAAATTTCTCAATTGTCTGAAGATATTTCTCGTAGAATTACGCTTGTTGATCATTTTTTAACTTACAAGTTGACGCCTGATAATCTAATTGAAGAAAATAATTTTTCTACAATCTGCGGCAGTGGAGATTTATTTTCAGTACTTGCAACTCAACAAAACTTACTGAAAGGGATTCAGCATATTTTTGTTGTAGATGTTGAAAATGTATTTGCGTCCCTAGAACCATCAATTGTTGGTTACCATCTTCACACCCGTTCAAAGGTAACTTGTGAAGTCGTCAAGAGAAAAGAAAATGAATTTGGTGATATTTTAGTGGATGCATTCGATGGGCCGCAGATAGTTCAATTTTCACAAGTAAACGATGATCTTGAAAAGTATACTTGGCTTTCTACAAGATCATACGTCGTGGATGCCAATCTTCAATTTGAGTTGTTAGGAAAAATTTGGCACAGGACGTCAGTTCAAAGCGATAAAAGACTTTCTGTTCAATTCAGCAGGCTTATTCAAGAAATAACGTCTGCTTATTCGACAAGTTATTTGGGAGTTTCTAGATCAGAGAGATACATGCCTGTAAGGAATGAAGAAGATGTGATCAATCTAAAACACATTATTTCAAATTGGCACCTATAAAAATGTTACCGCCTAGAAGTCCATATAGTCTAATACAAGAAGATTTATGGCCGGACGAATGGAGGTGTTTGGTAGTTTGTGTTTTATTGAATTGCACCACCAGGAAACAAGTAGAAAAAATTCTACCAAATTTTTTTAATAAATGGCCCGATGCTCAGTCTTTAACTTTTGCAAGTCAGTCAGATATAGAAAACATCATTTCTTGTCTAGGATTTGGGAAACGTAGATCAATTCGACTTTTGGATCTTGCGAATGCCTACATAAAAAAAGACTGGTCGCACGCCAAACAGTTACCTGGCGTTGGTGAATATGCGTCTAGAATGTGGGAAATTTTTTTCCAAAATCAACTAGGCGATGTTGTTCCTAATGATGGAGCATTGGCACTTTATTGGCAGTGGAGAAAAATGCGGGAGACGCAATGTCTCCCGCCTGATTAAATTTTTGTTAAATTTTCATTTAAAAATTGATTAATTGCGTCTTTGTGAACAAAAAATGAAAGCTGTGGACCATTTTTTGAAATCCACGAGCAAATGCCAATAAGTCTGCCTTCATTGTCAAAAGCTCCGCCTCCGCTATTTCCCATCCAAACAGGCGCAGAAATTTGAATGATTTTTTCGGAAATACCGGTAGGTCCTGTCATATTTGATCTAATTGAACTCACGTGTCCCATCATGTACGTCCATGCATATCCTACTGGATGTCCGACGATGTCGACGCGATCTCCTGTGGAAATTATTTCATTTGAGAGTACTGCAATGGGATGTTGATCATCGACACCATCGGTCGTTATTAAGGCAAGATCGATTTGTTTGTCTGACGCTACAACGGTTGCTTTTCTTACCTTTTCATTGTTATAATCATCTGCAGTCGAGAATTCTATTAAAGTAAGATCTTCGACGCAGTGTGCAGCTGTGAGTATCATATTGTGACCGATCCAGACGCCACTGCAAGTCGGTATAATTTTACCGAGGGAAGTGTCGACGATGGCAATGGTCGTTTGCCTCAAATTTTCAACAGTAATTTTATTTTCAAATTGAGGCGTTTGACTGTTTTGTTCAGGTTGTATAATTGTTGTGCAACACCCACCCACCAAGAAAGATAACAGACTAATTTTCAATAGGTTCCTGAAATTTTTCATCAGGACCTCCTGGCTGGAGGGGCTGAATTCCAGCCTTAATCATAGCTATTATCGACTTTAACTATTTTTAAAATCATTTATGATTTTTTGTAATATCTGCGACTACCTTGTCGTACCATTTTTCTACGTCCTGTTTCCATGGCCACATCCAGAAATATTCAGCTGATGTAAAGTGTTTTACTATGTCATCTTTCGTTGCTTGAGTAAAAAATTTTGGTCCGTAGTATTCACATAAAGCTTTGAGACTTTCTTCGTACGCTTCTTGTTCAAATTTTTTGCGATAATACGCAAAAACAGACGGCAAAGGAAATAGGAGATACATCAAAGAAAATTTAAGCCTGCCGTTTGTTTTAGACTGTCGCATGTGAACACGTTCGTGTCTTAACGTAATTGCTTTTGTTGACGCCGATCTTGCATCCCAGCTACTGTTAACATACACAGTATTTCCAATAGTAGTGATGAAACCTTCCATGAAAGTATTCATTTTGCCGAAGGTAATTACTTTTAAAAATCCATCAATAAATTTCATCAATTTTGAGTCTGTTTTTTTGACAAGTTTGAAATCCGGGAATTCATTTTTTATTTCTTGCAAGAAGGCTTCGTAATTTTCATTTGAAATCATGACAACACTCCAAATTATTGTCAATATGTATCTTTTTTCTAAAAGATAAATTTGTCAACCGCAGATTATATTGATGTCAGAATTATGTTGCTAGATGAAAAACCCAAGATTACGTTAAAGATTGAAGTAAATTTACCAAACAAAGAGGGCGGTCCTCCCCGCAAATTTTGTGTTAGTAGAATGCTTAAAGCCAGATGGGACAAAGATCCGCAAACTGTTACGCTAGAGATACTAAATGAAATAAAAAATTATAAAGGATCTTTTGTTGGAGACATGATCGCTTCGCTTGGAGCAATTGTTTCAAATGAAAATGTGATAGTCGGTTCAGAACACCAAAGAGCCATTGACGTAAGCAGCTGGACTTCTTCACTTCTTGAAAAATTATTGTTTCATGCAATAAAAGAAAAACTTTATGAAGAATATCTTGACAGTGAGATTGAGGAATGGGATGGATCTTGCAGAGAGATTAAAACTGTAGAACCTGATGAAATTATCGGTGTGGAGGTCGACAAGTTGTTAATTTTAATGGCACCAAAAATAAAACACATGCTTATGATTATTGCCAAAAATTTAAAAAAGAGAACATAATTTAAGTATAAAACATGAACGACTCCGTCTTTGCAAGTATTTTGTTTTTTAATGCAATTCAGTTAGATAATGACGTGCCAGCTGCTGGTTTTATTAATAAAATCTGGTGGTCTTTTGAAATATCAGCCGCTCCTGTTCAACATGACCTCGTCGACGGCTGTCAAAGCAACATGATCGGTGTATCGGGTATGATGTTAGATGACGGGGGTCTAGGTAGCTGGCACACCAATTCAATTGAGGCGCTCCAGAAGACTACTTGCGACAGATGGATAGAGAGAAAATATCCAGAAAGATGTGCTATTTTTAATAGAGATAAATGGCTTCAAGTATCAAAACGCTTCTCAAGAAAACCCATGTCTTTCTGCATCGATAAATACGAATGGCCTAACAAAAAGAATGCATACCCATGGGTGATGATAACCTGGGGAGAATCACAAAAGTTGTGCGAGTCGGTCGGTAAACGCCTCTGTACTGAAGATGAATGGACTTTTGCCTGTGAAGGCGAGGAGGCTACTCCTTTCCCCTACGGGTACACACGTAATTCTCAAGAATGTAACTTGGACAATCCATGGAAGAGATATTCACAAAAAATTCTGTCCCAACGTGGATCACAGGAATGTTCTCAGGAATTAAAACGATTGTGGAAAGGACGTCGAAGTGGTATTTCTCCGCAGTGTGCATCTTCATTTGGAGTCGAGGACATGAATGGGTCTGTAGATGAATGGACTTCTACTGTTCGTAAGAGTCAATATCCGTATCCTTCTGTCCTGAAAGGCGGGTATTGGTCGACAGTCCGGACTCGTTGTCGACCTGCAACTCGAAATCATGGGCCTGGGCATACTTTTTATCAACAAGGTTTTAGATGCTGTGCAGATATCAAGAATTTTAAACAGTAAATAATATATACAAGGCTATGAAATTAATGTCTAACATTAAAGATATAATTCTTGTTGACAATGAACCTGTTGTCGGTGCTCTAGTAAAATCTCAAAAAGATGAAAATTCTACAGGAATGATAGTGCAATTTTTATCCAAAGACGACGTAATGATTTTGTGGAGTACACCTCCTAATCTTTCTAGAAAAGATCAGCGAGAAATTTGGTGAATGAACAAAAAATTAAAATTAGGATAACATACGCATATGTCTGACAAGAAGATCATTATGTTCATATTTTCATCTTTAACTCTTACAGCAGGATATCAGCTTTATAGCTTAGAGCAAAATGAATCACGCGTTGCAGTTGCAATGCACAAATTAGATAGTGTCTCAGCGGTTGAGTGCGAAGATTGTTTGAGTTCTACTTCTGACTATTGCGAGCTAGAAACAAATACTTGTGTTGATGATCCTTTGTGCAACGAGTGGTTATCATGCACTGAAGATTGCATTGCACTTTCCATGGATAAAAGCTGCTTTGATGATTGCGATTCATCACACGAAGATTTACATAATGAATGTTCTGCTTTTAAAACTTGCGCGTGCGTCGTTTGTGTAGGTCAATGCACAAATATGTGTGCGTCTGAAGATTGATATACCTGGAGACACATCAATGAAAGACGAGAACGATAAAAGCGATCCTATTTTTTTGTTAAAGCAGGTTTATCCCTGTATTGGATCCGCAATTTCCTTGGAGCTAGAGCACGGAAACTACAAAGAAATTGAAAAATTAAAAGAGCTTAGACTTAAAATTGAAAAATTAATTACATGACCTGTGAAATTGACTTCTTGTGGAAAGATGAAGGATTAATTTCTTGTCATATAAAAACTAAAAAATTTATTTTTAATGCTAAATTATTGCCACTGCCAGATTTATGGCATTTTGGAATTAACGATTATTGGAAAAATTCTAATGTAACAGAATTTGGGTTTGGTCCTGTATTTCATTTTTCTTATATTCGTCTATGAATATATAATTATTTGTATGGACCACGACCCGATCAAAGTCGGAGATTTAGTGGTATTTTGTTTCGATAGAACAAAATTAAAAGAAGGATATTTTTTGTGGGCGGAGCCCGACTACGAGCCAAAAGCTTTTGATGTTCAATTTGTAATCAAACAAACGGTTCCCATGATTGTTGTTTCTATAGAAAAATTTGATAATGCTTTCGTTTTAGCAGCTTCTGGTGAATTTGGTTGGACAAGATCAATTCTTTTGAAAAAAATTGTTTAATTGGCAATAATTAACCGTCACATTTATATGAGAAAAGTCAACAAGCCTTGGGGACACGAAGTAATCTGGGCCGAGCAACCAAAATATCTTGGAAAGATATTGCATATTTCTGCGGGAAAAAGACTATCTCTGCAATATCATAAAATAAAAGATGAAACGATTATGGTTCTAAAGGGAGAATTAACTCTGGAATACGGCACCAGCAAAACAAATCTTAAAACTCATGTTCTCAAAGAAGGTCAAACGTGGCACATTGCTCCCGGCATGCTGCATAGAATGTCAGCAGTTGATGATGTGCAGGTTCTAGAAGTCTCTACTTCGGAGCTCGCAGATGTAGTTCGTGTAGAAGATGATCATGGCAGAGCACCAGCATCAATTTGAGTCAGTCGGCAGTTTTTCTTTTTTTACCCTTTGACTTTAAATATAGATCCAGTATTTTTTCTTTTTTGTTCTGAGGCGCAGTTGCCCATGCTCTCAGAATTGAGCTCTCGTTTTCTTTTATCTTTCCCTGAAGGTCATTAATAAAATTTTCTAGAATGTGTAGATCAACAATAGTGTCCTCGGGTAAATCAATTCCTAATTCTTCTGCTATTGAAATAATTTCAGCATAGTTTTTATCGTCCCAAGCAGCAGCTGCTCGTTTGTATTTGTCAACTTTTTCTGGATCATTGCCTGATCTATCTGGATGTGTCAATAGTGCTATTTGTTTCCACAGTTTTTTAATCTCCTCCGGCTTCTCTTCGACTTTGTCTTGTTCTTCTAATTCTTTCTCTGATTCCGCAGAGCTTTCGTCCAAGACGTCAACAGTCGCAGAGTTCGTCTTTTGTTTATTAGACGGAGTCTCTTCTTGTAGATCTTCTAGCTCTAATTTCAAAATTTCATCCATAAATTCTTTTTCATATTTTGCCGTTTCTTCGATTTTTTCTTCTAGCTCAAGCTTTAGATATTCTGCTTTTAATTTGAGACTTTTTTTCTTTCTTTTTTTGTCCATGTTTTAAATAAACTTGTAAAAATCTTTTATTATTCTTTAAAAAATGTTACTATAATTTGATGAATCGTGTTCTGATTGCAGCAACGATCTTATCATTTGGCTTGTCAGCTTTCTTTAGAAAACTGGCTGTTGATAAATTACATCCTTATTACATGCAGATCATTGCAGCGTCCATCTATCTTGCGCTGGTTCCTGTGTGGTATAATTTAGCACCTAAAAATTCTTCTTTAGATTTGCAAGGTTCCATTTTTGCTGTAATTACTACTGGCTTGCACATTTGTGGCGCAGTTACGTTTGGCCTTCTTCTAAAATCTTCTAATTCGACAGGCGCACTGTCTGTAATGGTTTCTGCAGCGCCTGTTGTCACTGTCTTGCTTTCAATTATGTTCTTGGATGAAGAATTTGAACTTAAACATTTTGTTGCTTCTCTTCTAACTCTTTCAGGGTTAGCTCTTTTCAACATGAAGTAATCTATAGTTTGAATCTATTTTTATACAGTGTAATTCATCAGAAACAATGTTATATTGAATTTGTGAAGCACCTCATCGATGCTTACATTGCAGATATTCCCATGGGTTCCTTGATGTACCCAAGCTCGTCAGCACGGAACGCCTGCAAGGGTGGAAACTACTACCTTGAGGATCTCATGCGGTTTGTTGGCGATTCTGAGATCTTTCCCGCAATGGTCATTCCGGGAAAGTATGAGACTTTCGTCCAGATTCTCACCCCTACTGGCATCCACACCATGAGCAAGTTTTCCATGGTTTCTTATGAGAAGTTATGAAGGTTCAAATTGGAGATCTCATCACCTACGAATGGGCGACTAACCTAACGTTTCACGGTTTAGTCGTAGGCGTAAAGGATACAACGGAACTTCATGGCAAACATTCGATACTATATTCTTTTGAACTTCTTGAGGAAAACGACAAGAGGTTCTGGTATGATGTTTGGGCAGGAGTTGACGAGGACAAGATAATAGTCCACAATCGATAAAGACATGAGTTCTTTGCATGTAGGTGACATAGTCACACTTAACATACATTCTTCTTGGCTAAAACAAGAAGTTTCGCCCGTTCTACTTGTAGTTGGCATGGGCAAGACAGTTAAATTAGGCAAACCAACTTGTGATGTATTATTTCCAAACGGAACAATTCGTACTTACTTTAAGCGTCATATAAAAAAATTGATATGAAGTTAGGTGTTCTTACGACGATCAATCCTCCTGATCACCCAGACTCTCCAAGATTTATTTGCCTCTGGCAAAGGCCTGACGGGATGGTCTGCGGGAAAGTCGTTCCAAACGAGATTGTTTTAACAATTAGACATGGAACATGTCCCCATGAACGTCATCGATATGTCTATGTGATCACGTCCATGGGGAAATCGGGCTGGATGCAGGAGAGATTCCTCCGCGCACTGTGACTCATCCCGGAGAGAACTGTATCGAATAACCTACCGTTACGATTCCATCATCCGGCGCAGGAAAGGATAAACCCCTGAAGGAATTCACTACACAATTCACAACCCCACCATCAGGAAGATCCGATCCTCCATTTCCAACACTCGACACAGATCCATCTCTCCCCACAACAAACCTCACTGCAACCCTTCCGCTCAACGACGGGTTGCTCCTCAAGCCTGTTTCGTAACATGCTCTGAACCTCCCGTAATTCTGGCGAATAATCCTCTGTATTACCTCAGGCGGAATTCTTCCTGATACGCTGGTCGAACTCGGTCTCATCTTTATATCCTTATGCACGTACTTCTTCGATAACACTCCTGGCGGTCCAAACCCATGATGAATGTTGTTTCCTAGCCCACCCAGGTTGGGCCCAACACCTATCCCCTCACCAGGCCCACCGCTTCCTTCACCTATACCAGAAAGTCCCAATCCATTGGAACCAAAGTTATCCCCAGGTTGATCCCCCCAAAGTGAACCATTGAAACTCACCGCATCATTCCCAAGAGAATCATCCCTACCCCATGGAGAGGTTGGAGAATCCGTATCTCCTCCGGTGGAACTCAACAATCCAACCATCCCAAAGTTCTCAGCATCCTTCAGTGCAACCTGCCTAGAAACATGTGGATCCTGATTATCCTTCGGTCCTGCAACCGAGTAACGTGAGTTTGAAGGTTTAGCGGAACTACTCCCCATATTTCCTTCACTTCCTTTGGATCTTCCACCAACCTCACCACCACTCACAACATTCTCCACCTCGGATTCCATCCTCTTCTCTTCCCTCTCGGCCGCGGTGGAGAGATACTGAGATAAAACAATCCTCTGTTCCTCGGTTATCGATCCATCCTCCGTGGGGTTGAGCAGAGGATTGTAGTAGAAGATTGCACCCAGGAATGCGGCATGAATCACTGCTGATAATCCATTGAACCACCCACCATCTCCCAACGTAAACCCACCAACAACCTTCTCACCTCTATCCCCCAGCCGAGCACGGAACGTAACACCACCATGTTCGATGGTTTTCTCAACATCAAACTCCAACTTTTCTCCACATAAAAAAACATCATCACCTTCAACACGAATGATTTCCACCGGTTTGATGGGAAGTTGATGATCGCAATGTATTGTGTTTCCAGCAGTGAAGTTCCTGGGAGGATCTAGATCAACAATCTTCAAGGTTGAGTTACCCCATTCCAACCTCAACTCAACGGATCTTGTACTGCCAACAAAACTGAGAGTTTCTTCTTTTGCCATGATGCATTAGAAAACCGGAGAAACAATAAGTTCCCGAAAAAGTGAAATAAACAACTTGTGAATGTTATTTTATGATCAAAGAGATGAAACCTGGTGATCTGGTGAGGATCAGTGAAAAGATTCCGAAGTTCTGGAAAGATGGCCACCAGTGGGGTTCCATCGCGATTGTTGCCCAGGTTGAAGGTATGATGATAACTCTCGTGTGCAACACCGGTTTTATTCGTGAACTACCAGTCCAGCTCTCACCTCAATACTTAAGCAGAATCGATGAAACCGGGTGACTTTGTGATCGGGAGGCAAGAGGGACGGAAAGGAACTCCCCTTACCGGAATAATCCTCTACGAGTCTCCTCGAACCAACTGGTGGGGTGATCAACACCACCGATGGTGGTTCGTTCTCTGTCAGGACGGCCTAATCGTGGAAGAAACTGAGAACTACATGGATGTTGTGAAATGAAACGATCACCCCCTACACCGAGGGAACCCCTCCTCCCAGGTGAACTCGTAAAGTTCTCAGATGAACCTCAGGTCTACGTGGTTCTTCGAACATTCTTCTCAGATCGATTGCTCGATAACATCGCAGAGGTTCTCACCCCCGACGGAAAAACACGCCAGTTCTACGAGGATTACATGGATCGAGTCGAATCAAATTGAATTCAACATTGAATTTTGTTGATATTTATATTTGATTGAACAAATTTAGGTTGTTCAGTCCGGAGATTTTTATGGCCATAAGAACAAGCGGATCCGGAGGATCCATCAAATTTAGTGGAACAGGTGGTGGTATAAGCATCACTTCATCAGGAGGTGGCGGTGGTGGTGGAGAGCCTACAGTTCTTCCTGGCGGTTATACCATGACGTATTACGAATCCACTATCACAAACGCAGGTGGCACAACTTTATCACATTCGATGTTCGACGGTATGACGATAAATCAAAACACCACGACATATCCTTACGGATCAATTACACCAAGCGGTGGAACCTGGTACTACATCATATGGAGACCCGTCGATAATAGCTTTATGGACAGTGATAGTTTTAACGTCAACAGAGAACTCAGTCCCGCAAGCATTTATGCTTCAGGACCCAACCAGGCACATGAAATTTGGATAGGTGATGAATCAATGTTCTTTGAATGGTATGCTTACTGGGAAGATAATGGACAAATTATGCCAACAAGTCCTGCTCCTTATATCAAGGTGTATTGGAACCTAAGCGTATAACACTCTTTTTTTTGAAGAAATTCACTATAGATTTTATTTATTATGTCTGAACTGTTGCGTTCAGCTTCGACCGGGAACTAAAAACTCCCGGTCGTTTTTCATCCCGTGAAATCTCCCGCCTCCCCATGATATACTAATACCATGGAACTTCGAGTTGGAAGCATGGTGGTTGCGGACGGAGTGGATCTCTGCACCGATCTCTCCCTCTACGACTTCAACGTGACATTCACCCGAGGTCACATCGGAATCATCGTGGAAATCACCGAGGTTCCCAACGCCTTCGAGTCCTGGCACACTGTCACCTATGCCAAGGTCCTCTCCTCCACCGGCCATTCCGGTTGGTGTGTGGCTCGTTTCCTTAAACCGGCATCACAACACAGGAGTTCCCTATGAAACCAGGATCTCTCATCGTAGTTCCTCCTCGTTCATACGTGAATTTCTACCCGGATCTTCGCTATGGAGATTCGTTCCGCGTATTGGAGAATCAACCTATGTTGGTCCTCCAAGCTGAGATTCCATACCGAGATAACTGGGCCAAGGTGCTTCTCTCCGATCAGCGGGTGGGTTATATCTGCACGGTTGGCATGAAGGAGGTTCAACAGTGAGCCTCCCATTCAATCCTGGTTCCGTGGTGAGGCTCACGAAGTACCGCACCTCACCTTACTACGATCAACCTCTACTCATCATCGATGTTGAATTCAAGTACACCATGTACTTCTGCCACTGTCTCGTTCCAACAACCTCCATGGTTCACACCTTCGATTCCAAGGATCTCCAGGAAATCCACCCATGTATCCAGTAGGAACCTTGATCAGGGTTTGCCACACCGGTGGTGCCCTACCCTACACGGAACTCTTCAACAATCGTGTTGAATCATCTCTGGTAATCCCCTACGGTTCACTCGGAATCATTATCGAACAACACATCTACCGTTCCCAGGTTGTATTTCCCACCTCAAAAGGTTGGATTCCCAACGAATACCTCGAAATTGTTCGATGAAAACACCAGCAAAAATGGATTAGTATACAACACCATGGCCATCTATCGAATCTCATTCCTCACCGAACTCCTGGTGGATTGTGAAAGTGAAAAGGAGGCAGAACACATCGGTTTCAATCACCTCATCGAAGAGGTTGATAACCGAGGATCCGAGGTATTCTCAATCAAACTCCTCGAATCACCGGAACAGATTCGCAGGTGGGAAAAGGGAAGTTTACCATGGAGGGATTCCCAACGAGATCTACGTGGTGAACCGGAAAAACCCGTGGAACAAATCCTCCATGAGGCACAGAATGGCAATCTACCCACAGGAAAAAATTGATACATGGATACCCTTGGATGCCCATCTGGATAATCCGGTTAATTTCCCTGTTGGAATAACCTCAGGATTTCTTGTGGTTTTTTCTCCAAAACACAGGATGGTATCTGATCCACTTCCGGTTGGATATCCCATTCTATTCTTAGGTGAAATTCCAGGCATGAGTTTCCATGGGATCTTCGTGGGGAACGATGGATTGGTTCGATTCGGGTATCACACCCATGATTTTCGGGTTATTCCCATGGAGGAACTGTGAAAATCGGTGATCTCTTTCGCAGGAATCGATACCAAACAACCGGTGTATCAATCTTCAGGGAAAACTCCACCCTGGACTTCGATTGGATCGCGTTGGTTCTCAAAATAACTCCACCGTCCTACTCCACAACCCACTACACCACCATCGAGGCCCTCGTAACACCCGATAACCTGGTGATGAAGGCACTCATCTTGGAAGATGAGATAGAAGAAATTCTCGAGGTTCTCAAATGAAAATCGGTTCTTTGATTCGAAACAAACCCACCTCTCCCGGTGAATATCAACACCAACTATTCGATAACGTTTGTGGTGATTGGTTCGGAATCGTAATCGATTTCATCCCCAAGCACCGTGGTTC